AACGAGAATACGGCATACAATATATTCCCCCGGAGCAGGAGGAGTAGGTAGCATATAGTTTCTACCTTTCTCCTTTTCCGCTTGGAGAGAATAGTCTTGGACTTGTTTTACATATTCAGCTAATTCTTCATTACTTGGAATCGCCATTATTATCACCTACTATTCTTTTACTAAGTTCCTTTATAGAATCCATTATAGCATCTGAAACGTAAATAATAAAGTTCTTTCTCTTAATCATTTTATCTCTGTCTGCATAAGTATGGCTACAAATTGGAATTTGGCATGTTTGACAGGATACATATAAATGACTTGCCTTATTTACACACTTGCTACAGATTGGACAAGGATTATATCTTGGGCAGGTTTTTGTTTTAGGTTCTCTTTCTTCGAATATATCTTTATTGTTTCTCATAAGCTTGTCGTTTTTATCAAGTTCTCTTCTAAGTTTTTGTTCATCGAACTTTGGCATTCCTGTAAGCGGGTCTATCTGTGTATCAGATTTTGCCATGTCATAAAGACCCTTTAAATAATTATTCATCATTGTCGGTGTCCTCCTCACAAACATATTTATATACGAATTTTCTAGCTTCTATTTCTAAATCTTCTAAAGTACCACTATTATTAATGATGTAGTCATAATCATAATTATCAACATTAGCATCTGATATATTTGTTTTGATTGCTTGAGTGCTATCTCTTTTTACAAGAATTGTTTCAGCATTAAATTCTTGAACGGCTCTTTTGATTTCTTCTGGTTCTCTAATATGCAGGAACAAACACGAAGCACCACTAATGGTAAGGAAGTTTGAAACTGTATGCTTTAAACAGTTAAATGACATGTCATTGTATTCTGTGGTAAGAGCTTTTAAATCAGATAAAAGCTTTCTATCTTTATCTGTTTTGGATACTCCATCCCAACCTATTTGCTTTGCTATTAATTTTACCTTATCGACTGAAGAATAATTTATTGTAGGTACAACCTTTGATACCATTTCTACAAATGTATCTTTTCCTACACCGCCACTGCCATTAATAATAAAGACTTTTTTCATAATACCCTCCTATATAACCCAGTTTGTTTTAGTTGTGCTGAGTCCCTTGTCATTAAATTTAAGTAAAGCTTTTTTAACTTTTGCGTTAGTGTCTACTTCTAATTTTTTATTAGAACATTTATCCAAGAAGTCTGCCATAGCCCAGCTGAAACCAACTGTTGCATTTTGTGTAGAGTTGAATATGTAAACAGAATAACATTGATTCATTATTTCTGTTTTGATGTAATACTCGTCTACATTTTTTACTGAATCTGCAATAATTTCTTTTACAAAGGTCTGCATTGTTTGGTCTATCATGGCAAGTCCTGTAAATAATGCTTTGTATTGAGTATTCTGCTTTGCCATTTCCATTAGGTCATTTAAGCACATACCTTGTTTAATTTCCATTTTTGTTCCTACCTTTCATGGTTAATGCTTTCTCTACTGGCATTTTTTTAAGACGTTTGCTCAGTGCTTGCTTTGTAATTCCTATATCATCAGCCCATTTTGTTATAGATTTAGATTCGCCATTGAATTCTAAGTTATGGACTTTTGATGTAGGCGTTGTAGTATTTCCATTTTTTATCATTTGCTCTCTGTTTATAGCTATTTGTTCTTTAGCTTTTTCTCTTCTAAGACAGCCACAAGACTGTACACTTCCATTAAGTAAAGACATTTCTGGAACTAAAACGATAGAATGTTTTCTACAGTTGCACAAACATCTATGCCATCTTCCTATATCTTTTGCATATGATTTATCTATTGGGGGCTCTACATTTGGTTCGATTACCATTAATCTATTAAATGTGTCTCCTCTATTTATCATTGTTACCACCTCTAACTATATAACTGATTTGTGAAGTTCTTCTGAGTTGCATCGTCACATTCTTGCATGAGAGCCATTTCTGGATAAAATTCAAAGAATACTCTACCTTTGAATGTGTTGAATTTATTTTTAGCAAAGTGTACTTCAAATATCGGTTGTTTGAAAGGATTGTTGTTTCTATTAAAGTATACGCTGGCATTTTCACCTTTATAGTGAACTTCGTTATATACTAACAGAATTGCTTTTGCTTCATACTTAATCTTAACAGATTCTCTGATGTCATCAAGCATTGGTCTACGAATTCCGTTAATCTTTTTAAGTTCGCCAGTACATATCATAATTATGTCATGCTTAATAGCTACGTCAGAACACCACTGAGCCATAAAGTCATACTTTTCTTTGTCGGTCATGTTAGGTTTTGTTTGCGTGTTTAAGTCATGGAAATTATCAATACATACTACTAACTGTTTATTGATATTGTTTGACTTAAAATATATAAGCATTCTTTCGATTTCTTCTTCAATATCTTCGATAAAGGTACTGAATGTTGCATCATATGCTCTGTAATTACTTGTATTGTTACGGATTTTAATTAATGCGTTTTTACGTCTTATTAACATCAATGGATATTGTGTATAATTAAGTGGGGTCTTAATAGCATTAATAATAACTTTTCCAGAACAAGCAGCTACTCTTGAAAGCTTATCTGCCATAGCATCATCAAGAGAAAAGTCCATAACGTATGCGTCTTGATTATTAATTGATGTTTGCCAAGCTATTTGAGATAAGAGTGCTGTTTTGCCTAAGTTACTGTCGCCTGCTATGATAATAAAGCCCGGATGTAATCCACCGTCAAAAGCTTTATCTATCAAAGGGAAACCAGTGGAAAGACCTTTATTTTTTTGACTCCATGCTTTTGTTTCAAAGTCATCAATAGTCTGCCACATTGCCAACTCATAATCTTCGGTTGGTTTATTAGGATATGTAAATTTAACTGGAATAGGTCCATTACCAGTATCTATAGTACTTGTTTCTTCATATCCAATTTCTTGAGTTGGTATTGCAGGTCCATAAAAATTAGGATTAATAACTGTTATATCCCCGCCAGTTTCTTTATCTTGTATTACAATTCTTTGTTCGTCCATTACTCCACCTTGTTACCCTTCAATATATTTATATTAACATTGTGTAAAGGTATTAGCATATGAAAACCATAAAAGCCAGTCTTTACATTTCTTTCTCGTAATGCAGGAGATAATATCAAATCATCGTCTTGGTATCTATTAAGAGTTAACGTTGTAGCTAATCCACATATATTTACGGTTTGTTTGTCTGGATTATAAATACAAATGATTTGAGCATATTTATTATTTTTTGGGATTATAGGAAACTTTCCTCGTTCAACGGTTTTTATTCCTACTGTATATCCCGGAATGTCTGGAGTGTCATATTTATTTGAATTACCAACAGACCAATCTATAATTGAAATATCAAATAATTTTTCTACGGCTCGTTCTCCCATAAGCCCTGTAAAAAATCTTTTTATTTCATTATGGCAATCTCTTATATGATGCTTCTCGTGTGCTTTATTGATTGCTATTTGTTTGGCTAAGTTAAGTATCTTATTAATTTCTTCTTGACTGAAATGTATTTCCACTGAGTTTTTTATATACGGGGATATTTTTGTTTGATAATTCATCAACGCTTGGTTTTGTTTCATTTCGCTTTTCCTCTTTTTTGATATATACTTTACAAGTATTATTACATACCGATAAAGATTGTAAGGTAGCACAACCAAATTGCTTTTGTGAATTAAAGATACTTTTTACTGTTTTGATTAGTTCGTTTTGTCCAGTAGGTTTTACATTATTGTCATTCCATTCGGTTATTATCTCAATGGTTTCGTCTAATGTTTTACCATAAGATTTATAAAAACCTGCTAAACAAGCAATGGTAATATTACGTTCTCCCTCTTGTGCTCCATTCTCAAGTATGTTCTGAATACAAGGTGGAATGAAGTTAAAACTCTTTTTAAATCTATTACCTCTGCTTTTATCTTCTTGTTCTTTATGTCTTAAATATTCTGCTATTATTTTTTGATATGCTCTATTTGCATTAGGCAACTCAGTATACAAAGGATATTCCATTTGTCTTTGCGTTGTAGCCATGGCTCTTATCTGGTCTATGCTTAATGTTCGTAATTCTTCAAATGTAATTGGAATTTTGTACAAACCAGATTTACCATGTCTTGTATTAGGAATCCTAAATAATCTTTTGTTATCGTATATCTGAGTATCCAATGTCTTGTTGGGAGTAAAACCTTTTGCTAAATTGGCGATATATTTGTATATGCAGTTTAATTCAGCACTAGGAGTTACTCCCATTATTTCAGCAGGTAATATAAAATGTATTCCTTTGTTACCGCTGAAATATATTTTTATCCATTCTTTTTTGATTAAGAAGATAACTTCTATCATGTTTGCTACTACGATAGCGTCTTTTCTTACATTTTCGAAGTTGTTTACATCGTCAAAATCAAAATACATATCTCCATACATTAAGGAGTTATCAATATCTTGTGTGTTATACCTGAAAGCACTACAGAAAGTACTACAGAAATTCCTCGCATTAACAAATTCATTAAGGCTTCCGAAAGGTATATAACGATTCCTTGTAAACATACGCTGATTATTTTGCTCATATTCAAATCCTACTTCCACAATATTCATATTAGATAAAGCATTGTCTTTTTCTTGTTTCAATTTTATCACCACCATTAGCGATACAGTTATTAGTTATGTTATCTAAATAGCTTTTCGCAATCATGTAATAATTATCGAACTTGTTAAAATCGAACTCTCTATCTTCGATATTATCTTTTATTGCTTCGAACATAAACATTACTGTATCTAATCCGTATTTGCCTATATAATGATTTAACAATCCCTTGATTCTTGATTGTTGCCACTGGTAGGTATTGGTATACCCAAGTGATAACAAGTAATTATAAACTTCATCCATGGTATAGCTTGCGGCTATTTCTACGAAATATTCCTGTTTGGTGCTAATCATGGTCCCTGTATTATAATCTACATCAACTTTAGCTGGTTCTGGTTGTATCCTTAATTCTTTATGATAATACATCTGTCCTTGTTTTATTAAGTTAGCATGATAGGATGTGTATTTCATAATGTCGGCTATTTTAAAGTTAGTTCTGTTATTTACATTACTAAGTAAGATATTCTTACATTCTTTAAATGTGTAGCCACTATTAAGAACATATGAGAGCTTATCAACAATGTTTTTAAGCTCCTCTTTATTTACTGGTCTGCCAACATATAGCATACTGTAGAGTGCCGCTAAGTCATATACAGAACCTTTGTTGATTAGCACGGAGATTTTCCCACTGATTTAGTCCATTCGATAAATGAATCTATGTTGCTAGGGTTTAAATCTGTTTTCTTAGAAAACTTATTGTTCCATGCGTTTATGTAGTTACAAAGTACCGCATCATCTGTTATACCCATTTGTTGTTTGAAGTTGTTAATTGCTTGTATCTGTTCTTGCGTAAAACCATTTATTGTGTTTTGCGGTTGAACAGGTGTAGGAGCAGCTTGTTGTATTGGAGCATTTCCCGATAATAATTTATCTAATTCGTTTGAATCTAAAGCAAAATCTTCAAAAGGAAGTTCTTCTCTAGGGTCATTATTCAATTGTTCTGCTGTAGTTACTGGAGTGCTTATAGCACCAGTCTCTTGAAGCATATTTAAAATATCTTCTTGAGTTGCAGGTTGTGGTGTTGTTGTAGGAATTAGTTGTGGAACTGGCTGTGATGCAGGAGCAGTCTTTTGAGCTTCTACTGTTGTTTCATACATAATAGTTTTAACAGCATTATTAATAGCGTATAAGTGAGCGTCAGAAGCATCTGCTGTTTTATATACATAACGACCATATAAGATGTGTCCCGGTAAGTAGACTCTTACCTCGATTACTGACTGGATATTATCAATTCTTTCATCTCTTGTTGTTTCCCAAGTATATCTTACCTGTGCTTTTGTAAGTTGTTCGAGTACCATTTTTGGTTTGGTAGTGTCAATAGTTAATTTTGCTGGTTCGCTACATTGACAATAAATGTTTACTAAGGTTTCATTTACCATTGTTTTGTTCTCCTTTCATAAAATAAAGATTAGGTGTAACCTTGTATTACAATATTACACCTAATCTTCCATGTTGTCAACATATTTTTTTATTTTTTATGAAAGTTTATATTGAACCATGCATTTGCTAATATTTGGAGTATCTTGAACTCCCTCTATTGTGAACCGTACCATAAGTTTATGTCCATTTAATATAAATGGGAGTGAGTCTGAAATTTTGTGGGTATTTCCACTTGCATCATAATAATAATACTCTTTATAAATATTTTCAAGTACTGATGCATCAATTTCATTATTACATAAAACTTCAGCTCCATAAATCTTAATGTTATTGTTAATTTCTGGAAATTCGAACACCATATCGAACTCACTATGGTCTCTTGTATATCTATTATAATTTATATCTAAATCTCTAATGCCAAGATACCAAATACGTCTATCAGTTTGTGCATCGTATTCAAAGTTACGTTGACGAAGCTTAATCCTAATCTGATTTGTCTGTATTGGTTTGAAATTTAATTTTATCTTAGGGGAATCCTTAATAACACCTCTTGTTGATTTATTACCAAAGACATCTTCATACTCTTCTTCAGAGTAGCATGAATGATATTCCATCCCCGGAATTGGTTGCCATGCTCCATTGGTCTTATAATCTACTCCAAGAACATCGGTATAACCATTTGGATAAGGCGATAATATAATCTGATTAATTAAACGAGAAGTTACAATGTCCTCAGGAAGCCCTATAATGACCTCATTTTCAACGCTTTCAATTGCAGTGTCTGTAACTATGCGTCTGAACCAAACAGTGCTTAAATTGCCGTCTAGTGCGTTTTTAGGGTCACTATCTTCTATCAATAAGATATGTTCGTTATCTGTATTAAAAGAATCTGGACCGATATACATTTTTAAGCTTGGTGGGATTAACATTTCATCATATGTTTCATCATGTAATCGTGTCTTACTTACAGAGCTTGCAATATTAGCAATAATGTCATTGGTATTCTTATCAACAACAGCTGCATAAGGACTTAAATCATCAACAATTGCATTTAATGCATGAACTGTAATGGTTCTAAGGTCATCATGAGATAATAATAAATTATTGTATTGTTCTTCTATTGCAGATAATCTTGCCAATGTTTCATTAAGGCGTTTAGAACAACAAACAGATTCTATGTTTGTTACGGTATTCATTTCATATATTTCTTTTTGTAACGTATTTGCTTTATTAAACAAATCAAGAATATCGTTGAATACCTGTTCTTGCATTGTATTTAACTTATGACTATCACTGATTTCTCTTGTTTTAAACTGATTTTCTTGTACTGAAGGTATATTTTTTACTTGTAAGTCCATGCTTTATCCCCTCTCTTTTAACGAATTAACTTTTCCGTCTATGATATTGCAAGTATTTATAACATTAGCTTCGATGTTTTGAATACTATTAACATCAGAATACATTCTTTTATAAGATTCTTCAAGCTCATTAAATATATCAAATAACTTATTGATATTATCATAAACAAACTTATTGTAATTTTCATACTTTTCACTTTCCATTGGACCTCTTCTTCTGTGATTCATTTTGGTCATCTCAGGGTAAGCTAAATCTATTTGAGTAGGGGAATACGAATCTTCAGTAGTATTTTCTGGTTCAACACCTGTAACTATAAAAGTACAAGTATTTTCCATATAGGTTAACGTTATTTCGTTAGCACCTATAGTGTTTATATGTGTTTTATCTACTGAGAAATCTGTAATAGTTGTTATACTATTGTTGTTCCAGTGTGCTTTACATATAACACGTTCTGGATTAAATGATTTGTTTAATCTTACTGGAGGTCCTATGTATTCTGCTGTAATATAAACAATTTCTTTTTCAGGAACAAAACCTTCTACTATAAAGGTAGTAGTTAATGTATCGCCATTATTTGTTGTATAAGTTACAGTAATTATATTGTCTTTTTCAAGAAGTATGGTTTGCGTATCAAGAGTATAGTATTTGTTATTTAATGTTTCCCAGTATGAATTCTGCCCTATATCGTCACGATAATAAATTTTAACTGTTAAATAATCCAGTGAAAAGTTTTTACCGACTTCTACTTTCGGACCATTATAAAATGCATTTAATTGAGTAGGTAATGGAGCGTAATGATTAATAGTTACATTACAGGTAAAGCCTAAATAGTAAATTCCTAAAACGCCTTGATTGACTGATGTAATAGTATTTCCATCAGTATATGACCAGTCTGTAACTGTACTGCTATATCCATCAGAATAATTTACGGTTACAATAACGTCTTTCTTTTTTGGCTTTTTATTTAAAGCTACTGGTTTACCTACATATTCGGCTTGTATATCGTTTATTTTTCTTAAACCGTCTATTACAAAATTTGCTGTTAACTCGTTTTCGCCATGATTAACTTTTACAGTAAATACATTTGAACCAAAAGAACTAACAACGTTAGAAACATTTCCATCAGAATTTAGAACCGTATAATTACCAGAAATGATTTCTACTTTATTGCCATCGTCATAATAACCAGTTACTGTTAAGTATTCTTGGTTAAATTCTTCTCCTACGGTTACAGCCGGACCATCGTATGATACAAGTATTATTGTCATAGGTTTAAGTGCTTTATCATCTTTCAAGACAACTAAATATCTTGAAAGATTTTCTCCTAAAGCATCATTATAACAAACGACACAGCTTTCAGTGAGCACCAATGGCGTACTGTAAAACAGAGCTCCTGTATTTTCAGCCATATCTTTTCTCATCTCAGCTACTGTATCTACAAAATTTGTATTTATCTGTTCAATGGTTTTTAATCCATAGTCTGAGAATTTTCTTATTTTGTAATTAACACCATGTATATAATCATCTGTTGTAGGATTTTGGAACTGTAACTCAACATTAGTATACCAGATATCAATACCATTAAGATTGGTTACAGGAGTGGAATAGTTATATTCATCTGTTGGAACGATATAACCTTCAAGTCTATACCAATTTTGACTATCTACTCTTACCATATATATCTACCTACTTTCCTGTAATTCTAAAGTTATCAATTTCTGGAGATACATTATTATCGTTACTGTATAATACAGCCATAATTCTAAAGGCTATTTTGTTATTAGAGAAATAATAAGCCATATCTTCTTTTAAAGAATGGTATTTTAAAAAGTATCCCATGTCTTCTATATATGAATTAACCATATCTTCAGGATTACATTTAACGCAAATATAACCATCTTTGATTGTGTAATATCTATAATTTGGTTTCATCTGTTTATCTAACACATGCCAGTTAACATACTTCATTGGCGGGTATGCAAATACGTTATTCGTAATCTCTTTAAAGTTAAGATTGTGGTATAAAACTCTTACAGCATCTCCTGTAGCAGGGGAATAAATCGCTATCTGAATTTTGTTAACGCCTTTCTTAAGAGCAAAGCTATAAAGGTTTTCGTCATTATTGCCTGTTTTAGATATTTCAAGACCGTTAATGAATACCTTTTGCTGAGTACCGCTTATAATTCCATTATAGGATACATCCATTACTTTGATGTATTTATTATAGATATTAGCAGCTTGTTCAAGAGATACATACTGTGTAAATACATATAATGTATTTGGATGCATCTTAAAGTTTGTATAGTTTTCACAGTCCATAAAAAGTTGGTCTTCAGTGCAATCTTTAGTGAACTCTGTAAAGTCAAAAGAATTAAAGTCAAAAGTTGCGGAGTCTGTAAGACCGTTTTTCTTTTGATATCTTATAACAGACCACATATTATACCCTGCTGTTATTTTAATACTATTTTTATTAACAGTCTCAGGTATTTTATATAATTTATATAATTCATCTGCAACAATATCCATATCACCAAAATTATCTGTTGTTTCTAAATGGTAATTTAATATCTTGTTTCTTTCTTCAAACATAAATAATTTATGCTCTTTATGATTTTGAATAACATCCCAACCTATTTTAGATTCTCCATTATCAAATCCTATAAAGTAATCTATTCTTGTGTTGCTATATATTTTATCAGAAGCATCTAATCTAATGGAATTTACCAAATTATCAAATTCTATTTTCTTTGAAACAAATATGGACTTTGCCTCAAATGTCTCTAATGCCACAGAGATATTCTTTAAAATATAATAATATTCATAATACTTGCGATTGTCATCTGTTAATCCGTATCCATCTGCTTCGGTTTTAATGATGTTGATTTTTATATACTGTATAGTCTTTACTGGGAAGTTCCACTCCATAAGATTATTGCCAGTTATATCATGAACGTTAATATAGTTTTCTCCATCTTCAGACAAGCTGAGCTCGCATCTTATCTTTCTTGATGAAGTAAAACTAAATAATACAGTATTGATATCCATCTGCTTTTTTAAATCTATAATTATGGAAACAGTTTTTTCTTCATTATTTTCGCTCTTTCCGATTAGAGTATAAAAAGAATCAATGGTATCAGTCAGAATATTATTTAATTCACCTTCTGTTTGCTGGTTCTTAAAAACATTCTTCGAAATACTAATATTAGCATTTGAAATATTTATTTTATTTGTTTTAGAACTTGATTTTTCTGTATGTAATTTTTTCTGTAATAAGTTAACAAAGGCTGTTGTATATGGGATATTTCTTTTAACATCTCCATAGTATTCAACATCATATAAATCATCAAAAACTTGAACGTATTGCTTTCCTGCAATGCTGGAATTCATTATTTCTTTTATGTTTTCTACCCGCAGGGCTAATTTTTGTATTGCATTTGTTATCTTTGTTTTTTCTGTATCGTAATACTCTTGAATAGCTACAGCTTTATTATTTGCCTCGATGTTGGCGTTATACATGGTTTCCATGTCTTCACCAAGAGATTCAAATGTATGATTGTAAGCTTCTTTGTTTGAAACTTCATAAGGTTCCTGTTTTATAGGAGCATAGTATGGCATACCAAGAGTTTTGTTTTCAAAGAAATTTGACAGTAAATTATTAAGTTCATAATTATTTGGTCTTATACCTTTTTTGAGGAGTCCTTGTTTGAACTCCTCTTTTTTGGCATTATACTGGATTTTACTAATACTCAATGTTTTCCCCTCCAGTTTCTACGATTAATCTGTATTGATAAACTACTGGTGTGCTGTACTCAGCGTTATTCACCTTCGGTCTTTCCATTGTTATTTTTAACTGGAAAGAATGTGCGTCTGATAACAGACTAATATTTTTACTCTTTCTTTCTTTATCGTCAACTGTAGTTAATAAATTTGAAATGGTATCTGTGTTAATGGTATATCTGTAAACGCCCTGATAAGCTCTGTGTGTTGGATATATCTGATGCCAGTTTACTCCACCATCAAAAGTAATGTAATATTTTAAAATCTCTGGGTTATCCCCCGGAATATATTCTTTAGCGTCTAATGATATTGCAGTAATACATTCATCTGTTGTGTATGGATTACTGATAAATTCTCCATATTCTCTAAAGTTAAAACTATCAATATCTACGTTTTTAATACCAATCATATAGCGATTAGCATTAATAATTTCTTGACCAGCTTTTCTGTCTATGGTGCTATTCGGTAATGTAAACAGTTTATCCTTTGCAAAAGAATCGCTAGGATATTCCGCTTTAGAATTATTATATTTTAGCCATTGTGTAGAAGGGTCATATTTTACACCGAGTAGATTAACTGAAGGCTGTGGACCCTCTATTCTTGAATATATGTTACTGGTATCATAGTCTTGGAATATGGACATTGATTTACTGTTTACTTTTGAATAATAGTAATGTCCTACTTTTGTATCATACCATGAATTTTGCACCAGTGTTAATTCAATTCTTTGAATATAATCAGCAGGAAAGAGTAAAATCTTTGTGCCATCAAATGATTCATTGATAGCTGCTTGATATACATTATTATTGGCTGTTATAATATTACACTTTTCTATAATGGAGTTTTTCACTCCTTTTATTTCAGATAAGTAAGGTTTTAAACTTATCCAGCTACAAATGTCTGAAGAATTCGTATAGATGATAAGTTTTAATTTTAAAGGCCCTTCTCCTGTCCAGCTTACGCCTTCGGAATATTCAAAACCATAGTTATTGCATTCCTGTCTTACTGATTCAGGAATTGTAAATAACTCATACTCAAACCATGTATCAAGACTACCATCATGGATTGCTTTTATTTTATTATGTAATCCGTCTTGTCCTATGAAGTGCAAATCTTTATTTAAAGTATCTACACAATGAGTGTTCCCCGGAAAACCGTTGCTTTCATTTTCATCTATTTCAACATTGAGTATTTTTAATTTATTATTTGTTTCGTATGGCAAAGTAAGAATTCCATCAGAGCTGTGTATTGCACATACATGTTTATGATGTTTATTACCTGCGGCATCTATATTATTAAACAACTCTGTAAATACAATAGTTCCAGAGTTTTTATTTAATTCCATGTTCTGCATAATGTTATCCACTTGCTGTGTTAAATATGAAATCTCATTTGACATCATAATACGATTTAACTCAGCATCCATGAAAGACTGTTTAACATTAGAGGATAAAGACAGGCAATCGTTAACAATATATTGCATATCATTATATGCTTCAGTAATCATTGAATTATAATCGTCAGAAACAGGTGCAAAAACGGCAGGTCTAAACTTAAAGCTAGGCTTGTTCAAACTGTTATAGAAATCTGTTATTACACTCTTCACTCTATAATAGTATTCTGTTTCAGTTCTTATCTTGCCATTCTTGTAGTCGTTCCAAACGTTATTCAATAACAAGGATAACTTGTTATCTATTGTCTTTGATTTGTCTGTATATTGTAACAGATTGCCCATGTCCATTCTCCTTTATTTGTTTAAGATAACTATTGCTTTTGCCAATACAATGAGTACTCTCTGTTTGTATATCATACATGCATTCATTATACAATCAGTTAAACTAACTGATAACAGATACCCTTCTGCTAATCCAATGGCTTTTCTTAATTTTTCTTCGTCAACCGAATCATTATTATCAAAACCATTATCCATTATTAGCACCGCATTGTCAATTTCTTCTCTGTTAATGTATTTTCCTAATTCTTCAGTAAAAAGTGTTTCCAATGCCTCTCTGGTTGTTACCTTCATTACATCACCTTTATTAAATTATTTTATTCAGTCGTGGTATCAAGTAAAGACTGTAACTTTTTCTGTACCGCAGCCTGAACAAACTTAGCCCAATCGTTAGTATTTCTCATACCTACGTCTGTGAATTTATCCATCTCTAATTGAGATAATTCATCGTAAACCATATTACCGATTTCTAATGGTTCAAGACCTTTTTCCATACCTTCTAAGATAGAACGAATAGGAAAAGTTTTAGTCTGAGTTAAGACATCCTGAGGGAGAACTTCACTTGGAATATTCATTAACTCCTGCTTTGTAGTATCTGTTAATGTATACTGTGCCATTATTCATTACCTCCTGTTTCTTCAGTGGCTTCGGTAGTTGCTACTGAATCCTTATAAGAATTGATTAACTTTCTAACTTCATGCATTGCCATTGCAACGTAGTTGTTGGTAATAGCTTTTAAACCAACAGTCTGTAAGGAATAGAATTCCTTATCGGCTTTCTGTAAATAAGTATGCATATCATATAATACATTTTCATCACATGTGCCGTCTTCTTTGATTGCTTTACAGATTTCGTTGCTTACATGAGTTAATTCCTGTGTTGGAATATAATCATATAAGTATTCCTGTAATTTTTCACGAATAGCTAATTTTAATTTTTCCATAATTCTGCTCCTTTACATAAATCCTTTTGCGATTTTCTTTGCTACATCAGAAGCCATTGTTGGACCTCCGAGTTTATATCCTCCGTATGCTAATGCACCACCGATACCTGCTGCTGCGGTTGCGTTCAAAGTAGTTCCTATGAGCCCCCTGTTTTCTTGTCCAGAAGTATATAAACTACCAAGTGGCAAACCAACAGCCATGGCTGCTCCACCATAGCCTAACGCTTTTCCTAATGTTGGATGAATATTCATGGTTCATACTCCTTTCTACAATGTAGTGAATTCTAGTTCGTAATTGTGAAGCACTGGAGTTATCCAGAAATCTCTTTTGGAATTTTTTCTAAAGATTGCTTTAAGTCTTACTTTAGAATCAAAGCTTGGGTAATTTACTTCTATTTTTTCAGACTTTAAAATTGGTCTGTTAAAATAAATGTTTTTGCCATTTGTATAGTACTGAAGTTTATTGGTTTTTGTATTAAAGTTTTTATAACTTTCAGAAGGGTTAAACTTATTTGTCACACATTCAATTTGCGTAGTCTTTTCATTTGTTTGGATTATAACGTTTCCTGTGTCTATGTTAATTATTTTAACATAACTTGAAGTTGAATCAGGATTGTTATGATTATAGTAAGGATAGTTATTTAATTCATAAGCTGAAGCACCCGTGCCATTGATAACTTCATATGAATTATTGGCTATAGGATTATCATCAACAATGAATTTTAATTCTTTAGAGTCTTCTGTTGGCATATAAGATACGGTATATAAAGCGAAATGGTCTATGTTAGATATTTCAATCGCTTCAACGTTACCATTTTTATCTGTTCTTAAAATATAATCAACGTCTTCTGTTAAGACGGTATCATCCATTCTTACGATTGGACGTTGCATTACTTTTTTGAGGTTGCCATCTTTGTCATAAGTATCTACGTTACCACATACAGCTTTATGTCTTAAATAACAATAAGCGTAATCAAGCTGGAGTCTTTCACATTCTACATATGTTTTATTTTTAGGACATATTGAATGCCAGTCACTATAGGTTGGGTTTTCTTTTGTCGTTACATAATATTCAATGTCAGACATTATTCTACCATTATCTTCAGACATAAAATGTTCTTCAGTGGTCGTGATAGATAAGGATTTAATACTGCCTGCCGTTTGAATTTCTTTTGTTACATAAACGCTTGCTTGCTGAAACTCACAATAATTAGGGATGATATTATAAAAACCATATGTATATTGGTACTTTGTCACAGGAAGCATTTTGTTTTTATTATTGATAAGTAAATTGTTAATATCAATGTTTTTATTGGTATTAATCTTATTATTAATATACAGCCAAATCGGGTCGTCTGCTGTTCTATCTAAGTACAGAGGCTTGAATATGGTTGTATTATCCATTAACAAATCTTTGTCTTCTGCTTTTGTAGCATTAAACCAAAGTTCGTTTTTAAACATTTGGTCTGAAGATATTAAGTAAGTATCCTTAATACAATGTAATTGGTTGATTAAAATATATAATCTCTTACATTTGATTTCAGGAAAATGAAAACTGTATTCTTTTCTTAATGTGCTCACATCAAGCCATGGGTACTTCGTATTGTGCGGATATAGCACATCATAACAATCGTCATCTTCATTGTCTGTTAAAGAATATCTGATTGCTATTACGTCTATAGGATAACTACCAAAAGGATTTAATACGAGCTCATTTATTTTTGTCATGGCTTCGAATTGAATACATATTTCACACAATGCTCCCTTTGGATAATCATAGAAGGAACGATTATAATTTACTAAGTATTCATAATCCTCAAAACCCATTCCTTGTATTTTCATTTCATCATCACAAAGAATAGTTTCAGCCCAATAGCTTGCTTTGGAAGTATCTATGGCATTCTCCAATTTTGTTTCTGAATTTCGAACCTTGATAAAACCAGAACCATATTGCTTGGTTAAGAATATTTCTCCAAGTTGTACGCCTGATTTATACATTAAAACGTTTTGCTGTCTTGTATAATTCAACGTTAATGTTTCTTGCTCAGGATTATATTTGGTATATACCTCATCCGGCACGAGCTCTCCGTAACGTTCTGTATAATATTTTTTATCGGTTTCTTGATTGTTAGAAGTTCTGAAGTTATCAATGAAATGCTCTGGATGACCTTCCATACTTATTACTGCTTCAACTTCAGTAAGTTTGTCGTTTAAAATACCAATAGTAGATTTCATTGTATTTATGATACTCTGGTTTAACTTTTGGTGTTTATTCAGTGTATCGTAAAGCTGGTTAATGTAATCAAAGGTTGTTAAAATATCAAGGTACAATTCGTATGATGTCTTATTGTAAGCATCTGCATCAGTAATACCAGACTGTAAACGTAAATTAGTAGTCAATGTTTTTGACTCCATATCAGATAACAGTTCTGATTTATATGCGGCTTTTTGTAATTCAGACATATGCCCCATGTTTAACAGCTCTTCTATAATTTTATCTACCATTTTTTCTCTAATAGAATTTAACGTATTATCTTGTATCTGCATACCAATCCTCCTAGAGTAGATTTCTTTGAGCATAGAAATCACATTTTATTTGTCCATCTATTATTTCATTAGGTAGTTTAGCTTTTTCTATTAAAGGTTGGAATTTGATATACATTTTATTATCACTTGTAATTCCACTACTTATAATAAATTCATTTGTTATATATGGTAATTTCACTGCATTATTATTATATAATAATTCTGCTTGCATTTCTACAGTATTACCATTATAGTTTGTATCCATTAAGGTATAGTCTATTATGGATTCTTGTGGTTCTGGATTTATTTCATCACTAAAAGTTAATCCTATAAATTTAATATCAAGGAATTTAGAATTCTGTTGAGAGAAACAGCCATATCCATAAGAAGACGGCTGTGTAAATTCATTGGCGTATTGTGTGCTATTAAGGTCTAATGTTATACATGGAGTTTCACTTATTATGTCTGAATTAGCTGCTGAACGATATATCGTAAACTTTAATCTATCTCGTACAATTTTAACTCTTACTGTTTGATTAGACCATTCCCCTATTGAGGGAAAACTTGAATCATAAGCCAATTCTTTAGTTACACCAGAACTATAACCGTAACCATACATTACGCAAAAATTATGAGGTGTATTAGTATGGCTTGTTAAAGTACCTGTTACGTTTAAAGTTATAGGATATACATTGCCAGTTTCTTCATCAATGTATGTGGCAAGTACAATACTTATTGTATCATTATCACCATCTGAAGAAGTTAATGTAACTTCATGTGTATACTTATTAAATTTAGATGAACTTAAAAACATTGTATGATATGTCGTGTCGTTAATTAAACAAACAACACTACCTACGCTTGCATCATAACTCCATCTACTAGTTTTATCTGTACCAGAAAAATATGTAGTGGTACTTCCAGCTAAAGCAACAACATCAGAACCATCGTACATAGCTTGCATTGAATCTCCGTTACTAGAAGATACGTCACTTTCTGTATACGTTAAGAAATCTTCTATTTTAAAGTATTGAGTAAATGCATGTAATGAATTATTGTTAGCGATATCTTTTATATTGTCAAATAAAGCTTTATCCGGTTTTGGTTTAATTGTTTCTTTAATAGGTCTTAATTCTATTATCTTATCATCTGTATATTTTTGTAATACTTTTTTTAATTCAGAATCTAAGTGTCTTATATATTTTTTTATATCATCAAATTCTATAATCATGTTTCTAATTGTTTTTTCATAGGTATCATAAGTGTTTCTTAATTCCGTTTTTCTGATTGTGAGCAATTGTAATAAAGGTAATATTATAGACATTAGCTGTTCAAGTTCTATTAAATCTATTTGGTCTTTTGTACCTGTATAAATTATTTTATCTAATACTTTTAAATTTGTATGTAAGTGTTTTGAATAACCTGTCACTTCTTTTTTGAGACTGTCTAAAGTTTCTCGTAACTCATTAACGTTTTTAATTAAATGATTATGTGCTGTTGGTTCTCTTTTATCATTTAATCTTGGGTCATTTCCTTCACATATTGTATCTTTTTCAATTCCAAAATCTTTATTAAAAGCAGTCTTTTTATCAAATGCTCTTTCTCCATTAAGACTTCGAATATCAATATTTACGATACCCGCTTTATTATTTAAAGCATCCACTCCGCTTCTTTCGTAAAGGATTGTGTTTTTGTATCTAGTAATTGCCTCTGTAATAATAGCATTAATAGTTTCTTTATTATTTAGTTCCTCTATATCAAAATATCTTTTGACTATTCTCAAAAGATATCTTTCTACATTATCAAGTTCTTTAACGTAATAGTTATTATCTTTTTCAAGCATTATTGAATCTCCTTAAAACTATTAATTACACTTATTCTTACTTTTATAGAAGCATTTTTAAGGTAATCAGCCCAATTTGTAATGTTCTCATTTTTTGTACTCATTACGTTAATGGTTCCGAAATAAAATGAAGTCTTTATAGTATAAGATATACTTTCATTTTCTGTTATGATAACAGGTAAATTAGTAGTAACTTCTTTTTTTAAGTCTGGGTCAGTATATGTAATATAGTAATCTATTTTATACTGAGCATCTGTATATTCTTTTAATTCTTCATTAATCTCTTCTGGAAGACTGGAATAAAATTGTCCATTTGCATTTATGAAGTCAGTAATTACACCTTCATATAAAATATGATACTGGGTATTTAATGCCTGAATTAAATTATTATAGTCATCTTTTGATATTTTCTTTTCTAATTCTTCTTCTACTTCTTCTTTAAATTCTTGTAATTCGGTATCAAAATATTCTTTAACTTGTGCTTCTAATAAACTATCTTGTTCTCGTGCATATGCTTTTATTTCTTCAGAATTATATTGCTCTAATATTTCTCTTATTTCGGTTATCAAAGCTGGCATTTTTTGATTAACATCTGTAATAACTTCTTCAGCGTCTGTTATTTTTTCGTTAATCATGTCTTCTGCTTTTTCTAATAGAATTAAATCTATTACATCTTTGGTCCCGGAGTAAATAAGTTTATCCAAAACCTTTTTATTGTCGTGAGAGTGGTTCTGGTCATCAAGTGCATTGATTAAATTTCTTAAATTACTGAGCTCGCCTTCAAGACCATTTATCTCTGAAATTTCATGAGTATGTTCAAGAGGTTGTCTTTTATCATACAATCTAGGGTCATCGCCTTCACAGGCAGTGCCTTCTGTTGTTCCAAAGTTTACATTAAACGCATTTCTTTTAGGGGAGATTAAAGGCTCTCCCCCAAGTTCTTCAAGAGTTATAGTAACATTACCTGTTTTACCATTTACGCTTATAACACCTGCATTATCTATGGTGAGTTCTTCACGCATTCGCTCTACGGCTTTTTTAATAATATATTCTTTGGAATCGTTATCTACGTTATTAGATTCAAAGAAACGCTTTATTATATCTAACAAATAACGTTCTACACTATCTGTGCCTTTTATATAATTACCATTACTTAATTCTTCTATTCTCATGATGACGCTCCTGAATTATTATTGATTAAAGCCTGCAATTCATTGTTAAGTCTTGTATAGTCTTCATCTATGTCGCCATTGGTACTAGCAGAACGCTGCTCAACAGTTGTAACAACATTTTCAATCTGATTCTTAGAATTGAGATAATCTTGATACCCCAGTTTAACCAGTTGTGTTAAATTAGAATCTGGGTATACAGTCTTTGTAAAAGCAAGCCTGTTATCATTTTCTGGATTATAGTATAAGGATACTGTATCAAGAGGTTCTCTAACTTCTACTACTTTATCCTGCTGAGCTCGGTCACGTACAATTATTGTTATACCGTCACTGTTACTGTCATCGCCAATGGCTGTCTCAGGGAAAACGCTGGAGGTCAGGATTTGTTAAACCGTAGTCTTTTTCAACCTGTGCATCCCAATATAATATAGCGTAGCCATTTATTATTGGACTTTCTCCTAAGGCGTTCTTTGTTATTTCGGTTACTAACTCAAAACCGTATTTAATATTACTTGATAAGTGCAGTGGAGTTTTTAAAGCATTAGGGCTTATCGGGTATCTTTCTCCACTTATAAGTTTTAAATAATATTTAATACCAGCTCCAACTGGGACGTATTGGTTAGTAATCAAGAAAAAGTCATTTAATTCTATTTCTTCTCCATGAACACTATGTATTTTTGTACTTGTAATAGTACAAGAGGCATTCCTGCTATCTACATATACGTTTTTTAATTTAGGGTCTAATACATGATTTTCTGAGTCTACTTTGTTTATGTATTGCCCATTTTCATAGACATCTATAAACATGGCATTTGTATATAAGTTATTCTCGAATATAGTATAGACACGTTCTTGGAATGCTGTATCTTTAAGAAGGTTGGAATCTTCTTGTTGTGTATTTATATTTTGTTGTATCTGATTAACGTCCTGTGCGTCTATTCTTTCTGTTGAATTGTTTACATGTCTTTTATATTTGGTATACCGTCTTGTAGTATCCACATTATTTAAAGTTGCCATTTATACCATCTCCTTTAAGTTTCTACGATTAAAACACAAGGTTCTGAATACTTGCCGTATACATCCTGTATATAGAATGTGTAATTGTAAACTGCTCCACCTATAGCATCAAAGTCTACGTTTATTGTTTTCTGTACTGATGATTCATTAAATATAGCTACTTTTTCTTTTTCATCTATATTGTATTTATTGCAGCCATATTTTCTATGCTGTGCTATATCATAGAATATTCCGTTCTTACGAATAACTGTTAATGCTAATTTATCTGTTTCTGAAATATCTATTGGAGTTTCTTTATCTGTAACTCTTGTTACATCTTTTTTAAAGATTAACATTCTTTCGTTTGATACTGGTAAAGAACTTTGATAAGTAGGTTCACTGTAATCCCCGTACTTGTTATCATATATGTTACGCACCTTAAATGATTTCAATTTTCTGTAATTGTATTCTGCATTTTCCATACGCCATATGTTAGGAATTTTTAAAGCAATGTGATTAAATAAATTAGCACATCTGGTGTCTACTTCTATTTCAACATCGCTGAAAATATTAACAGCCTCTACAAATGGGCTTCCGTATCTGTTATAAGTAATGGAGTTATCTATATCACCAAAAACTATTTCGGTATTCCAATCTGGGTTTGCAATGTTATACCATGTGTCATTCATTTTACCAGTGTAATTATCACAAGCAAGAATCTCTCTAGTTCCCTCTTTTTGATAATCAGATAATAGAATCTCTGCCTTTACTTGTGATAAATGAGTAATTAAATTACTGGTTTCATCTACGCCTATTACAGAATAGTAATACATAATCCCGTTGTATTCGAGTTCTAATGGAACAAGTTTTACAACAAAAGAACTTGTATAATCGTTACGTTTTTTGGTTTCTAATATTGTTTCATATTCTGTGGCAGGGATAGAAACTGGCTCTGGTCCTATGTAATTTACTCCGGCAATAGTTATACTGGATGAATCATATACTACGTATTCTCCATTTTCTAATTCTGAATCTGGATACGTTGCTTCGTCAATTATCATTGTCGGTATAATGGTTCTGATTTTTGCAATAGTATTAATGTCATTAGGATTTTTAGACCGATACACATAAAACTTTAAGTTTTTATTATCGCTTGGTTTTATTTTTAATTTAATACTGTAAGACATTTTTTCACCCCTTATCTTAAAAAGCGGGATGCTTTTACACATCCCGCATCTTAAAGTTATTATAATATCAAACAGATATGCATTCAAGTGTTAATTCTGGCGTTTGGTTAATAACATTAGTGTAGGAATTTTCTACAATTAAGTTATACTGAGGCATATCGTACTTAGAGTAACTGTCAACATATTCTATGATAGAATATACACCATAGCCTAACCACTTTTTAACCTTTTCTTCTATATCTGTTTGGGTAAATCTACCGCCATATTCTTTTAAGATACTGTTATCAAGTCTTACTATGATAACTGCATTCTCTTGATATGGAGTTCCATCGTAGCAACCAATGTCTAAATAGAAATCAGATTCTGGCTCTAATTGTTTTCTCAGAGAGTCTTTCATCTCTTCAATAACACCACCACCTCTGGTTCTTGTATCTATTAAAACAGTAGATTGTAATGATGTATTTTGTCTTATATAAACTGAACCGATATAGATATCCCATTCTGATTCAGGTTCATATTTATCTATGGTATGATATAAAGTTTCTTCGTTGTATAACAAGATTCTGTCTTTCTCTATATCTATATCAATTAAGTCATCGTTATCAGAATCAACTCTGTATCTGATGGATGGTCTTAAATAGAAATACAACGTCTTATTAAATAAGTTCTTTGTCGGTGCTAATTCACTTGGTTCTTTATTCAAATCGCTATAAGTGTGATATTGATTAGGGTTAAGGTCTATTCTACAGAAATCAGATGCATTTCTATAAAATCCTCTATACACATAGCACTCTTCTAAATAGGAGTAATCCACTAATATGACATCATTTTCTGATATAGCTTCTCTTGTAATAATAATACCTTCAGAGAATGAAACATATTCGATATTGATTGGATATTCATCATCCTCTTTCTTTCTTATCACCCTTATAGTGTTTGTATCTTCTATCATCATTAATGGATGATTTCTTACTTTTATCATATGAGGATTGAGAATCTCAGCTTGTTCTTCGACTATATCCACATAAGGTTTACCGTATTTGCCCCAGTGCTGGTCGTCATATTCTGGCATAGCATAACATATTTTAGTGTGTGTCCCATACTGGTCCATTACTTGAGAGTAGTGACCAAATTGAATTAACGGATACCATGACTCTAATAAATGTTCTTCTCGTGGGGATTTAACGGATATGTGTCTTGCATCAAGACATTTAACCATATAACCTGCATATATCTTACCATTTTCTATGATGTAAGGATTATTGACACTTAGTTTCTTTGTATATAATCCTGTATCTTTATTGTAGAATCCTGTATCAAGAGTAGTTTCAGCCGTAAGAATCCCAGAACCGTCTGAATTACATTTGATGTTGATAGCACCAACAAAATCAGAGTTCAGTGTATCTATAACTGGTTTACAAGAGAAAATAAACTCATGGGCATTTTCTGGAGTAACTATAGGAGCATCATTCAAAAGAGCTTGGTCTTTGATGATAATATCATATGGCGACATGTAATATTCGCCATCCTTAGGAGAAATTATCATTGCTCTTTCAATAAACTTTTTATGTTCAGATTCTACTGCATACTCTTTATTTAATATTTGTGCTTGGCGTTTATTACTAACAAATACTTTTTCGATACCATTTTCTATTTTACTGGCAGTAACTTGATATTCAAATGTAACGTATTTTCTTGTATCTTCTATAATATTAGGGTTATTTATTTTTATCTTATTCTTTCTTGTAACTTTATTTACAGATACTATAGAATAATCTTTATTATTAACCATAAACGGATAATTATAAACATCTTCAATCATTCCATTATTAGCATCAACATTATCTGAATCTACAAAAGCATTATAAGTTGCTTTATAAGTATCTGTTGTCTTTGATATGAATGAAGTATATACAGACACTCCATACTTTTTAACTTTTTCAACTTCTATTGTTTCACCATCAATTATTTCCGTAACAGTGTCGTACTCTGATGGGAATAACTTTAATTGGTATTTACAACTGGTAGGAATGTCTTTTAAATTATTTGTATAAAGTTTTACTGCGTTTCCTTCGTAGAAGCCGTTATCATCTGGTCCTCTATAATCATAAATGGAATGTTTTAAATTATATTTGTAGAAGCACGGAACATTATCTTTAAATACATCTGTAATATAGAATTGCTCAGCTTCTATGGTATATTGTTCATTACCATTAACATCTATTTTTCTTAAATATCCTTCATCATTTGGATACATAAGAATATCGGATTCAAGTTCTGAATTTACATTGCCTACACCTTCAGATTTTGTAATAGAGCCTCTGTAATATGCAACGCCATCATAGGTTTTCCATACTTTTCTTGCAATACCTGTATAGTGACAAGTAGCTTCCCAAGAAATAGGATAGGTATTTGTTTTCTGTTCTTCTCTTATAAGAGTACCAGAATAATTAGCATATACATTCCAGTTATGTTCACCTTCTGTATTTGATGTACGTGTATATATCATTTTATAGCCTGCAATAATATACATTTCACGTACCTTTACGTTTTCGCCAGTTTCAGGGTCAATTAATGGATTGCCTTCATCATCGAATGCATCCTCATCTGTATCAATATAAATTGTGTTGTAACCAGTTTGGTGTATTTCAATAGCTGTTGTTGCTCTATCTTCAGCTGAAGCAGTTTGCCATTGAGTTAATTTTTGCCCCATTGCACTAGTTTTACCGTCAATTTCAAATTCACCACTATTCATTGTGTCTATGAAATCTTGTATTTCGGAATCGGTAATAAAACTAAATTTTTCTTCGAAGAAACTTGGTATTCCATATTCTTCTCTTATTTTCTTGGCATAAAAAGTAATGTATCCACATTCTTCACGATATGACGGTACACCGTCAGTATGATTTTCCAATGGGTCTTTTTCTATATTAGTTAATACAAGCGGCTCACCTTCTGGGCTGGTATATCCCCATACATTATTACCAACTTTTTTACCTTCGGCATTATATACACCATTTTCTTTTACATAAAGATAAGGAGTCCAAGCTGCTTCGGTCATATAATAATCTAAGTATGAACTAGTGACTTCTTTTTTTAATTCATAACCTTCGATATCTATTTTTAATGTACTGTTTAATACTTCTGTCTTTGTGTCTTTAACTTCGTAATCTACTGTTTCTAAAAACAGTGTGCCATAGTAATTATCATTATCACCATAAGACATAGAAGTTGGAACATCACTTTTATTATCAACAATAACAGTTCTTGTCCCTGTAGCACTTTTTTCTAATGTATTTATTTTATCATGCCATCGTACCCATACACGAGGAAGGATACCAACGTATCCCTCCTCGTCACTCCAAGTGATTGCCGATTCAAATAAATCATCATTATTGCTAGGCATGTTAAACAAGTATCTGTAACTTTCTTCTACTCTGTGGTCAATAGTATTTCTAGGAGCCTCTGCACATAATACCTTTTCAGCATCGGTTGCTGTTGGGTTAAAATAATAAGCCATGTTAACAGCATTTTTTGGAACCTGCTTACCTATTCTTATTGTGGGCTCTTTTGTAAAATTTTTAATGGTTTCGCTATGCGGTTTTGTAGGTAAAAACATTTAATTACCTCCTAATAACTTATTATTTCAATAGACTTTTCTAAATTTGTCATATCGTCTAATAAAACTTTTGCAGTAATAGTATCAGTTCCTGTTATAGTAGAAGAAGTATATATACAATGGACAACTCCATTCATATCTGTTTCTTGAGATTCATAAGTGACTGTCCCAATGTTACAATCTATATCAACTTGTTTCCCTATAATAGGATTGCCGATAATATCGAGAACCTCTATTTGGATATCTATATTATCTCTACCGCCTGCCTTTACACGTTTCGGATTGCACCAGATGTTTATCTTATAAGGAGTATTGTGCTCTTCAGTAAGATAAATAAAACCGCTGTAATCTGTTCTGTAAACCGGGTTAAGACTGAGTTTTTTAGCTACTAGTTTATTGTTTTGTTTATTAGTTTCAAACATTACTTTAAACTTTTTATCTGTATTATCTTCGCCTGTATAAACAGTAATGACAGTTGTATTTAATTTTCTATCTATATTGGCGTAAAAAGAATTTTTTATCTTATAAGTAACTACTATTTCATCATTTATATTCAAAAAGTTTTTAAACATTAATAAGTGATTAACAATAAAATAATCAGTTATCTCTTCATCATTTACCCACACTTTAAGTGTTCCTAATTCATAATCATTTCGCTTTAACTCTACATAGTTTTCACGAACTTGCATTGTATGAATTTCAGTTAACATCATAGTAGCAGGGTCTACATTGTATATTTGTTTTAAAGGAATTCCATTTTCATCTTCTATTGTTATTGGGCAATATTGTTGTGGGGTTCCTTTAATTTTTATTTGGTTATCTGTAGCCTTTATATATGGCAGGTAGCTAATTTTATCCATTGTGGCTTCAGAAGTAGCAGCCTCTACAGAAGATTCTAATAAATCAACATAACTGAGTGTATTATCATATAAAAGATAGTTATCAGGATTCATTGATGTAATAGAAATATTCTTTACTTCTTCTACTGAGAAACCTCTGCTTATAATTTCTGATGATAAGTAATCCCCTATTCTAGGAATAATTTCATGATACATTCCGTCTTTAGGAATTGTAAATGTTTCTAACTTCATAAAGTTTGCAGTAGTATTTACTGGAACATATCTTCCTGTCATACTAATTGATTTAATATATGGAAGTGTTATTTCACTTTCAAGTGTTCTTGTTTTTAATCTTAACCAGTATACTTTTTCTTTTTCTGGGATAGTAATCTTGAATCTATAATACTTGTATTTTAAATTAAGATTAGTACTAGTATAAGGTTGCCATTTTATATTCTCTAATATCAAGTCATTGATACTATTAGAATAAGCAACATTTAATACTACGTTTTTATTAGAACTATACATGTCTAACTCTAATCCAGTTTCACATCCATATTGCAGTATATTAGAAATTGCAACACCTTCTCCTTCAGCAAGTCCTGTTGTTATATGGTCTGTAATAGTGACTATATTTTTACTAAGGTTTTCATCTAAGTAATCACACCAGTCGAGATAACAACATAAATAATCTTCTGAATCATATACTGTATGTTGTTCTGTTGCTGATATATCGGCTTTAAGTTGATAACCACAGCTTAATGTTGCAGGTGTAGAATTATTAGTGAAACTAGTCCAGTCTGTCCATTTACCTTCTTCTAAGTTAAAACTTCTGATAAACAAATTAAGTCCAGCACTAGAACCATCTGTATTCTGGTAAGTAAGTTTTAACGGTCCAGCTTGCGTTAAAGCGTTATCGAATAATAACACTGGAGAATACCAAGTCTGTGTTTCGTAATGCTTATATTTCAAACCAGAAATTACAGGTTTTAATGTAAGTCCTTGTCCTGCTATCCATTCAAAATGTTTTTCATCTTGAAGGAGTTCAGCCATTGTATCTTTTGTAATGGAATAATTCTCAACAGGTCCAGCTGCTTTTTCAAGACTAACATTGAAATTAACAAATACCGTAGTGTTCTGGTATTGTGTTTCAACTGTCTTTTCAAAATCAGCTTCTACATCAAAATCAGAATATAAGTATTTCTCATGCTGGTTGATGTAATAATAACCATTATGAATTCTAGGGCTCCATTTGGAGGTCGCATTTATAACACCTCTATATGTCACAGGTAACATATAAGTATCTGAATCACCGAAATCTATTCTTGACGGATAACGTGTTGCTAATACATCGCCATTGTCAGTGGTTACTTCGATAAAATAGTTGTCATATATATCACCTTCCGGCTTTGTGATTGTTTGTATTTTTTCATAAGGCTCTTGGTTAAAAAGTTCTATCTCTTCTGTTTCCAAAGTGGCTAACGTCTTTGTATATTTGATGTCTTTATAAGTAAGACTTTCAGAACTGAATGTAACATAATCTCCATTTACTTGAGTATAACCAGAGCCCGGTGCTGTTTCATGGTCCCATTTATATGACACGAGAGCATCTTCTGGATACTTATCTGTAATCTTGATATAGATTTTTATAGTATCTGCATGATTTGCAAGTACTGTTGTTGGGATATTAAATTCTGGTGTATCAACAAATAAATCTTGTTTACCAGATAAATTATCGCTTCTATATCTGCCGTTTACTAATCCGTACATAGAGTCCATATTTTCATTAGGATATTCATCGTAATAATCCTGAGTCTTTGTCATCTTACGAGCATAGAAATGCACATATTGTGTAATCCAGTGCCCATCATTTTCATAGATGCCTTTACTTGAATTCCAGTTAGCATTTAAACCATATTCAAATACTAAAGGAGATTTCACAGGATTCTCACAATCAAATAAACTATAGTAATTATCATTTATTCCATCGCTGTTTATTTCTACGTTATTTGCATAATAAACAGTGAGTCTTATTAAATGTTTATCTGAAGAATCTTTAAATGCATCTGGAAGTATTTCATGATATGGAGTATAAGCCTCAGGGTCAACTAAGTTAAATCTGTAATTTAAGACAGGAGAGCTATACGCCTTATCTATTTTTACAATCATATCTTTATCAATACCATCACCAAATACCTGCATATAATTAGGGTCTGGTAAATTCTCTACTAATATCTTTTTAGAGATTTTTTTAGAGTTAATGCCAGAACTTCCATAAGTTATGCTAGGGTTAAGACGATTTTCCATTTTAGCTAAATCAGCTCTACGGAACATAGTGTCTTGAGGTTTTTTATAACTGTTTACTATTACATGATTACTTCTGATGGTATCATAAATAATTCCATCAGTAAAACCAGAGATATATAAGAAAGAACTATTTGTAGCTACATATTCATCGTCTGTATTGGTTGATGTTGATAGCTTTGGAATATCTGAAGTAACATTAATTGTTCCCATCATACCATAACTATATTTTTTAAAAGAAGAATTAGGAGTATCTTCAGCTCCATAACTATAACTGTCTATAATGTGAATATTTTTAAATATATCACCTGTTACATTGCCGTTACCATCTACGGCATGTGGATTATCGGTCCAGCCATTTTGCCACTCTTCACTGTTTTCTTTTGCCTCTGTTAATAAATCTAATATAGACCTGTCACTCATTCTGGTAAGTTCTAGCTTACTAACGATTTCTGCTCTATGTGTTTTATCGCTATAAGCAACAGGAGTAACATGTTCATTAAATACAAATGATACTGGTTCAGATTCAATATAAACTGTTTTATATTCAACAGATGTATAAGGAATTGATATTTCTATATCACCAGTTTTTAATTCTTCAGTTACAGAACCTTCTAAAATCATATTAAGACTTTCAATAAAAGCACCTTTAACAGATTGAGCATCATTTTCATTATTTTCTCTTTCATCTATTTTTATTTCTAGAAAATCTATTGTTTTTCCTTTAGCGTATTCATAGCCAACGTAACCCATAGCTTCTGCTATTCCACCTTTGGCACAATCTCTTATTTTTCCTTGACAATTATCAATATAACTTTCAGTGTAAAATGTGTTATCATCATTAAAACCCCCTACAGCTCTATTACCAAATACAACGAATATTTTGTCAGCAGGACATTCTTTTATACTATTTTCGATATCCTTATACATGTTGTTCCATCTTATTTGGTCATTGGTGGTTTTTGTACCATCTGGCTGTTTATCTCCTTGGTAATAATATGGAGCATTTGGATAACCGTCTGTAAAGAATAACATGCAGATATTCTCTTTACCAGATTTAATAAGCCCACGTTCTTTAGCATCTGTAAAGCCATCGCCCCAGTTTGTTCTGTTGCCGACTTTTTTATCACCAACAATACCGTCACCATTACCTATATAATATGTTGTACCATTTAATATGTATGGATAATCAGTTTTTTCACTCATAACACCACACATTAATCCATTGATTATTTCTTTAGCTTTATCTCCATCAGGACAATGAACGGAATATGCAGTAGTACCATAACCAGTAACTATATAATCAAGTTGTCTATTTTTTTCGTCATAAGTACTTAAACTAGTTATTCGTTTTTCTATTTCATCAATAAAAGCATAAGAAGCCTCTTTTACTTTCTCAAGTCTTCCTAAAGTTGGTTTAGCACTTTTACTGTCTGCTTTAGCGACAACCGTTTCACCTTTTTCATTCTCTCTAGGCAATCTCATGGAAGAAGATAGGTCGATAGAAATTATAATGGTTGTTGGTTTTGTTACTGCTTCAATAACTGTTGTTTCTTTCCATTCAACTTCTTTTTTGACAGTATTATGATTTTCTGTTTCTCTAAATAAATCTACATAAGCACAAATTTTTGCATAAACAGTTATAGGTTTTGTAGTCCATAAATATTCAGAGCGATACATCTCTTGCCATGGATATGCGTCTAATTTAAAAGTAACTTCACCTTCTTGTTCGGTAATAGTTTCTTTTGCTTCGAGACATATTTTATAATTAAAACCTACTTGATTATAACGTTTCTCTCTTTGAGTATATTCACCAGTAAGAGTAAAGTAAGCTTTAAATTTTTCATAGAAATCTTTATCCATTTGTTTGTAAACTTTTAAATCATTTAAATCACCGATACCAGATTTGAAAGCTGTTAAATTTTCTTCAACAACTTCACGCTCTTTATCAGTAATGGACCAGTCATGTTTTCTTTCTATGAAATATTTATCAAGACTAATTTGCGGATTAACAGTCTCAGTAACAGAAGTAACTTCTGCTGAAGGTTGAGAAGTCTGTGTGTCCGTATAGTTAATAAGTTTTCTTGTGTATGCTGTATTAGGCTCTAAACCTGTTTCTATGTAGTACTTAGCTCCCATTGGAATAGTAGCTATAATTTTTACTTTATCATCTTCAGACTCATAATCTTCTATTTCATAGATTAAGTAATGAGCATACTGTTCATCAGATTCATCCCATGTCCATACAATTGTACTGGAATCATATGCTTTTCCATATAAAGTAGGAACAGGTAATGGTTGCTCTTTAGGATAAACATAACATCTAACGTCAGGTGTTAATGTAAATTCATTAACATTAACAGGATTCTCAAAGAATACTTCTGCACCTTCTGTTAATGTTATTATTTCATATTCATCTATAACAACATTATCAGTTGTAATTAATTCAGCTTCACAGTAGTCTTCTACTTCTTGCATGAATAAATCAAGAACATAAACGCTGCTATGTAATACATGATAGTTATCGTATAAAACATTATCATCAGCTGTAATTTCAGATTCGAAATTCTTGTTAAAGATTACAGAACTGTTTGTTATGTTATTAAATACTGTAAGTTTTACGGTGTATGATATTAACATAGCATTTTATCCTTTCTAAAGCTTTTTAATATTATGGTCTGCAATGATGTAATAGCCATTGTTTAACTTATACATCTTTACAGGAGTATAGTTGATTTCGCATATTACATTGCAAACTTGACCTTTCTTTAACTTACCCTGAGAGTTATTTAATGACGGACCCTTATAAAGCTTTGTGTCATCAGTTAATGCGGTAATTTGGAACAAATAAGATTCTTTTGTTTTGATAACTGGTTTTGGGGTTATAATATGTGGAACTTCAAGAACCTCAATAGTTTCCTTTGCTTCAGTTTCAGTTGCTATTACTTCTTTCTTTTTCTTAGCCATTTTGATTATCCTCCTCACTATAGACCTTTACTAGTTTTGCTTTGATATTGGAATCTTTTTCGATAATCCATTCGGATGCATATCTAAGGTGCATACCAGTTTTACTTGGTAGTATCATTCTGTATTTTCCTTTTGTTAGAGCTTTATCTAATTTGCTTGTTGTGACAAAAACTTTTTCCATGTCGCTTTCGTAAAAAAGAATTTCATAGTATTCTGTCATGTCTTCTTCAAAACCATCATCATGAATGAAGAATACTTTAAACTCTTTATCAATATATCTTTTATTAGTATAACCGTATACCATAAAATAATCAATAAAGGTTTTATCATTCCAGTTGTAAGTGGCACAAAAATAATTTTGACCCGTATGTGTTATCATATCTTTGTCTGTCATATAATCAACAGAACGCACATCTACAAACTCTTTGTCAGAGAAAATGAGATGTGCGTGTAAGTCTTTTGGGTCATATTTCTTGCCAACTAAAACCGGAGCACCATGATAATGCACTTCGAATTTAATAGGCTCTTTCATATGAATCATCCTTTATAATTTTTAAATCCTTGTATAGACCCATTCATTAAAGTTGGAATTGTTCCATATCCTGATACTTCATAATTGTTTGGGTCCCAATAATGTTCGTTCCATTTAAAGTTATTCCAGAATATAGGACATTCGGAATTCATAATATCTATGTAGTGTTTTAATTCTGATTTAGGCTTATGGTCTATTGTGAATAATTCGTTTTGTAATTTAATATCATCTTTATTCCAGAGCTTATGCATTTCTAATCCATATACATAGGTTACATCTGTTATTGATAAATCGCTATTTGGATTACCTTTCAACATTACAGTTCCAGATTCTGTTATAAAGATTTTATCTAAATCATAATATTCTCCATTAACTTTAATGGAGTTTAATACTATCATTGCATCTGTTAGCTCTAAATCAAGCGTAGGGTTATTCCAGAGGAGATTTCGCCTTAACCCTAACTCTCTACCGATTCCATTAATTAAACCGTCTCTTGAGGCATTTGACGGGTTTTTAAAGACATCCTCGATACGCTTTTTATATTCTACGTTTGGTTCTTCTGGGATTCTAGGACAACACAATAATAATCCAAATTCATCAAAGAAATTCCAAACATGGTGTGGAATTAATTCTTGTTGATAAACTTCATCATTGATTTCAAATTCAACATAGCCATTAGTATATATAGCATCTACATTGAATTTATTTCTAACGTATATAATATTACGTTTTTCATCAATGAAATATGTTTCTAACGCATTGAGATTTTTATTCTTGATGTTTTGGTCTATACCAAAGAATTCCTTTAAATTTTCTGCTCTTTTAAGACCTGCTCCATAGGCAAATACTTTTGTGATATCTTTTACTCGTAATGGCATTGGGACAATAGCTTTATAGCAGAAGTCTACTTGGTCTATATCAATGGTGTCGATATAACATTGTTCGTATGCATAATTCAGTACAAATTGCATATCATCCAACTTAAGACCAACGATATTTAAGAATCTGGCACCGATGCTATCCGCACTACCTTTACGCATTTTAAACCAGTGAGGTAAAGCGTCTAATATCAAACTAGTATATTTTGCAAATTTTAATTCAGACATTGTTACACCTCTTTACAAAATAACATTATGCATACCATATTGGTATGATTCTATTATAATAGGATTTATGAAAAATTCACAGTCATTTTCTAATGTATATGATTTTTCTATAACGTCTTTATAATAGATAATTTTTACTTTAGTATTTATTTCGATTTTTACTTTGTTTGTATTTATGGTAAATACTTTAGATGTTTTATTTATTGTATAATGGAGTTTACTGATTTGAATGCCGTCCACTAAAATAATTACTTCATGGTCTTTATCCATGTAAATATTTTTAGGAAGATTCCATGTAGCATTATTAGAATATTCCAATTCTAATTCTTCTCTTACTGGTGATGGAATAATTGGGTTAGGAATAGTATCTATTAATTCAGTACGAATTCCAGAATCATATGTAGCATCTATTGTTTTAGTATATATTTCATATCCTAAAACATTTTTAGATGACAATCTTGGGAATCTTATTGTCTTTTTTATATTTGTTGGTAATACATATGTACTCACTCGATAACATCCCCTTCATTATTTTCGTTTTCATCATCATTTAAAGATGCTATTACATCATCTATTGCAGTATTCATTTCATCTTCGGTATATTCTTTTTGGGTTTCAAATATAAGACTAGTACCATAATACATTTTATATGCATCTATTCCAGTAACAACAAGATACATTATATTTTCTTTTTCTTCGATATTGTCATATTCTTCTTGTGTTTCACAAATAACCATTTTGGTAAAGTTTCTTAATGTCCCATTATCGGACATTTTTATTTGATTACAATATTTTAAAATATATAAATAATCATGTTCAGATACTTCTTTTTCTCTTACAGTTTTAAATTTGTCTTCGTTATCAATTTCCATTACTCTCAGCATATTTTATCCTCACTTTAAGAATGAATATATTTTTAATTAATTATAACACATTGGACCTTAATATAAAATATACCAAGGCCCAAGAAAGTTTTGTTTATTTATTTTTTATTGTTTTTCTCTGTTTTCTTTTTTGTATATCCTATAGGACATACTCCGCATTCTTCGTTATTTTTTATTAAATCTTTAGGAAGTTTATCCCATACTTCGTATATGTAATTTTCATTGTATTCTTCTGTATGAAGTTTTTCCATGAATTCTTTAATGCCCATACAAGGAATAATGCCAGCCATTTTACCGCTTCCCCAATTACCTTGCTGATTCATGCTGTATGCTACTGCAAACATTTCATCAGTAATATTTGGTTCAATTCTTTTATAGCAAGCATGGTAGAACTTTTTAACATATTCCCAGTTTTGGTCTTTGAATACCGGATTTCTTGCAACGGTTTCTATGTAGTATGAGTAAAGATTAAGCATACATTCAAGAGTCCATTGGTCAATATAACCATTGAAAGGTTGAACTTTTTTAGCTTCTTTAATTGCGTAAATCATATTATCTGTCCAACCGCAGAATGACTGGTCAAATGCATATTGGCAATTGTTGATTCTAGTGATAGAATCTACTTTTTCGTGCCAGTAATATACAGTTTCATTTATCCAATGAACTTTTTCTTTGTCGTTACTACATAATAAACGTACCCATGTATTAAAGCCTGTATCTTCATTCGCCCTTGTATTGTTAAAATGTATTTTGTATTTTTCAATAAATTCTCTTTTATAGATTTTGCCAAACATCCATACCATATCATTCGTATGTGGAACCATTTGTAAGTTCTCATGTAATTCCATGAATGTACCTACGCAACATTGAATGCTTGGGTCAAGAGTAATTCCTTTTCTAAGTATCTCTAATGCTAATGCACCTGAAAAAGTATCATCAGCATCAATACAGGTAAAGTATTGATTACTTGTATTGTCAATACCATACTGTCTTGCTAATCCCGGACCGCCATTTTCTGTCATCTTAATTTCTCTGATTTTCATGTACGGAGAATACAAATTTACAACTTCTTGATAATCTCCGTTAGGGCAACAATCGTTTACGATAGTTACCTCTAAGTCATCAAGGATAGATTGACAGGCAATAGAAGCAATGGTTTTTATTATTGTCTTTTGTGCTTTATAAGCCGGAATAATAATGTCTATTTTGTTGTTATTGTTAGCCATTTTTGTTATATCCTTTCTTATTTATTTTAATGTATTTATTATAACATTATGTTACATTATTGTAAATTATAATATACATAGAAATTATATGTTGCATTATAATATCCATTGGTTGTGTATGTCCAATTTATTTGTGTTCCAAAAGCATAGTTTGAATTATTATATAACATCTTATTTATTGAATTACTAGCAGAATTTTTTGGAACAAAAATATTTTTTTTGACTGAATTGTTCATACCAGCAAAAGCGTTATTTAAAAATCTAGGTGCATTAATATTTGTTGTATATAAACTAATATCTGTTATATTTGTACAGTTACGAAAAGTATTTTGCAAATCAGAAACATTTTTAGGTACAATAATATGTTGATGCAAGATTGTGCATCTATTAAAGCAGCTTCCCATATCAATAACACTATCAGGTATAACAACAGGTTGGTCAAAATTTGTGCAACCATTAAAGAGACTATCTATAAATGTAACTCCATTAGGTATAGCGACAGGTTGATTGAAATTTGCACATGTTGAAAAAGTATAGCCCATATTTGTTACACTATTAGGTATATTTATAGGATAGTTAAAACTTGTTCCTGAAAATGTAGCAAACATATCAGTTACGCTATTTGGTATTTCTATCGGTTGATTGAAATTTCTACAACTTTCAAAAAGAGAACCGATATTTGTAGCTCCATCAGGTATAGTTATAGGCTGATTGAAAGGAGTACTTGAAAAGAGCCCCTTCATATTTGTTACACTATTAGGTATATTTATAGGATAGTTAAAACTTGTTTCTCTAAAAAGCTGGAATACACTTGTTACTCCATTAGGTATAGTAACGGGTTGATTAAATTTTGTACTTTTTGTAAATACTGATTCTAAAGCTGTCACGCCCTCAGGAAATGTTATGAACTGATTGAAGCTTTTACAATTGTAAAAAGTGTTACTCATAGTAAACGGATGAGACACTGCTGTAGGCATGTTTACTGGCTGATTGAAATTTACACAGTTATTAAAAGTGTTATCCATTGTGATAATTGTATCAGGTATAGTAACTGGTTGATTGAAATTTATACAATTATGAAAAGTGTTATCCATTCGTGCAACATTATTAGATATAGTTATTGGCTGATTTAACAATTTACAGTTCCAAGCCATATAACTAATATCAGTGATTTCATCAGGGATAGTTAATGACTGGTTAAAAACATTACAGTTTGCAAAAATATAACGTAAAGAATTATTATATGCCTTGAAAGCAAATAAATTTACAGGTCGGTTAAAGTTAACAGGGAAAAAGTTAGCATCAAATCTGTAACTTATATTTTTATTATTAACAGTTGAAGGTAAATTTTCACAATTAATTATCGTTGTTGTTGTTTTATAGATAACATATTCATTATTATAAGTATAAGCATCATACGTATTACCTACAAGAGAAATATAATTTGGATGGTTATACATTCGTTTACATGTTATATTATATGCCTTAGTGTTTGGAAAACATCTAAGATTGACGTTAGTATAACCGTTAACAGTGCCTAACCAACCAATTCTATTAATAGTAATAGACTTTGTTAAATTGGTACATCCATTAAAAGCATTACTTAGATTAGTTACATTTTCATGAACACTAACTATTTGATTAAAACTAGTACAATTATCACATAAGCCAGCTATATTGGTTACACCATTTGGAATAGTAATAGGTTGATTAAAGGATGCACATCTTGTAAATGCTCCTGCCATATCAGTTACACTATTTGGTATATTTATCGGCTGATTGAAACTTGTACAATCACAAAAAGCAGCACCCATATTAGTTATATTTTCAGATAATGTAATAGGTTGGTTTAAATTTGTACAACGCCGGAATGTATTTGATATTGACGTTACGCTATTTGGCATTTCTATCGGTTGATTGAAATTTGTACAGCCATAAAAAGTGTAATCCATCTGTGTAACCCCATCAGGAATAGTAACAGGATGGTTAAAATTTGTACAACCATTGTATAAATTGCTCATATTATTATTATAAAATTGTACGCCATTTTCAAATGTAGCCGCAGTCATTGTTGCATGTGTAAAAAATCCCATTGTATTTTACCTCCTTTTATACTTCTTCTACATTAATTACTGTAGGGTAGTTTCCTAATGTAGCTGGAATTACTACATCATAATTACCATTATTAGCATACCAAGTTGAGTAATTTACTGATGTTACTTCGACAGTTTTATTTTCTTCATCTACCGCATATGTGTAATATTGAAGATTGGAATCAGTTTCATCAAAAGTTACAGGTTCGGTTATTCCACCAGAAGTACCGCCTTCAGAATCACCATTATTACCACCAGAAGTACCACCCTCAGAATCGTCATTGCTGCCATCATCTGTTTCAACTTCAAAAAGACATATCTGTTGAAAATACGTATTGCTTTTTATTTTATCTATTAGTTGTTCTTTGAGAGTTGCCATTAGAATTACCTCCTTAGTTTTGTTTATAATATTTAATATACCGTTAAAAATAATAAATGGTATGTTACAATACGACAATATTATCTACTTCTGTACTTAATGCAAATCTTTCAAACCATCTACATGATTGATTTACATATAAAGCTTTTTGATTATTAATCCAGTATTCAAGATTCTGGATATTTAAAATATTTTCAGAAGTATTCATTATAACTTGCGTTAATTTGTCTACAAGAATATCTTCGCCAACTTCAAGTGTATTAATATAGTCAGCTAGGTTACTTTGTACTTCGTATTTAATAGTCTGAGCATCTGCATCAGATATATTATCTTTTAAGTACAGTTTATATTTAAACTTAACGTATGTAAGTGTAGGTGTTACAACTTTGAATTTGATACCATACCCTACTGTTTCGCTTATTTTATTTGTTACAGCGTCATTAACAGTATCAGCATCGTATCCAGTTTCTATAATAACAATAACAGTGAAAGTGCCTGTACCCATTGCATAAGGCTTAAGTTTAACATCATATACACCTTCTGTTGTTAAGGCTGCTAATCTAACAGCGGTTTCATTGGAAGATGCTAATATTAAACATTGTTGTGAAATTCTATATCTGTAATCGTCATCTGTTTCGCCACTGGTTCTTTTACATTGAAGTAATCCGCCAATAGCATCAAGAGCATTACCATCTGATGTTGACAAAAATGCTCTTAAATGATTTACAGTTAAAACTGTGTAGAATGTTGATAAGTTTTTATTTATGATGCTAAGGAACAATCTTGCTATAGTTCCCGGACTATCACTAAACCCTATATTGGTTAATTCTTTTAATGATTCTGTTTGTAGTTCATCAAAAGTTTTTGTATTAAGAACTATCATATTATTTCTCCTTTACCATCCAAATTTTACTTTTACGCCTTTGATTAAATCAAGTTCTATCGTAAGTTCTACAGCTTTTTCGCCAAACTCATCATTGGTGTATGTTTTTAAATAAACTGAATATATTAAATGAGTAGAATTTCTTATATTAGCTGTTACTAATATATCATCTTGATTCCATAAATTATCATAAGTTAATACATTAGTAATTCTATTTTTACCAGCTTCTATTACACTTTCTTTTATAGCACTGCCAACTAACCCTTCTAAGTCTGCTCCTACATGGTCATAAAACCAGCCATTGGCAACAGATTTGATTCTGGTATAGGCTAATTGTATTTTCAACTCATCATCAGTAACTTTATTTATTTCATGTTGCTGATTAACAACAAGCTCACCTGATTCGTCTATATTAAAATCAAATCCTGCCATATTAGTTACCTACTACTTTCCCATTTATTTTGAATGTACCATACAGTTCTATACTTTTGGAATTAGGAGATATACGAATACCAGTATTATTATCTACGAATATATCTATATCTCCGTTGTCTTTGAATTTGACTGTTGAATTATTTTTTATATTTGTAATACCATCTTCTGAGGCTTTATATTTATCTATTTCCATTAACATTTTTCTAACTGTTAACATAGCATCAGTATTTACATAATCACCAATAGGTGTTGAGTATTTATCCATTATAGAGTCATTAAAATAATCATTTACCATAGGAGTAATTTGAATAGATTCAATATCCAAATCATTTATATTACTATCTATAATATACGCTCCTTGGTCAGAATTTGTCTTTTTGGAATATACATTATTGTAATATAAGTCGTCATATAAGTTTGTAATGATTGGACATAGTACACTATTAGTGATAAAACTAATCCAACACTTTTGACCAACTACAGGAGTGGCTTGCGTTAAGCCACCCCAGTTAGTCTTGAAAGTTACATTATCTGCTGTCATTATTTCGCCATTGTTAGGATTAGCAAATTTAACAGAGGCTGTATTTTTAACATTATCGTAATAAGTAATTTCTCCTACTGTATCGCCATAATGTATATTGTTATTGTTTTCAATGATTTGTTGAAGTCTATCTCTAATAACGCCCATTGTTTTACTCCTCATATACAGTCTTTTCGTCTTCATCAACAGTTTGTGAATCTGCAATTGTATCAGGTGAAACATTGCTTGAACCAGTTAATAATAATTTTTCTCCTGATAAAATAGGAGCGTAAGGTATTCCTTTGTGTCTCATAGGAAGTAATACTACCATGTTATTGTAACTAAGGAAATCTATAATCTTAGTGAGTAATATATCTGCTATTGTACCTACAACAAAACCAACTATAGCAGCGGCTGCGACACCAATTGGTCCACCAACTGCACCTGCTACACCACCAGCTTTTGCACCTAATAGTTTAAGACTTTTAAAACCTCGTTTTCCGAGTGAAATTGAATGCTTAACAATTGATTTACCAATTTTTGATATACTATTGGTTTTGCTTATTGTTTTTTTAATTCCGCTAAAACTCTTTACTGCATATTTAAGATTTTTAAATTCTTTTCCTAAATCTGCCCATTTGATAGCTTTTATACCTCCAATAATTTCTTCACTTTTATCAAAGATTTGATACAGCTTTTTACCTGCTGTTCCAACAAGAAGCAATGTATCTATATTTCGTATACTTGTCATTAAGAATAATGACCAACTAAAAGTATTAAGATAATTAGCAAGTAATTCTACATTATCTTTTATTACTTTTTTAACAGAAGCACGGTAAGCAAAAGCCTCACATAACGAAGTCATATTAGCTAAATTGACATTAGCGTTTGAAGCCGCTTCTGTATTAAGTGCTATCATACCCGGAACAACAGTTGTTACAAAACCAGTTCTTGCACTCAAGGTATGCGTAACAGTTCTTGCGACACATAAGCCAGTAAGTTCATTATATCTATCATTTACATACATATAATCGTCTGGTTCTATACCTGCATCACCAAGAAGCATTAAATCGCCCTGATATGCCTTTTGCCAGTTCCACAATAACTGAGTTACACCTACACGGATAGCCGCTTGCTTACCTACATCAAAGCCACCGAGCTCCCATAATATATCAGGACCTATCCAGTTTTGTACTATTGAAGAGTCGAATATCTTAGTACTTTGTAATGAGTTACTAACGGTTTTGTCTGAATATATGGTAGGTGATGCTTTTACTGTTTTACCAAGAGTATACATTACAATATTATTTGTGTATACATCTCTTGAAGAAGTTACCATTTGGTTATCTATAATTTCTGTTAAACTATCTATGAAGTGACATTGAGCAAATGCTTTAGCTTCTTCATAGATTTCACCATTTATCATATTATATCTGTACTTTGCAAGATACCACGGTAAGCCGAAGAATAATCTTGATTCGAATTGATGGTACATTGGCATACCGAGGAATTCTGGGGCATTCATTACAGCCATCTGAATTGCATCCCATGGTGTCTTATTGTATTTATTAAATACCATGTTCTTTTCGCCATCAAACGTTGGAGCTGCTGGATTATACATTGCTAATGAACCTCTGTAGACTTCTTGACCAATTAATCCCCAGTTAGTTCCTGCTCTGTAAATATTTTTATTTAAATCGTATTGTACTTCGTTCCAAGATTTAATTAATCCATCACCGAGTTTTTTACCGCCTGCTACTATAACTTCTCCAGCAGTAGTGACAAAATTTACAACTCCGTCAACAATTGTTGCTCCGAGCACTACGACTTCTTTTGTTATTGGTATACCATTTTCTGTATATGTTGTTTCAATAGTTGAACCTTGCACTACACCTGCTAAGTTTGAACTCCAACCACCAAAGAATTCTATTTTTTCACTAAAGTATAAACCAAAGTGTTCGATACCAAATTTATTTGGCTCACCCCAGTTTTTGCTTACTTTAGCCAGCCATGATTGTCTTGCACTTAATATATCCATACATAAGTTAGAAGACTCTTTGTTGGTTGAATCTTTTGGACTATCAGAAGTAATAGAATTGACAAGTTCTACACCATCAGATACACATACAAACTGTACGATGTCACCTAATTGTAAATCGCTTATATAACCATTCATTACAATTGGGAGTCCCAATGGGTCAGAGCCATAGCCCATACGTAAATGCATACGGCATCCTGCTCTTACAACCATTGAATCATAAATGATATTCTTTTGTTCTATTAAAGTTTTAGTAAGCTTTGGACCAATACCCGGAAGCATACCGAACTGGTTATACAATAAAAGTTGGAATTTACTATAGCCGTCATCTGTTGATGTAACCAAATTGCCATTATTGTCCATAGTCGGACTGTAATAAAAAGAATTTGGTGGTAATGTATCGAGATTACCATAAGAATTAGTAACAGTAATAGTGGCTGTGTTTACAGGAGAATCATTATTACTTACTACTTGTATATCAACAAGTGAACGTAACATATAATAATTTGCCCATAATTTTTTACCATTTAACCAGTTACCGTCTTCGTCAACAATACTGAAAAGATAAGTAGGGAATGCTTTTATTAAGCGTCCTTTACCGGAGAACTCACATTGGTTAACAAATGAGCTCATCAATCTTTGAGTATTTGTATTATAGTTATTCCTATATCTTTCTTCTTGATTTTGTAACCCTTTACCTTCTAATATGCCACTTACAATTCCGCCATCTTCATCCATTTCTGATGTCTTTATTATTACTGGCTTACCGAATCTTTTAATTTTATCGCTAGTTAATTCTGTAACTCCTGTGCTAGTTGTTTTAATAACTTCTGTAACAGGTTCTGTTATTGAATTAACGTTATTATTGTCATCTACAAGAATATATTTTTTATCTAAAGATTTAGCAAACTTTTCTCCCCAGAATATAAAGTCACCTATTGTACCAGCTTCATCGTACACTTTGTCACAAACTGTTCTATCTGAAAAAGGAGAATTTGGACCCATGTAAAATCTCAATTGTTTTTCGTATGCTTTTTTGCCATTGCAAAACACATCTTTAACCATTATATGTGCAGAACTATTTGTAGATAATAATTCTTTGCTTGCTCCATTAAAAATAACGTTAGCTAAAACTTGATTAATTGTGCCGTATTTCTTAGATGTAAACATGTCGTATATTAACTGAGCTAAAGCTAATTGTATTCTTTGAGAAGTAGTAGAATTACCCATTTGAATATTAGCTACAACTCTAGCAATAGAGTCTATTTCTGAATTTGTAATGTAAAGATTATCGGAACCATTGATAGTACTAATCTCGCAAGAAGATGCGGCAACTTTTGTTTCAGGAATAGTTACTTGTTGTTTTATTGGTGCTACATATTCTTTTAATTTTGGAACCTCTAATACTCTTCTATATTTGGAATATTTTGCAGATGGGACTGATTCCATACATACTCCATAGGCTTTGCCTTTGGCATGTATAATTTTGTTATCACCTATATATATTGCAATATGCCCAAAATCTGTTCCTTTTTCATAATTATAAACATGCAATAAATCACCCGGGCTGGCGTGTGCTATTAATTCATCTATCTTCGTAGGGTCGTTAACTGCATGTTTTACTCTAAATTTACCTTTTGTAATTAGTGTACCTATTTCCGAAGTTGTCATAGCGTTTCTTTCTTCAAGAGTTAGTACAGTTAATTCATATAATAATTGTGCAACTAATCCAGAGCAATCGTATGACCCTTTAGGAAAATCTTTTGATGTTTGTCCATGTCTATAATCCATGCTATAACCTTTTCCTACAGCATTAAATGCTTTTGCTATAAATTGCTCGCTGAGAGTTTTTACACCTTCGGTTGTTGTCTGTTCATCATAAGCCATTGATTCTACTTCATTACCAATATCAGCTATTGTAGTAGTTATCACTGTTGATTGTGGGTCTTTACGATAATGCAAATACTTTTCTTCAATACGGTCTTCTTCTGTTTCTTTCATCATCTTTACTATTGTTTCAGGATAAAATACATAAAAGTCTGGGTCAACATAACCTTCGTAGATATTATTCTCTAAAATGTCTGCTACGTTAGTTACAAAGCCATTAACATCTACCTGAAGGTTTGATATAGTTGTTATTCCACGCAACATATGTTGTGGCGTTCTAGGATACTTATCTATTGGATACTCTTCTAATAGAGAACCGTCTTTATAATAATGTGTTTGTCTGAATCGTTTTATCTTTTTAATTACTTCATCTACTTCTTTATAGGTAGGAAGTTTTAAATCTGGATAAAGTTCAGTGCTTCTTCTAATTTTGTCTTCAACGATAAGGTCTTGTTTTATCTTTTCCTGTAAACCTTTAGGTGATTGAGTAATGGCATTTTTTTCTGTACCTTTAGTACCATTAATATCATTGCTTGTAGCTTCAAATGGGTTTACACCAAATATACCTTCACGCTCTTTTTGGTATATATCAAAAGAAATACAGTTTATTTGGCACACAAACAGGTCAGGAAAATCTGGCACTGTATGTGTTGTGACATTATCAATAACAACAAATTTAGAACCGAATAATTCAGTAAGTTCGGAATCTATTTTAATAAAGCCTAAACTAGAGCAATCTCTATTGTTCTTTATTAACATATTATTTTGTATACTACACTGCTCTAAAGCATGAATTACACCTTCATCTGTTGTTTCAAGTGTAATATTAAACATGGTATCCATGCCGCCCATATATTGAACAGTTGGATGCAAATGTTCTGCCATTTGTATATTCGTAATCATGTTAGAATATCCACACTGAAATGAAGTAATAATTACATTGTCTTCTTCACTATCTAATTGTACGATAAAATTACTTGGATGTTCTTCAGACGGATTTGTTACATGCCACTTCCCGTTTTCGTCTGTATATAAAACTTTTTTATCTTGAACTATATCATAGAAACTAAAATCTAATTTTTTTCCTGTGTATTTGTAATTATATTCATCTTTGCTATTTTTTACATATTCCTCTTTCACTTGATAATCTATATCGTAATCAATGTCGTCTTGGAAAACGGCTTGATTTAAGATACTAATCTTAAATTTATTTAATGTTTTATCAACAGGAATAGACTGTAATTTTCCATATTCATGTGTTTCTGTTAATTGTCTTTGATAATAGAATCTAAATAAATCCCAGTCTATAAAATACTTAAACATTCTTGTATGTGATTCAAGGTAAGGATATAAATCCACTTCCTGTAATGTAAGATTGGCAATTAACATATCAGGAAAGCCTTCTACTGTACTACAGATAATGGATTGTAAAGCTACAGTATGAATGTTATAAGTATTATTAATTGTAAAGTTTTCTATAGGAAGGAAAGGAGTACATTTGAATTGAGCCAGTAATTGTCTTAATCCGTCAACATAATAATATCCTTCTGGTCCTTCAACTCTATATCCGTTAATTTGGTTATAACTATGAAAAACTAATTCGATATTAATAGTTCTTTTGGAGTAACCAGCTTTTGTTTTCTGAGTATTTTCTTGTCTTAATGTCACCAATTCTTGACTAGTTGACTCGGACATAATAGATATAGCTTGCGGAGGAATAATAAAAGTACAGTCACCTAATGTAAGATTGTACATTGTATTAAACATTCTATGTTCGTAATCTATGTAATTTTCCTTAATGATAGGGTCAACTCGTCTAGTTTTGCTAACTTTAACGAATTCATCCATCATAGCGGAAGCAGCCTCTTCGTCAATTTTGAGGAAACCTTCTTCATCAAAATACAAATCATCTATAGCTTTTTGTTGTTCTTCGGCAGCTTGTTGATTTTTATTTGCCTCTGATTCTTCTATAGAGTCTTTAATTTTATTTCCTATCCAATCTCCTATTAATGCTCCGACATAACCAGCAGAGTCGTTATAATCATTTGGGTTTGGCGTTGGCATTTTTACCCCTCCTTATAGTATTACGGGGCTTGTTACAGCCCCGTTTTACTTATACTAATTCTGAAAATTTTCTTTCAAGCCAGTTATTACTTACTTGACTTCTATCATCTTGAATATTGATATTAGTATCTCCGTTTGTTTGACTGGATAACTGTCTAGCAACATTCATTTGGTTTATAATATCTTTAGATTTAGCAGACATTTTAAATTGCGTTCCACTAGTAGGGTCTGTGTATACTACCTTTTTGCCAGTTGAAGCTGGGGCTCTTAAAGTGTCATTATTGATTGGACCAGATGCTTCTTTTTGTTCAAGTTCTGGCGATAAAGGTGAACTACCTCCAGTTAGCATTTCATTTGCAAGACCGAGTGCTGCAAGTCCCATTAAGACTTTACCCGGTTTGGTTTTGATAAAATCTTTGGCAAAGTTTTTAGCATCACCTAAGGTCTTATTTATCATGCCGCCTGCTTTTTTAACAGCTTCTTTCTTACCTTTGGCATTCATGCCTTCTTCGGTAGCTTTAGTGCCTTCTTCCACAATTTTTTCATTTATCTGCTTTGTTAAATTCATTATATCTTTTTCTCTTGCACCTTGCAAGCCATTGTTATCATTAGGGGAATAATCTTTAAGGTATTCTCTAAGTTTAGATTTAGTTTGTTCAACAGCGTATTTATCAAAAGCATCAGCGTCATCAGGAGTTATATAATCCATAACTTCTTTTACGTCTTCACTAGATAAATCCGAAAAGCTTCTACCAAACAAACTATTACATGTGTTAAAACCAACACGCATATCATCAGAACCATCCCAACCGAAAACTTTATCTATATCACTAGTGGTAGTAAATTTCATACCTCTTTGTAATGATTTGATATAAGCTTCATTTTCGCTTCTGTATAATCCAAGAGTTTTTTCGGCATTATTATTTCCGTCTAAGTCTAATCCTGCTTTTCGTAAGTCTATTATTCTTTCATCGTAGCCATCAAATATAGAACTATCTAAGGCTTTTTTATTTGCTAAGTATTCTCTGTATTCATCGGTATCGCCATTTAATCTTCCCAATCCTACAGTATTAGCTACTTGTTTAATTCTTTCACTAAAGATATCAGATGTTGAAGTTTTTTTACCTTTGCTTCTTTCAATAATATCTCTATTGATTTCCGCAAGCATATTGTTTATATAAGTTCTATCTTTAAATGCTTGTCTGCCAGCTTCACTTTGATACATAGCATTATCTCTGATGAATTCCATTTGATTAATGAATTCTTCAAAGTCACTATCAGACACCATATTTAAGTATTTATTGATGCTTCTGCTGGTTTGTTTTCCTAAAGTACTAGTGGCATCAGAATAATCATATGCTTCATCACCTCTAATGTATTTAGTTGCAAACTTACTAGTTCTTTGTGCGACCACTCTTCCAGATACATCTTTTTTAAATCTAGTCATGTCGGACATACTAGCAATACTCATTGCTTCATAGTCTCCGAATTTTTCTTGTAGTATAGATTGCATTTGAGCATTTGAACTTGCTTTTATTGTATGTTTTCTTCCCCATACAGGAGCTCCATTTTTGGTAGTACCTGTACTCAAGTTAAAGGTTTCAAAGCTTACCGAATACTCTCCACCTTTTCTTCTTAAATCATTTGTCTGTTTATAGAGTACAATATCTCCATCTTCATCACTAATATATATTTGGTCACGTTTTAATTCTTGCAGAGTGTCATTATGGTAATACCCCATATTGAAAGCTAAATCTAAATCCCTTAATGCATCATCAACTGCTCGTCTTGCTGTAGTAGTTACATAGCCGTCTGCATCGAATTCTGCAAATTTTGCTACCATATCTTCTACAAAACTAACTGCACCTTCGGTACTATCTGATGTAAGAAGACTACTTCTTAATTTTAATTTATCCCAGAACTTTCTGAATACTGATAAATTTGCGGCTTTACCGAGCACTTCCATATATTCTTCTACTGGAACTTCTCCGCTATATTTTATATGACCAACGGATTCTTGTACTGCTTTTAAACCTTGTTGAGTATGCTTTCCGCCTTTAAATACATCATTCATACCAGATGTAAATAAATCAGCTCTGAATATTTCTTCAGCACTTTTAATATGCTTAACACTAATAAAGCTTTGCTCTGTTTCTGGCATAAATCCTGTTTTATTAACATGCATTGCTCTTTTTATATCTTGCAATTCGTACAATAAATCTTTATCACCTTTTTCAAGTGCATAATTTATAGATTCCTCTAAAGCTCTATTAAATCTGTATACAGTATTACTTACTGTACCGATATTAGGTTTTGTGGCTCTTACTTTGGTAGCTGCGTTAATAACATCTTCATTTTTTAACATGTTACCATGTTTTTTCTCCCAAGCATTATATAATTGTTCAACAACTTCATCGTCCATATCTGACACATCGTATCCAATGAATTCGTCAAGACCAATTTCAGTAAGTAATTCATTTCTTTTGTTTTTTGACAAATACCCATCTACCATAGCAGCTTTATATTGCAATGTTTCCCCGATTGCATCTGCTGTTCTTAAATAATTTCCGTCACTTGTAGTACCTCGTTTTTCCATTTTGCTTACAGTGTCTTCTATTAAATCATGCATTTCCTTATTTGACTTAGAGGCGTATACTGTGCCATCTCTATCTATAAATTCTGTGAACACTTGTTGTTCATAGTTTTTACTAAGAGCACTATAAAATTTCCTATCTCTTTTGTTTACCACAAGACCGTTTTTATCAAGATAAGCTTTTACAACTAAGTTATCGCCGTCAAAGTCACCAGCTTCTCTGTCAATTAATGTTGGTGTTACTCTTATGTCATCTCTCTTAAGAAATCTATTGTATCTTAAGATGACATCATTAACAGTACCTTCGTTATTGGTAGGGTATCTTGCCGACTTTGCAAATGTTCCGACTGTAGCAAAATAATCTTTTGCCAATACGTCAAAACTATCACTAATAGCATCTCTTTCCTTTGCTAAAGCTTCGAACATTCCAGCGATTTGACTTGATTTAATTTTTTGTCCTGTTAAGGTTTCAAATATGCTAATAAAGCTTTGTTTGGATTTTTTATCTCCAACACCTCTATTAAGTATACTGTTTACTTGATTAAACAATTTTTCACTCTCTAAAGCTTTTCGATAATATCGTATTTTATTGCTATCAATAATAGCTCTAGCATAATCTTCATCAAAGAAGCCGTGTTCCATCTCTTTGATGAGAGGTCTATAGTTTTCCATATTAAAGAACAAGTCTTTACCTGTTTTTCGGAAATCTATACCGAGCTTTTTGAAGCCCTCTTCACCCATTTCAACTATATCATCATAGTATAATTTTCCGTTTCTTATGGTAGTATATCTACCATCTAAATCTATATTGTTGCTTACTATATTACCATTTTTATCGTATTCAACAAAACCTGATGCAATTTCACTTAATATTTGTTGTCTATAAGTGTCACTGGTTGCCGAAGCCCATTCTTTATAATTACTGCTCATTCCAGAAACTACAGGCATTACAGATGCTTCAGCATGACCATATAATGAGTTTTTCATTGATATCTTCAGCGTTCTCTGATATGCAAATGATGTTTTATCTTCTGTATTTAAATCATTTGCAAAAGCTCTATACATTTTCTGTATTTTTTCATTAAGGTCTTTTTCGCTTTGTTCAATACCCTTATTCCTGCCGTATGTTTTGAGTTCATTTATAACATCATTAATGATTCTAGGTGTTTTTGTATACTGAGCTTCGCCTTCAAAAGGAGTAATATCATATAATGGGATAAGAAGTTGTTTTACCTTTTTAGAAACAACCTTTCCATTTTTCTTATCCGAGAAATTACTAAAGGAAATACCATCTGGTAATGCAACTCTTAATACTGATATATCGTCAATATTCTTTCCTTGTTGTCTAGCTAAGGCTCTTAATTGGTCACTATATTGTGTTCCTTTTCCATCAACTACTTTAAATATGCCAACTTTCATTAATTCATCAGCATCGCTTCCAGCTGGAATTAAATTTATTTGGTCTAATTTTAAATCAAGTATAATATTTGCGTTTGCTAATTTTTCTGGGGAGCCCATATATTCTGCGGCAGCTATTATACCTTCATTTGTCTTTTTAGCACTTGCAAATCTTTTACCGCCAACGGTGCTTGCATCAGTTGCCTCATCCCATATTCTTTTGTTAACATATTGTGAAGTAGACATATAGCGTCCATTAACTTCAATAGCATTTAAGTTTTCGAAGTCACTGAGGTCTGCGTTATATTCATCAATATCTTCTAAGAATTTTGTACCAGCTGATAACTCTACCCTTGGGTCTATTTTCATTTCGCCACCCATGGATTCGTTATTTACGCCTCGTGTAACACCTATTCTTGCAATACCGCTTCTTTCTGATTCTGCAATATCGTTTGTTATTCTAGACCATAATGCTTGGAAAGGACCTTCTTTTTCTGCTCTTTTAGCGATTTCACTAACAACACTCATTATTTGAGTTCTTGCTCCACCCTTTCCAAGAGCAGATTCATCGTAAAAGAATCTGCCTTCATCATAGATAATTTTCATACCATTAGAGTCGGCATTATGGAACATTCTTGTTATTTGTCCAGCTAATTCTTTTCCTTTAGCTTTGCCACCTTTTACTTTATATAAATCTTCTATTTCATTTTGAACAGCATTGAAGATTCTATTCATGTAATTTCCATAAGTTATACTACCAGTACCATGCTTTATTAAGGACATGTCTGTACCAATAGCTACGCCTTTACCAAGTATTTCATCGTATACAGCATCCGAAATTACTCTGAATACGTCTTTTGCTTCTGATTGGCTGATGCCTGTTTGATTAAGCAGATATCTAAATCTATCAAAAGAAGTAGAAGTATCGAATTCAGACATTGCCATTGTCATCTTTTCGTTATACATGAATAACTTAACAGATTCTGTACCCTGTCTATCTTCTATTAAGTGAGCTTTGCCAGTAGTAAAGAAGTTATCAAGTTCATTTATATCAATAGTACCAGTTGGACCACTATAAGTGATATTTCTTTCATCACCTAATCTGAAAGTCATACCTGATTCAATATGCCCTGAGGCGAATAAATCTGCGTATCTTCTTCTTAAAACAGCAAGGTCTTCTTTGCCTACGGCATTAATTTTTGCAGTAACTAAGTTAGGACTATTAAATAATGAAAGGTCAAGTAAAGTATCTCTACCAAATGCTCTTGATTCATATGTATTAGCCTTCATCTTAGCAACGTTAAATACTTCTCGAATTAATTGTTTACTAACAGATTCGTCATGTATCTGGAATTTTCCAGTCTTAAGTGTATTCTGATATAATTCTCTAAAGATATTATCAAAATTATTTTCACTTTCAATATCTTGAATTTTTGCAAGTAATTCTGTAGGTGATATTTGTTTAACATTTAAAGTAACTCCTGTTTCTAAGTCACCATAATTGATACCATCATATACCTTATAATCACTTAACGCTGCTCTACGTTGTTGTTCTTGAATTGGCATAATATCATAACCAAATCTCATTTGCAGTTTCTTTGCTGTTTCTTCACTTATTTCTCTTTTAGCGTCAGCAACAATATAATGTTGAGAACCGCCTACCTGATTACCAGTAGGACGAATATTTGTATCAGTAGAAGCGAATTGGTTAAACATAAAAACATCATTTAATCCTATACGCTTCTTATCATATACTGCTTTTTCTTTTAATAACTGAGATATATTTTCTCTATTGTTTGCGATAAAGTTTATTGATTGCATAGTACGCTTTGGTAATTCGTATCTTTTAGCAACGTCTTGAAGATAATCAAGAATTGTAAAATTAGCCTTATTAGCAAAACTACCTTGTTCAGCACTCATTGGAGTATTCATTAAATGCTTATAGAAAAACTCATCAAATGCTATACTTACACTCTGTCCTTCTCGTGCTTTTTTAAGCATGGAATCTAATGCTACTACTGTGTCATTTGTTTGTATACCAGAAAGACTTGCCAATGCTCTAACGCCTTCAAGTCTGTCATTTTTAGCTATAGTGCCAGCAACATTTAAGTTTTTCTGAGCATTAAGATAATCAGCTTTGGCAGCTTCAAGCGTTAATATTTCAAGTGGCTGTATAGCAACTTGTGATGACAGGTAAGTATCAGACACTGATGGTGCTAAAACTTTTTTCCATCCATCTGCTGTCGGTAATGCCTGATAACCAACTGGACCCGGAGCATCTGTTAATATTCCATTAAGTGCAGTTGAGTATAAACGTGTCATACTAGCATAAGTTTCTTTTGCATTAGAAGGGTCTGTTGTTACATCTATTATGCCCTGTCTTATACGTCTCCAGACTGAACTTATATCGCTTGCTGAATCTGTAAGATATATATCTAAATTTTCAAGACCAGTATCATCTTCATAGTAGTTTCCCAGACTGAACTGAGAAACTTTCTGGAAGCCTCTATCACCTACACTTATTGTGTTCATGGAATGATTAGCTTTTTGACCATTAATATCTGTATAGGTCATTGAATCTGTTGCGTTATAAGTATCACCATTGGTTATTATTTCATCTCTATGTATTGCAGGTAATTTAAATACAGCAGAGTAATTATTCTCCTGTATTAAATCTATTTTTTGTTGGAAAGAAAGTTCATCTGATGCCATGGTTTCCATGGTTTTCGCAAGACCAGTTTCATTACCAGTATTAAGATTTACCAAGATAAAAGCATCTTCACCCTTTTTACCAGAATAAGCAAACTGAGTAATAAATCTGGTTTTACCATCTGTTTTTATTTGAGTAAGACCAAATGGTTCTCCTTTTTTGGTTGTACTCTGGAAGAATGTTCTTTCCATTGATTCAACAGCAGCGTCTGTATAGCTAAGGTCATTTTTTAATATTCTGGAAATTTCATTTTTATCCATTGTAATTCTCATGTTTTGTGCATTAGAAACAATACTTTGGATACCATCTTCAAAAGACCTAGCACCACGAAGTCTATCAGAAAACATTTCCCCAGCAGTGTAATCTACAAAATCTCCATCATCCATTTGCACTGTATATTTTGAGGTTCTAGCTTTACGCAAAGAAAGACCGCCAGTTAACTGTTCATTAGTCTTTCTTTGCATGAAATTATACAAATGTCCTGTTCCCTCTAAACTAGTTATTCCACTTTCAACATAATCTCCATATGTCATCATCTTTTTGATAGGTCTTACATATGAATCTTGAATGTGAGTAACAAATGATTCAACAAGCTGGTATTTTTTTATTTCATCAACAGTGGCTACAGAAAACTTACTTATTGCATTAGCCATTGCTTCCTGTTGGTCTTCTGGCAATGCATCTCTCATTTCATTAAGCATGTTTCTAAATACTTTGCTTTTAACACCAGCAGCCTGATTAAGGTCAGCCATTGAGAATGCACTAATAGAAGTATCAATAACGCCTCTACTATATAAATCATTTATGGCTGAGAACATAGCTTCAACGCCATCTACTTCATTACTTCTTTTTGTTTGTCTTAATATAGCTTGTATTGCTTGTCCTCTATGCTCAAAATTGATATGAGTTGCACCATTGCCAAAGTCCATTTCTATATTGAACATATCTCTTTTTGATGCATTAGCGTAATCCATAAAAATATTAGAAGCATAATCTTCATAATTAGTATTACCTAAAGCACCAAAAACACTATCTCTTATTCCACCTGCAATCAAAGTCTTTTGATGGTTGCTAAGGTCTTTACCTTCTACTTGTTCTTCGATATATTCTAAAATTTCAGCTTCATCTTGTATTTTACCAAATACATTTCTGAAATCTCTTAACATACTTGGAGCGATATTTTTGCCTTCTTCGATTCCTAAATCTTTTTCAAGAATAGGAATAATTGTATCATCATACTGTCCTTCGGCAATATCTCTAATAACATTTTCATCTATACTTATTCCTTCAGAAGTAAATGCTGATACGGTATCTTTATATGCTCTATAATATTGATTAAGTCTATCATATCCACCAATATAGGCTTGTTTATCTGTATCATATTCAAGGTTCTGAGGACTAAATAAACTTTCATAATTTCTTCTGGCTTTGTCGGCATCTACTATAGCTTCATTAATATCTAAGTATTCAAGCCTTTTGCCCATATCACTAGCTTTATCGGCAAGAAAAGTATTGCTTATCATTTGTTCTGCTTCTACAGAACTACCAAATGTTTTAATGAATCTATCTTGACTCCCTCTTGCAGCGGATAAAAATTCGACAGCAATACGTCCATCTTCATAACTTCTTACATCGTTGATTTTATAATATCTACCACGCTGTATACCGTAATTATGAAACTTAGTGTGCTTACCTCTTGAAGAAAAATAATCTGAACCATTTTTATCAACGGCAATGGATTCCAATGCATAGAAAACATTCTGGTCAAGCATTGCTTTGATTCTGCCCGGGTTTGTTAATTGATTAGCTTCGCCAACAGCTTTTTCCCAAGCCATCATTTCTGGTAAACTAACACCTTTATAGAAATCTTCAAGTGCTACCAATGCATTAGTAACTTCTGTATCACTGGCAGCATTATGTGCATTAATACTAATACCAAATGCTTGAGCAAGTCCTTCAAGAGAACCTCTTCGGCTTATACCTGTATGTGTTAAGCCACTGTTAATTGCAATATTTTTAGCTAAGCTAATTTCACTATTTCTTGTTGCATATTTGATACCAGAAAGTAAATCTAATACATTATTTTTGCCTAATGCATTAGCATTTTCATTTAATACTTTAGCATTAATATTATCTTTATCTACCTTGAAAGCGGCTCTATATACAGGAATATCAAATGCGTTACTATTAAAGCCTAAAATAAAAGTATTTTCTGTTCTGGATGCATCTGCAAAATATCCTGAAATTCTTCCTCTTAAAGTGTCACCTTTTTTAGTTGTTACAGCAGTATCTAATGTTTGAACCTTAAAACCTTTAGAGACAAACTCTTTTTGTTTTCTTTTATATGCGTCTAAATCTATAAATTCAAAACCTGCATCACCTAATATAGTTCCATAATCTTCTGCTGATATTCCGCCAAGTATTGCAAGATTAGTAAGACCATCAGAAACTGCTTGCCGACTAAAGCCATTGGAATCGGCAAGCTGTTTAACAGTTACAAGTTTATTTTTGGAGATTCCTGAAATGCTAGACATTTGAAATACATCATCAAAAGACCCTGCGTATCTTGAAAGTCTTTCTAAGTCACTTTCAAGCCCAGTTCTATTTTTATAATCAAGGTTAAGGGCGTTAATTCCGCCCCCCTTGAAAACAGGATATATTTGTTTAGCAAGTCTTTCAAATTGTCCTTTATTAATACCGAGAGCAATAGAATGAGAGCCAACAACTTTCGGACCGCCTTTTCTCAAAAGGGTTTCTGTAAAGCCTATTTCTGTGATATTACCGTCATACGCATGTGCATTACGCATTCCTATTGTTTCAAAGTCAAGAGCGAGAAGTCTTGTTTCAAGTCCTTCGCTACGAGTTTTTAAAACAGATTCATGTAATGCTCTCCATTGTTTTTGCTGAACTGAAAAATCGTAGTCATAATCGCCGTATACACTTTTATCGACAAAGACACTTTCAGCTATACTTTCAGCACTGTCGAATACCGATAAATTGCCCAGCATATGTTCACTATAATCAGTTTCACCTGTATAAGGATGAACATATGGAGTGTCCATTTGGGTATAAGCCAATTTAGTATTACTCCAGTTTTTTCTTTGTATGTCTGCGAAATAAGGCATTACAGTTTCCCCCTTAATAATTCAAATTGTAAATAGCGGATTCTATTTCATCTCTGCTATCTTGATATATATTCAATGTATTTTTATTACCTCTGGCATTATCATATGCCATTACAGTTACATCGTGATACCCCGTCCTACCAAGGATAGCTTGTAATTTTAATTGTACCACACCCCTAGAGTTTTGTGAATGGATTTTAGGAACTGGAATATTAACTTGATTAGCTGCTTCTATCTGGTCATCCCATAAATCAAATTCGCCCATATCCAGTTTGTTGTTGTGTACTAATTTTACTTTTACGTTTTCTAAATCAACATCTTCATCCCAACCTATCCAGTTTGAATCTGGTAAGCCGTGAGTCTGGAAGTACTCTTGAAGTGTAGGTTTTTCATCTACTTTCATTCCCCATGCCTGTTGTAAACCTCTCTTAAGATAGTCAGGGGCAATTCTAAGAATTTCGTCTTTCTCTTCTTCAGGTGCATCGACAAAGTATTTAAAGTATTGCCTTTCTTTCTTAGGAAGAGCCTTCATAAGGTTATTTAATGGGTCTTCCGGTTCATATCCATACATGGTTTGGTCTGCTTGTTGTTTATAACTTATAGCTTTTATTACATTTTCAGGCAAACGCTGTATTTCACGGTCTGATTGTATTCTCTTAAGTTCTTGATTTACTGTTCTTATAATGCTTTTTGAATCAGCATTTATATCAAGACCTTCAGGAGCTCCGTATTTAAAGTTAAATTGTTTTCTATGTTTGTAATCTAATTTAACCGTTTTCTTGAATGCTTCTAATTCTCGGGTTCTATTTTTATTATATATACCTTGTATTTGTTTTTCATTAACCATACTATCAATATTTATATGGTCTTCTTTAAGGGCTTTCTTTTTGTACTTTTCATATAATCCCATATTCTTTACATATTTTAATGTATCAAAATACTCGTTTAATTCAGCTTGTTTTTCTCTTCTTTCTGGTATCCAATCACTTTCTCTGTCTTTCTGTGTGTAAGCATAAGTACCACCGAATAAACCAATAGCACCGCCTACGAAACCAGATGTTAATCTACCGTATTTAGAATTACCAAATAACGAGCCTAAGAAACCACCTAATACTGTTGCAGTAACTATTCCTTCTGGACCTGTGTTACCATGTCTGATAACTTTATCTATCATCTCAGGACCCAGATAATCTTTAATAGGGTTATTCCAAGATTGGAAGTCTTTGCCGTATACTTCTCTATCTCTATATTGTTCATATGGAGATTTTACTTGGAAGAACTTATTACCTACGAAAGGAATTTGCCCTACAGCGTGTGTGATTCTTTCCATAGCTGAGCCAACTGCTATTTCATTTTTAGTATATTTTGCATGGATAGCAGCTGGACCATCATCTTCTTTTTCTTTTGCTAAACCTTTATTAAGCATTGTTTGGTTAACATTTCTACCATCAGAATAAACAACTGCTTGAATAGATTTAGTTGAATCAGAACCGTATTTATTAGCATCATCTGCATCATATGCAATGGTAATTGATTTACCTCGTCTAATATGTTTCCTGAGTTCTTTAGCGGCTGCGTCATTCATTGTAGTTCTCTTATTATACATTTCGCTATTAGACTCGCTAACACGTATTCCTGCTAATTTAACAGCATGGTCAGTGCCATATCTATTAACTAAAATAGTATTGTTGTCTATTACTTTCTTAACTCTTACTCTTTCGGATTGCAGGTTACTTGTTTTGAACTTATATGGATATACTCTTAAAGGTTCTTTTTGCTTTTGTAGTCTTTCGTTTATCTGAGAGATTTCAGCACGTTCTTCTGGTGTGAGCCCCGGGTCGTTAGCAAGTCTTGCTTTAATAGCTTGGAACTCATCTGAATAAGGGGCTACGTCTGCCAATATTCTGTATCTGTCGATATTAGAATATAATTCACCTCTACCTATTGTGCCGTTTTGAACCCCTTGGTATATTTCATTTCTTGCCTGATTTAAAGTATTCAGGTTTTGTTCTAATAAGTTTTTATCATATTTAAAACCTGTTGTGTAAGTTTGGTCTGGATTATCTCTGTTAATATAATAGATATAACCGTTTGACCGTTTATTGCCAGTTGCCCATAAATAGTAATTAACCTGTGACTGATGTTCGAAATCTGCGTGTCCTTGTTGCATTATTCTATAAAACTTATCTTCGCCAACAGACTTAATATCAACAATTGCTTTACCAGTTCTTGATGAAGGGTCATGAATCATAGCATCATAAAAACCAAGAATGTTATTGATATTGTCTTTAAATTGAACTTCAGTGTTTATAGCAAGCCCTGCTTCCATCCAAGCTTTTTCTACTTGCTCATGAATTCTGTTACCTTTTTCGGTAACTTCCATTCCGAATGAGTCTATACTATCTTGATTCAATAAATGTTTTTGAATATCTTCTTTGGCTTTTCCGATATAGCTAGAACCTATTCCAAGGTCAAACATTTGTCTGGAATTTATACCGTATAATCTCTCATAGCCTTCGCCCGGAAGTCGTTCTTCACCATTATCTATTTTTGAATATGGGTCGCCATGCTTAAAATCAGTGAAATAATTACGTCCCGGCATCCATGATGGCATGGTATTTCTTATAGGATTTATATATTCTGTATTCGTGTTTCGTTTTTGTACGAAACGTCTGAAGATTTCTGATGCATCTCCGCCAAAACCACCAAGGTTTTCATCCCAGAAAGATTTGTTAAATGAGTATGCATAATTGGAATCTTCTATTACTCTTGCATCTTTGTTAGCTTGCCCAGTAATAAATGCTTGTGTTTCAAAACCTCTCATACCGAAGAAATCTGATACGGTATTAAACTCTTCTCCGATATTATACATGAAGGAGTTATTTATTGGCTCACTATTGTAATCTGCTAACTGAGGTGCAAATCTGTTAGGGTCATTTACATCAACTCGTGTATCAGCCTCGTGGAAGCGTTTAATACTATATTCTCTTAATCGTTGATTAGCTGTCCAAAGATTAAGAGATGCTGGTATATCTACAACAGACATACCACCTGAAGGAGTTGTGTATACTTCCAAATCAGATATGTTAGTCATAAATGTAGAGAATGTATTATCTGTTTCACTTGGCAAGATATTGCCTACCATAAGTAATTGTTGTGGACCAGAATAATTTGTCACTGCTCGTGCTTGTCTAGCACTCAGAGCTCTTGCATATCCATCTTTTGTTTGTGATGCGGCATAAGTATTATTAACGTCTTGTAATATCAAAGAATTTATAAAAGCATTATTTGTAGCTGTTTGTCTTTGATATGTGCTATTCTGATTTACATAATCTATAATAGGTACAGTTTCATCGTCTTTTTCTACAGGAGTACCGCCTTGCCAATATTCTTTATGCATTTTCATTTGAGGAGTAAATGCCGAGAATAAAGGACCTACGACAGGAACATTATTAGCACCATTGGATGTTAATAAATACGGTCTGTCATAGTAGTGCTTTCTATCATAATGATTTCTATCCAGTATAAAATGATTAATAGGAGCTAATGGATTAACAAGGTTAGGATACCAAGTATTAGAATAATATTCTTGTCTTGAACCCCATTTAGAATCGCTGAAATCTACATCAGCTTCTATTCGTCTATATAGATTAGGTCTCCAGTACATGATTTTGCCGCCAGTATAAGGAGTATTACCAAGTCCCCAGTATCTTGATTTACGTATTGGGTCAGAGCCATTTTCTATATAGTCTTTTCTTTCTTCATAAGATTGAGTTAAACCTAAGCTATAGATTCCCGGAAGTTCGTTTATCTGGTCAAACCCCGGAGTGAATTCTTCTATTTTATCCATGAGTTTAGTAATACCAAGTATATCTTTTACTCTATGCATTCCTAAATCAATTGGCTTAACTACATTACTCATTGTAAATTTAGTAATATTATTTCTATTACCAGTACCGTCTTCATCTGGATTAAATAGATTAAAGATAGGTTCTGATAAAGCGTTTAGCATTTCTGGAACTTGAGTTACTGCATATATAGGAAGCACTCTTTTTAATGCAAAATTAGAAAGGTATTGTGGTAGATTTCCTTTTGAATCCGTACTGAAACCTAATTGTGGAGAGATTGAATTAAGTCTACCAAGTACATTATCAATCAAACCATAAGCACCTAAAGTTGTTTCTGTAGTATATTCTGCGAATGTGCCATCTTTTCTTCTGCCTCCTAGAAAAGCTTCTTTTAAATACTCTCTGGTGTAATCTATTTTGCCTGTTATTCCAGCTTGCTGAGAAATACCTCCAAGAGTTCTTCCTTTTTTAGTAGCAATAAATTTTCTTGAGTATTCCGTTTCTCCGTTTCTGGTTATATTAACTGGACCACCGCCAAATATATTGGCTGGAGTTTTATCATCTGCGGCTTCGTATATATTAAACTTTTTAGTTATATCATATATTTTATCAGTCATCCAACCATCTATATCAAGGATGCCAAGATGCCTTTTATGTCCTTCAACCCTTTCTCCATCTGGATTGAATTCTACTTTGTGTACATAGTTATCAGGTTTGCCAGAGTCTAACCATTCCATTCCTCTGTCTAAATACTCAAGAAATTTTCCTTTTGTTCCGCCTTGTTTTATAGCTTCAGCTATATTTTCTTTTGTGTCATATGTATAGTAATTAAGACCTGCCATTTTTCTTGCAGTATCTATTTTTTTATTAAGACCATATTGGTCTGCTTTTGTAATATCGTTTAAAGCGATTCCATCAGTTACGAATTCCAATGAATCTCCATTTATTCTAAATGCTTTACCATTCATAACATATAAGTTTTCACCTAAGGTTTCTCTACCTGCTTTACCAGTTATAAATGGTTGTATGCTGTCTTTTGATAATATTCCAAAACTAGTTTTATTATATCCATCGGTTGCCCAGTCTGGGAAAAGGCTTGTGAGAGGGTTAAAGTTTAATCCCGGGATTTTAAAATCTGTTGTGATACTTCTTTTCAACCAGCTTTTAATTTCACCTGTTGTTCTTAAATCTATAATTTCACCACTCTCATTTACCAGAATATTTTTATCTAAAATTAATCTTTTAGTGTTATGCCAGTCACCAATCATGTTAGTGATTTCGCCTTGAGCATTCTGATATCTAAAAGTAGAATTACCCATTACGGATAACAATTCTTGTGCCGTATTATATACCTGTTCACCAGTATTATCTTCTAAGCTTATTTTTGCACCTTGGCGAGCTTTATAGATATACCCTTGCCCTTCTACAAAATCAGGTTGGTCCATAATATCTTGAAGCATAATAGGTCTATAACCATTTAATTTTAATAACTCTGTTTCTCTTTCGTATGAGAGTGTATTCATGTGAACGAGCTCTTGTGCGGCTCTTGAATTTATCAGTATTTGAGAACCGAATTCACCAGTATTGGATTCTACTTCTCTACTGAATTTCTTCATGTCTTTCATAGCTACAATTAAATCAGAATTATGATATTTAAACTTCTTTATTTGTGCCGTCTTTTCTTTTTGTTCTAACATGAGCTTTAATTGATTAACATCTTCTAATGTATCGTTAATTATTTTTCTGGCGTAGCCCATTCTAATATCGCCTTTTTGTATTTCAGACAAAGAAGAAAGTCCAAGCTCTTTTAATTTGCTCAAATTACTTCCACGAAAAATAGAGTTATCAGGAATCCTGTAACCCATTTCTCTAAGTCTGTCTGGAGCTAAATGTTCAAGCTTAGACCAATCTCTTATTGTATCGAGATTCATGTATGCCCTGTCGATGTCACCATGAGCAGTTTTTTCAAATATCTCCATTCCTGCTTTAATGACATTCTTAAACATTCCCTTTTTATACATAGCAAATACCCCTGCACTAGCAGCTAATACAGGGATAATTGTGTTTAACGGATTTGATTCTTCATTGGCATTCATGTCATCTTTGACAGTATCATTAGCAATTCTTTTTCTTTTCAAGTTGCTTTCTAACGCCATCTAATACCACCTCATTGTCATAAGAAGGACCTACTATAAATGGTAAATCTATAATGTCATTCTCTAATTTTAATTCTGATTTAAAATGGAACATAGGGTCTATTCCGTGTTCATATAAGTTTTTGATAAACTCTGGATTATTTGAATTCATTTGATTGAATTCTTCTTCCATATCCTTTGTCTTATCATTTAAATGATAATCGAAACCTTTAAGCTTTGCAATACGTTCAGCTCTTGCTGTTGTTGCCATAAGCTTTTGCCATGTCCATTCTTCCATTTCTTCATAAGTGTGTTCTGGAATAAATGCTTTTATCATATCCATACATTGTTGTTCTAATGTAACGTTATTTTTTTCGTTATAATAACATTCCATTATTTTATCTATATTCGTGAAGCCAGATTCTTCTTCAATTATATTGGAAACGTAATCTGGTAAACCTGCATAGTACGTATAATTAAAATCGTATTCCTCTGGATATACACAACTTATATTACATATGTTATCGTGCAGGTCTTCATTTGTTTCAGATATAGATTTTATATATTTATACTCTTTTCTGGATAAAGTTCTAAATACAAATTCTTTATCTAAAAAACGGACATAAATAATCTTATGTCCGTTGTACTTTTCCTTGAGATACATTAACGTGTCTTCAGTCAGCATAAATACCTCCTATAAAACTTCTATTCCGTATTCAGATGTAAAGCCTGAGCTTTCCATAATAATTTTTGAAAGTGTGGAAGGGTATCCAGCTTCTGTTGATGCCATTGTTTTGAAATTATAGTTTCTAGGATGCAGTACACATGTGGAGCAGATAATTTCTTCTCTCATCAAAGCATCTACATTATTCATTGCTACAATCTGTTTGTATTCGAATCTGTTAAGCGTTCTGAAAATAAAATGTTTATCAACTACTACAGTATGTAATACATGACCTTCTCCATATTGTTTCTTCCATATTTCAACTTGAGAAAGATATGGACCATTTTCATATACCTGTATATCATTATCGTTAACAGGGATTTCTTCAAAATCTATTTCATTAGTTATTGGTGCAGGTTCAACAGTAGGATAAGTATCTTGGTCTCTGAATTCTGCATATATATCTTCTTTAGGACCCTGTTGAGCCTGCTCTTTTTGTGCTTGTAATTTTAATTTAGCTGCATTAGCTAAATCATCCAAATTTCTATTACTATTATCAGCCATTACTATATTCTCCTTTATTGATGTTTTACTTCTTCTTTAGAATGTAATTCTTGTAAATTGGTGTTAATACCATCCAATATAGATTTTAATTCTTGTTCTTTTTCTCTTTCTTCTTCTGTCACTCCGTTTTTTCTTAATATAGCAAGTTCTTTTTGTACTTGACTTCTTTTATCTTCCAAGTGTTCTGCTTTCGCCATGTTAATGTAGAATCCGATGTAAGTAGCCGCCAAACCAAGAGCTCCAAGTATCAAAAATTCAATTGCATCTAAATTTTGCAGTCTATGCATTTCGTACATTGAAAATGCTATAATTGATATTGAAACTATCGCCACAACATAGCCAATTATTTTTGACATTGATGTAAAGCGTTTAGGTTTTATTTTCTTTAGTTCCTCTTTTTTCTTTTTCTTCTTTCTTGACATTTTTTCACCTCCTATTTGTATTTGTCTTTATCTTTTAATTCAGTGGACTCCGTTAAGTCCTGTCCAATGAATTCGTAGACTTCTGAAATAGGATTTCCTGAAGTATCGTATTCTGTACTTACTCCTCTCATATATACATTGTGTATTGTTTTTACTACTGAGTTATCGCCTAGTACAATAACAATATCTTGATTATTTTTCCTAACATCTCTGTCGTATTCTTTAGAGAAGAAAGAATCGAAATGTGGTTGCCCGCTTAATTCCGCTTGCTCTGTATTAGATTCTCCTGTATCATTTTCCGAATAAATTATATCAGGCATTTCGGTATTGGTTACTTCCAATAATTCATATAATGTATTGCTATCTATATTTCCAGTTACTTTTATTCCATTTCTTTGTTGAAATGTTATAACTGCATTTCGTACACCTTCATCAAATATTTCTTTATCTCCAATTGGTTGTGCATGGCAACCAGCTTTAGATAACAAATCTCTAATGCTTACTATATATTTTGATTTTATCCCGTATGTAAGTTCTGAATATTCATTATTTGTATAAGCTCTTACAGTTACTGTTGCCGCCATACTATTCCACCTCTGTTATTTTACTAGCTTCAAGCCAACCGTGCATTGGTATTCCTGTGCTACTAGTAATAGAAATATGATAATAATTATTTAATGGATTTTTATCTTCTATGGTAATTATCTCACCCGGCTCTAAAGTAAATAATACGGCTACAGGATTAGTTGGGCTACCTACAACCCCCACTTTTTCTGTTACAGTTTTTTGACCAGAGAATTCTTTCAATAAATTCTTATTAAGCCAACCATATTCTTTTTTACCTGTTACAGAATTGATAATAAATATACGATAGTTATTACCTATTTCTTCTTCTATATAATATTTATCTCCCGAATTTAAAGTAAATAGAACATAATCTCCCCCGGGAGCACCAACAATATTTAATGTTTTTGTAGCTGTTTCTTCTTTATATTCTTCTTGTATATTTGTTGATGAGTCATTATTACCAACCCATTCTGTATTATTTTTAATCTCTTCTTCTTTTTTGTTATTATCTTCGATTTCTTCTAAAGTAGTTTTTTCTGGTTCTTTGCCTTCAACTACAGTTTCATATGTATCTTGTAAATTAGGATTCTTGATTGGCATTTTAAATACACCAGTAACAATTCTACTGCCAACAGCCATGTCATCAAATGTTCTGGATGCATAACCATATATAGGTTTTAACTGTTCGTTTACCGAGAAATTAATATAAGAGATTTCAGCTGGCTCATTGCTTCCGTTTAAATACACTTTAGTATCAGTTCCAGAATAATATTCTTCAATGAATAAGTTATCTTCCCGCTGTTGTATTCTTGGGATATATTTATGAGTCATCATCGTTTTTGTATTTGTTGACATGCTATTCACCTCTATAATTAATTATCCATTTGTTTGTATCACCGCTGCTAAGGTATGCTATATATTCGATTTTATTCGGATAGCCTCTTTCAGCATCATATACAAATAATTCTTGGAAATTACTAAACTCTATTATTTGCTGTTGTTGTGGCTGTACATTATAATGTTTAACCATTATTTTTGGTGCATTGTTATCTGCAAAAAATGCCATAGCACAGCATTTAACTGTAGCTGGTCTTTCGGAATATACGTTTAAATCAAATCCTTTGAATAACTGAGTATTTAAGTCAAATGATGTTAAGTCGTATTTACCCTGAGCATTTTGTGATTGGATAACAACATTATTGTTTGTTATATTAGTCATTAACTTGCCTGTCAATACTTGAATCACTCTCCAAGTTTCTTCATTTACAATACCTAATTCACAAGCAATATCGTTTTCTGTTTGTATCTTTGTTACAAATTCTCTTGTTTTATCATCATATATTCCCGGAGTAAAATCTGTTAACCCTAATTCTTTTAACAGGTTTTGAAGAGTTAATACATAAGAACCGTTTTCATCTCTACTGATAGTAGGAAAAGCGATATCTTTATTGGAGTATTCATAACTAAAGACATCGTTTGTATTTACATATCCTTCTAATATTTTATAGAATGTATTACCAGATTCATATAAAGTTACTCCTGTTGCTGCATCTGTAAATGTTATCTCTTCGACTTTATCATATATTTCTAATACATCATTATATGACTTAGTATCCACTATTGACGAGCAAATATTTGGCTGAGCATACACTCTACTACCAGATTCGTTAACAACTATACCTGTAATTTCAGTATTAGCATTACTATTATTATACAGTGCAAGATATGTTGAAGAATCTACAATACCTGTTATGCTTTTAAGTCCCATAGCAGATTGAAATTCTTTAACTGCGTTTTCGGTATTTTTGTCATACATATAATTTACAGAATCTATATATCCTAATTCATGTAAATTTTTTTGAACATAGCCGACATCATCTCCAACCATTAAGCATACTGGATTGTATTGTAAATCTCTAATATGGTTTTTAATATTTGCTTTATCTTCTAAAGTTTCTTTTTGATTTACTAATTTATCTACATATTTTTGTTCTAGTGATTTAATATATTCTTCTCCTTCAGGTTTCTTAGAGAGCTCGTCAACATTTATAATTTGTACTCCATTGAATTCTATTTGACTAATAATTTCGTTTTCTGAAGAATATCGTGTTTCAGTAGGGGTCCCATTAACATTAAATGCTTTAAAAACTTCTACATCTCGTGCAACAAAACTGAGAGTATTTTCTGTAAATAAATCTTCAACGGAAACTACCTGTCCTTCATCTGTTATATCTACACCGTATATAAACATAGATACCGCTGAACCATATTCGTTTGCAGATACTATCATTAAATCGAATAAAGGTAATTCGTCTATTTTGACTTCTTTATATTGACTAAGCCATTTAAGACTTTCTGTTTCTAATAATTCATTAAGCCAATGCTGATTGATAAGAGTAAAAATCATTGTACCAGCATATATTCTTGTACCTCTAGTAACACCGTTTATATTTATACGCCCTAAATTAACTACAGGCTGTTTCGTTCTATAAGATGAATAAGATACTGTTGTTATACTTCCTAATACTACAGGAGTACTTCCCGGCATTAATATAAAAACAATGGTATCTGTACCCGAAAATGATTTATAAAAATTTGATATAAGACTATATTCTGTACTCATGTTTTAGCCTCCTAACTTATTTTGATTATAGCACACAAAAAACCATAAGCCAAGCAATAATAATTATCACTTGGCTTATGGTCCTATATATAGTAATGGCTAATAATATAGCTTAGTCAACATCTGTTACTTCCTTAGGATTCATAGTACCATCCTTTTCTCTGTGATATACACCACGGATTAATGGACTTAATCTACGAGCAATCCATGTTACCTGACGGGACATAACAACTGTATCTACAGAAGCACCAGAGCTTTCATTCAGGATATCTACATCGTAAATCTTCTGGAATGCAGTGTTACCATATTCAGAAGCAAATGTAAGAGTAATATCGAATGGAGGCAGTGTATCTGCATAAACAACATCCTGTCCACGGATAGGGGAGAAGCCTGCTGGAACGTTAATCATTGTGCTTGCATTTGTCCAGCTGTCAGGGTCAGGATTAACACGACCAGTAGTAGTATCTGGTGTATTGTTGGAAGCATAATCCTGCTGAGCACTGATTGTACCTGAAGTGCCTGTTGTTGCACCGTATGAAAAACCGTAACCATCTCTGTCAGCTCCTGTTAAAGCAGCTTTAGAAACAGTATTATTCCAGTTAATCATATCAAGGGCATTCTGGAAGTTTTCAGACATTCTTGTTGCACCTTTATTAGCTGCCGCTGTGAACATAGCTGCTGGTGCAATCTGGTCCCATACGGACTGTAAAGCTTCTACTAATGAATCGTGGTCAAATACTGCAAATACCATAGAACCTGCAATACCACGCTTACCTCTTGAGAAAGAACGAGCATCAGGAGAGCCACATGTAAATACAGGTGCTTTATCTCTCTGAACAGCCCATGAAATCTGTTGTAATTCACCGATAACCTTGTTAGCAAATGTTGCTACTAAATCTGCACCGGAGAAACTTGTTAAAGTTTGAATTGTAGGACTTGCCATATTTATTTCCTCCTTTTATATTTGCTCCCGACAGTTTCCTATCGGGAGCATTGATTATTCAATTAGGCTGTTGCTCTCAGAGCTACAACAGTTGTAATCTTTCTCAATTCCTGAGGAGCTACAAGTGTTAAAGCGATTGAGCATTCACCAATAAGTACTTGTTCAACAGTTGCACTGATTTCGAACTCGTAGTACTGGATAACGCCCTGTTCCTTGAGATATGTTAATCTCTTGGAAATAAGAGCTGCAAGAGCATTACGCTGTTCAACAGTGTTTGGTTCACCGATAAATGGGTCAGATACCTGACGAACTTCGTCTACACACTGAGTTACAACCTTAACGGTAGTAGCTCTGCCGTAATCAGAACCAACAGCACCGCAAGTGCAACCATCAACAACGTAAGGAATCTTGCTTGCAGTGGTTACGCCTTCGTTCTTCAGCTTAAATGTAACAAGTCTGTTGCTTGTTAAATCATTTAACTGCTTGTTGGAGAACTTATATCTCATACCAGTACAGCCCGGAACAGCCTTATTGGTTGGAGCAGACTGTGCCTTTAAGTTAGCGTTCAATGCCGCATAAGCAATAGCAGGAGAACCGTAGTAATTTCCTAATGTAGGAGAAGTACAAATTGGTTCTGGACCAACAACTGCTGATGTATACCAACCGATATCCATTGGGTTGTTGTTTTCATCGTAGATGATGTCGCCATTGTTATCCTTCATGTAATGTGTATTGTCATACGCCATTAACTTTTCAACATAGTTCTGAATACCAACTAAAGTTGTATTGGTGTTAGGCTTGAAGTCAATATAACCATGAACCATCTTTGTTCTATAAGTTAATACTGCACATAACAGAGCTAACTCATAGTGGAAACTGTTCTTGGAAATACTTGGGCTTACCTTGGAATCTGCGTATACGCCTGCAACATAGATGTTATCTACATTGTAGTTTTCAAGTACCTGATATGCACCACGTTCAATTAAGTAACCTTCTGCATTTCTCTTACCGGAAAGAGCTACAAACATCTCATCGTTTGTTGGGTTGATTCCATTAGAACCACCTGCAAACTTTTCTGTGATAGAACCTGTAGCACCAACAGGAATAGAAGCAGTTGGAGCGTTTTCGTAATCAGTTACAGCTTCGAATACATTGTTAAGAGGATGTTCAGCAATCGCATCTCTTAATGCACCGAATGTCGGATAATCGAAGGACTTGAATGCTAAGCCTGCTTCACCTTCTGTATATCTTTTAGATGCTGGTTTAGTTAAGGTGATAAGACGACCTTCTTCACCTTTATCATTTACAATCAGGTCTACAGTTACGGAAGCCTCATTGTAAACTTCACCACCATAGATACTCTTGAAAACAATACCTTCAGATACTACTGTAACAATTTCAGTACTGTAAGCAAGTTTCAGGGAAGTACCAACTGTGATGTAACTCATAGGAATTACATTAGGGACTTTTGATAAGTTTACAGTAATTGTATTAGTAGTTGCATTATAAGTGATTACACCATTGTTATCGCTCATTCTAGCAATTACGTTATTACCAGTAGAGTCGTACAAATAGAGGTCTTCGCTTGCAGCAAGAGTCTTATCTAATACAATATCCTGAGGAACATATAATGCTGTCTGGCTAACTACCTTTGTATTTTCAATTGGAGTGTATGAAAGGTATTCCATATCATATACATCACCAACGGAGAAGTAAGGTGTGCCAGCAGAACCAGTTTCTGAGAACTTAACATTGAATGTACCATCAGCATTTCTTACAGCACTTGTAAGTGTTACATTAGAATCTACAACTCTACCATAGCAGTAAACAGTTTCGCCAGCTGCGGTTGTAAATGGAATAACTCCTGCTGTAGTTGGAACGCCATAATTATCAGCTGTTGCAACACCCGGAGTAAGACCATCTAAGTTGTAGTAATAAATATTTTCAAGAGCATCAATCTTGAACTCGATAATATTATCACCATTAGCGTCTAACTCTGATACGTTAACAACCTTTGCAGCGTTCTTTGCTATTGTTAATGTAGTAGGGTCAACAACCTGAGTCGTGTAGTCAATTGTAATATCTCCTCTGGCAGGGATTTGGTTAGCGTAAATTGTTACTTTGTTAGGAGTAAAATTGTAACCGATTGAATTTCCTACACTAGGATGTGTAACAACGATGTCCTCATTTTTGATTACACCGTATTTGCCACTTGGAACACTAACTTCTAATTCTACTGAATGTTCTTCATTACCATTAGCAGTAACAATTACAGTTGTTTCTTCCAATTCTGTTACTGTATCAGACTTTGTTTCGATAGAAGCAGAAGCACTGGAACCTGTAACTCTCATACATCTAATGTCATTGAAGCCAGCTTTGTAAGCCTGTCTTGCGTACTTTGTGATAGTGGCACCGTTTGGAATACCATTATCGTTAACATCGTTACCGAATAATTTTTGAATGTTTTCAGCATCAATAGCTACTGGTTCATTAACAGGACCATCGACAGCTGTACCGATAATAAGTAAGCTCTTGGTGTTGCCTGTTACAGCAGTGTTACGAAGCTGCATTCCACCATCTTTGAATTCAACAAGATGTCCCGGCAAATTTGGGTATAAATTTGTAATAGCCATTTTAATTTCCTCCTTTAAATTCTCTATATTTAATGTGCTATTAAATATCAATTTTCTTCATAGTCCACACCAGTATCTTGATTAAAGAAATCAAATTCGATTTCCTCTACGTATTGAGAAGATATTACTTCATTGTTTACGTTTGCATCAATTACCATTTGGATTTTTTCATTGCTAACAGCTTTTAATCCGACATCAGCATTAATCTGATTAATTATGCTCTGTCTTATTGGGGTGATTCTTTCAAATCTTACCCAATACATCAGACATTTCATTGGCGTTTGTTCTGTAAAGTTTAAAGAGTTCTTTGCAGATATTTCTCTTAAAAATATTAGCTCACTAACGCCTTTTCTTTTTAAATAGCCTGCATATATAGCCATTAACGATTCGAACTTGTATTGCAAGTCTCTTGCTTCTTTTGAAGTTCTTCCATAGAAATTGAATTCCATAACACAATCAAACCATTGTCTATAGATTAATAATGAATCTCCTGTATATTGTCCATTTACTTTTTCTTTTACTGTATTTATTAACACAGGTTTTAACGGCATTCCTTCCGCTATATCTCTGTTATTAATCTCAACAGTAATTTGTGGTATTTTGATTTTAGCACTATCTTCACCTTTTTTAAGGTCTGGCGATATTTCTCCCCAGTCACTACCCCAAGCGGCATTCAATAACTTTTTAAGAATATTACAGAATTGTTCTATTCCATCTACATTACCATCTGCCATTGAAGATAGTTCATTAATCGTAAAGTAATTATCTAATACGTTTTCTCTAACGTTTTTATTGTCTTGTCTATAAGTATATGTGACATCACTTTTATCTGTTATTACATTAGTGATGTCTTCTTTAGTTGTTGTTTTATTAAAATAGTTTTGAAACGCTTTTTCCATATTATCCATTACTATTCCTCCTCTCTGTATTTGACGTTAGCTGATGGACAAATAGTAATAGGTTTAATCATGTAGCGGTTTTCTAAGTTTAAATATACTCTTATTTCATTCCAACTGTAGTAAGGAACGATTTCAAAGCTATATTTCGTAACTATATTTCTATTAACTAATGCGTTCATTATTTTTGATACATCTTTATCTATTGTCCCAGTATCAATTAAATCATGCATGTTCATGCCGACATAGAACTGGAATAGCTTATTAAGATATGACATTGCCAGCTGTACCATTTTAACATTAGAAAACATTTTAAGTTCTTCTAACGGATGCGTGTCTGTTGGAATAAAACTTGTTATGCCATCATACACAACTGGTGTATCATATAATGGACTATGCCTAAACATTACTATTCCTGTATCAGCTAATTCTGATAAATGTTCCTCTTCTAGTTCATGATACAATGAAATAGAATCTGAAATAGGAATATTTGTTGTACTTTCTATCATTGAAATCCTAGAACACAAGGCTGCATAAGCTAAGTATCCATTATCAATATAAGTCTTATTGTATTTTATATCTCCACCAACCACTGATACCAAAAAACTGTAAAATGGATTATTGCAATACTTTAGATTATATTTAAAACAAGCTTTATACATTTGTGCTAACTCATTAGATTCGTTATAGTAATCGCTCCATTCGTTATATGATGGATTAAAACCTATAATACCGTGAGTAACGATTCCGAAGTTTAATTGAGTTAAGCAAAAATTGATTAGCTGATTCATATAGGATAATGGTATTCCTAATGTATCCTCTGAAAGGTAATCTTTTGTTGGTTGATAATATTTTTCACCATAATGAGTTTCAACTGAGTACATATCATTAGGATAAATATCGTCCATGAAAGCTTCTATTGGAATGATAATATCTATATCTTCAGATTCTAACATATTATAAGTTCTATCTAAGCAGTTATATAACATGTTTTTAGTATATTGTAAACCACAAAAACCTCCGTTTAAATATAACTCGGAAGGATTACAAGGATAAAATGCTATATCTGTTCTTGTCATAGGGTCAACATCATAATGTACAAATATTTTATTGTCATCTTTGTTAATTGTCTCAACAAGCTTTTCCATATATTGATGGTCTTTATAATAGTACTTATATGTTTTACCACCTATCTCTTTAGGTAAAGTAAAGCATATATAGTCTGTACTTATGCCTATTTTAATTTCATTGTAAATTTCATTACTTTCTGAGGCTGTTACAATAAACCCTTTATGTACAATTTCACCATCAAAGGTATTTATATTAAGATAAGTTGTTGAATGTTCTCCAGTTGTTTTAACAAGATAAATGTTATTATCTTTTGAAACATATTTTATTTTATGGAATGCATCTATCAATGTACCATGTTTACCGAATTTGGTTTTTACGCCTACTGTTGACCTACATAGTATAGGTTGATTGGTTGGACCGAATTCAGCAGACCCTAATATGTAAATACGTTTTCCATGTAAATCAGAACTAAGTATTTCTTCTATGAGCTCGTTTCTTCTGTCTTGGTAAGTAATTGCAGAGGCCATATAAATTTATCTCCCTTCCCAAGGATTCTTTTAGCTTTTAATGGAAGTCTTTTTAACATGTCGTTAAACTTTATTACTTCGTCCGGCTTGTTATTAACCTGAGCACCGTACACTTCTATTCTACCACTATCTCCACGCATTTCATAGATATTTGTTATTTCTAATACCTTAATAACGTCAACAGGTATTCCATCTTTCCATGAAACCTTTAATATGAAATCTCTTTCTTTTGGGATTACATTATGCTCAAAATAATACACTTCATCCTTGCGGTCAATAAGACCTATAGGCTGTATTTGCATTTTGTTATTACCAGAATAAGCAGATACAGCACTTTCTATTGTTTTGAATTTTTGTATTGATGCAAAGTAACCAGAACCAAAACATTTTGGACATTTTGGGTCTCCCGATTTTTCTAAATCACTGAAACAATCGCATCTTACGAATTTAATATTTCTTATATATAAAACATCAATGCTGAACTCACCGTTAAGCAAGTTCAGCTCATGTCTTAAGTCAATGCCTACATTTTTAATTTCACCGATATTTTCACTAAAATTATACATTAGAAAGTCCCTCTTTCACTGTACTGATAGTTTATGCTACCCTTGATAGCACTACCAATAAAATTAATTCCTCCGAATATTGCTTCTTCAGCTGCTGCTAAATCTTTATTGAGTCGTTTTAATAATTCATCTATATATGGTAATTTAGTTGCTTTTTCTATTGAAATATCACCTATTGTTTTTCTAACGGAACCATAGTTATATGAGATACCATAATATCTTGCATAAATTAAATCTATTTCAGTTTTGATTCTGACCCACTTGGATACAGAACGATTTGGACTTTCATATTCATTATTGTCTGGGTTTGGAGCGATAGCATCTTCAAGTCTCATATTTTCAGATGCGTCATCGTCTTCTAAAGCTTCGTTAATTCTTTTAACGATTTCCCAACTGTTTCGATGAATCATTGATAATATATATTCATCTGTAAAGCCTTGAATAAATTCACCTATATCTTCTCTAATCTTTTGGTTTGTACAAAATAAAGGAGTAAGTTTAGTTGTGAACTGCCAATTGATTTCTTGGTTTTTTAATTTTATACGTACTTTATATCTGTTGTTAAATTTTAATTTTTCTACTGATGCATATCTTTTATATAAAGCATTTGCATCATCTCTTCTGCCATAAGAGATTATTTTTGCATTGTTTAATTCTTGATTGGAAACGATAGCAACAATATCGCCTTCGATAAGCCCTACATTAAAGATTACTCTTCCATTATCAGGTATTGTTACATAATCCGCATCCACGCCAAAAGTTTGCAGAGCTCCATTTACATAGACATTGATACTGTCTTGAATAAATGGCTTATTCATACTGAAAATCTGCTGTCCTTCTTTGGCTATGTAGTTTTCTTTTATTGAATAATTGCTCTGCATCCTTTTCACCTTCTAATTATTGCTCTTTTAATTGTGAGTGTAAGCTTACTACAGCATGTAATCCTTGTAATTCTGGATTCATCTTTTCTGCCATGATTAATGTATGTTCAAAGTTATTCAAACGTGTTTCATGCTCAGCTATTTTAGCATCTTGTACTTCACTATGTTCCCAAATTCTTTTATGACTTTTATCATTTTCTTGCTCAAGCCGAGTAATGGAAGACTGAAGAGTATCAACTGCATGACCAAGCTTAGTAATATTGGTATTAAGTTTCATTAATGGTCCTGTAACAACTACTAAAAAACTTAAAAGAGAACCGATTCCTAAGAATATTTCCCATGTCATACTCATTACCTCCTTCTTGAAATATTGGAATTATAATTATTATATAATATTATGGACAGTCATACAACTGCTTTTGCATAACTGCCCATAAAATATATTTAAGGAGGGGTAGACTAAGTAGTTGCAGTACCATTATCAATGGTATAAGTAACAACATCAGCAAGTGCTTCATTGATAGCTTCATTAACTGCTGTTAATACAGAATTTTCAATATAGTCCACAAGGGCTGCTTCTGTAACAAGCTTATCGGTAGCGGGTGCTGTTTCATCAATTGATTCGGTTTTCTTAAGAGATACACCATTTTCATCAACAACAATGGATGTTTCTGTTTCCGCTACATTAAGGTCAGCAGTAATCTCATTGTTTGCAGCCATTGTCATCTTAATGGAATTAGTATCTTTTACGGTGTAAACAGATGTTAAATAGTTTACAAGTGAGATGAAGTAATAAGTTTCTTCACCGTCTTCGCCATCCGTATCCGCTGTGAACAAAAGACCTGTATCGCCTTCTTTAGCACCTTCTGGTAAAGAGATTGCAGTGTTAACAAGGTCATCTGCTGTCAATGTATGACTTTCAACTTTACGGAAAAATGCAGCGTTAACAATACTGGAATCGCTTAATACTGTATCAACCAAATCTTTGATTGCTTTGGTTGTAGCAACAGTCTTGTCATCACCAGTATACCCTTCAGCAGTCATATCTGTTACAAGAATGTTATTGATGTAGGTAGCAATAAGTTCATCAGAATATGAACTCATTGTAGTTCCATCATAGAAGTATAAACCTGTAAGGGTTTCTTCTCCATACGCAACAGAGTGAAGCACGTAAAGTTTACCTGCCTCAGGGTCAGTTAATGTGCCAGAAGTCATTACTATTGTTTGCTGAGCCCCACCACCGAATAATGGAATATCTCCAAGATAGCCAACACCATTGCCTAAAAGGTAAAATGTTAAATCATTCTTGGTTTCAATGGCATTATATTGAGCCTGTGGGTCAGTACCAGTAAGTAACTTAAACTTAAATTTTTCTGCCATAATATCTTCTTCCTTTCTTTATATTTGGTATAATTAAATATACCTTGTTTTTGTAATTTAAGTAGTTAGATTAACCATATCTATTGAAAAGCTATTTTCTTCATCACTTGCTTTAGTATAACGAATAGTCATTTTTAAATCATGCCATGCAGTACTATTCTCATGAGCTATACCTAATCCATTACTACTGCAAATAACTGTACAATAAGCACCAGTATTACTAAAAGGAAAAAGCACTAAGGTTTCTTTTGTTGAGTTTAAAAAACAACCATTTGTATCTATAATTGTATATTTATCTATTGTAAAATCAGCATCTATTATTTTGGTACTACTAGAACTTGCTTTTGATATAGTATCTACTACATATGTTTTTTGATATAATGGTCTGCCATCAATCCAGCAACCAATTATTTTTTCTTCCATAGAATACATAGTAGGCATTACATAATTGGTAATGTTATTTACCATGTAGTGTGTTGGTTCATACTTGATACAATACAATACTGATGTATTGGTAGGACGAGATGAATACTTATATGACATATCTCCACCACTTGTATAAGTTGTTGAGCTTAACCTAGCTTTTGTAGTAGTACCGTAAGATTTATCAATATTGGTAACATAATTACTTGGACTTTCATCTGGATTATTTTCATCTTTATAAAAGCCAGAATAACTTCCACCACCGGGCATTGCAAATGTTGTAGCATCTTGGTGCATACCTACTTCAGCACCGCTACCACTATCTCTATTTGCAGTACCTGTACCACGAAGAAATTCGCCCCTTAAGTCTGGTACACAGAATGTTGTAACTCCATCACCACCAAAATAGTTTACTGCACCAAAATGATGTTCAATATGCTCTACTAAATATGGATAATCAGCTACATGGTATTCTGTTCCATCACAAATGAGATAATGCTTTGGAGCTAACATACCCATGTGTGCAATGATGTGACCTACTGGAGTATCCTCTAATCCTTTAGATTCATTTATATATTCCACTGGGTCTACAACTATTTTAGTAATTTCTTGTACTGTTAATGTTGTCATATTATTCAATATATCATTTGTATTTATCTTTTCAACATATATACCTATTTCGCAAGGAGAATTAGTGTTGTTGGTATATTGACAAAAGTTAATGAAGTCAAATTCTGGAATAGCGTGTATTACAACATCATTAGTATAATCCTTGAATGAAAAAGCTATATCTGGGAATACTTCATTAGTACTATCAGAATAACTTAAGCTCAGACTAAGATGTACTCTTTGGTTTGGCTTCACTATAATTTTACCATTATTAACTTCTAATGAACCGGATACCTTTTGGAATGGAAGATACTCTCCCTCAACAGGAGAGTAATCTTCAATTAATTTTACAAAACAACTATCTGGTTCTGCGTTAACATATTTTGAATAACGTTTAATACCATCTATTTTAGTGGCAATAGTTTCTACTTGTTCAGAATTATCTTTTATTTCTGTACCGTTATAGACAAGATTACCATTTTCAGATTCGCTTAATTTGTCCAATGTATTTTTATTTCCAAACCATTGTTTAAGTACGCCTATTGTATATGTTTTTATTTGAGATAAAGTCATGCCATCACCTCTATAAATTACTCAGTCTTTAATGCTGTTATTGTTTCTGTAATAGCAGTTTGTACCTGCTCATCTGTTACGGTTTCTCCACCGCCAATAGCTTTTGAATCGAATAATAATTCACCGTTTTCACCTTCAGTGATTTTATCTAATGTCTTTTTGTTGGTAAACCAGCCTTTTAATACGCCAATAATGAAAGTTTTTACCTGATTTAATGTCATGGTTTATACCCCCTGTTTATGTTTAAGGTGTGGCATAACTTTATCCACTATCATATTATAACATTATTATTTGTAATCTTCACCAGTAATTTCTTTATATTCTTCTGCTGTAATTACATTTCTACTTACCATGTTATAAACTCTTTCTTTACTCCAAAGTTTATCATTATAATAACCTTGAATATCATAAAACTTTTTGCTATGCTCTTCCATATTATACCTCCAAGTCTACGCCAGTCATTAAAGCGATATAATCAATGTCTGCTCTTTGTTGTTCTAACGAAAGTGCTTTTGTACGTCTTGCATTTTCTTCTTCTTGAGCTGTTTTAATGGCTAACAGTTCATCATATTTGTCTTGTGAGAATTCCCAGTCTTTAACGATTTTAGTAACCTGAATGGTTTCATATACTAGCTCACCATTTTCATCTTCTTTGTAAGCAGCAATGTAACCATCTTTTTCTTCATCCACTAAAGCATTGTATTCTTCTTCGGATAAGATAACTGTAACCATTTTAGGAACCTGAGTAATGGATACATTTGCATCTTCTTCTAAGGCTTCGTATTCTTCTTCAGTAATAGGTGTTTCGATTTCATTACCTTCTTCATCGGTAGACTTTAAGGCATAATAGGTATCGAATTCTGTTTCACTTTCAACCATTTTAGAATACTGTAATACAGGGACCTGCTTTTCCTCGATTACTTCGGCATCAATTAACTTGTAACATAAAGCATTTTCAGATGGTGGTAATTTTGTTACATTAACTCCATCTTTTACGGTTCCTACTGTAGCGTAGGAACCCATGTAAAAACCTTTTTCATTTACTTGTACGTTATACATATTATTTACCTCCATTATTCTGATTTAGTGTATTCGATAACAAAGTTTAATGGTGCATTAAGGTATGCACTATTCATAATTATTACGTTAATAGTATTTGCAGTAATAAATGCCATACCAGTATTTGTTGTTGCATAATAATAATTAACAGGTATATAAGCACCATCGTATTTGATTAATCCATCGAAACGTACTATGTTATCATGTTTTATTTCCCAAGGAAGCGTAAATCCTGTTGAACCTACTTTTAACACTGTTGTAGAAATTACTTTTCTATAAATCGGCTTACCATCAATCCAAGTATCACCAGTTAAAGTCTCATCAAGAGAGTAAGACTTTCTTGTAGTTGTTTCTACAGAGTCTGTTGTTTTGGTGTATTGGAGAGTGATACATTTAAGAATCATACCACTAGGATAACCAGAACCAGCTCTAATACCTATTGTTGATGTAGTTCCTTTCGAAAATGTCATTGATATAGTTTCATTGAGATTACATCCATTTGTAAAAGGAATCATCCAAGCGTCAACAACAGTATCTCTACCTATTATACTATGGTCGCCATCAATCATTATTGTTTCCCAATTCGAACTGTCTTCCGTAACAGTTGCGTTTATAGTATTCTTCGTAATGGCAATATTGGTTACTATAGTCTTCTGATACAATGGTTTTCCATCAACCCATCTACCAATAACTCTTTCCTCTGTAGAGTAGTCATTATCACAGTTAATAGCTACATCATATACCGGTTTAGCTGGTTTAAGACCGATTACCTTATAGATTTCAAGAGTAAAATCTGAATTTGTAGCTTCGTTTGTTACTCCTACACTTTTAAGTGTGTATTCATCTGCAAAATTCAAGTGAATTTGATGTATTTTTTGTCTACTAAACCATATAATCATTCTATCAGAATGGGTGTTAAAATCAATGTCTGAAGTGTCTATTTGTGTTGAATAAACTTCACCCACTAAACCAGTGCTTTTTATTCTTGAACGATATTTAATTTCAACTTTATCATAGCTATTTATACTATCTGCCAATAAAAATAAGTTGTCAAATGTTGTTGCACCAGATGTTGCCAGTGAATATGAAGTAACGCCCTCCCATAATGTTGTTTCTTGGAACTTAGTTGCATAGTTCTGAATATAGTAGGTTGGTTCGTATTTGATACAGTAAAGAACTGATGTATTGGTTGGGCGAGTAGTGTATGAAGTTATAGCATTCCAAGTGTTAGGTGTTATGGTTTCTCCGATTTTAAAGTATCCCTTGTCAACAGTTACTTTTATAGAATCTGGCTGTAAATTTGATGAACTAATTTGTTGAGTTGATTCAGGAACTGGAACATAAGCAAATGTATTAGATGAGCTTGTTGCTATAGGATTCTGAATATTTGTCGCATCTTGATGTTCACCAACTTCAGCTCCAGAACCAGTATTTCTTAATGCAGTGCCAGTACCACGTAAGAACTCCCCTCTTAAATCTGGTACACAGAACGTTGTAGTGCCATCACCGCCAAAGTAATTTACAGTACCGAATTGGTCGATGAAATGCTGTGCTAAATGTGGATAGTCGATAATATTGTATTCAGTTCCATCACAGATTAAATAATGCTTTGGTGCTAATGTACCCATATGAGAAATGATATGACCTACAGGTGTATCTTCGATACCATATTTCTCATTAGCATGTTCAATAGGGTCGATTATGGTTTGACGATTGATTTCTTGTATACTTAAATCTACAGCAATATAATTATTATTTATAATTCCTTGTAAATTTGTCATTGCCAACATTACTTTTGTATCCTTATCAACAGATACTATTGTTGACATTGCATTTTTAGTTGGTTGTGTATTCTGATTGTCAAGATTATTTACAACCATAAATGCTTCACTAATCCACTCGTTTGTTTCTATATTTAACAAACGGAAAGTAGCATAAATAGAACTTACGCTTAAACGAACACTACTTGTAATTTGATATGTTTTTCCTGCCTTTAAAGTAATATAATTATTGTCAGTATCGTATTGCATATTACCTTCATATTTATTATAAGTTGGGTAATATGGAGCACTTAATTCTTCCGCACTATTTGCTGCACCTGTTACAGAAATTTTATGTTGAGTGTAAAATGTCATATATTCCAAATCTGTATTCACATATTTCTGGTACTTCTTAATCTCATCAACTTTATCAGTTAATGTTTCTAATTCAGTAGCCTTATCCTCAACAAATAAGCCGCCTTCTTTGTTTGTGATAGCATTGCCCTCTTCTGTACTGATACGAGTTTGTTTGTTATCTACATAGTTTTTTACTATTTTCATTGCATTAGAGAGTTGATTTAAAGAAATCCCCATTATGCTTCACCTCCAAAGATATTTTCCATTTCTGCGTTTACTTCTTCATCTGTATAAGTAATACTTGAACCATTTGAAGTACCGTTTTCAGTATAGTATTTAATGCCAACGATTTTTGTAATGCCCTGATTATACGAAGAAATACCATTATAATCCATAGCAACCGTCATTGCGTCATCAAAATGACAAGCAACCTTTCCTTTTGTGTAATCCCCCGATGGATAATATTCTATGCCTATATTCCATGCTTGTTGATATGTGATTTCTTTTGTGGACACTATATTTGAATAAGCATGACTGGCAACATAAAATTCTAATTGGTCATAGTTTTCTATACTCTCACTTAATGTACAAGTGCCAGATACATAATTACCTTCAAATAATACTGTTTCTGTTCTTAACCCATGTATATTCATAAAGTAAGTGGGTTCATATTTGATACAATAAAGAACTGCGGTGTTGGTAGGGCGAGAGGTATGTGTAAATGTTAATGAAGATGTCCATGCATCTGTAAAGCTTTTAGAGTTTCGAATGCTAGTATATTGATTAATAATTTTATCAACATTTTTTGAGCCTAATGTAGTATTAGCCCAACCGATTGCTCCATTACTAACTCTTGTAAAAGAATCGGTAATAGTACCATCCTGATGTTCACCAACGTCTCCACCACTACCAGTATTTCTTAAAGCAGTACCAGTGCCTCTTAAAAATTCACCTCTTAAATCTGGAACAGCAAATGTGGTTTCGCCATCACCACCAAAGTAATTTGCAGTACCAAATTCATCTATAAAGTGTTGAGCAAGGTAAGGGTATTCAGATATGTTATACTCTGAACCATCACAAATTAAGTAATGCTTTGGAGCATTATTACCCATATGACTGATGATATGACCCACAGGAGTATCTTCAAGCCCTTGTGTGGTATTGATATGTTCTGTTGGGTCGATTACTATTTGTCTACCTATTTCTTGAATAGCAATAGTACAGAATCCTAAATTTAACCCAACTGTTTTCTCTGGAACGATACCAATATAAGTATCTTCAGTTAATTCACCAGATATATAATTTAAACCGTTAGTTACAAAATCTGGACCAGCTCCATAACAGGTATCATTTAATATATTATTGTTTGAATCAATAATTTTAAATGTAAGCCCACTAGCGGCTGTGACTTTATAAAATGTACCATATATAAAATAATTATGCCCTTTTTCTAATTTCACATAACCGTTTTCTGTAATTTCTAAGTTGGATATCCTATCAGTCAAATATGCTAATATATTTGTAGATACGTTTGTTATAACACTTTCGCCATTATTTTGAAAATATCCATACCCTAAATCAGTATTAACGTATTTTTGATATTTTTTAATTTCATCTATTCTATTAGTCAAAGCCTTAAGCTCAGTAGATTTATCTTCTACAAAGATTCCGTCTTCTTTCTGAGAAATAGCATTATTTTCTTCAGTACTTATAGATATTGTAATATCAGATAATAATTTATCTATTTCTTCTTTACTATAAGTTTCTGTCTTATTGTAATATTCGCTTAAATCTATAGCTCCTGTATTTAAACTTCCTATTATTTCCCAACCAGTTGTTTCGTTATATGCATACTCATCATAGATGTTATTTTCATCTGTAGATTCTGTATTTTTTAACATATAAATAGTGGAAGTAGAAATATCTTCTGTAGGTAATTCTTCTACCCAAACAATATTAAATGTGCTCATATTAGCAAGTTGAGTGTTTATCCACTCTTTTAAAGTGGAATTATTTTGCTCCATTGCTTTTTTAAGATTAGCAAGGGTTAATGTTTGTGCCATTATTGCTTCCCCCTTTATTTAGTTTTGACTTTCCATCTTTAATAAGAATCTACAAGCATGGGTTGTCATTGTTGCTGCATTATACTGAATATCCATCTGAACAGTGTAATCGCCCGGACAGTAATATAATTCATTATTGATAGTGTAATAAGAATCTACATTAACTGTATCAGGTACTACATACATATTATCAAAGAATACTCTATTACCACAACAAATAGGCTCCATTAACTGAATTTTGTTGTCTGGAACAGTTATACCTGCAACTGTGTCTGGTCCAGATAATTTCAAAAATATATTTCCATTATAATTTGGGTAACTAGAATATGTTTGGTATGCATCGCCATTAGGAATTCTATAATATCCGTTATATTTGTGTAAATACCAATCTTCTGTCCATACTAAATGATGATAAGTGTACGCTGATGTCGCACTTGCTCCTCGATTGGCAAAACACGCATTCGGATTAGCAGACTCATATACAACTTCTTTATTGTTGATATCTTTTCCTTTGATAAGACTAAAAATTGGATATTTTAGCCCTGCATGTGTACTGTATGATGCAATAATCCAGTTATCGTTATAAACAACATTAATAGTATATTCTAAGCTTAATCTATCGTTATAACTTGTACAAAGAGAAGCTTGTCGATTCATGCCACACATATTGTAACTGTCATTATAGGCACCTATATATTTAAACTCGCTTGTAAGAACCGCTGAGCCCGTTCTTGTAACTTGCGGAGTAACACCATAATAACTTTGTCCTGTTTGTGTAACTACAACAAGTACAGGAAACTGTAATCCAAACATTTCAAAATATGGGCAATCTGTTTTTGCGGCATACGTATATTCTTCAGAAAAAGTAATATCCATTCCTGTTTGCTCAAGAACATTTTTTAAATCTTCAAAGAAAAACTGTGACGCTTCTTGGTAAGCAGTTAATGCGGTAGCGGTTTTTAAATAATTATATGCATATACTGTCGTATTTGTTTGAGCAGCACATGTATGTGTAAAACTTTTACTAATAGTTGGCATATTCTAGTCCTCCTTTATTCTGTAACTTCTATCAATTCAACTAATTCATTGGTAGAATGGGTAATAATGGCATCCTTTGTATTCTTATCAGTTTTTTCTGCAACAAATGTTTCATTGGCAACAATTTCATCTCTAAAATTAAATACATTATTTGCATCAGTAGTAAACCATTCTATAGATGAAGTAAATACTCCCTTATAGCTATCTTTATTATTTATCTCTGCTACAAAAGTTGGAACATTAGTAATCGTTTTTAAAATTAAAGTAGCGTAATCTGGATATAAAGAGCCTGCTCCGCCACTAATTTGTCTTATTAATTCACCATATTCTATAAGACGATACCCCTTTGTGTTTATACCACGCTCTCTAATTGCTTTTTCAATATCGTTTACAGCATTTACTGTAGTCTGGATTCTTCCTAAGCATTCTTGCATTTCATCATACCTCTCTATTGATAGAAGCTAAAATCTCAGATAATTGTGTTATCTGTTCTTGCATCAATACATTTTGTGCTGTAAGTATTTCATTTTGTTTTTTAAGTGTGGCGATTTCTTCATTTACTTGTTCTACTGGTACATTTACAAAATAGTATGTAGGTTCGTATTTAATACAACATAAAACAGAGATATTAGCAGGTTGATATATAGTTTCTGTATTACTATCTTCATCAGAACCCCTGTACAAAACTGGAGTCCCCCAAGTTTCTGTTTCTATTTGAGCACTTTTTTCTTGTTTACCTATATCTGTTATAGCACCTTTAAGATAGTCGCCTGTTAAATCTGGAACTGCAAATGTTGTAATTCCGTCACCACCATAGTATTTTACAGTACCGAACTCATTTATAAAATGCTGAGCTAAGTATGGATAGTCTTCAATATTGTATTCTGAGCCATCACATATAAGATAGTGTTTTGGAGCTTTAGTCCCTATGTGGGTAAGTATATGCCCTATAGGAGTATCTTCAATACCTGAGTTTTCATTTATATGTTCTAATGGGTCGATTGCTTGAGCTCGCCCTATTTCTTGTACGTTGAAATAACAGTCAATCATTGTACCAATGTTTGAATCTATTGGATTAATATACGTTGAACTGCTACGTACATATATTATTTTAATAGCAACATACATATCTTCTACAGGACTAACTATTAATGTACTAGAAGTCATCCCAGTAGCATCACTACCAAAATCATTAGTAAATGGACATAACCAAATATTATTACATAAATTTATATCATTTGTTATGTCCTGTAGCGTACAGTAAATATAACCGCCACCATTTCTATAAACAGAAAGTGCTGCACTTATTTGATATGACTTACCTGCTCTTAATCTAACTGAGTAATTTTCTAAGTTATAACTTATATTAGAGCTTTTTGAAACAATAGTATCAAATTTTACAAACTCATTTAAAACTGCTGTTTGCGAATCGCTCATTTTTAACGATATGTACTCAAGTTCTGTATTTACATATTTCTGATATAAGTTAATGTTATTGACTTTGTTTTTTATAGTATCAATAGTTTTGGTTTTATCTTCTACATAAATACCATTCTCTGTTTGTTGAATAGCATTATTGTCAGCAGGATTTATTTTTACTTCAGATACTGAAGGAACATATAAACCGTCTTCTTTTTTAATAATAGCATTACCAGTCACGGTACTGATATTGGTATCACTAACATCAGGTACATATATGCCATCGTCTTTTGCAACGATGGCATTACCTTCTTCTGCACTTATGTTAACACTTTTTGAATCAACATATTTCTTTGTTGCTGGGTGATAGTCTGCTGTAGGAGTATACTCTATGATATTAGTTTTTGATAAAAAATTCTCTGCTGCATAACTAACACCAGAAGTATAGTCAATATATTCTTTTAATTGACGAACAGTATTTAATAACTGTTGCTTCGATACTCCCATGTTATAGCCTCCTATTCTGTGATTGCATCATCTATTCTCATTAGTATTGCAGGATTAAGAGCTACAGCCCATGCTTTTTTATCTGCATCTAATACAGTAGAATCTTCGTATATATTTTTTTTCATTTTACCAAATGAATTAGCGTACATATTTAAGAAATCAAACGTTGGTGTTAATCCAAGATTTGGGCTCCAAGCATATGCATCCCAATCACCAATAGAGTAATGTAACCCAAAATAAAATGCAGTAGCACCTTTATGTGTTGCTAATTTATTAAAATAATTAGTATCCATGTAAGATTTCCATGTATCAACTGTCATATTGTTATATAATCCAACATAATCGGTAATTAAATGATTATACATACACCAATATTTTTCATCTTCAACATCATAGTAATAATTAGATTGTACAGGAATATCTATTACTATTTGATTAATGCCGTATACCACATATTTGCCAGAATTTGCTATTGCATTACCTTTAAGTATCATGTCTGGATGAATATTAAAATTCCAATCTAAATATAGAGTATCCTCTAGTTGCGTATATGTATCATCAGTATAATACATTAAATTATTCCCTGAACAAACGAGTGCAGAATCTAATGAAGCTGTAATATAGGGACTACCAATATTAGATGTATTAGTAGTTTTGTCATAAGACGGGCTATTATTGTAATAACCGTGATTTAAGGCTGCTTTAGCATATGAATTAACCATATTAAAGAATCCAGTATTATCATCATTTGCTATATATGCGTATTTGTAAGTATTTAATGTTGGACCATAAACTGCCCAAGCATTAGAGGTATTTACTGGTGTCATTCTATTATCTAAACTGGTTAAAGCCGTATTTGTATTAACATAAGGGGTGCTAAAAATAAACGGAACTCTTTCTAATTTTTTGCCAAGTATTAAGATGTCTTTATTATTTAAGATGTCTTTTCCTTTAAAAATATTAAATAATGGATATTGATATCCTTTATTATCTTGTCTTTCGTTATATATTTGAGTAGAAAAACAAATACCATCATTAGAACATCTTAAAGTTACATAAAGCATGTATTCTATGTTACCATCATCATCGGTGTTTTTATAAAAACTATTTGCACATTCCCATCCACTGTAATCTATAGTTGAATCTGTCGCATATTTACTTCCTTCTCTTTTATAAACATTTCCTGCATTAATAAGGCTATGTTGTAAAAAGTGATTGTAGCGTTCAACAGGTGTGCCTAAATTACTAGTTGGATGTTCATTAGCAGTACTATGATATTGTTTATTACGTTTATATAAAAAGTTAATACCCGGTCCTGCAATATTAATTGTATTCTTAGCTCCTGCAATATTTACAAAGAATAATTTTAATCCCCAGATAGTAAGGCTTTGTTCACCTTCATCTTTTGCGATATCTTTAAAGCCTGCTTGTACTAATAAATCATAGCAAGTTCTTAATAAAAAGATAGAACTCATATATTGAGGATAAGGGTAATCAAATCCTTCTGTCGGTGACATATTGTTAAAGGTTTTTGTTTCAGCTAATAATGAGTTATCTACGTCTGCATAGGTGCATAAATTTGACATTACTGGCATTTAGAATTCCTCTCTTTCATTAGTTATTGTTGCAGGGTTATAATCGTGTTGATATTTAAATCCTGTTATTTTAGTTATTCTATGAGGGTCATGTATTTCATTATATACAGAATTATTTGGGTCACTGATTGTAATTGGTACAGTTAATTTGCAAGCAGTTTCACCTTCTAAATCTCCTTCAAAAACAATAGGAGTGATGGGTTGACTTCTCATTCCAGTTTGCATTCCGAAGAGAGCATTGTCATCGCCCCCTTCGCTACGATGCAGTTTTCTAATTTCATTGCCGATTTTTTCTAATGGGAATTCATCACATTTAATACCTTTTTCTTTTAAGGCACGATAAATATCATTTACCCATAACTGAGTGTAATTTAATTTATCTACAACTCTTCCCATTATACCACCACCCTATTGATTTCATCCAATGTTTTAGCTATATCAGGTATTTCTCCCAATATTTCTTCTACAGCTTCATATATTTCTTCATCGGTATAATTATTGCCATTTAATTTATCTCTAACTTCTTGAGATAAATCATTTTCTTCAATAGTAACTTCATAATGTTCTTTAATAACTGTTGCACCATTAAATGTTGGAGCTCCGTTACTCTTTACGATAGCATAACACGGTTCTCCAAAATATGTTTCAAAGTCTGTTCCCTGTGGACAGGTAATACCAATATTATGATAGAAACCACCATCAGTGCCACCATACCATGTTTGTTCTTTTGTTAGACTACCAACTGTAATAGTGCCATCAGCAAAAATAGAATTAGTTTCATAGTATACTTTCCATGAACCGCTACCAGTTCGCTTAATAATTTTTGAATATCCTACACGTACACCACTTTGAGTATAAATATCACACAAGACATCAGTTTCTCCGCTGTATGTACCTGCTGTTTCATATGGAAGTTTATTACTAGTGCCTGATGTAGTCCATCCAGCTTTTGCGTAAAATGTGTGTAATTTACTAACATCAAATTTATAGAAAAAAGTATTGATAACTTCAGAATGAGTATATTGCTCATAAGGTTGAACTTCTGCTGGAACAAATCTATAATCAATGGATTCTTCCAAACTTTGTTTGGTTACATAATCGTCTAATGCTTTTATATTACTTGTATCGACATATAAGCCATCGTCTTTGATTACTAACCCATTGCCTTGTTCCATTGACAATAAAGCTGTTGCTTTTAATGGGCCTTTACCACTAAAGTAAATATCTTTAAAATAACTGTTAGCTTGAGACTGATTACAGTAACCATATTGTACTTTACCTCTAAATAAATATCCCCAAGAATAATCGTCTAGGTCTATTTCTATAAGAGTGTTAGGGTTAATCTCAGTGGAGTTATAATTAGAGGCAGCACAAGTTATGGTAGAGCCTGCTTTATTTACTTCTAATGTAATTGAACTTCCACTCCAACCGCCTGTACTATGATTGCCCGGAATTGTTCCATTTTCTTTATTACCTTTAGTAAATAATATTTGTTGGTCAGGTAAACTTTTATCATATACCAAAGCATAGTAATAACCGCCTACATGACCTTCTCCACCTTTATTAATTACAACAGATAATGTATGCGGATAACCGTTTTCATCTGTTGCATATGCTATAATAAGACCATTGCCATCATTATCAGAATCGCCTGATTTCAATGTTGCTCTATGGGTATAAGTTCTATATCTTACAGTAGATACAAAACCAGTGAATGTTGCTGTATTTTGAGGTTGTACGAATGAATCTAAGTTATTATCAAAATACCATGCATTTGCTTCAGATTCATTTGCTACATTGGTCCATGAACCATTGTGTGCAAATCTTGTTCCAGACTGATACATGGTTTTAAGGGTTTCGCCTTTACCTTCGGTAGTAAGATGAATACTAGCAGTATCTTCTGTGTCTATATCAAGATACTTATCAACATATAAACCTGTTGTTTTAATTTCTAATGCGTTATCTTCTGAATTAAATATATTAACATTACCAGTTAATGTTTTTGTATCTTTATCGTAATTTAGAGTTAATGATGGGGTATTTATGATATTATCAATGCTTGCTGCATTTTCAATATCTATATCTATTTGTTTTAACCTATCTTCAAGTCCAGTAATAGCTGAGATAGGATGTTGGTCAGGTAATTCCCGATTTATTAAATCATTATGGTTGTATGTACCTGCACCATTGTTTACGCCATATTTCACAAGCCTAACGCCCACAATGATATCCTCCTATCTACTCTATATTTATTTTAAATCTATAAGCCCCCGGCTTTTTGTAGAAGTTCTGTATCATCTTATCTGTTAATTTAACTAATACACTTTTACCTTCACTAGGTTTAATACTAGGTATTGTAACAGAATCAGAGAAAGAGTATTTTTCTTCGTTTTCATCATATAATGATATTCCTATTGTTTCACTACCATCAAAATATGGAGAATAAGAAGTAATATTTACATTAAGATTCTGTAATTCGTACTCTTCTTGGTTGTAAATATCAATTCTTACAGTTTGGTCATGATGATAAAAAGTACCCAAATCAAATAAGTCTTCTTGATTAAGTTCCTGATTATCTATGCATACTTTTATATCATACCAATATGTGTATTTATCTCCACCAAGTAATTGAGGTATTGTGTATTCATATATGATGTTTTTATTTTGAAGAACTACTAATCGTACATTATCGAAAGGCATTCTTAACAATGTTGTATCAATATAAATTCTGTTACCTTTTCTTGCGATAGTCTTCGAATTCATATCGTATATTAATGCCCCATCTTCCGTTCTTAATTCGATATCTTGATTCTCTTTTATGTTTTCTATTATAACATAATTATTACCATATATAACAGCATATTCTACATAAAAATTACTGTTGGTTATTTCTTTCTCGAACGAGTATAAGAAAAAGCCTATTCTATTGGAATCTGGTAATTCTGTATTGCCTACCTCAATCCAGTTTACGCAATCTGCACTAGCCAAGAAAGTATAACGTGAGCCTGTTTTAGTAACCTTAATATATGGATACATCATATCTATATAAGTATCTGAAGGCTTATCTACAGGTATATCCCCACCTTCAGAAGGTTCTTCATCAATTTCAGGAATATCAGGTGATGTTTCACTTCCATCATCTATCGAATATTCAACGTATTTATTCAATAAATCATCAACAAAATCAATGATTATTTGTTCTGTTCGACTTGAATTTGTTATATAGCTTGGAGTTTCCATTATACAACTTTGACATTCAACATAAAAGGTGTCATTACTCATAATAATGACACCTCCTATATCATCAGCATCAATCGGCTTATGATTTATTTTACACATGAAAGAGAAGTTACCTTCTGGAGATTCCAGTGTAATTGTTTTATATAAATCTGAGTGGATGATTCTGAGACCGCCTTCTCCAAATTCTATGTTTTGATAGTTATCTGGAGAAGGAGTCCATATCAAAGAACTTTGTTTAAAGTCTTCGTATAATAGTAGTCCAGATTCTGCCTTATTTATTTTAGGCATATAAACACCACCTTATACGATTTCAATATACTGGTCTATTGGAATAACCTTACCAATCTTAATATTTTCATGTCCGATATGATTAGCAAGGGTTTTAACTTTTGCTAATGCAGACTGTAAAGAGCCATGGACAGAATGTACGAACCATGGTGATAATGGCATTCTTTCCATACGGTCTTTCAATACATACGGATAATTACTTGAACCACCATTTGAGTATTTAAATTCTCTTGAACGGTATACGAAGAACATATTGAATTTAGGGTTATCGTAATTGTTACCATAAATCAATAAATCTTGTACTTCTTTTTCTTGAGTTGCACTCTGATTTAAACAATACTTAAAAGTTTCTACTGCATAATTATCTTTATTTGCATTAGCGGGAGCTGTATCAAATGCGGATACCCAAGTTTGATTAACTACATTAGTAATAGGCATTTTCATGTCTAAATTATAGTATCTGCATAATACTTCATATTTTGTTACTGCCATGATATACCTCCTAATTTGTTTTTATGAATTGGTCTGTTGGTACTATTTTCATTAATTTTACATTATCTATACCAACTGTCTTAACAATAGCTTTAACTTTTTCAAGTGCTGACTGTAAAGAAGCGTGTGTTGATAATATAAACCATGGGCTTTGTTCAATTCTTTCGTATGTATCGCATATGAGGTATGGGTACTCAGCTACTGATTCATAGTGAGCAGGTATTTCATATGTTTGAATATCCACTGGATTTATTACTACTCTTTCACATGAATTTTCTTCAGAAGATACACAGGTGATATTTGTTTTGTAATTACCACTTCTTACTGTAGGATTTTCGTCAATAAATACAGGGCCTGAAAATACTTGGTTACTATATTCATATCCCCAATAAGCACTTCCCGTTCTGTTCAAATAAATTGCACCTGTTCCCTTTTTATATACTGACAATTCTGTTGACGCTAAAGCGTATATTGTAGAATTAATAATAATATCTTTTAGTTCATCTGATGTAAAATATGCACCATTTGCTGCTGCGGCACTATCTTCGCATACAGTAATAGGGGCTTTAATATTTTTCTTTGCTACGATAAGACCATTTTCAATAGAGTCGCCCTCGATTAATAAATAATCTCCAGAATAGTCTCCATCAACTGCTCTTGAAATTAAATTTCTATCTATTGCATTTTTATCTCTAATAACATACCCTATAGATTTTGGCATCCAAGTTTTTTTATTGATACGTTTTGTACCAGTAAATTTAAATAACATATTGTAGTTATCGTTAGCTGTATTGTTACCTTCTATGATGTAATCTGATTGTTCTGTATTAGCTTCTAATTTTTCTTCAGTTGTACCACAAGCTATTTTATGCTCATTATGATAAAATTCGAAACATTCTTTGTAAGGTACATCAACATCATTAAGTACAAATTGATTTGAATTAGGGTTTGTATATCTATACAATACCTGATATTTTGTAGCCGCCATATTATACCCTCCTTAAGTTTCTTTAATAGTAAGGCGTTTTCCTTTTTCTTTATTGGCGTGATGCATTTCCCAATAACTCTCAAGTTTTTTATACAGTTCCGAAACGGCAAGATTACCTTTTCTGAACTGGTCAAACACTTCTGCTTGATTATCATACATATTTGCTAAGATTACCATTTTATTTACTACATCGTTTAAAGGCATATTACCAGATTTTAATTCTGGGTCATACTCAATGCTAAGATTTTTATATTTGCCTTTTTCTATAACAATATTGCCAACATAACAGAAACCTACATTATTAGAAACTTGACGCTTCAAAACTATAGTATTTTCTGTATTTGTTGCAGGTAATTCATAGCTTATGTAAGAACAGTTTGAGTATATTGTATCCACGTAATCATCATTTATATACACTTCAACATTCCCGCCAGAGAAACTAACAGAAAAAGATACTTTGCTATCTTCTCTATTATAAGCATATAATTTAATATACGCTTCATTTCCTGTTACTGTTGAAGTGGTTGCCAGTACTTTCAATGTCTTATTTACATAAAAATTACACAATTCATTTTCAATTTGACACTCTCCAGATTGTAAATTAGATTTTAAATCTTCGTATTCACATGTTATTTTATACTGAGCATTATGCATTACACTAGTTTCACCAAACCAACGGATTTGCCTAAATACTCTCAATGCTGGCTCAAGATATTCTGTACCTGAGTAACTTAATATAATATACGAATATATATAGTCCAGCATTAATTTTAATGAATCTACCATTGACATATTGCCAAACTTAAATATGTTTGCATACCATATTTGATAAAATTTCATAAATATATCATACATTAAATCTGCTGGAACGTCTATATAAATTATTCCAGTTTCTTCGTAATCTGGAGTAGGATGCTTTATAGGGTATTTTGCTATAAAGGTATTATCATCTAATATCTTTATAGGTTTTCTAGGTCTCATTTTCTCTTTATCGAAAATAATATCTTCAAAAGTACTGTAATCAAAGTCTTTTTCTGGAAGTAATAATTCATCTAACCCATAGTATTCATAGTTCGGGTCAATTGGGTCTTCGTATTGATATACATAAGCCCAGTTATATGTTTTTACAACTGGTCTTTCCATATCTTTTATTGTCTTTTGCATTTGTTTTAGCTCTGAAACATATTTATTTGTTTCATATTGCTGCTTTGTGATAAAGATATAATCTCCCGTGTCTACATTTATTTCTTTTCGCTTAGAGGCGGGTAATACTGAATTTGTAAACACTTCTGTTTCAACAGCTTTATCAACAAATACTTCATCATTAGCAATAAATGCTTCATATATTTTATCTACATCAATTTGCGTATTAGAAGCATTACCAATGTATATTTTTCTGTTAATCCATTCCTCTTTTTGAGTGAATCCATTTTTAAAGATGTTTACATAAAATTCACTATTATTTAACGTAGTTTCTATACCGTCTTTATGTACATATACTTCTGTATATTCCATAAAACCTTTTTTAATAATTGTAATGTCAATATTCCCATTTTCTATAGATGTACTTTTTGCACCCATTGTAAAGGTTACGTTATTTCTTTCTGTACCTACATATTTACTTATTTTTAAAATACTAATATCACTTTGAATAAAAGCATTCTTATTTATAGTTACAAGTGTGTTACCAGCATAATATTTAGTATTTTTTAATATTTTATCGAATGTCAATTCTGAAAAGTTTAGCATTGTCTTTTTAGCGTTATTTGTCATCATAATTCCATGGTAATAATCTATGAAAGCTTTCTTTTGTTCGGTGATAATAAATATATTACCTAATGAATTCGCTTTTTCTTTATCTTTCTCAAGGAAAATTTTAGTTTCTGCGGAAAAACTATTCATAGAATTTGTGCTTATTGTCTGGCTATTATTATCTACAAAAGTATTTTTACCCGCTAAGATAAATCCTATAGTATTATCATGACTTTCAATACCTAATGGTAAATATTTATCTGCTAAATTAATATCAGCATAAGTGATAGCAGTATTAAATTTACCTTTATAAGCAAACCAATGTTTATCTTTTGCTGTGTCTTTTTTAAAAGCACTAAGCCATTTTTGTGTATTATCTATGTTTATTCCATTATCTCTAAGAGAGAGTTCGTAAAGATTATCAAGTATACTAAACCCAACTTTATCTCTGGCATTTATTATAATATTTTCGTTATTATTCATTTGTAATATTTTTGTTCTCTTAGAAAATGAGTCTGAAAAACTTTTCCAGAATACGCCTTTGTTTTCTTTACTTAAGAATTTCTCTTCATACATTAAAGAAATCTCGGCTATTTCTCTATGCAAATAATATAAGATATTTTGCTTAAAAGTTTTTATTTGCACTTCTTGCATGAGTGCGTCTACATTATTCAGTACAGACTTTTTAATATCTTTTTCTAAACTTTTACTTTGAGATGTATAAGTATCTTTTACATCTTTAGCTAAAGCTTTATTCTTAAACTTATTTACATATTTTATATCTTTAAATATTGAATAGATTCTTCTGAGAATTAGACTTTCTTTTTCAGAGTGGAAACCAAATAAGTCTTTATTCTTTATGCCCTTTTTGCTATCTTTGATAGAAGAGTATACTCTATAATCAAGGTAAGCTATTTTATTTTGTTTTTGCCCTAACATTTCTTTAAAAATATGAGTATCATGTATATCTTTAAAAGATACTTTCATTTTATTTATATTAGTATATCTATTAGTATTTTTACGAACAGTAATCTGAGCGTAACAATTAGTATAATATTTTTTATCGTCAATCTTTGAACTTAATATATTATATACATATAAATGATTGTCGGTTCCAATTGCATATATTTCTTTATTCAGAAAAATCTTATCAGTTTCTCTTTGTCGTAATATTTTAATATCAAAAGTACACAGATGATTTATTTCACCTTGCCCCCACTTAATGCTAAAAGTTTGTAAATGATTAATATCGCCAGTTAACATGAAGTCCTTATATACATACAACGTTCCCAGAGGCTCATACAGCGATTTTATTTCATTTACATATAAATTGTTAATGGGACCCTCTAAAAACCTATTCTGAGCAATTCTGAGATGTTCTTGAGGGTATAAATCTTTGACTGTTATTTGTGTAGAGAGAATTGTATCTTTAGCTTTCTTTTTTAATTCTGGAGTTTTATATATATTTAAAATAATCGGGAAATCATTTAAAAACAATTCATCGAAAGTGTCTAATAATAAAGTTCCTCTTTTTGCTTGTTGTATTTTAGTTATAGTTATCTTTTTTGGGGCATCCTTTTTATTAATGGCATTAACGTTATATACATTTAATATGCCGATTCTTTCTTTTAGTAAAAATTCTCTTATTATATCTATATTGTTATCTTTTTCATGAAGCATATTGTATTCATAACAATTAGTATTATTATCTCTGCTATTTATTGACACTCCTTCTGTGAATACATGAGTTTTGTTATCACTCTTTAAAAGAGGGTTATTCATAAAAACATTTGTATTTAATGCCCTTTGTTCTAAGGATATATATCGGTTTTGTGTTATTTGCTTATCTAAAAGTTCTAAAGATACTTTTGTATTGCTTATTTCAAGATTTATAGGTTTAGAGAACCACGCTTGGTCTTCTCTTAAAGTTATATCTCTATCTCTTTTACTTAAAAGCAGCTCTCTGCATTTATAATAAAAAATGCCCCTTTCTCTTTTACCGACAAAGATAGGGGCATTGAATTTACGCAAATCAGAGAAGATGTCTCTGTCATAGGTAAAAGCATATTCATTTGTCGCAACGTATGAATATTCAAATGGCTGAATTCTACCTATGACAGGCGAATTAAATTCAAAATTATAATTCATCTAAACATCTCCATTATTTTATATTTTATTAGTTAGTTCCCGTACCGCCTGTATCTGGGGCTGGAGCTGGGGTTTCTGGTGTTAAGTTATCCAGTGAGAATCTATAGAACAATGTCATATAGCTTATTGCTCCGTCATATCCGTTAACGGACATTACACATCTAAGAACAAGTTTAGTCTTAGTTGGGATTGAACCCGGGTCTAATGTAAGCGTCATGCTGTTATTGTTCTGCTGTAAACCAGCTGAAGAGTATTCTGTTGGAGGAATTGCAACTGGAGTTGTATCAACTGTATCAGGGTCAATAGTGTGCCAATTAATACTTGTAACTTTGATACCAGACTTAGTTAAAGCATTGGATGCCGTAATTGTTGCAATACCGTTTGCAGTATACATATCAAGAACAGAAGAATTTTCGCCTGTAGTATCGAAGAATATTGTTCTTTCAGATGTATCATTAATTGTTGCCAATGAGAAAATAGTATTATACTTAATATCCTTAAGATTGAACATGGATACATTTTCAGTCATGTAATCTACTATTTCTTTATTGGTTAATGCAAGTGAAAGTGTCTTTAACTTAAATGTTACAGAATCAATAACATTTTCTACACCTTCAATATTAATGGAAGCCTTTAATGTAAGACCGCCAATACGATAATAAGTTTTACCATAAGCACTCTCTACTTTGGAATTTACAATATCTAATACGGAATCCTTAACTAAAATATCTTTTTGTTCATACATTTCGGTATAAGTAGGTCTTGTAATTGTACCAGAAGTAGGAGAATCAGAAGTATCAATACGATACTTGTTTTCTATAAAAGGACTTAACGCATCTTCAGTAACAGTCCATGTTACCTTAATAGGGTTTTCCACTAAGTCATTCGTAATTGTCTTAACGAGATTCAATGGATAAACTACATTATACATACCATTTGTATTAGGGTCTGAAGATTCAGTTGCGTTTTTACCTTTAATAGTATCCCATGTAAGAGTATTAAGTGCAACCTGCACAAGTTCTTCTGCTGTGTAAGGTTCAATACTAACTGTGATACTTCTTTCAGCTGCTGCGTTATTTTTGGTAACTCTAATTGTTAAAGTACCAACTACCGCATTTGCACCATAAGGTGGGCGTTTAACAACAATACCATCGCTATTGAAGTAATCACTAATATTATCGCCGTCAACATCATATTTAATAGCAGTTCCATTGTCACCTTTATCTGGCATATAAGCAGTAAGGTTGGAAGTAATACCAGTAACACCATTTTCAAGTAATCTATCTGAAACGGTATTAAGGTCTATTGTTACAGCCTGTTCGTCTGTAAGACCCGGCTTCTTGACCATACATTTAAAAAACTGATAAGCTGTATAGTGAGCTTTAGGACTTGTTACTCTGGCTCTTAATGTAACACCAGTTTGTTCATCCTGTTGTGTAACAACACCAACAAAATTAGCCATAGAAATTCCTCCGTTCTATTTTTTAAAATATAGGGCTTCGAGAAATCGAAGCCCTATTTATTATTACAGTGCTTCAGAAGTAAAGCTTACGCTTATGTTTGCGTCTTGAGTTACTTTGTTTAAAGTAATAATATAATTATCACCGTCTTGTGTCAAACCTTCTTTTGTTATTTTGTTTATGCTTCCATCGGCAAAAACGATTTCAACAGAATCAATTTCCCAACCATTATCAGGTTTAACTGATGCTACATAATCTTCGCCATGGTTAACAATAGTGATAGGCACTGTGTTAAGTATACCAGAACCAGTTGTAATACCAATTCTTACTTCACATGGGTATTTGATTAAATCCCGTGTTATATCACAAGTAGCAAATCTCTTAATTAACGCTTGGTCTTCATTTTCTTGTACTTCATATACGATGAATTTATAACCCGGACGAGCATTTTCAAGTCTGAGTTCCTGTGTACCACTTTCAGCAGTGATTTCTCCACAATAAGGAACACCTTCAACGCCATAGAAGTAATCGTCTGTTGCATAAACTCCTTCGTTATTAGGAGGTGTCATTCTTACACGAATAACAGCGTCATTATTAATAGTAGGAATTTCAGGAACAACACCATAGTAAATCTTATTGGATGTAGTGTTTGCGGTAAATGCGGTTACATCAAAGTTAACCTTACTTGCTAACTTACTACCAATGAAACTAGCAACTGGTGTTAATGCAGATGCATCAATTTCTTCACCAACAAGAGGAGTATTTTCGTCACCAGTAAGTCCAGTAGATACTACACATAAACTGATTGGGCTATAATCTGTCTTATTGGTTTCGGTAACTGACCACTTACTATTATCTACGATATCCCATAATACCGTAGAACCATTTGAAGTTTTAGCTAACGGATAAATGTTATTGGAAATTCCCCACCATGATTCATCAGCCAACAGTTTAAGTTCATCAATTGCAATTGCAACAATTTTCTGTTCATCACTGTAGTCTGGCTCAATTTCATTCTTCTTAATGGCAACACCATATCTTGCATTTGGTGAATCACTTAATGGAGAGTAAGGAGCTGAAATTGGGAAGTATACATATGTTTCTTCGTATTCTTCTGGTTCTTTTTCGAAGTCCTTGTTAATAACAAGTTCATCAAATGGGAACAAGCTTGCACTGTCAATAACAAGCATATCATTCAGCATACCTCTTGGACCATCATTACCATGAGTAATCTTAATTCTATCGGCATAATATTCATTGGTGTACATTGATTTACCGTACATAACCTTGGACATATATTCTTCAGTTGTTGTAAACATCATATGATGCTTCTGATAATATGCCTTTGATTGTGTATGATACATCATAACAGAAGTTGTACCGTCAGATGTATTTAAACCATAAGTATCGGTCTTTTTAACATCAATAACGTTACCAAACATGTCACGTTCTACACCACTGGTTAATACTATTTTTTCTTCATAGTATGGATAACCAATGTATAATGTGTAGTTTGAATCATAAGCCTGATGAATAGTAATTACAGCTTGATTTTCTTCTACATAGTTAATCTTGTACACTGTCTTTAATTCAGTGATAGGAAGATTATTACCATCTAAGATAATGTATTTAGGCCACAGTTCTTTATTGTAGAAACGTCCTTCCGGAAGTTTTACATAGTATTCTGTAGTATTATCAAGACAGCGAATAGAATAAGCACTCTGTAAGAACGTATTAAACTCAGGAGAGGCATAATTAGTTCCAACGAAATCAATTGTGCTGTAATTCTTTTCTCTTGTTAATTCACTCTTACAAGGTTCTGTGCTTGAAGAAACGAACAGAGCAAAGTTGCCTGCCGTATCATTAATTGAAAAATCGAAAGAATCAATTTTACCACAATAACAAGCGGATACGAGATGTCTTTCTCTTGAATAATCAAGAGAAGGATTACCCATTACGATTAAGTTGAATCTGTCGTTATTGGTATTAATCCAGTAACGTACTTTAGTTTCGCCATTTAAGCCTGCTGTCTGTAAAGGAACAAGTAAAGTGCCATCAGATACAGCATTTATTGAAACGTCAGCATCAATTTCGTCCTGATAGATTTCTTCAAAGTCCTGATACCAAGAAAGTTTACACCAGTCAGACACATGAGCTCTTTGAACAACTACTTCACCTTTATCGTTGTATGTTGTTACAGAAGGACCATTTCCTTCTTCATTTAAGTCATCATACAAACGCATTAACAGATAGTGGTTATTCAGCATATATGTTCTTTCGGAAACATCGCTAGTTGCGGATTTTTCTACGTCATATCTGATTACGATGTGACCATTCTTAACAATATCGCCTGTAATTGTTGAGAATAAAATACCACGGTTATTTAAAACATTAGGGTCATATGACCACAAACTCTTATCCAATGGAATATAAACACCTTCGATATAATATTCAGGGACAATCTTTGTAATGATATTATCATTTGCATCAGCCTCTTTGACTACATATGTGCCAGAAACTGTATATACATCTTTACTGGTTATAGCTTCAACAGAAAAGATAAAACTTGTATCATCTTCATATACAGCTTGGAATTTCAATGTTGTGAAGTTCTGGAACTGATTATCATCAACATTTAATGCTTCTCTAATTGCTGAATATAATTCGTTATCTTTTGCTTTAATTTCAAGGATTTGAGTCTTATCAAAAACCAAATCAGCAGTAGCTGCACCCGGAATTGTTGGAGCATAGAATCCTTCTTTTTCAGCGTTCTCACCGTAAATAGCGATAACTTTAGAAATCATGAGTCTAAACTGAGCCATTGAGGTATACTTAATGGTCTGTTTGTTAATTTCGTCAGAAGTAGAAATAGTACAACAACCATTACCCGGAAGTGTGATTATTTCTTCAACACGTTTTGTAACGCTTAATGCATCCTGATACATATCTTTTGTAATTACCTTAGGAATAACGCCTTCTTTTTCACAATCAAGAGGATATTCTTCAGGGTTTGCAACATAAGTAGGCTTATAGATTTCAAGATACATGGTTAATGATTCTTTTAACTCATCGCTATCCTGTAATAAGTCACCGGAAGTCTTTTTAATCTCTGTCGGAGTTGTTGTTGTTTTCAGAATAACCGTATCAGAGATTTGACTAATCTGGTTCAGAATCTTAGCCTGATACTCTTCTGGGGACATATTATCAGCATCTACATTAATTGTAGTGTCTGGCTTTGGATAAGCAATATCCCAGTTCTTTTTCTGTAAAACGAATGATGGAAGCAGAGTATTACCGTTTACATCTTTGACTTCGTTTGAGCACACACCAATGGATAAAACCTTAGCGAGCTCTTTTACTATGTCCTTAGTAGAACAAAGACCTTCGTGATATCTATACGCCTTGTATTTCTGTTCAGACATTTTATTTTCCTCCTATCTTTATTTATTAAACACCGCTATCGTCATCTGGTACTACGGGTAAAGCGGGTGTAATAACATCTTCGTCTTCAGGTTCTTGTTTTACATATTCTCCATCAACTAACATACGGATGCCCATCCATACTTTTTTTGATGTGCCTGAAACATTATTAAACTCCAAACGGAATTTTGTTTTAGGTTCAAGTACATATACATAAGTTGAAGTTCCTATGAAAAGACCCTCTTTTACTTCTGTAGGATACCAAGTTTCAAACCATAATTCATCGTTTACATATAAATTATAATAGTCTTCTTCTCCATATCCACTGCACGTAATTACTAATGCGAGTAGTTCTGCATTTTCGTCTGGTGATTCGTACTCTAAATAATATACGCCTTGAAGTGCAGGAAGTGTCATTGCTACCATTTTATTGTAAGGTCTAGATAATTGTGCAAAATTCTTTATTTGCTCTATATATTTGACCTTATCAACTTCACCGCCTACTTGATAATTAGTTACGAATGCCATTTACACTTACCCCCTAATTATCTATAAAGTATCTAACCTCAACACCGTAGTCTTCTTCCTCATTCTCAGTATCTTCTGGGAAAGTCGGGAGCTCTTCACCTTCAAGATTAGGTGTAAATATTATATATGTACAATCATTATCTGAGTCATATATAACGGTCCAAGTTCCTTCTGGTTCTCCATGTTCATAGGTGCTGTCATCTTCTTCATCGAATGCTTCACCAATAAAATAGGATTCATTTATATCAAATTGGTCTTCTTTCAATTCTCCTCTTATTTTAACATAAGCAATATTTGTTTTCAAACTATTACTTAAGCTATTATCAGCAGGGAAAATTTCTAATATTTCTAGCTCGTCTTCTATGTCTGCTAAGAAATCTGCCAAGTATATTTCTTCAGATTGGTCGTCTTGTGCGATAACAGCGTCAGTCACTTCTTTAATAAAGAACTGGCAAGGGTCACTCCATTCTCCACCTTCTGATTTAACTCTTACATAGTATATACCTTCTTTATAAGATATAGATGGCGTGAATGTTATAATATCATCCTCTTCGTTAACCACAAAAGTTTCATATAACAATACTTCGAATTTATTTGACTTTGAAATCTGCATAATATATGAAGGAGCTTGTTGGGATTTCCACTGTATCTCTGGAATTGAATTTGAAATCATACCGAATGTTGGTGATACGATTTCACATTTCGAATAACTCTTAGTTATTTCTGTATTAAAAGCAAATACATATTTCTTTAAAAGTCTATTTCCAGTGATATCTGTTATCGTATTATTTAATACAACGATATAACGTGTATCCACGTTCAGTGGCTCTTTTGGTACGAATGTTATAACTCTATCAGCATATGTCATTGTACCTTTTACGATATTGAATTTTTCACTTGCTTTAAGGCTTGTTACACCGTTATAAACTCCATCATAATCTTCAAATACGACTATAGAGTTATTCAGCGTTGACCGATTAATGTCCCCGCTGAATTTAATCTCTATAGGTTTATTCACATTTACACTTGTTTGATGTGCTTCTGGAGTTGTTGATATAACGGATAACCCTAAAGTTTCATTGCCGTTATTCATGTTATTAACTCCTTATTAGTTTTGAGCTCTTCTGCCTCTCTTTTTCTTTTCTGTTGCCTCTTCAGCTTCAGATTCTTCAGATTCAGCATCTTCAACTTTTTCAGTTTCAGATTCTGTTTCTTCTGTCTTTGCATCAGGTTCTGCATCAGGTTGAGATTCTGCTTCAGGCTCTACATTAGCAGCCGCTTCTGGAGCCTGAGATGATTCTTCTGGCTCTTGGGTAGCTGGTTCCTGAGCTGGTGTTAACTCCGGGAGTTTAACTTCTTCTTTCTTTTCTTCCTTTTTAACGCCTACAACGTTTCCTGTTTCTAAGTCAACAACACCGTTTACATCAATAAGAGTCTTACCTTTAATTCCTCTTAAAATATAATTGCTAACCCTGTCAGCGAAACCAACAGGGTTAGCAATTGTTAAGTGCAGCTTAGTTACAGGACAGAAGAATGCATAGTTACCCGGTTTCTTTGAATTTAATCTAAGTTCGATAGTAGCCATTACTTTTCCTCCGTTCTACAGCTAATTAATTATTCAGAATGATAGTTCTTTCTGGTGTTGCGAAGGACTTAGCCATGCTAATGTTCTTAGCAGAGCAGATTGCACGACCTTCGTTGTAAGTACCGAAACCATAACGTTCGATAACCTTAACGTTATTGAGGTCTCTTGCTGGGTCACGGAATTCTTCAGTCTTGAGGTCTTCCTTAACAATCTGAACACCTACGTTGTTAGCATCTACACAGAACATATCGAAGGTCTTGTTAACCTTGTCGATAGGAGCGAATGGAGATAAGCTAACGTTAAATGCAAATGGGATACGACCCTGAATGGATTCAGGACCAAGCTTGAACTGAGCGTTTGGCATTTCTCTCTTAACTTCACGGTCAAATGGAGCAGTAAGAGAACCAGTTAAGCCGTTACGAGCAAATACAGTCCATACTAACGGATGCATGATTAAGTCTGTTGGAGTATACTCGTTGTTGTATACACAGATGATTAAGTCAAGTAAATCGTCAATGGACATAGTATCGTTTGGATTGCCTTCAAAGTCAAGACCAGTAGTACCTGCTTCTGGGAACTGACCTCTTAAGCTGTTATCAAATACTGTCCAACCATGACGCTTCCATTCGTCAAATGCCTTCTGCTCTTTAAGACGAGCCATTGCTCTACCTGCCTCAGATAAGAGAACAGAGATAAGGTCGAATTCCAAATCCTTCTGAAGTTCGTCAGTATACTGAATTCTGACACCACTCTTACCAACATGGATAAGAGAATTCTTTGCCAGATTCCAGTCTACGCTTTCTTCTGGGATTTCCTGACCTTCGGCAACGTCATGAGCTCTCATAACACCGATGGACGGGAACATAACAGCCTGACCATTCTTAAGTCTAATCTTCTTATAGAACTTAGAAGCAAGATATACAGGGTCAGCAGCCTTTCTCATAGTACCGATGATAATTCTTGGAATTAACACCTTAGCCTGTGGAGAAGCTACGAAATCCTTGAATGTAAAGCCCGGTACGTTCTTACCGTCAAGAACTTTAGTGAATGCATCAAATACCTTGGCATCGTTTTCTGTCATCTGATAATCTTCGATATCGGAATCTGTAAGTGGTAAGCCTCTTTCCAGCTTATCCTGAATGGACTTCTGAAGCTCTGCATTACGAGATTCCATTTGGTCTAAAACATTTAAAATACTCATGTTAGATTTCCTCCTTGATTATGGTTAGGTGCGGGGGCTTTGCCCCCGCCCTGTATTATTTTTTAAGTAATACGAACACTTCGCCCTGTACGCCCTTGAAATCGGAGTAGGAAGGTGTGCCGTAATGCATTGCCTTATATGTTGCAGTAACTGTCTGTTCGCCAGTAGCCTGAGCAGGAAGCTTAACAGAAATCTTACCAGTTGTGTAGTTGATTGTTACGTTAGCTGCATCTACTACAGTACCTTCAATCTTAACTACAACACCCTGCTGTAAGTTCTTTAACTTACCGCCTGCAAAGTCAACAGCTTGGAACTGAACTACAGTATCTTTTGCTGTGCCAGCATCAATAGTACCGATAGTCATATCAGTGTACTCTGTATCGTTCTTACCGAAGCCATCGTAGTTACCAGAGCCATCGTGGAGACCCGGAATACCAGTTGGGTTAGTAAGTAACTGAGACTGATAATTCTGGAAGATTGTGTTGCCTTCAGCGTAGGTAGGGTCGAATGGATAACCTTCGTCAGTTGGCAGATTGGATACGCCAGAACGGTTCATGAACTGGTCGTCGTCCTTTCTGTACTGTTCTTCCCATAACATCCACTGTAACCAACCAGTAGGTTCAGCGTTAAGGTCGGAAGCAAGAACCTGACCAACAACTTCGTGATAAGAATCCTTAGTTGGGTCCCATTTAGTAAGACGACCAGAAGCAGTAGCCTTTAAGTAGTCACCAGCTTCACACTTACCGATTACAGCACCCCAAGGCATTCTGTTTTCAACGGAGATAGCAAGTTCTTCCTCAAGTAAGCCTTCCTTAGAAACAGCAGCCGCAGGAGTGAATCCCGGCATGTAAGGAAGTCTAACATATTCCATAGTGATAATGGATGGCTGATTACCACCGAATCTATCCATCTGGAACCAGTCCTTAGTGAAGTTGTATGGAGCCATACCTACTGTGTTGCCGTTAAGAGCAAGACCCGGAAGTGTAATAGTTGTAAGGTACTTGTTAGAAACGAAATCCTTAACAGACTTAGAAACACCTACTACACGACCCTTAGGAATAACTACTTCTTCCATACCCGGACCGCCATACTGATAATTGAATAATACACCATCTTTGAATACTCCACTCATAGTCTTATCCATGAATGTTGGGTCGAGAATCCACTTTTCGGCTGGAGACATATGACCAGAACGAACTAATGCGGTATTACTTCTTGAACCCTGTTGGTTTTCATAACCTCTAAATAAAGCCATTTTAGTTTCCTCCTTTTGATTATCGTGAAATCTTATTAACCATGTCATTTACATAGTCATCAATAGATTTCTTTTTATTTGAATCTTCAACTTTTTTCTGTTCCTTAGAATCTTCTGCCTTAGGCTCTACAGTGTTACCATCAGCGTCTGTAACAGTCGAGTTTGGCTCTCCTGCATTTGCCAAGGTAGGATTCTGTGCCTGACCTATAGTTCTCTGAGAATCAGTTGTTGAAGTTTCGTTCTTTTTAGCTGCATCGAAAGCATCCTGTAAATCTTTCATTGAAAGACCAATTAATTCTTTCTGTCTTTCAGAAGAATTTGAATCTTCTAATTTCTTTTGAGAAATTTCTAATTCAATAATCTGGTCTGCAATTAACTTCTTGTTAGCAAGTGCTAATTCGATACACTGGTCTTTCATAGCAATGGAATCCTGAACAGCTTCTTCCTTTGCTTTTTCAGCGTCTGCTAATTTGGTTTCAGCTTCTTCTTTTGCTTTGTTAGCATCAGCAAGCTGTTTCTCTAAATCAGCAATCTTGTTGTTTGCATCTTCTAATTGCTTTGCAACATCTTCAGTATTGTCTTTGGTTTCAGGGGTTTCAGCATCAGACTTAGCATCTTCTGCTTTAGCCTCAGGTGTTGATGTATTTGCATCAGTTGCCTGAGCAGCGGTGTTAGTACCTAATAATTCATCAATCATCGCAACCAGTTTATTTCTCTGGTCGGTTGATTGAGATGAAGTATTTGGGTTGTTCTTTCCTCCCATGTCTCCGACTCCTTCCTTATTTTTTTCATCTTTATTTTCTTTATCTTCATCTGTGATAACTGTAACCTTAACAACCTGAGCAAAGTCATCTGCTGGGTTGTTAACTGTAGAAACTTCATGATAAGTAATATCTTTAGCTCCCCAGTAACATACTTGGTCTTTGTAGGTTTCACCTCTCCAGTGACCACAGAAATTGAATTTACCGTCTTTGAGAATTGTTTTACCACATACATTACATGTAACAGTTCCCATTGAACCACCAATACTTACTGTACTATAACGCCCATCTAAGAATTTTTCAATAGCATCTTTATCAGTTACTCTTGTTACAAGATGGATTGCACTTCTTTCATCAGTTAATGCAGAAGGTCCAAACCATGATTGTTTTGTTCTTCCTAAAGGCTCTGAATAAGAATCGTGGTTTTTTAACATTGGCTTTGGAAATGGATTCATGAAAGTTTCTGCATCCTTTTCCATGCTGTCTTCGTAATAAACACAGTAGTTATGGTTTTTACCAGAGTGAGTTGCTTCTGTTTCAACATCAAGTGCTATGATATTTTTCTTACCGGAAGCAGAATCTTTTAACAACTGTGTTACGTCAACAGCTTCACCTTTTGCGTCAACAAATTTGACTTTGTTCTCTACACGAATTCTTTCTCTTGAATCGCTAATGTTGCGAACATCTTTTTCACCGACATCGCCATTAAAATCAAAAATTTTCATATCATCTACTGAAAACTCTTTATTATTGGCATCGGTAATTTTGATTATTGCCATATTGAACTCCTTTCTTATGAACCATCAATGTATATGGTAGCGTTCATTTTACATTTCAGATAATTCGTAATGGAATCTCCGAATAAGTTAACTCTAATTGTAACCATGTCACTAACACTACCTTTTGATGTTGAATATATATTGACACCAGTTAAGTCATCATGTATATTCTGACAAAGTTTTACGGAGTTCTTGATAAGCATTTCATCAACGACTTTGATTAAGGATTCGTCTTCGATTTTTGCTTTTACTGTATACGAAATGTCTTTAATATGTTTTGCTACTATACTTTCAACATTGGATTGTAATATTTGTTGTCTATTAGTATAACAATTTATTACATATTTGTCCATTTCATCATTGATTTTATTTACATTATCTTTTATGAGACCGATAATAGCATTGTAATTATCTTTTCCTGAGGATGAAGACTTCTTAGTAGGAGTACGTCCTCCAGAATTTTTCTCTTTGTTGTTTGTTTCTTTACTTCCTGTACCGCCATTAGCTGAAGCAGTAGCTTTAGCCGTCTGCACATCAAGTTCAGCTTGAAGTTTAAGTGTTTCTCTCGTAATGAGTTCAACAAATAATTTCTCTCTGTCACCATCAGCAATAGGGTCCATACCAAGTAAGTCACGCATTTCATCTTCAGTAATCGCATTGTGTTCATATTTATAAATGGCGTGAACTTCTTTCTTGATTTTAACATCTACGTCATTATCGTGGAATTTAAGTTCAGCGATTTGGTCTGGATTAAGTACTGGGTCATATCCGCCTTCCATTAAGATTTCTTTTACTATGAATGAGTTAAAGAACATCTCAATGATTTTGGTAATAGCACGGATTCTGTCAGCCATTTCTGATGTCATATTGTCACCAGTAGAACGATTGGCTGTATCACCACGACCCCACATAATAGCAGGAATGCCCATACCAGAGAATACTCTATCTTCCATATACCTTAAATATGGTTCTGCGTCAATAACTTTATCAGAAGCAATAGGAGTTATTGTAACTCTTTCTGTAGTAACAATACCACCTTCAACATCCATATTGTTGATTTCTTCGATAATCTTATCCACTTCCGCTTCCGTACCCGGCTGGTCCTCTGTACCAACTTTTACATGATGGAATGGATAAATATTACGATACATCATTTTAAGAACGTTTTCTTCTGCTTGTCTTAATGCTCGTATATCATCAAGGACTGGCACTAAGAAACTTGTTCCGTATGCATTACCTTTTGGTCTTTTGTAATAGAAATGGATTACATCTTCAGGATTAAATTCCTGTTCACCTGCATCTGTTTCCTGTTTCCACTTACTAATAACGCCATGCTCATCTCTCATTACAGTCATTGTAGAAGGATTAGCACAGAAATAACCTACAACAGGTTCTTTTCCTGCAAGCCCTTGAACATTAACACCTTGAGGTAATAAGTTAACGTCATTACTTCTTGACTTAACAATCATACAGTTTCCGTATTTAACTAAGTCTTCCGCAATATCCATTAAGAATTGATTTGTCGGAGTACTTGTCGCTTCTGCTATGTATTCAAGCCTAAGCTTTAAATAGTCAACTGTATTAGTGTCTTTCCCGTAAAAACTATACCCTTCTTTAAAAATCTGGTCAACATATTTATCAACACCTTGACGTACATAAGAATCTGTATCGTAGGCATTTTGTATGTCTTCCATATTAAAATCTGGTTCTTCAAAGTCTGTATCATCAGTAGTCTTATAAACAAGCTGTTTAATAAACTCTGATGCTAATTCTCTTTGTCCCCCAGAAGAAGCGTCCTTAGAAACAGGTGCTGCGGGAAGGAGTTCTTTGAAAAATGTATTGGCTATGAACCGTTTGATTTTATTCATGTTTATTTCACCATCCCGTTTTTCAAAATTTTAATATACGTTATTTAGGCATTAAGTGTAGCTAATTGTAGCATAAACCTTTCTTAACTGTTGTTTTTCTGCCATTAATTTTTCCATAGAATTCACAAAAAAGGAATTCCCCATCAATGTTTTATTTATATTTTCAATTGAGTTGTCTGTTTCTTTTTCAAAAAAAGATATTTTAGATAATAAGTAACTTCCTTCTCTAGAGGTTTCTGATACTGTATTATAGAATTCATTTAAGTCTTTTCGTTTAATATAGTAATTATATAACGCTTTTCTCGTAGTATCAATACTTTGTTGCATATCATATGAATTACTTCTTGCGTTTATTTCGTCATCTACCTCCAAAAAGAGACGTTGTATCATAGGAGTTAATATTGGATTATTCACACCATTTTCATCTCTTAAATATGCAACTTGCTCTAATTTAGTACATGCTTCATCTATTTTTACGCTATATGTATTTATGGATTTATTCAATACTGAATCAACGGATAATGCTAAATAGTTAATGCCTTTTCCCTGCTTTTCTTTTTCTACAAGCACGGCAGTCATTTCAGCATCTTTTTGCTTGCATTCTTCGTTTGTAATATTTGAAGTACCATAGTATAAAATTTTTAAAGTATCGCTAATAATATTTATTCTCTCTTTTTCGTTTTCCAGTAATTCGATAATTTCTGGGATTTGGCTTTTGCCAATATTTGCTTTATGTGCGTTAAGAAATTCTTTAGCATATTCATTATTTTTTGCTCTTAACGCATTTACAAAAGAGTTAATATTTGAATATGTATCATGTGTTTCATTATCGAACTCTTTGCATAATCTGTCAATCATTTCGTTTATGATGTCGATATTTTCATTTAAGTTTTCCAGTACAGCATTAGGTAAATTATTTAAAAAACTTTTTAGTGTAGTTGAATAACTAGCCTTATTAATGTATTGATTGATATTAATAGGCTCTGTTTGTTCAACTGGCTTATTGAATTTTTCGTATTTAAGATTGGGACGGTATCCTATGACCGCCCCAGAATCTATTAATTGTTCTTTGATTTCCATTAAAAAGACCTCCTCTGGAATGATGGAACTCTTTTATTTTGCCTTCGAACTGGAGTAATACTGATAATACCTTCTTTTTCGGAAGTTTTAATTATCTTTACAAAAGGCTCTTCTTGGTTTTCACCAATTTCACGGCTCTTAACATGCTCATCTCTTGAATCCAGAGTTCCAATAAATACTGTTTTGATAGAATAAACTTGCTTTAATAAGCTACCATACTTTTGCTCAAATAGCAATAGGGCAAGATTCATGGCATCAATTGCGTGTTCATTCTCATCTGTATAGACAGGCATACCAGTACTACTTATGGATTTTACTCTATATTCTTCTAATTGAGAAATCATTGATTTATCTGAAGGGTCAAGAATAACTTTACCTTTTTCAAATAAATTAACTGAGTTGTTAACCATGAATGGCTTAAGGTGTTTCTGGTCTTTTTTCTTAGTATATGGGTCACGAACTTCAATCTTTTGAGAGAATTGATAACCAATAACCTTATCTGCTAAGCCAGTTTCAGGATGTTCCATACCATATTTATGAAGCATTTCTAATTGTACTTCACCGTAACCACGGTCAATACCTATCCAATCAAACTGGTATTCATCATTCAGTTCTATGATTTTGTTCATTGCATTGACGTAAGTAAAATCAGAACGTGGAACTTCTATTCTGAATAACATCTTAAACATAGGAACAATGCGTCCTTCATGGTCTTGATGGAATCTATCAAGTTCCATGCATACCATATTTGTTGCTGCTGAATATTTATCCCAGTCAACTCCAAGTATTCTAATATTTTGCCCATGCGTTCTTGTAAGATAAGATTTCCTATCTTCTTTGGACCATTTAGTAATGTATCTATATTTAAGGCGTTCACCTTCCATAATAGCTGCATTGATGAATTTCTTCTGGTATACACCCATTTCTTCTTCACCGAATTCAGCCATAACTTCTTGAGTATATCTCATGTCAGATAATTCATCTCTAATATCTTCAAGATAAGTTTGTTGAGTATCTGGATTTATCTTTAATAATTCTTTATTAACGTTGGATGGAGCATATACTTCTGTCCAACCATTACCTTCGCCAATCGCTTTTTCTTCTACTTGATAACCACTGAAGCGATTATTTTTAATATCTTCTGCTGTTGGGAAATATCTCTTAGAGGCATTAATACACCAACGGTAATATTCTTCGTGCTTACCAGATGGCGTGGAAGCACAGATAAGTCTAATACGTTCTGGAGCTTCATTTCTAATATTTAAGATATTCGTAATCTGATTAGAACCTATGTAGTCGCACTCGTCAAGGATAAGTAAATCTGCTCTTTGACCACGAGTAGAGTTAGCACCGCCAGATGAGTTGTTAGCACCTGCGGTTAAACCTAAAATATTAGAAACAATACCATTAATAGTAAGGTTTAAATTATGATGTACGTCTCTTGTTATTAATGACTTTAACACCGGAGACATCTCAATCAACTGGTGTAAACGCTTGAAGATTAAGTCAATCTGCGTTTCATATGGAGTTGCTATAATAATATCGTATTGGTTATTCGGACCTCTATTATATTGTGTGTACGCAAACCATAAAATAAGTACACACATAGAGTCTGATTTACCAAGTCTTCGTCCAAGTCTTAATACAAGCTTTTTAGAACGCTTACCTTCTTGGATAATTACATCTTGATAATCTCTAGCTTCCCAGTCAAGATAAACTTTAGCCCATAATACAGGGTTGTTTGTAATTGTATATTCCAACGCTTCTTTGAAATTTAACCCGTATTGCTTTTGAACAAAATCTACCTTTTTGACTATATTCTTATCTAAAGGAATCAAAAGATTCATTATCTGATTGCATTCTATATCATTTAATTGTCCTATTGTTTGTGCTACAGCTGCCATTTAAATCCACCCTAATTAAGTATAATCTCTTGAAGATTTTAAATAATTTCTTGCTTCGTTTCCGAGTACAGAGTTAACATTCTGTCCATTAGTTCTTAACTGATTTATCGCCCTTTGTCGCATAGTATATCCTGCTCCAGACATATTGAAATACCCAGAACCCATTCGCCCTGAGCCAGTGTATTTCATTTGTTTTTGAAGCTCTGCATTTTGCTTTGAAGTTCCGATTATCATATCATAACCTGCGGTAGCGGCAAAGTATGCAATTTGTGCCTTACCACCCAATAAAGCACCAACGCCAAAATCCATAGCTGTTTTTCCTATAGTGGTGGTTATACTATCGCCTTGTTTTCTTGATTCACTAAATGTACTGGCTGTTCCATACAAATCCATTCCAGTACCTACCACTGTACCAAGCGTAGGAAGACTAGTTAACCCTATTTTAGATGCACTCTGTAGCACCTTATTTTTAATCATGCTTATAGCCATAATTATCCCTCTCTCATATTATGCAAAGCAAATACTATATCACCACTAACACCAAATTGATTAGGATTGTCAAATGTGTTTTGCACTATATCTTGCATTACTTCTGGATTTCCTCTGGAAACTCTATTTATATTTTGGGCAAATCCAGTGCCATCATAGGAAACAAGTCTATCGAGATTATCACCTATTGATACTTTGCCAACTCTTTGTGCTTTTCCAAGTCCTTCATTTGAAATAGCATCAATAGTGCTCATTGCCATTGTACCACCCGTTAATAAGCCTATTCCAACCCCTGTTAACTTTTTTCCAGCTAATCTTTCATATAATGAAGCATCTTTAAGCTCTTCTTCGGTAATGTCTCTTATTAATGACTTACCTAATTTAGCACCACCTTTTACTGTGCCACCAGCAAGTCCAATTGCACCTTTACCTAAAGCTCCAAAGGTTTTTTCTCCAATTGTTCCAGTAACATCAATAGCTTTTCGTATTAAACCCATAATATCACTCCTTAGGTTCGATTAATGAATTTAACTCTGTGTTATCTTCATATGCATCGGCTTCATTTGACATATCATCAAAGTCAATAGTATCTATATCTATAATAGTCTGTTCTCGAATAGCCTTTTGCACTTCTTGGAAAATCTTAATAGCATTTTCAGTAGGGCTTGCAGACTGGCTTCTATCACTAGCCTTATCTTTTCTAGTAGCATTTAACTGATTAAGGATTTTTACCTTCTTATCCTGTAATACAAGTAAATGTTCTGACTCTGGAGAAATAATATCTCCATAATAAGGTTTACATTTCTTATCTATATCTAATAATGTTTTGCCCATGAAATCGCCAGACATAGCTATTTTATTTTCGCATCTCATTTGTTGCACTTCTATGGTAACTAAATCTTTAATTAAAGTAGCATCTACTAATTCTTCATCTGCAATCATATCTCCACTGGTATTTAAACCAAAATGAAGACAATACTGATTAAATCTGGCTATAATAGCACCGATTTCCATAGGACATCTTTGCCCTTTAATTCTATTTGCTACATCAACAGTACAGACATCTTTATAAGGACAGTCTTGCTCTTGACATATAATAGGAACAGAAGCAAACATACCATGCTTAGAAGAACGTATCATAGCAGATTTGCTTATTTCCTGTATAAGAGCAGGATTCAGTCCCCACATTTGGGTCATCGCTGCATTATCATCTACCTTACCTATATTTATAATAGGCTGTTTTTGCTTTGTAATAACTTCATCTGCCATTTTATCACCTATTCACACTTTATATATTTTATATTAGAAAATGCACTGTATTGGTCGTTTTCATATACAGCTCTTACTTTGTATTCATACTCGTTGAATTTCTTAACTGTTTCATCTACATACATTTTACATTTCAATAATTTATTCCTAAGGTGTGTATTTCTAGGGAATCTAAGAAATGTAAATGGAGTATCTAAATCTTTTATATCAACGGTATCTAATAAATTACCATTTCTATATATCTCGTATGAGAGTGCAGTTTCATCGTGCTCCCATACGAGATATCCTTTATTTTCTGAGCATATATATGCAATTGTAAAAAGTACTGGTGTTATCATAATCTATCTCCCTAAATAAAAGGTATACCTGCAATATCACGCTCTCCATATTCATTGGTAATAGGATTTCCGCCTTGGAGCCCTCTGACTACCATACTACCACCTAAATATGCTCCACCAACAACCCCTGCTCTAATTCTATTTGTCTTTTTGTCATTGGTTGCAAAGTAATATCGTGGGTCTTTACCTTGTAAACTATATGCCTTTTTAGCTAACCATTCCTTAGAAGAATCATCTAAAAAGTTGTCTACTATTTTATTTCCGCCTATTTTATTCTTCATGTCTTTTATGTATTTATCATGAATTGCACCTGCCGGAGCACCTTTTATCTGTCCTGCTATGGAAATCTGTTTAGCTTCAGCCTCTTGCAGATATGCCAAATAGTCTTTATCACCAAATCTATCTGAAATATCAGATGCTATTTCTCTTGCTTCTTCGATATTTCCTGATGCTATTTTTTGTTTTAAAGTGCTATAAGAACTGGCATATTCTGCATTCGTTCTGGCTTCAGAGTTATTGAACGTTCTCTGAAAATCGTCCATATTCAAATTACTCATTACAGTATTCTTTCTTGCCATACTTCTTCTGGCAACATTAGCAAGCTCGTCTGAAGATTGTGCTATATAGGTATTGTAACCGTCTTGCAAACTTTCCACGGTAACGTTTTTGGAGATATTTCTTGCATAAGTCATTGCAGAATCCCCATATTTACCTATCTTACCTTTTAAAAATTCCATTATATTAGTTGCCATATCAACCACCCTTTGCAAAAGAATACTGTCCTCTATTCTCGTGCGGCTTAGAGGAAGAGCGTCCATAGTTTATTTTGTTCTTCATATTTTTATATACATTATCATTTGTCATTGGCTTATTTGATGGAATTAAAGTTCTACCATAGACATCGTATCCACTGGCAGCCATCTTTGCCTGCATATCAACAGTACCCCTAGTTAACATATCATATGATAAAGTTCCGCCATGATTTTCTTTAGAATATTTAGATTTACTTGCCTCTATTTCCATTCTAATGTAGGAGCTTATCTGATTTTTAAACGTTGGGTCCTGTATGATTTGATATATCAATTCCTGCAATTGGTCTCTTTGTGTTTGAAATGGAGTATAAAACATGGCTCTACCTCCTAGAAATCATCGTCTTCAAGAAGCTCAGAAGCACCCCAAACAGTACCAACAACCGCAGCCGTTGAAATAACTGGATGCTTTTTCATATGACCCCACAAGCCAATGCCATCTTTACCTGTACCATTATTAACAACACTTTGTGCCACTTCTAAATCATTATCGCCATCTATAATTTCTCCAGATGAACCTCTTTGTACTTTTGGAGTATAACCGAGTCTTTTATTTACTTGGTCATATCTTTGTTGCCGTTCTTGCATATAAGCTTCATAAGCTGTTCTTTCTTTGCGATTTCCATTCCTATCTCTTTTTGGGTATTTTTTTTCTAATTCTGCATCTATTTGTTCATAATCTTTAATTCTTTTTTGTGTAAGTCTGTCATTAATTGAACCAGTTAATCCTTGTGTTGGACCGCTAACCACTTCACCATTTTCGTATTTATATCTTTGAGGACCAGATGTTTCACCGACTCTTCTGTATTGCGGAATTCCATCTATAGGAGTATCTCCATTAAAAGCATTGGCAACATCTGCATCTACATCATATACTTCACCTTCAAGACTTAAAAGATTTTCTTTTTTCTTTTTTAGCATTTCATCTTTTCGTCTTTTTTTACTAGCTAAATTTTTACGAGTAGTTAAATTAGCTTTTTTTGCAATTCGCTCATAGCCAATTGCATAAGTATTGCCTTCTAAAGCAATATTATCTAGGCTTTTTACATTATTAAAATTTATTTCATAACCAAAATCTTCGCCTATTTTTCCTATTACTTTATTCCAATCGTAATCTGTAGATTTTATTTTCTTTTTTACGCCAGCAACTGAACTGTCTATTGCTCTCGCACTATCGCCAGCCAAGAATAACGACTTATTGCTCTCTAAAAAATTATCAAAATAGGTATTTAAAATTTTATCGTCTACCTTTGTTACTCCACCAGCGAGTATACCCTTTTTAAAAAAGGCTAAAGCATCGCTTTTTAGAAAATTTTTAGCCATGGTTATCCCTCCTAATTAACTGAAGGTCGTAACAAATTATACTTCCTCTCAGCAAAATCCATTTCTTTCTTAACTTTCTTCATCTGTCTTGAAATCTTAATCTTTTTAATTACATTATAGAACTTCAAGCTACAGTACTCTCTAAATAATCTCTGATATTCAAAGGTATTTTCTCTAAATGACAGTCTGTACTTTTCTGATAAATCCTCAATCTTTTTATCTACTCTTTCGTATGGGTTCGTTTGCTTTGCTAAAATTGCCATAATTAAATCCTCCTATTAAATATACGTTAACATGTAATACCTTTGTCAGCTAACATCTTGTTATATTTTGCACTTTCAGTAATTTCACATTCTGGACAGAATATTTTATCTGATTCATTGCGTTTTATAAAGAATTCCTTGTCGCATTTCATACATTTACATGGTTTATCTTTACGGTTTTCTCTATTTGCTATAGGTATATTGTTGGTTTTACGGATTCTTTGGACAGAAACTCTAGCATAACCCAGTTGTTCCCCTATCTCTGAATCGGACAAACCTTCTTCTTGTGACATTCTTCTGATTTGTTCTACTATTAAACTCTTTGCCATTTGTTTTCAACTCCTTATGTTTTTGATACTTAATGTTACAATAAGTGTATCATATATTGTTAAAAAATAAAAGCAAAAATAATAGCAGGGAAACCCTGCTACGTTTTATCATATAATATGTAAATGTTGTAATATTTCCATCTTAAGCTCTTTATCCGTTACGACCATCAGTTTATTTTTAGTTTCTTTTGTGGATTTTACCTCAACGAATACCTTTTCAGGGCCTATTTTTACTCCGGCATACTCAAGTGCTTGTTTCATAACTTCAATCGCCTTTTTTGTCCCTACCATTACTTGGTAGCATTCTGCTACCATTTCATCAAACTGCTCTGTGTCCTTGTTCATTTAATCGCTCTCCCTTAATATGAAAAATTTTATATATATTTTTTTAGGATGGGGCGAAGCCCCACGCTATATACGGTTTTTATATTAACCCCACCCTCTTTAATATTTCAAACTTTACGCCTTCATCCTTTAATAACGCCATCTTGTCTTTTCTGATGTATTTATTTGGAACGAATACGTTAAACCTGCGTTCCGCTGGCGTTAATGATTGCGTAGCAATCTTAATTGCTTCAGGATGAGCAAGATATACGTTTATTGCTCTTAAATTTTGCAATTTTTTGTATTCGCCATGGGCGAATGCTTTTAATTCCTCAAGATTTTCATTGAAATATATGCCATTGCTGCTCATATTTACCACCTCTAACACCATTGTAGCACATATTGGGGAAAATTGCAACATTTTGTTACAGCCGTATAGGGTATTTTTATATATATATTTTTGGGGGGACTTGGTTTAATATTATGAACTTTGATTCGAAGTTCGGAACCCCACCCTATTTTGAATGGGCAGGGTGAAACAACAAAATCTTATATTATGAAAGGAGTCATTATTATGGCAAACAACATCACAGGTAGTATTATTATTACCAACAAGACAGCAGAACTCACAGAAGAGGAAAGAATGGAATGTCTTAAAAAGGCAATGGATAGAATTACATTCCTCGAAGGCGTTGACAAAACATGGAAGGACTATGAACATGATATGCGTATGCTCAAGGCTATTGAAGATGGTGAGTTAGAGCCAGAATTTATTGCTCTTCTCACATTATCTAATAGTGAAAGAGAGCACGTAGAGAAGAACATGGAATACTACAGAATAGGTAGTGGCTTACATGACGCTCTATATGTTAATCCTATCCCAACTGTAGAGTCTAGTCTTAGCAACGAAGAAACAGAAAGATTCGTAGCTATGCTTGAGGCTGAAGAAGAGTCATATCCATGGGATGATGATTGGTATGAACAGTGGAGGGATGAACAAGCGGCATTACCAGACTATGGCTGTATTGACATTGATTGGGATGCCATGGATAAAGTAGTTGAAGAACTTGACCTCATATATGCTGATTATATTGACAAGGAATTACCGTTCAATTAATTAGCCTACAGCTCCCTAGTATACGGAGCTATATAAATAGTATACTACTACCCCTATATACCCCCGTCTACATGGTATGAGTCCATGTACTGATGATGGCATGAGCCGAAACGGGATTATCAGTAAACTACTACATATATGTACCCGTTGCATAACAAAGGAAAGGAGTTCACTATGATGAACACAAATTTAATTAATTTCGCAACTAATAAGGCTATCAATGACCATGATGGTAGAAAAGATGAATTAGCTGGTGTATGTTTACTTGCTAATGGCTTACTCGGAGCTATCCCTGCTACAAATAAGGCGTTCAGTATCAATGAATTGTATGTGGGTAAAGATGGCATGGCACACATTAGTACCAATTCTATCAGTGGTACAGTAATGCCTTGGAATGACCTTACTACAAAAGAGGGTATCAAGGAATTTAATGATACCCTTACATTTGATTCTAATAAGATAGTAAAGGTTATCTTCATTAAGGTTGTAGAAGCTTAAAGCTTATGGTCCTGAGCATGACCTTAAAAGGCTCCCGTCTATATAGGGTAGTGCCTATATACTGATGATGGCAGCTATAGCCGAAACGGGATTATCAGCTAACCTAACAAAAATACATATAACGTATACCCGTTATACGAAAAGAAAGGAGATAGTATTATGAGCTATCAGACAAACAATCAGGAAATCAAGGAAATGAGACACATCAGCTACAAGATTCAGAGTGCTGAAAGAAGAAAACAGAGAATTTACAATGCCATCTGTACCGTATTAGGGTACATTGGTATGGCTATATTCTCTATAGTAACGGCTCTTTTCTTCATGTATGCATGGATTGAGGAAGACAGAAGATGGAATCCACCTGTTCTCGATACGATTGATTATGTTAATCCATATGAGACACCTGATGAGGAACCTTGGTATGTACCAGAAGCATAAGAAAGGAGGAAATATTATGAGAAAATACGATAACTATATCAATGAAATGGAATATACCTATATAAGCGGTTACAGAGTATTTTTATCCGAACATTCTATTCAGCGTATTAATGAAAGAATGTACTCAAGACAGGATGCTATTGAGGACACAATTTGCGACATTGTTAAGGTTATTAGTAATGAATTCATGTATAAGTATTTGTCTTATAACATGGGAAATCGTAATAACTATGAGAATGTTGATGTACTGGTATTTGATGTTCCGAATAATAAGGTATATGCTCTTAGGCTTAAGCCATTTAAGAAGCACATCATCCTTAAAACAGTTGGTAATAGCAAAACAAGCGAGTGGCTATATGCTAATAAAAGACAGAGAATGTGTTGGATTTATCCAGATGCATTTAAGTTTAGTACTGCAAATGGCAACATTACATGGTGTAAATAAAGGAGGAATGATTATGAAGATTAAGAATTTATTCTATGGTTTAGTAGGTATGATTGCATATTATAAATATGCTATGGAAAACAAGGTTGATGTTAAGGCAACAAAAGAAAACAAAGTAGATACAATAAATGTTAACGGTAAAGAAGTAAACATTCACTGTATTCCTGACATAAATAAATATGGTATCTATTATTGTGCAGTTGTTATTGTTCCATTTAATACTTTTATTGCAGTAGATGAGTACTTCTATGCATTCCCTGAAAAAGTACAGCAGGCAATGATTTATCATGAAGCTGGGCATTACGCACATGGTCACTACAACAAAGGAATAAAGTATATGTGGAATGTGTATGTAGAATTAGGCAAGATTAAACTCACTAAAAAGAACACTAATCTATTACAGGAGCTTACTTTATTAACCAGAGATATTAGAGATGAGTTTGAAGCAGACAAATATTCTATGGACAATGTAGGTTCTGAAGCGGCAATTCAAATGTTATACATGCTCAATGAGTTAATATGCGTGAAAATGGGATATGAAACTACAGAGTATGTTGACAGATATAACAACTTAATGAAAGGAGGTGAATTCTAATGATTAAGACAACAGATAAGAACTTTGAGTACAGTAATGCAAGATACTTCGGTAGCTACCGAAGAACAGGGCAGCCTTACAATCCATATAAGGCTCGTGAAGAAGCTAAGAAGAAGGAGGGTAAATATGGTTTCAGAAAATACTAAAGACCGAATCATTGAGTGTGATGCCAGAATCAAAGCGTTGGAAGACTTAAAGACCAGATGCAACAATCCAGATGGTATTCAGATGCTTATTGATGACATGAAGGCACGAAAAGAAAAGCTGATTAAAGAATAATACATACTTGATATTCTATCCGTTATTTATTATCGGCTTTAAAAAAAATTTTCTCTTTGAAAGGAGGTGATGCTAGTGTGGCTCTGTATGACACACCCAGAAGGGAGGTGAATACAATGAAAGATTTATTATTGTCACAGACCACAAAAGAATGCAAAAGATTAAACTCTTGTGGAGATGTACTCATTGATATGCTACATAATAATAAACTGGATAACTTTGATAAGGCATCTATTGCTTATCTTAATATTCAGTTTAACAATCTACAAGAGATTGCCGGAGCTCTAGATATGGCTATATTAAATAGCTATGAGGACAGAGAGCTATTATTAACCATAATCCCATATATAAATGACTTCTCATTTATGGTAGCTTCATTTACGGGAAAGATAATGGAGTTAAAGGAGATGATTTAATATGGAGATAGTTGTTGCACTAGGAGCCGTTATAGGCTTCTTTATTTTTGCAGTTTTTGTCATTCAGGTGTTATTTGATGCGGAAATAGACGAACTGCGAAGAAAGGATAAACGATACTATTACAAGAAGTATCTTTATCATAGAAAAGAGGCTAAGAAAGCCTACAAAAAATACAAGAAAGGTAAAAGGTGATTATCATGACAAGAATTACAGAACTGTTAAGCAAGGCATTTGAGGAACTTACAAACGAGGAATTAGTAGAGTTAAAGACTCTCTTAGCAGAAAATGACATTGATGTTGATGTTATTGATGCAGAAACTTTAGAAACCATTAAGAACATTTTTAAGGAGGAAGATACTATGACAAACGCAACTTTATTCCAGATTAAGAGAGACGGTAACTTTGAGGCAAACTTTTCCAAGAACATGACTGCATCCATTAGAGGCGTTGGTTTTGTTCAGGTGAGTGAGATGGAAGCGGTACACACCTATGCATTCGATGAAGTGATTCATGAAAAGATTCTTGAGAGAGTATTCTGCGAAGCTCAGGATGGTGGTGCTTTCAACTATTCCATGTCCGTTGGTGATGTTGTTAATATTGGTGATGACTGGTACAGATGCACATCCGATGGTTGGGATAACATTAATGATGAAGTTTCTATTACTGAAGCTTTTGATTACACATTAAATAATAAGGAGGAAGAAGAAATGAACACAGCAGGGGCAGTAAGAGAGGAAGTAGAAGTAACTATGGGCGATAAGGCAAAAGAATTTGCTGAGGCTAGAAAGGAGGACCTTGAAAAGCTTTCCGGTTTCGTGATTGAAAACGTTCCAGTGGTTAAAGCAGAGGTAGAAAAGATGCTTCAGATGCCTAGTGACAAGCTTGGTGATTATATTGTAGCCAATGGTAGTAAGGTCATCGGCAACATCATTAAGGGTGTTAAGGATTTCGCTTCTAGTAAGAAGAAGGAAGCTAAAGACTTCCCATTCTTTGCAGATGCAGTAACCGAGAGTGCAGAGAAGGCAGAGGCGTTCGTTAAAACCGTTGAAGAGATTACCGATGAAGAAGGCAAGAAAGGCTGGGGTAAGATTAAGAAGATTGTAAAAGCACTCATTGGTTGGATTCTTAAGATTGTCATTAAGATTGGTGCTGTCATCTTCAAAGTTGCGTTAACAATTGCTGTTGGTATAATCGCAATTGGTAGTGCAGCCGTATTAACAGCAGGTAGCGTAGCTGGTATTGCTTACAAGGAGGTTGCTAAGCCTGTATTCAATGGTGGAAAGAAGGTGGTAACTAAGGTAAAGGATAAGATTGTAGACATTAAGGACTCTTTCACAGACGATTTCGATGAGTTATTCGAAGAAGAATCCGATGAGCCATCCGAAGAAGAGTCCGATGACTTTGAGGGTGATGAAGAGTAATCAGTAACTATTAACTAGGGCTTTTGGGTGGTTGGATGGGCGAAAGGATGGGTATCCGGTACAAATGATAACCATTACTAATGACAAAAGGATAAGTATTGACTTCTAAGTTGACACCAATGGAATTGCTTGAAATTCCGGGGGATGGTTGTCGTTTAACTATCTCAGGAAATGATAATTCCCTGAGCAAGGGCTATTATCTTTTCTGAGTGTGAGGTGTTCTCTCAGGCGAAGGAGAGACTGGCTTTTTAATTTATGAAAGGAAGGAAAACTATTATGGCACAGAAAGAAGTAAGAAACAATGTAACTATCAACACAGCAAACAACAATATGAGAGGAGAAAATGTTATGACAAAGGATATGTTAAGAGAGGAATTAAAGAAACATGGTATCGAGATAAGCAACGTTCAGTTCAAGAAGACAAAGCACGAGAGACTTGTGGAAATGTTAGGTGAAGCTATTCAGGCACAGGTCCCAGAACATGAGATTGATAAGGCTAAGGTCGGAGCTTTTGAGGACAAGACTCCTGTTATTCCGCCTGTTGATGCTCCGATTGGATTTGATTTTAATATTAAGACTGTTGACACCGAGCATCTTCAAAAGATTTGTCACAATATTTGGCTTCGTTCTTATGAATGCACTAAATCACTCAGCGAGGAGAATATCGGCAAGAGAATGATTAAGAAGAGTACATTATACAGAGCAATCTATGACGCTTATAAGAAAGAAATAGGTAAGACCGAAGTGCCAGATATGTTTTATCAGCGTGTTAACTGGTTCCTTAAACATAATGGATTTATTTCCATCACGAAGTATGACAACAATGCATATGTAATCTTCGTAGAAGATAAGTGTAAAGGGTCCGTAAAAGTAACCACTAATACAGTAGCAAAGATTGATATTACATTCCATAATGCTGATGTTCAGACTGATGGTGTTGTTAGTATCAATAAGGACTACACTACCGTTCACCATGGCACATATTGTATTGCAATGCTCAAGAATAATACCCATGACATCCGTGTGACAGTAACCAAGGAAGCAGATACAGCTAAGGTTAACGCTTTAGTTGATGCTTTATTAGCTTAATTAGTAGTTATGGGGCGGTATTCATTATCGCCCCTTAAATTAATATTATTATTTTATTTTAAGGAGGATTTTATTATGACAAAGAAGCAGATTAGAAACGTAAAGAAGGTAATGGCAATGGTTGAGAACAAGAAGTTTTATGGTGGTGATTTTGACAGAGAATACACATCTGTTGTTGAAGGTCCGTTATTCCGTAGCCCATTTATCCCTAGAGAATCTCAGTTTATTTCAAGTGCCACTGTAAATCCAGATGGACTTTGCTGTTTTAAGTCTGATACACTTAGAGCTCTTGGCGTTACAGAAAGTAAGCCAGAAAAAGAAGTGTGTGTTAATGTTAACTATTGTGATATACGTGGTACTCTTGTTGTACCAGAGCATGTTGCAAAGTATTTAAAGAGTATTTAAAGGAGGATTTTATTATGAAGATGACAAAGAAGATGACAAAGAAGCAGTTAAACAAGGTAAAAAAGATAATGAAAAAAGTTTATAATAAGATGATAAAAACCACTAGATTTTGTAATGGTTATGGTTATGATAACTACGGAGAAGAGATTCCATTTTGCGGAGAAAAGTGCCCACTTCTTTGTAATTGTTTTAATAAATAACAATTAAGGAGGATTTTATTATGAAGTTATATGATTTTGAAGAAAGTTTTGTAGTTGCATTAAGAGAATACACTAGTGAAGAGACTAAGGGCTCTTATGATACCGATGGTTTAAATATTTTTGATTTCAGCACTGAGACATTCAATATGAATTCTTATATTGCTGGTAACAAAATATCTGAGCATCATTACATTTTTGGATATACCAATCGCATGAGTGGTCTTTTGTATCTGGAAGAAGGTAAGCGTGTTTATAATTGCCGTAATTATGATGGCAAATTGTTTATTGCTTTTGTAACAACAAAGCATCACAAAATCAGTGATGAAATTTATGGCTTTAAGGCAACAGTTAATAAGGTTATATTCTATGGTTCTGACAATTCCTATAGACTTGGTGAGCATAATTATCCTGTATTTGCCGGAGACCATATTGAATTCTATAGAGCTCATCAGAGTTATACAGAAAAACAGACTGATATCCCAGATTGTATTTGGGAGGATAAGACGAAAACACGTTACGTATGGGGTAAACCATTTATTTCTAAGATGCACGAAGATGTAGTTATTGATTTCAATGATAATAAGGAGGTGAAATAATATGTTAGATTGGTATTGGATTGAGGAAGGTGCTGTTTGTGTATTCACTGTTAATGATGAAGAGATTGAAAGATGTGATGATGATGAGTTTGATAAGGTGCATGATAGACTGGCATCTAAATATCCAACAAGGAGGTAATTATTATGAATAGATTTAAGAAGGAATTAAAGAAACACGGTGTTATGTTAGAACATGAATACGACTATTTACCATATCCGGTTGGTGGTAATGTTGTTTTAGAGGGGGTGATTGTTAATGCAGAGACTGCTACAGTTGCTACTTACTACAATACTATTGCTCTCTTTGACCATTACGGCAGAGACTTTAGTGTTGTTGAGCAAGATTTCGATTAGTCCAACCCTTCGGGACGGCTTCCCCCGTGGTGTACTGTCATGCAAGAGCCCCCCGCAAGGGGGGCGTTGGGGGGAGGCACGGCTTTTGGTTTGGGTTTCCCCCGTGAGGGGGATGCAAGGGGGCGGTCTGGCTCTTGAAAAAGACACGGCTTTATATATGTCCACTTGACGGGACATTATAGATATATTATAATTGTCCTGTCGATGAGACATAATAATAATTTAGGAGGTGTCCTATGAACGAGACACAACAAAGAATATTTAACTTTATTAATTATTTATGCAACTCATGTTTATTACATGATGATAATGGTAATAAACTAAATAATATGCCTGTCCTGTTGACGAGACATGCCATTGCTAGAAAGTTATGTCTCTCCGAGAAGACAGTGCAAAGGAATTTGGATTGGCTTGTTAATAATAAACATATATATAGAATAAGTCTATCTGGTGTCTATATATATAATACTAAACCTATAACTAATGTTAATGATGTTATCTGTAGGATAAGGTATAGTTAAATGTCCCTTCGGGAGGACATATTATTATAGATTAGATAGGTTATATAGATAATAGTATGTATTGGTATATATAAGATATATAATATAACCGTATATCGAAGTCTATATTCGACTGCTTATATATAATATGTTGTTAAGAGTGCTTTGTATCTCTTAATTTTATTATATTATATATAGGCGGTTCGAGAGGAGGCTACCTGCCCTTTTGATACTTATTATTGGCTTTTACAATTAAAATTGTAACATTTATCATCTATATGTATCTATTATATATAGGTGTTCTTATATATGGCTATAGGCTATATAGGTATTCATCTTATATAGGGTATTAATAGGTATTCATTATCTATTATTATTCTCTATATATGATGTTGTTATATATTTTTTTAATAAGACTCTACGGAGATAAGGCTCTATTTATAGTATCTCTTAGGGTCTTTTTATTATATATATCTTTATACTTTACGACTAGTAATTGTTATATGATTACTGGTTGTTTTTATTCTATATTTCATTCATTTTGATGTTCTTTTTATTCAAAATGTGTGTTTAATATACATGTCACTTTTTGATTTAGTAGTTTTGTTGTTAAAGATTTTTACAACAGTGCTACATTATATTACTTTAATTTATGTGCATATGCCCTCCCGTTCGGGAGGGCTAAAATAATTTTTACTTTTGAAAGGAGTATTATATTATGAGTATTTTATTAACAATCAACGAATTACGTAGCAAGGTGTGGAACACAGTAAAGAATGCAGGTAAGCATACATGGAAGGATATTTGCTCCATGAACCGTAAAGAGCTTGAGGATTTAAACGTTCCTAGCTATTTAGAGAAGTTTGCTGAATCCGAAACTATTGGTGGTGTTACTTTTACTGGTAAGAGACTTTCTCCTGCTATTGTTGAGGAGAACTACAAGAACATGTGCTCTAAGCTTTCTCAGTTTGAGATTGACAGAGCAAAGGCAGAGATTGAGGCTTCCGCTAAGAAGGCAGGATGTACACCTAACTTAACATGGCAGGAAATCTGGGCAACTCATAAGGATTTTCAGCACCGTGTATCTCACCAGAAGAGAGAGATTACTTCCCAGACTAAGGTGTGTGGATATAATATCACTCCAGATGAAAAGCGTGAGTATTACACAATGGATTTAAGCAAGAAAATGGAAGTTAAGGACATTGACCGCAATACCAATATTAAAGATTGGTTATTTGATGTTGCAGTTCCTTATGCTGATTTAATGGAAACAGCAGAGAATCTGGGTGTTAACTTAGTTACTTTTGACCCAGAAGGTTTTGAAGTTCCAGAGTGTGACAATAAAGACCAGATGCTTAAGCAGTTGTTAACTCATGCTTACAAGTACGGTATTATTGATGTATCTACTGGCGATAAGTATTTCCCAGTAGGTTTATCTGCTTCCAAGGCACGTTCTGGTGGTGTTATTTGGCTTGCAAATACAGGTAACTGGGCAAACATGGAGAAGTTCCGTGCTCAGGTTCTTCATGTTACAGACGAAGAGTATGCAAACATGAAGAAAGACCCATGTGTTATCGCTAAGTTCGAGACTGGTTCTATCGGTATGAGAACATCTAGCGTTATTAATGTATCTAAAGCTGGTGCTAAGCTTCGTGGTGATAACAGCGTTTTAAGCAACATCAGATGTAAAGTTGTTCCAGATATTGTTGCTGAAATCCCTCTTACAACATTAGAACCGAATAAGGGTGCTGTAGGTGCATTAAAGCCATTTGAATTCGTTATGAGCGAAAGAATATATGAAGTGAATTATTCGGACGGTTGTAGCTTAATTAAGTTACAGACATTCGTTGATATTCTTCATCAGGCTGGTGAAATTACTGATAAGCAGTATCAGACATTCACAACAAAGTGGCGTGAATATGGCTTTGATTCCAAGATGCTTATTGAGGATGAAGAATTATACAGATTCCTCACATCTAAGGATTTCAAATCCGTTATGCAGGTTCGTTTCTTCGGTGGTGTAAAGGGTATGGTTATCCCTGTTGCTGAAATGGACGGAGATGAAAGACTTGCTGAAGTGGACATGCTTGTTTTCAAGAAGTCTGCTAAGTATATCTCTAAAGACGCTCCGTTTGAAGTTATTAACTTCTCCAAAGCTAAAAAGGGTATGGCTATGCTGAACTTCCAGTTCATTCAGGCTACTGTTACAGACGGCAACGTACTTATTAAGGGTGCTCAGAGAGCTTTTGAAATCGTAAAGAATGCTCTTAATGACCCAGCTGGTGCTTTAAAGTTCATCGCAGGCGTTAGAAACTTAAACGATGACGGTGAAGAATTAGCTACCAAGATTGCAAATGACTTAGAAGTAGAGCCACGTTTAGTTACTGAACATTACCATCATGCTCAGCTTCTTGAAAAGGTTAAGAAGTATGTGCATAACGTAGGTTTTGGTAAGATTCCTGTTGACGGTGCATTCCAGTATATTGTAACAGACCCATTAAACCTTTATCACAAGGCTATGGGTGATGAATTTGAATCTGCTCTTAATGCAGGTGAAATTTATTACAATGGTATTGACGGTATTCAGGCTGGTATGTGGAGAAGCCCAATGATTCACTACAGCGAGCCTCAGAGAGCTCTTTTAAGCATGTTGATTACCTCTGGATGTATAAGGACATTATTGTTCTTAATCCAAGAGATGCCATTGCACCTGCTCTCGGTGGTGCCGACTATGACGGAGACAAATTCTTACTTTTATTGGATAAAAATGACAATTCCTTTGAAAGTGATTTTGTTAAACAGATTCAGATGCCGGGTTATGTTATCTATGATGAAGGCAATACTGCTCCTAAGGTAGATAACAATATTGAAAACCGTATTAAGTATTATGTTGCTTTATCCACTCCTAACCGTACAGGACAGATTACAAACTGGGCAACCTGTATCACAGACTTAATGATTAACGAACAGTTAAAAGGCAATATGAAAGCCTACAACTGGTACAAGAGAGTTCTTGTTCGTTTAAGATTTGCTCAGGGTTGGGAAATCGACCTTCCTAAGACTGGTATCAGTGCAGACGGTCCACAGGGCGACATGCTTCCTACAAAGTATTGTAAGCCTTCTATGAAGCCACAGTGGTTTGTAGACATGAGAACCTTCGAAGGTAGAGAAGTTTCTACAACTGATAAAGACGGTAATAATATTGTTTATACTGGCAACTCTCCAATGGAACAGTTACATCAGTATGCTATTCAGTTCTGGAATCAGATTGTTGCAGGATATATTGTAACACCTAGAACTATGCTTGATGTATTCCGTGCAACCTTTAATCAGGTAGAAAGCAATGCTTTTGAATCCATTAAGGGTCAGGTTATTGAATATGAACGCCTTTACAGAACTGAAAGTAAGAATATTAACGGCTTACTTGATGCAGGTGTTATTTCCGAGCAGGAACAGAAAGATATGTTCGAAAAGCTGATTGAAACACATCACACATCTCTTAATTCCTTACTGGGTGGCAATGTAACTACAGATGTTATTGCATATGCTTGTTACTATGCCGCAAACTTTAGAAAGGATAAGAATGATAATAATACCAAGGTTACTGGTAAGAGAAGTTATGGTTGGGTATGCTATTATGCTGAAACCTTAGCTCTTTTATACCGTAATAATAATGGTATGAGCCTTGTTGCACTTCCAGACAAGGAAATGGATAATATTGAAATCGTTAATGGTGAATTACTTATTGACGGCAACTATATTAAGTCCGTAGAGTATCCAGACGGTTCTTATTCCATTAAGGTTATTGAGAACAAGCCGTTTATCGTTGTTCCTAAAACTCTTCCAATTATTACAGAGGAAGAAAAGAGAAGTTTTGAAATTGCTTATGCTAATAAACAGTTCAGCTTCGAATGTACTAAGTTTACTGCTTACAATCAGAAACTTAATTCCGAACAGTTTATTGAAACCATCAAGAATAATAGCAACAGCTTTGATGTTGTGTTATTAACAGACGGTTCCGTAAACATTTGCATGAACGGTTTGGTTTACGCATCTATTATCGAGTGTCCTAAGGAGCTCGTCAATAAGAAAGTAACTCTTGTAAGTCATAGTGAATTGACATTCGTTCCTAAGGCTAAGAGAGCTACAACTCTTATGAAAGACGAAACTAATGCTTATAGCAAAATGTTACGCTTTACTGTAATGATTAATGTTGGCGAAGAAATTAACACCAACATTACCATTGCACAGACACCGACATATTGCTCTAATAGCAATGCTGATTATGATTATGGCGTAGAAGACCCTTCTATGTACTATGATTATGATGCTCTTGCTAAGATGTATGAAAACGAATAGTTTTATAACTACCTCAGTCCCATTCGGGACTGGGGTAGTATTTTTTGAAAGGAGTACGTTATGAATATTAACACGACTATTAATCATCTTGATATTGCATGGCAGAATAAAGAAATGGGTATGATAGTGAGAAAACACATTATCTGTAAAGACGGCTTTGAACTATCTGTACAAGGTAGTAAATACCATTATTGTTACCCTAGAGAAACCCAGAAGTATTATAAAGAACTTGAAATAATGTGTGACATTTCTATGGATAAGCCATTACTTGAACCTTATTATGACGGTTCGGTTTGCCCTTATGTTCCAGTTGCTGTTATTGAAAAAGTTATTCTTCATCACGGTGGCATTAACTGGAACTTAACTCAGAAAAGGAGGAAAGAAAATGTATATTCCAGATAAGATTTACCATGCTACAAAATGGGAGAATTTATTATCCATTATGGCTACTGGTCTTGAGCCAAGAAATATGGAGCATTTAATTTATTTTGCAGACAGTTTTGCAGGTGCAAATGTCTTTCTGTATTTGCATGGTGTTCCGTTAAACGACATTATTGTTGTTGAAATAGATACGAAAGACCTTGATAAGGATTTATTTGATTATGGTGGAGACCATAATGAATCGTTCTTTAAAGATATAAAGGTTTATACGTATCCAATAGTAATTTCTCCAAAACATATATCTGGTTATTTGCAAATAGACACTGATTCTTTGGATAAGAATTTATTCAAATAGGAGGATTTTGATGTTTTTTAGAGATGAATATGCTTTTCTTAGTAATATGTATGAAACTCCTGTAAGATTTATAAGAGAAGGTGTTCCATATACTTTTCGATGCGTTGAAAGTGCATTCCAAGCTTGCAAATGTCCTAGCAGAATGAATGAATTTCTTAACCTTAATGGTTATGATGCTAAGAAACTAGGCAGACAAGTAAAACTTAGACCAGACTGGGAAGACATTAAAATTGATTTAATGAAGTTCCTTTTGAAACTTAAGTTTAACCAGAATATCCTTTTAAAGACAAAGCTTGCAAACTTAAAAGGAGATATCGTTGAACATAATACATGGGGCGATAAATTCTGGGGAGTATATAATGGAGTTGGAGAAAACCATTTAGGTAAAATACTAATGGATTTAAGAGACTCTTATAACCCATTTTATTGTCTGGTTGTTGGTTCTAGAAGTTTTAACGATTTTTCTTTGATGTGCGAAAAACTTGACTTTTTATTACGAGATAAGAAATATGTTACAATCGTTTCTGGCGGTGCAGAAGGAGCTGATAAATTAGCTGAAAGATATGCCATAGAACATGGATATGAATTAAAAGTGTTTAATGCAGATTGGGATACTTATGGTAAATCAGCAGGCTATAAACGTAATGAAGAAATGCATAATTTCATATCCGTCCCTTCGGGACGAGACAGAATTGTTGTAGCATTTTGGGACGGTTCTTCTAAAGGAACTGCCCATAGTTTTGAGCTTGCAACAAAATATAATAATCCTATTGAGGTTTATAAGTATTGATAATTACCTTCGCTCCCATTCGGGAGCTTAATAGTAGTCATAATAGACTATTCCTTTCCTTCAACCCATGTACACTTTCGCAACAGCATGGGTTGTTGACAGTTCTGGCAGGCAGCTTCGCTGCCTGCCTTTTTTTATAAAGATTACCGGAGGTGTGGCTTTTGAACAGGCCAGTAATGAATTTAAAGAAACAAGAATATAAAGGTGTCCCACTGTTTCTAATTAACAGAAACTATACAGGTTATAACGCTATGCGTTTTATGTTAGGTTCAAGAACATCTGGACAAAACATTTGGATACCTAATTGTTATCTACAAGAAGACGGAACTTTAAAGACAAATATCAATATTGATTTTATCTTTAAAAAAGCATACTGGCAGAAGAAGTTTGAATATGCTAAAATAGATGTAAATCCGTTATTATGGTAAGGAGGTAAAAACATGGAAGAAATCTTAAGTACATTACAAGAGAATCATGCGTATGTTATTGCATCTGTTAATGGAGTAGGTAATTATGTTGGCAGAATCAAAGGCATAACATATGATGCAAACAATACTCCTATTATTGAGGTAGATATAGACAGTGTATCTTGTACAAAAACAATGCAAGTAAGCCAAACAGAAATTGAACTGTTAGCAAAAGACTGGTGCATTGAGCACGGTAAAACCTACAAAGGAAATGATGATAATGGTGTTTATTATATAAATGAAGATAGTACAACATCATATCATAGTCTTATTGCAGAGGAGGCAACTAATGAAAATTAAACCATATTTTAGCGTTAATTTCTGCTATAAGTGTAAAGCTCCAGTTCCGAGACTGGGGCTTTCTTTACGCACAAAAGCAGGCAATGTTTCTGTAAATACTCCTTTTATCTGCCCTAATTGCAGAAGAAAGAAAAAGAGGTGATTATATGAAACGTTATTTATTACGTTGGAAATTCCATAAGTACAACATTGCGTTACAGGAAACAGGTGTAGAAGATAGAGAACAGTATTTTGATAAGTTCGAAGACCTTCTTAAATGTTATCGAGAAAAGAAAAAAGCAATGGTTGCAGGTTGTATTTATTACAATACCGATTTTGAAGTTTACACATTTGTTCTTGAAAAGCATGATATTGCTCAACTTGATGCTTTATTATAGGAGGTGAAATCATGTTAGATGCAAAACAAGTTATTGCAAAAATGAATGAGAGAGGCTTTACAGAAACTATGCGGTCTGTTAAAGACGGATATACTCCAGTTACTATTACATTCATGACCATGAGATTAGACGGTACAGACATTTCATGTACTGTTAACCTTGAAGAAGAAACTTTTGCTTTTATGTGGGGCGTACCATGTTCTATCAACAGATTATCTACGCCACCTTGTAGCCCTGTTCTTGATGACAATCAGTTTAACCGTATTTATCGTAAGATACTTAAACATGTACGGTTGTTGTACACTGAATTACAAGAGAGGGTGATGTTCCATGTTAGAACTCAGAGGTAATTACAATATTTTTGAATTACCGCAAAATCCATCCGAGGCTATGTGTATTACAACAAATGGTATTGTAAAGAAAGACGGAAAAGCCGTTATGGGAGCAGGTATTGCAAAGCAAGCTAATTCTTTTTACCATATTGATGACCTTTTAGGGAAATACATTACCCAGTATGGTAATCGTGCTTTTAATTTAGGTGTATATCCACGACTATATCTAAATAATAGCGTAGTATTCCGCCTTTTTACTTTTCCAACTAAACATCACTGGAAAGACGATAGCGATATTAATTTAATCGTCAAGTCATGTGAACAGTTGGTAGAAATGTGTGCCAAGTTTAGCATTACCAAATGCTATCTACCACCAGCAGGCTGTGGTTGTGGCAATCTTGACTACGAAACTACAGTTAAACCATGGATAAGTCAAATTCTTGACGATAGGTTTATAGTAGTTTTGTCGTCCCTTCGGGACGGAACCTTTTAAGTCATATTGCCCCATTCGGGGCATTAATAGAAATATTACATGAGAAAGGAGTATAATCATGAAGATTAGCTTAAATTGCAAAGAGGTTTTAGCACTTAACAATATTATGGAAAGTGTAGAAAAGGATTCTGTAAAAGAACTTAGCGAATCCTTAAAGCGTAATAATCTTATCAAGGTTAGTCTTGATATTCCTACAAGTACTCTTAACGTTGACATTGACGAAGAGTATTCTGTAGAATTCCTTGAAGTGTACGGTAAGTACCTTGATGTTCTGATTAGTCAGGCAAAAACCATGTATAAGACCATGGTTCTGCTTACGGAAGAGACAGAAAAGGTTGTCGTTAAGCATATGGCTAAGAATGCCAAGAATGCTGAAGAAAAGACAGAAGAAACTTCTGAAGATACCAAGGAGGAATAAGACAATGCCAACATGTGCAAACTTAAGAGATATCCAGAGAGCAATCAGAGACAATTATGAATCTGATAATTACGGTTCTAGAGATGATTATCCAGACCATTATTATGATATTAAGCCTGCTTTAGAAAGAGAGGATGTATTGTGTTCGGAACTCTTCTAATAACAGGTATTTGTTGCAAAGTGAGCCCCGTTTTGGGGCTCTTTTGCTTTTGTGTTTTAACTTTTAAGTGAGGTGAAATAAATGAATAGTCAGAAAAACTCTGTCATTCGGTGTCCTCAGTGCGGTAACGCTTGTAATAAAACAGAAACACCACTTACTCATGAGCATTCTATCGAATGCAGAGTTTGTGGCTATCAGGAAATAAACACCGTTGACAGTAAAGAAGTGTTTAAAGGATATGGTTCACTTGTAACAGATAGTATATCTGTAATATTCCATGAGCCTATCTCTTTTGAAAAAGAACAGGAGATTTTACAAAGCATCTCCAATGTATCAAATGCTCTTTTTGTGAAATATACAGATGAGTTTGGTTTAACAGTTCTTAAAGGAGAACTTCCGCAAGATTTAACAGATGAAGAAGAAGAACAGATTAAACATCTGTTATCTGAACATGAATATTATAACAGTATACGTTATTAAATAACGCCCCGTTCGGGGCGTTTATAGTAGTTGTTATTTTTATAGAAAGGAGAGATACTCTATGGAAACTGTAAAAGTTTCTGGTGCTGATTGCATCAATGTAACCGTAACACCAATTGACGCTACTGCTGATACTCCTGTTGTAGAGGCTAAGGTAGAAGTTAATGATGAATTTCTTAATAAGTTCAGTGATGAACCATTAACTGAAGACCCAGCAAAAGCTAAGAGAAAATTAAAGAACCTTATTAAGTTTCTCAAGTCTGATAAATTTGAAGACAGAGTTAATAGAGAGGCTTACAAGAGAGGCATTCCACCAAAACAGGTTGCTACTAATGCTATCTCCAAAGCCTTCGGCATCGTTGGCGATATCTTAGGTATTGCAGTTGATACTGTAAACCATACTCTTAATGGGCTTATCACAATGTTAACAGATATTTTGCACGGTACTGTTAATATGATTACAAGAGCAGTAAATGCTTTATGTAGAATTCTCACTTTTAATCAGAGTGCTGTATGTGCATAACAACTAACGGCTCCCGTTCGGGAGCCTAATAGTAACTTTAAGTGCTCCCATTCGGGAGCTTAGTAGAAAATCAAAACACTTTATTTTTGTGGGCTAACCCTTCCACAATAAATAACTAGGGTACGCATAAGGAGGCGTAATAATTATGTTTAGAAGTAATGCAGAAGTTAGAACAGTATGGGTTAAGGATTTGGTTACAGAAAAGCGTCAGGGACCAAACGGTGAGTTTGATGCGAAGAGCATTTTATTCCGTGTTGCATCCAATCGTAACTATACCCGTACAGTACTTAAGGACGGTCAGCAGGTTGAAGAGTATCCTACAGACTTTATCCTTTGCCGTGCTAACGGTAAGACAGCGGAAGTTATCGCTAACAACTGTAAGGCAGTTGATGAGACAGGCAAGCCTATCAGCCGTCACTTAAATATTTACGGTCACATTGAAACTTTCGTACAGGACAGAACCTTTAAGGTTGAAAATCTTCCTGTTGGTATCAATGGTCAGACCTACAATCTTACATTTGATACTACTCAGAAAGTTGACGGACACATCTTTATCGTTGATGAAGTTGAGTTCCTTGACCCTAAGCCACAGCCAAAGGTTGTCGCTAGTAACGGTGCTACAGTAAGCAATGTTCAGGTTCAGCCTGCTAATGTTGCTACTACTACCGCTACCGATAACGCTAATGTTGCTGTAAATGCACAGCCAGCACAGGTTGCTGTTCAGCCTCAGGCTACAGAACAGACAACAACAGTTGCTTCACAGCCAGCACAGCCTCAGGCTACAGTTGCTCAGACTGTTGTTGCTGGTATGATGAACCCACCTACAGTTCCAGAGGGTTATACTGGAGAACATTGTGCGTGGTAATACCTTTAATGTAGTGTAAGATTTTGTTGCTTTTTCCTTCCAGTCGGGTTATACTTTATGTATAATACCGACTGGAAGGAGATTTTCTATGAAAGAGGAAAGTAAAATGTTAGATATGAATCTGGAACAGACATTACTGGAAGACGAACACTTCAAGGAGGGTGCTAATGAATATGAAAGAATCATGGAGCAATCCATGGTAATTTCAGAGGAAATTACATCAGCACTTATAAAGGAGATTGTAAAGACAACCGAAACCGGAGAGAAGGCTAATACACTTACTCTTACAACAGCTATCGCTGCTACGGCAAAGACGCTTATTAACCTTGTATCTTATGTGTATGAAACAGAAGATGAGTTAAAAGACATTGTTCTTAAATCAAGAGAGGCAGTTGTTAATACTGTTATCCCAGCATTACTTAATCCACAGCCATGTGGTGAATGTCCAGAATGTAAGAATGGACAGCCATGTTCTAATCCTAATATGGATACAGAACTGTTGCAGACAAAATCTCTCCCTGTTCTTTGTGCCGAAATCTTAGAATATGATTTATGGAACAAGACCATGTATATGTATACACAGGGAAGAGAATTATTAAGTCAAGACGGCTCCGGAGACAAGGCTCAGGAAGAAGGTGAGGCATAATGCTTACAGAAAGAATTTCAAATCAGTTAAACATAATGCCAGAGAAGTTTTACTTTGACACTTTAAGACCTTCGTTATACAAGGTTTTAGAAGTTATTAAATTTGACCCAATCCTTGTCAGCACATCTGAAGAAGTAATGAACAAAGCAGACGGTTATGCTGTTCGTAAAGAGTATAGCAATTTAAAAACAGTATTAGTTCCGTTATCCAATGTTATTTTAGGCAAGAACTATTTCAAAACAGATGCATTTGTTCGTGCAGACGAAGAAGAAAAAGCTCTTGTCCGTAAGTTATCCAAAGATATGCAGGATATACTTACAATACTTACTTGTACTGAAGAACCTGCTAAAAAAGAAGGTAAAGCATCCAGAGAAAGATTAGGATATGACAGTACAAGAAAAGAAAACGTTGTTAAGGATTCTTACAAAGAACCAAAACAAAAGCCGAGAATACCAAATTATAATTAAATAAAAAGGAGACTTTATCATGGATGGAATGCCAATTTTTAATTCTATTGAAGATGTAAAGTCCTATCTCAGCAGCACTGATGCACAGCACAGTGCTGCTGTTATTATGGGCGAAAAAGGACCAATACCTATACCTTTCACAGTTCTTGTAGAGAAATTAGGTATCGACAAAGCCGCAGAGTTTATCTTTGAAACTCATGACAAAGGAAAAGAACATGGAATTTCAAAAGAAGAATACTTTGCTATGAAAGAAAAAGCTTTGAAAGACCCAGAATCTCTTACCGAAGAAGAAAAACAGATTTTTGTCGTTGCTCACAACATCTTTGAAGGTAAAGACCATCATTTTGATGTAATGAATGATGTTTTAGCTATTGTAACAAAAACCTTTATGGATTTAGATTACATTGGTCATTATGGTTCTTTACTGGCTGTATTTTTAACTATGGCTGAAGGTTTGTTAATCACAAATTCCGAAAAGCTTTCTGGTTATCATGAAAATCCGGCTATTTACAAAGAAGTGTTGGAAAGTGCAAAAGCTCAGATTAGTTTCCCAGAAGATATGGATGATGAACTTCTTTTGCTTGGTCTGCTTGAAATAATCGGAGACCGCTTTATTGTAAAAGATTCTCCTGTATCAAGAAGGAAGAGCGATTACAAAAAGTTTGCAGAAAGACTTGAACTTAATTCAGACATCATTAACGATACCTTTTTAGGTAATGAAGAGAATTTTGAAAAAGAAAACCTTTCTGAAACTTCCGAAGAAAAAAGTAAAGTTATTGATGTTAGAAGTCGCATGAAGGGCTTAAGTTAATTCTTAAGCCCCTTCGGGGCTTTAATAGTATTTTTATTTTCTTTTAGTCCCTTCGGGACTTTAATAGTATTTTGGGTGTTGACACACTTTTCTTATTGTGGTAACATTCCAATAACAAAATGTTACATATTGTATGTTAAGAAACATACATGAATAACCATGTGCATAAGATATCTAATCAATATCGTCATGGATAAGCCGTATGATAGAGAGAATCATGTGACTGATAGGTTGCATAGATGCTCCTTGTATTAGTAGTAATGTTAATACAGAAGAGGGGAACCCCTCAACATCAAGGTTTAGTGTATGTTTATACTGTTTGTTAGTGCAGAATGCTTTTGGCAGGAGCAATAGACGCTTACCCGAAAGGTAAGAAGAATCCATTAAAGCGGTAGCCTGAGAAACTATCACACCTAATGGAACTCTCAAACAATCCTGTTTGTCGTGAATGGAAGAAATTCCAGTATAACAAAAGCATCGCTGGTAGTAGCCCAAGACAATAAAAGATTTTATTTAATGAAAAAGTGAATCATATAAATAAAAACATTCTGAATGATGGGTGAGGCTTGGAGGTATCAGTCCTCTATGAGTTTAAGGTTATAGCTAAGTATGACGAGTATGAGATGCCCTTCGAGGAGCATGTGATACCGCATGGCTGGTTGGCTAGGGTAAGAAGCTTACAGATGACGATTTGTAGGTTCAGACTTATTCTCTCATTCGCATAATAAGCATAAGGTATAAACAATAGGATGAAGGTCCATTCTTGTATGTTTCTTAGGGTACAATATGTACCTTGCGACTTTGAATTCGTGTTAAATGCGAGTTCCTTTCAAAGGTTTTTTCCAATAACATTCTAGTGTATAGACCTCTGTTTTCGGACATGTTCGCACACTGCTATTAGGGTTTTTGCATAGCTTAGGCTTTGGTAGCAGGAGAAAAACCTTGAGGAGTAGCTCAATGGCAGAGCATTCGGCTGTTAACCGAAGGGTTATGGGTTCGAGCCCCATCTTCTCAGTTATCCTCTTAGTAACTTTGCAGAGTTATCTAAGAAAAAGACATAATTAAAGTCTTAGTAAAGTCCTGCAAGACTGAAAAGACAATGACAACAACCTTGTGTCTTAGTGGTTCTAATTTGGTTGTAGATGTCAAAGGATTCTGTATCATGATGTGCTGACCTACCAATTTGTAGGGCTATGATGAGAAGTCTATAGTGGGACTCCTTCTCCAAGTCAGGCTATGTGCAGATGGTAAAAGAGTTGAACCTCACCTAACAGTTGCAGTTTGGCAGTTTGAATGGCAGCAGGGTGTTAATTAAGAAAAAACTGTCAATGGCTCCTTGGTCAAGTGGTTAAGACATCGCCCTTTCACGGCGGTAACGCTGGTTCAAACCCAGTAGGAGTCATTTGGAGAAGAGGTAGGTAAGGTGGCAGGGATGGTTCCCATTGTGTTAGCAGTCGGTCAGAACGCTTTGACGGCAGTACCGCAGCTTAAAAATCAGTTTAGCTTCTCCAATACATAGCGGGGTGGAGCAGTCCGGAAGCTCGTCAGGCTCATAACCTGAAGGTCGCAAGTTCAAATCTTGCCCCCGCCTCTGTAAGTTAATCCATTGACTTACACCTCACCTTATACCGCAGGCGTTCTTTGTAGCTTTCTCCTGCGGTATATAATGGTAAGATGTCCGAGTGGCTTAAGGAGCTGGTCTTGAAAACCAGTGATGCGTAACTGCACCGTGAGTTCGAATCTCACTCTTACCGTTCTAAGTTCGAAAGGTCTTAGTTAAAAAACCTTAAACGTAAGGATTACAGAGGGCTATGGGTTGACGACCATAGAGCTTACGTTGTGAGAAAACCACAGGTGGCTAATCTGCTTTGTTCTATTAGCATGGAAAAATAGGAGAGTTAATTGAGCAATTTGTCTCACACAATATTGCTTAGGGCGGCAACCTCATGTCAAAGAAATAGCCAAACACGGAGATTTACTCAAGTGGTTGAAGAGGAGGACTTGCTAAGTCTTTAGTATCGTAAGGTAGCGAAGGTTCGAATCCTTCAATCTCCGCTGAGCTGAGGTGCTAGAACTCAACTCTATGTAATAGACACACCTGTAAAAGATGTTTTGAGATTTAAGACTTCTTTTTGAAAGAAGCCACTGAATCAAAGTACATATCTACCTTGACCAGCTAGGTACGACATCAGTAGGAGGAAGTTACATAGATATGTTGGCAGTACGAAGAACTGTCTGCTTGGAAAATGAAGAATGATGGTCATTCCCGTTTCTACCATTTCTGTACGTTAACAGAATTAACGAGATGTAGGTCAGCTTGGTAGACCGCTTGATTTGGGTTCAAGAAGTCGCACGTTCGAATCGTGTCATCTCGACTAGCCAGAACAGAAGACATTTCGAGTTCGGCAAGAAAAAACTACATAGTCTTCATTAAGAAAGGAGGAATGGTATATGATTATTATTGTTGGCGGATTGCTGTGTTGTATGCTGTTCTTCCTTGAAGAACGTGTAGGCACAATTACTATTATGAATGGAGTGCCAGAGATTAGTCTAACAGCGGTTAAGTGGCTTTTGAGGTTTAGTCACATAAATTCTAACTACTGGCATCCTGAGCCCAGAGTGCTCACGACAGCTTTTGTAGGCGGATTTATATGAATAATGACCTCAAAGAAACCTACTACATTGTTGAAGTGAGCGTTTAATTATAGAATATAGAATATAAACTAAATTAACAGTCAACACCGACATTATGGCAGTGTCACAGTGAAGAAGGAAAACTTATAAAACCCGTTAAGATATTAATCCCCACATATGATAAATTAGGGATTGTTCACTTAAATGGTTAGAAAGAAAGAATAAAATATGTTGACAAAGAGAGACGGCTTAATGCCATTAAGCCATAGAACGAATAGAATGAATATTATGTAAACCGCCCCGGTCCCGGTTATGATGTCGGGGCGGTATTTTTTGGGACGATAGTTTAATTGGAAAAATACTGGCATTAGCAATAGCCCGGGATTGCTAGAGACGGAGTTGGAACACCGTATCACCAGAGACAGGAGTTCAATTCTCCGAGTCCCACTTTCTCTTTCTGGGTTCCTGAATAGGAGTAGGCACTCATAATGCTTAGAATTCCTTTGTAAGAGAATATTAAAACTTCCATTATTGATACTGAGTATATTGTAAACCTTGTTAATTGATGGACGAGGAGCAATTGTTATCTTTATCAATACAAAACCGATTTGATTCGGATAGGTAAATTGCCGAGGCAAGGTAAGTTATTAGTTTTGGTAGTCTAATAATAAAGAAGATGTGCTAAGAACAAGGATGGCGGTTGCATGATTAGCCATGGACAATGATTATGCAATGAGGCAGCAAATCGGTCTTAGCGACCTATGGACCTTTAGCTCAGTTGGTTAGAGCGTCCGGCTCATAACCGGATGGTCGTAGGTTCGAGCCCTACAAGGTCCACTATACCGAGGGATGGTAGACTGATATAACAGTGGATGACAGCAAAGTTTCGTCTGTCGAAGGGATAGGGGCAATACATGTTACCGCCTATCGTGTAGGTATAATATTACAAAGTGTATTCGAATGAGTATTCTGTTTAACGGAAGAAAGTCAATCTTAAATGTGAAATATCTATTGACGAGGATATAGTAACAGCTTTGTACTGTAGGACATTAGCTTAATGGTAAAGCACACGACTGATAATCGTGGTCAGCAGTTCGATTCTGTTATGTTCTATTCGGTGAAAAGCTGATAGATTACTGTCGATAGGGAGGCAGTTGCCCAGTGAAGGTAGCCGCCAGCTAACGCAGAGTAAATATGAGTATGGAGAACAAGTCCCCTATGATTTGCCATAAGCATACGAAATGGTTAGCTGGATTAACCTCGGAGAGTAGCTCAGTGGGCAGAGCTTCTTGCTTAGAATGGGTAACTGCAAGTGAAATCCCGTTGGTCATGAGTTCGAATCTCATCTCTCCGTCTTTGTAAAGGTAAGTTATGGATGCATAATACTAGGATGAAAGGACTTAACTTTAAATGTCAATCTTCAAAACAGTAAGCGACAGCCTTTACAAAATTGTATCTTGAAAGGAACATATTTTTATGAATGTTGCATTTGCATCAAAAATTGCTAATCTTATTAAAACTGGTCATTATTGGTCATATGCACATATTGCTGAAGAGTTGCATATAAATAAAAACACAGTAGCTCGTATTGGGAAAATTTATAAAGATGCCCGATGGAGCATTTATAGTGTTGACCAATTAGCACAGAAGCATCACGTTAGCAAAAATGTTATTCGGGCTATTCGTGGTACTAAAGTCTGAAAAAGTGACACATAATTATTCACAAAAGGGTGAATAACTAATGTTTATTAGTTTGAAACGGGTTCAAATCCTGATGTGTCACCTCAAGGGGCGATATATGAAAAAAGGTTTACTAAATCGCAAAGGGGCGGTTTTACTGCGGTAATAACTTTAATCATAATCACAGCTCCCGTGGGATAGATGGCTAAGGGATAGCTAAATCCCAATAGCAGGTTCCAATCGCAAGTTGTCCTGCCAAAAACCAAAAGGTTATTGTGATAAGTATCATTTGTATGGAAACATACATGTGAGAAAAAACATCAGTGCTTGACATGCCAAAATACAAGCTGAATGAAGGTTGGTAAATGTATACGCCAAAATACATAAGAGGTATATAAATATTAAAATAAATTGGATAATATTCATGATAAAACCGATTTAATATGTGAATTAACACAAGCAGTATATGTACCCGTTTGTCCAGTGAAGAATGAAGTATGTAACAAGTTGCATATACCATTGGATAGATTCAACCTTCAAGGTTGCCGTGAGACAAAAAGTAGGTATTTAGTATGCAAAAGATATCAATGGCACGATAAATGAGTGAAATTCTCATCACTGATGTCAACTTGGAGAATTAGCTCAGTTGGCTAGAGCCCTACGAGGAGTTTCGATTGGGTGAGCAATATGCTCCTAGACACCAGAAGAAACAGCCCCAGTTCGAATCTGGGATTCTCCAATATGACGTTTTAGGGTTTGGGCTCTTACGTAGAGTTGTTGTCAAATACCCTCATCGCTTCTTATCAGGCGGAAAGAAAACGGGACAACAAGTAGAGGGGGCTGATAATCTCTTCGAAAGTACCGAATATCATTGATTCTAACAATTGCTAATGTTGCATGAAGCGTGTGCTTCTCTAGCTTCCAACTAGGGCTTAGCCGCTTATAGAATCACAAATGAATGAGTGTGGAAAACTCAGGTAGGTGTAACCCCTACTATTCGGTTTGGAAGCATATACCCATTGTGCTTCTTGCCATTATGTGTAAGCCTTTTTTCGGCTAAAGAGAAGGAAACTCTTAAAAACCAAATTATAGCATTATACATCATTGACACATTTTGTTGCAGTGGTGTATAATGCTATTAGTTTTTATGGGAAGGAAACCCTATAATAAACCGTTAAGAAATTTTCATGTGGATATTTAAAACAAGAGCATGAAGGAGTCGGCATGGTAGCGAAAAAAGCCGAAAGCCTGTCTAATTTCACTTAAATGAAAGAAAGAAAAGACGAAAGGAAACCTCTACCAATCCCAGTCTAATATTTTGCAAAGGTATAAACTGAACCTGTTATCTATATATCCTAACATCTATACATTAGGTTTAAGTCGGGCCTGCATTAAAGTAGTCATTAAGTATAGAAATGTTTAAAACTACTGTATTGGACAACTTGCCGGAATATGCAAGCGGGTTGCAAGCAGCTATTTTTTAATAGTGAGTGAAACACATGAGTATAACTTGTGCTGTGACTGTCCTATGTGGGAGTAGGACATTAAAAGGGAGTTCGAATCTTCTATCCGGCACTTACATAATCTTATGGAAAGGAGAAAAATCACTATGAACAAGACTGAATTAGTTAAGGTTATTGCTGATACTCAGGGTATTGCAGTGAAAGATGCTGAAAAGGCTATTAATGGCTTCATGGAAGTTGTTAAGACCGAAGTAGCAAAAGGCAATCCTGTACAGTTAGTTGGTTTTGGTACATTTACTGTAAGTAAACGTGCTGAAAAGACTGGTATCAATCCTCAGACTAAGGAAAAGATGGTTATTCCTGCTTGCAATGCACCTAAATTCAAAGCTGGCGAAAAGTTTAAGCAGATGGTTAAAGAAGCATAATTTCCGGTAGTTAGCGGTGGACGTTTTTACTTTTCTATTTTCATCATCGCTTTATAAAACAAGGACAAGATAGATAGTTGTATGTGTAAGCTCAGTTGGGAGAGCTGGGGCGGAGAACCCGCCTTGTGCGAAGGTTCGAGTCCTTCCATGTGCAATATTAGCCACTGGTATTATTTTAAATGTAACCTAATAACCATTTTAAAAATCTTTGGTAGGCTACATAATCACACCTAACCACAATACTTAATGCCAGTGGTTACTTAAAAAAGGAGGAATTCAAAAATGAACAGAAACAGAAAGTTAAGCACAGCTACCTATGGACCAAGACACGTACAGCCACACAACCCTTATTCTATGGCTACAAAGTCAGGTATGAAGAAGATGCACACAGATAAGACTCGTGGCGGTAATCCTGATGGTAGAGCAAACAGAGATATGTAATTACATAGCAGGTCTATGACCTGCAAATGGGTCACTAGCTCAGTAGGTAGAGCACTAGACTTTTAATCTAGGTGTCACGGGTTCGAACCCCGTGTGGCTCACTAGCCCCTTCGGGGCATTAATAGTAACTATTAATAGACGGGTTTACCGTCTTTTTTATTGGTTTTACAGAAAGGAAAGAGTATAATGGAAAAAACAAAAGAATTGTGTAGCAAGATATACATGCATTGGTTCTTAGAAGAAATGAAAGACCCCAAAATGCCTTACAAAGAAATTGATGAGGAATTTCTACAGAACTCTTTTATCACAAAGATTCTTCTTACAAAATTTAAATCGTTTGATGTTGATATTCATTTACCAATGCCTCTGTTAGCATTATTATCATTGTGTACAGATGAAAATCCGGGCATGTCTCAAATCATTCTTAAGGATTTACTTAATAGCATTAAATCACGCATGGGAGCTATACCAAAAGGCTACGTTATTACGTCTACAGATTTTGCTTTTTGTTTCCCAAATAGTTTCCCTATAATTGCTAACGAGCAAATTTATGAGAAGTATATTAAATTATGGGATGGACAAAAACGTGAAAGACCAAATGAAATGGCAAGTGATAACTTGTGTGACACACCTGAATGGTGGAAAGAGGTTATGCAATGAAAAGAAAAGTAAACAGGTTTTTTAAGGCATTGTTGGCGGGGACAGCTGTTTTTGCAATAGCTACAACATTCGCATTACTTATTAGCTATTTTGTTAAGAACTCTTCAGCGATAGGCATCTTAGGAGTGATATTCATTCTTGTATTGGTAGTCGGTTATGCCTTAACTTCAGACCTGCCTTAAATAAAAAGGAGGAAAAGAGTATGAAAAAGAAGGATAAGAAACGCAAATGGAGTAATCGTGATAACATATTTGTTATTACAGCTATAATAATCCTGATAATTTCGACTGCACTAATTATTATACGTTAGGAGAAAAAACATGGCGATAATGGGTGAATGGATTCCGCATTGTGGATTCAAATCAAAAGCTGATGCTCACAAAGTAGCGTTAGAGCTTGAAAGCATCGGATATGATAATGGCACCGATGAATTTAATACACAAGAAATTGTAGATTTTGCACGTAATAATCCCACTTGTGAAATTCATAAGTTATTAGAATGGGACGATAAAATAGCTGCTGAAGCTCATCGTAATGAGCAAGCGAGAGAGATTCTTCGTTTTCTTAAAATCACTGTTGTAACAACACAGGAAGACAATCCAGTATTTCAGCCAACAAAAGTAAGATACTTTGTTAATACTGGTAAACATGATGGAACATATAAGAAAACTGAAGTCGTATTCCAGAATGCTAGTGAAGCAGACAGAATTATGGAAGGTATGAGGCGTGATGCTGAGAATTTTATTAACAGATATCAGATTTATGCTCATCTTAATCCGAATATTCCTGCTGCTATTCAGGCATTACAAGCAGTAATCAATCCTTAATAAGTTGATGTTTTCTCTTGCATATATATTGGCTTAAATGCCAATGACAATAAGGCAATTCATTGCACATAATTTCATAACAGGACAGCACAAAATACGTCAACATAGGCTAAGACATGTTAGCTCACATGGCTCTTTTGAGCCAATATATATGTAAGAGAGGACAGGACAACTCAGTGCATTTTACCACAATGAATGACAATCTATAACATGACAGAGGGGCGAGGACACTCGCCCCATTTTTATAAGTATAAATATTGGCTTTAATTAGTCAATGAATATATTACAATACAAATGCACGATAGCTTAATACTGAACAGAATAGCATAATGCATGATACAATAAAACACATGGCTCTTAGAGCCTTTATTTATGCTTATAAATAGTAGGATTATGAATACATATATTGGCTTTAATGGTCAATGAAAACAAAATAAGTAAGCTGATTATTGTACAGAACAGCCCAGCCCACTACAAAACAGTACAGGACAAAACAAATGGCTCTTAGAGCCTTTATATGTGTTCATAAACACAAGCACAAAGACAGCAGAATACATGTCAGTGCAACATAGGATATTACAAAACATTTAAATCCTATCAAAAGATAGGTAGAAGGAGACACACATTATGGCAACAAAGAAAAACACAACCCCAGAAGTACAGGTAGTAGAAACTGAATTACAGAATAAGATTCGTTTCGCTACAGCAACAATCACCATTCAGGGTGATAGCGATTTAATTCTTAACAAGATGAGAGACAGTACTACACAGCAGCTTGCAGATAAGCAGGAAGGTAAAGTACAGGGTACTAAGGCTCCTGTTAATATGTATGAGCATCTTGTTGGTTCTATTCACTGGTTAAAGGGTGAAGAAACTAACTATACAGAAGAAGGATGGAAAAATGCATTAGCAAACAATACTCCGGGTTATCCATCTTCTGGTTTAAAGAAAGCTCTTTGCGATGCAGTTGTTCGTGTATTAGGTGAAACATATAGCACGAAATTTAATGCAAATATGCAGATTCTTGATAGTTTCCTGCCGATTAAGTTTGCGGCAAGCACATATGATAAGTCTTTATTTAGTCCACAGAAGGGCAGTCCTGTCCTTTGTTACAGAAATGTATTCAAAGACTGGGAAACAACTTTCACAATCAAGTACATTCCAGATAACTATTCTCTGGACCAGATTCTTGAAGTTATCAATTGTGCAGGCTTTGCATGTGGTATTGGTAGCCACAGACCATCTAGTAAGGGCGGTTCCAATGGTATGTTCCATGTAGCAAAGGTTGTAGAAATGGTATAGGTGTTTTATGGCTGATTCAAAGAAAAGATTATATTCAAGAGAAACCATTAACAAGCATTACAGCGATTTTATTGAACAGGTAAAAACTTATAATGAAAAAGGCTTTCCTGATAAAATACTTGATGTTGTTATTTTTGGTTCGTACATTAATACAAACAACCCTAAAATGCACGACTTGGATATAGGAATAAGATTTGAAAAACATCCAGAACTGTATGAGGATTACAAAAAGAAAATGTCAAAAGAGCAATTGGAGAAATATGCAAACAGATGTTTTTTGGACAGATTAGTAATACCTCATACAGAGGAAATTAGATTTTTAAAAGCAAAGCATGGAACTATTTCTCTATATGATATTGATTATGACAAAGAATATATCTTTAATGATAAACATTTGTACATAGTAAAAAATGGCGAGCTAATAGAAGATGCATTACCTATTCCTTTGAATTTGCAAACCAAATAAGGTGAAAAATGATGAGTATTAACAAAAACCGTTATATAGGAAAAAAGATAGGTTTTTATTACGACAGTAAAAAAGCCGTACATGAAGTAGAAGCTATTATAAAAGACGTAAGTATTTTAGGTATACTGGTAAGAGTTACCAAAAGTAGTAATGTATTTTACAATGTAAGCAACCAGTATCTTATTCCGCTAAATGCAAGTTTTGTATACAAATTCTTATAAGGAGGTACATATGTCACCGATTGAAATTCAGGAAATCACAAACAGAGTAAATGCTATGACTGAAGAAGAACAGGTTTTAGTCGCTTCTCTGTTACCTGTACAGCTTATGTTAGATGCAATTAATGCTAAGTATAACGCTGTTGCAGATGAATTAGATGAAATGAACGAACTCATGAGAATTAAGAATAACCAGATTACAAGAGCAGCAGGTACTACAAGAACACTTACACATGTTCTTAATGAAATAGCGGCTGGTTAAATTTCTGTTGACACAAAATGTTACAAGCATTATAATGTCATTATCCTTAATATGAGTTCATGAATTGGTTACTGTAATGCTCAGTATTAAATCATGGTTGCCTCTCGATTGGCATTAAAAGGTCAGCCATAGCCAAAAACATTTCTACCTATCAGGTGGGTTAGGGGATTATCCCCGCTTACTAAAAAACTTTTGTACGCTGGAAGTTCCGTAGGGGTGTCTGTTAGCTTAGGGCGAAACAGAGGGTAGTTTATAAAGCGTACACCTTGGGCTATCGCCAAGCGGTAAGGCACAGCACTTTGACTGCTGCATTTCGTTGGTTCAAATCCAACTAGCCCAGTTCGAGATGAAAATCTCGCAGAAACCTTTATTATGTTGTTTGTTGATTAATAATATAATTCGTGTTTCTACTTCCTTTCTGGCAGGGGCGTGTATAACGCCCCAATTTTATTATATGGAGGACATATCATGAATGTTGAAGAATACATAAAACAACATGATGAAATAAATTATTGTGAAGCTATTATTTATCCTGATGGTACTATAGAAGATGCTATTCCAAGTCATTTAGAAAAACTTAAAAAGATAACTAATCTACCAAGAAAAGTTCTTAATAAGATGATGCCTATGAATGCTTCTCCGGTAGATTGGTTATTAGGATATACAAAATGTATAGCAGTATGGTGGGGATTGTTTAAATACGATTCTATAACACCTGAACAGTTAAATACCATCCAAGAATTAGTAAACCATGGAGTTATGCATGAACTTTCAAGAGGGTATGAAACAGATGAATATTTAAGATGTGCATTAATTGATAAGTATTACAAAGGTGAAATATCATTTGAGGATATACCAGATAAGAGAAATGGAAAAATTTGCGTTACAAAGCAGACAACCACTTGACATTATTTTCTTATAGGATTAATATAATAGTGGTTCGTTTGGTTGCATTTTTCATTTTTGGTATCTCCCTTCAATCCCCCTCTGCCGATTTCTTCGGTTAGAGGGGGATTTACTTTTATTAAATTTAGGAGGATAAATATGATAGATGTTTACTATGCTTTTGAAACAGAAAACAAACTTAGAGAGCCAGCATTAGTCTGGGTAGAAAAGTATTTTTATGACAAGTTTGGCTACTTCGATGATGGTGGTACAAATTTTGACAAAATAAATGATGCACTTTTGGACATTGGATGCTATGAACTTATGGAAGCATGTTCAGGGATGCCAATGTCAGAAGAAGCAATGGTTTCTGCAATGCAGCTTAAAGGTTTTAATATGATTTTCAATCCAAATATTTTAGGAGGTTAATATGGGAAGAAAAAATAATCGTTTAGTTGCAATACCAGATAAGAAATTTGACAAGTTTGTTAAATCTTTTATGGAAGAACAAAGGCAACAAAAAGAAGAAAAAGAACACAGAAGACCAATTTATTTCAGACCAGAACAAGATTACAGAAAAGAACGTCTTGAATATGCTATTCAGCAGTTAGAAGCTAATGGTATTCCTTATCATGTTATTAACGAAGAAAAAACATTTATGGAATGTCAGAGAAAAAATTATCCTAATCAATGGATTAAATTCTATGCATCTTCAGGATACATTATGGGTTCTGAATCCAGAGGTATTAGGTCATTAATCAATTTATTATTGGAGGTATAATTATGGTTTCATTTAAAGATTTAACTCCAGAAGAACAGCAATCTATACTTGCTGAAGCTCGTGAAATGGTTGAACAGGAAAACATTCAAAAGAATGCCAGAGCTGTGTTCGCTCAGAAGAAAAAAGAACTTACCGAAAAGAATTTAGATGAGATTTATAAGGAATTTCATATTCTTGCTACTTCACATAAAAAGGCAATGCAACAGAAATATGTAGGTATGGTAAATATGCTTTACAGAATGAATCGTATGGGACTTAGAGGCATTGATGCAACTGGTATAAATCAGATTACTACTCAGAGTGAATGGTTTGATTATGAGCAGATTGCAAATGCAACTAAGGATTACATTATTTCATGTCATAAAAAGTTCATACCGTAGGAGGAAATATGCTTAGTAATGTACTTACTGCCATTGGGATTGTTCTTGCAATTCCAGTGGCTTCTTTATTGTCTATATTTTTATTTTGTTGTTTAAAGGCATTAGTCGCTAAAGAAATTGAAAATATGGACAAAGAATTTGAACTTATCAACAATTTACTTACAAACGAGGAGGTGCAAAATGGCTGATACTAACATTGTTACGTTAAATACTAGCTCTTATAATCAGATAAAGAGCGATAACTTCCGTTTGGAAATGTTCGTAGAAAACATTTTACTTAATGCAAGATTATCTGATGACCATCAGAAACTTGAATTTGATAGTGATGATATTGTTACGGCATTAAATTTCTGTTTTGCAGAAAGATACAAAAAGAAGTTAGCTTATCTTAAAACACAATACAATCGTAATGGACTCTCAACTAAGAAGGAGGAAGAAGAAAATGGCTAAATACAATATTTATGCAGTTGCCTATGGTTTAGACCCAAAAACTAAAGAACCAGTAAGTGGTCTTAAATTCCGTGCTTGGGACGAATGTAAGCCTTATATTACTGGCGTTGAAGGAGCTAAATTTAAAGGCTTTTTAACTGAGGCTGAAGCTGATGTATGGTTAGCTAAAACAGCAGAAGTACAGACCGAAAAAGAGCCAATTAAAAAGACAGTTTCTGGTTCTTATGAGATGGACGCAGATAATATCAAGAAAGTAACAAAAGCATTGGAAGAGAATTATAACTCTTCTTGTACTAGCTTGTTACCTGATTTCGCTAAGACATGTGAAGAACTTGGTGTTAATCCTGTTTCTGTAGCATTAGCATTACAGATGCAGTTTGTTTCTCAGCAGAAGCTTTTAAAGACAATGAAAGCTACCGCTGAATCAGACTTACCATTTATTTAAAGGAGGGTAAACCAATGGCAACCAAATGTGCTAGTTGTGTACACGAAGAAGTGTGCAGATACAGAGAGAACATGATAAAGTTCGAAGACCATATCAAAGAACAGACTAAGCTTATGGAATTCAGTAATTTTTCAGCAGATGTTAAATGTAATAACTTCAAATCTAAAACAACTAAGGAAGAAGGAGTTACCATCCCGGCATTCATGCGTCCAATGGGAGGTTGAGATGGCATTTAATTTTTCTACCTTAACAAAAATCGCTAAAGCAGTATTACAAGAATCTGGTATGAGTATGACAAGATTTGCTAAAATGCATAATCTACCATTTGGTAATATACAAAGAATGTTGAATCAAGATTATGATTACAGAATTTATTGTGACAATATGTATATTTTGATTAAAGAATTAAGTACGATTCCTGCAATTCAGAACCGTACTTTTGACTTTACACCATTTGTTACAGAGCCAGATGGACCAGAAATGATTGGATATTTCTTAGGTATTGCATACAGTGAAGACTTGGGGAAACTTTATACCAAAATTCAACTTACTGACCATATTAATGCGTTGACTGAAATTTTACGCAAAGTACAATAGGAGGCTAATAATGGGAAAGAAAATTCAACAGTTTATATGCAGAGATATTGATAACTTGGTAGTAATCGAAGATAGTGTTAACAAATTTATGGAAAAACATAATGTACTTGATATTAAAGTAAATGTTGTTAATAACAATATTCGTTATGGAGATTTTGCTATCATCTATACAGTGGTTTATCAAGATGAATAAACCTGTAATAGGAGTTATTGGTAATCATGATGGAGTAAGACAAACATTGTCTGAAATGATAAAATCCAATGACCCTGATTATCAAATAGTTCTTGATGAAGAACCATATATACCAAGAAAAAGAGTATGCTGTAACTGTGGTAATAACAAAAGAATCAAAGACGATAAAGGTATGGTTATTGAAAACAGATGTGCTATTGATAACCATTACATAGGTTATTGTGAATGTTTTGACCACTGGTGTAACCGATGGAGAAAAGAAAGAAATTAAAAACAAGCAAATATGCTAGTGCAAAAGGACACAGTTTCCCCTACGAAAGGGGTGGAACTGTGTCCTTAAAACTTTATGCAAACATGCCATTAGCTTTTGGACAGTATCTTCAGTCTGTATGACTCCTGATTCGTCTTCTCCTCAGGTACAGCGAATACCCAAACCTGTACAACACCCCCGTACAGGCAGACCCCTAAGTAATAACAACCACTATATGCATCCATATAGGCTCCTGTGTTAAAACTATCCTTGGAATCAAGGTATAAGTCCCCATAAAAGGCGTTCCCTTAAACTACTCGAAACACCAGCCCTTGTTTATTCGGAAAGAAAAGGTCAAAGCTAGGAACCTCTCATCTACGCATGTAAGATACGCCATAACGTAGGGAACGGGATTTTCTGAATAGGCTCTCGTTTATCCACCACCGTTTTTTGTATCTGAGTTCGTCCTCTCAGTCATTTATTATACAGGTTCATTCCTGTCATACACAAACGAATAACAATAAGTTATCAAAATGGGTGGCATAACTCTTATCGGTGGTGCTCCCCGTACCGTCATTTTCCTGTTAGGTTGGATTTTATATGCAGCTTCAGGATTATCTACATACTGATAAGTTTATCACTAATCATTTTTGATGTGTATAATTTCTGCTATGTATACCCATGTCTGGGTAATTAAAAATAGTAGAGCAAGCCCCGGACATGGACCTACTCTACTATTTTTAAGGAGAACTTTATTGACACCATCAAATGTTAGTGGTATAATTTACTCAAATAGTTACTGAACAGGTGCGTGTTCGGTTTCTATATCCTCTAACAATTGCAGTTGTTAGAGGATTTTTTTATGCTCTTTTATTAGGATTATATAGTACGATTTCTGATAAGTCAAGAGCAAAGATTTGTGAATATAATTATTCCTTTCGGAATATTTTTAATATATTTTTCATTTTAAAGAAGAAGAAAGGTTTATCAAAATGGAGGTAAATGTAAATATGATAGAGATTTATGATTATGCTGATTTAGGTAATAAACGTTCTTGGGATTATAGTATGAACGGTAAAACACCTAAAGAAGATGGTATTGCACCAATCTGTACTACAGATAAAGAAATAGAAATGGGTGATGTATTAGTAATTAATAAAAAAGCATATTCCATTTGTGCGTTAACATGCAAAGGACAAAAATGCAGAATGGCTTTTGTTCACGCTATTACTAATAGACATTTTCTTGATTTCATTAACGATACTGATGAACCAGAAAGTATTTATGATGAAGATGTTTTAATATGTCCTTACTGTGGTAACAACGAAGAATCGTTTGAATTACCTGATGAGAATGAAGAACACAAATGTCCTAACTGTGGAAGCATTTTTGCTTATGAAAGAATAGTATCTGTTACTTATGATAGCCGACCTGTTAAAAAAACAGATTCAATTATTGTATTGTAGGAGGTATTATGGCAAACACAATAAGAACTTCAAACTCTAAAATGTTTGTTACTTGGAGACAAAGTGTGACAAAATCAGACGGGCATGTATTAAACTTGACATTACATGGTCCAAACGATACTATAATAGGTAAGGCAAAGCTAACTGCTGACCAGCTTGCCAACTATGTATTAAAAAAGAACGGAATTGCTATTCCAGAAAAGGAGGAAACATGAAACAGGAAGAGAAAAAGAAAAAAACAGGGAGCATAGCTACCAAACTTACCGCATTGGCAATAGCCGCAATGATAACAGTTGTCACTATTACATCAGGTGCAGGAGCAGTTCTTGTAGGCAGTAAAATGATGAATGGCAGAAAAGATTACTTAGGATTAGCAACATATACAATAGCAGTAGAAACATCTATGATGAGTGAAGAAAATACATCAGCTGAAACAATACAAAAGTTATTGGATAATTTCAAAAAAGAAAATACCGCAGATGTAACTATTTTTGCTTATAACGAAAGAAAATTCACCACTTTAGAAGGTGTAAAAGTTGGTTCAACAATGGATGGCGAAATATGGAAAGCTATTCAATATGGCGACCCTTATTTTAATAAGGCAACGTATATAAATGGTATTAAATATTACGCCTATTACAAGCCTATCATGATAAATGGTGAATGTGTTGGTGCTATCTTTGCAGGTTTACCAGCAAAGGAAGTAGATAATTCTATTGGCATAGCAATGGCTAACATGATGATGATTGGTATATTGGGCAATTTAATTTTTATTACGATATTTTTAAAATTCTCTCGTAGAATAGCAATGAAACTTAGCAGATTAAAACAAGTGATAGATATATTGACAGCCAACAATTTATCTGTAAAGTTTGAAAGATATACAAAAATGAGAGATGAAATTGAAGAAATTAGTAATGAAGCAGCTGATTTTACCGTTCAACTCCATGGCATGATTGAAGATATTGCTATTTTAGCTGATGCATTAGATAAAGTAGCAACTATACTTGGTGAAGGAATGATGACAGCTAATAATAGCTCTACTGAGATTTCTGAAGCCGTTGACAGTATTGCAAAAGGTGCTGAAAACCAAACTGACGATACACAAAATATTACAGAACGTATCGAAGAAATGGGTCGTCATATTGATAATATGAAAGACTTTGTAGACATCTTATCGGCAACTGCTACAAGAATGCAGAAAATCGAAGAAGAAACCTTTAAAAATATGCAATTGGCAGAAAGAGAAAATACAGTTATCAAAACAGACATCGAAGAAGTAAATAAACAGATTGATGTTACAAACCAAAGCATGGAAGAAATTAGAGGTTTTGTTGGTACTATCAATAATATTGCAAAGCAAACTAATCTGTTATCTCTTAACGCTTCTATTGAAGCTGCAAGAGCAGGTGAGCAAGGTAGAGGATTTGCAGTAGTTGCAGAAGAGGTTAAGAACTTAGCAGAACAAAGTGCTAAGTCTGCTACACAGATTGAAGAAACAATAACCACTTTGTTAAATGGTTATGAAATGATTATTCAGAAAATGCTTGTAACAACAGAAAACATCCAAAAGCAGAATGAACAAATCATTAAGACTAAGGATGCTTTTGTTACACTGGATAACGACACCAAGGATACAGCAAAACAGGTTGAGGAAATCACAAAAGCCGCAAGCTCTCTTGATAACATGAAGAGATATATTGTAGACAGTATTTGTTCTTTATCCGCAGTAAGTGAAGAAAATTCTGCTGCCACACAGCAAACTACAGCTTCTGTATTGCAGTTAAATGAAATTATTGCAGAAGCGGCTAATAGTGCTCAAGAAGTAGAAGAAAAAGCAAAAGCATTAAAAGAATACGTTAGTATATTTAAACTGTAATTATGAAGGGGCATCTTTGGATGCCCTTTTTATTATGAAATGGAGGTAATATGGTACTATTTAGTACAAAAGTACTTATACAGCCCAAAGATGTCTATGAATATTTTCTGGAACATAAAGATGGTTTAGAAAACAGAATGGACATTATAGCGGAAAGTAATACAGATGACTTCAGTAAGAAGTCTTTTTTGTTTTTAACAACCGATTTCGAAGAAAAAGGTCAATTATTTCTTTCCCTTGAAGCTCCAGATGTAATTGTTGATAGTGAAACATGTACCGATATTAGTGATGTAGAGAAAACAGTAGAAGATTTCATAAAGCAGTTGGATAAATTACAACCAATTGTTTTAATGGAAGATGACTATGGACCATTCTTAGAAAATAATATATGTAATGCAATTAGTAAACACTGTTTATTTCCCGAACACTTTGACATTGCAATAATGCGAGGTACTAAAACTGAATTTACTAATGACCCACATATCTTTTATATCTATAATAGATTAGAAAGTGGCACTATTGGTCGTATTTTAACAAACGATGATGATATAATCATAGATTTAATATTTTATGAACAACATCTTCATCGTTTTAGTTTAGATGTATTAGACCTTAGAGAAGAACTTGTGGGTTATAAATTAGAAATTCAAATGAAGGAGCAGGAAACATGAAATCTAACAATCCTAAATATCCTTGCAAAGGCTGCGTATATTTTAAAACGTGTGGCTCATCAACAAGAACACATCCTTGCAATGGAAGACAATTAAAATCAGAAAGGAAGAAAAATAATGCCAGATATTATCCAACAGCTTGAAGCTGGTAAAAAAATGCAGGAAGAAGAAGGCATTGATGCCGCTTCCCTTAGAACTAAGATTGGTTCTGATGAAGAAGAGCCTCAGAAAGAAAAGAAAAAGCGTGGCAGAAAAAAGAAAGAAGAGCCCGTTGAACAACAGGAACAACCACCTGTAACAGATGAGGACCCATTCGCTCAAGCTGAGAGAATGATGAAAGAAAATGAAACAAAAGAAGAAGTCCCTAAAGACGTAGAAAATCCAGAATTCGATTTTAATGATTATTATGAAAAAGGACAGGAAATTTTCTATATAAAAATAAATAAAGTTCTGGGTACTAAAGATTTTTACGCTTTAAAGATAAGAACAATATATCCAAGAATGATAGTAGCTTGTGAAGAAGGTAAAGCTGTACAATGCATTGGGTATGATACTAAGGATAAAATCTTTACAAGTAGGTCTATCGCAAGACAAGAATATAATAAAATTGAAATCTCGCCTAGATTTACACCAAAGCTTAAATTAGAAGAGGAGGTTGAAGAAGAAAATGAAGAAAGTAAAGATACTGATAGTTGATGATAACAACTACAAGTCTAAAAAATTGGAAGAAACTCTTAATGCATTCGAAGAATTCGATGTTTATAATAGAGTTGAGGATGGCGTAACAGCATTAGATAGTATTAAAGCTACCGAACCAGATGTTGTACTGTTAGATTTAATTTTACCAAAGGTGGATGGTTTAGATTTAATAAAAATCGTAAAAGAAGATGATACAATAACCAAAAAGCCTATTCTTATTGTAGTTACCAATGTTGAAAGACAGGATTTTGTATCTATGGCACTTAATTTTGGTGCTGATTATTATATGATAAATCCGTCTCATTCTACTATAATTGATAAGATAAGACAGTTAATATCTATCAAAAATATGACATTTAACAGTGCAAATGTTTTAGTGAATCATACTCCGGCTCCAAATAATGATATATATGTAATGGTTACAAGTGTTTTGCGTGAAATAGGTGTTCCTGCTCATCTTAAAGGATACAACTATTTAAGAGATTGCATTGTAGACTTATTAAAAACAAATGAACAGGTGCATCTGGTTAAACAACTGTATCCTGACATTGCTAAGAAATATAAGGCAAATTTTGCTCAAGTAGAACGTTCTATACGTCATGCAATTGAAGTTACTTGGAAAAAGGGAGACAATGAAAAGTTAAATGCAATGTTTGGTTTTGTTATAGACCAATATAAGAGTAGACCTACAAACTCCGCATTCATTAAAACTTTGGTAGACAATATTAGATTACAGAATTTACAGGAGGTATCATGAATACATGGGCTAACGTAGGAGATTTGGTTTTTGTTTTAGGAAGAAATAATGAACCAGTCCCTTGTAAAGTTATAAATGAGTTGGGTACTGGTAGTAATACTCAGTTATTCTTTGAAATAATCGAAGATGACGATAAAAAGAAAGTGCCTAAAAACAGACTTAAGGCTTTTATTAATCAGGTTGGTTATGCAGGAGGATTTGTCTTTAAAGAAAAGCAGAATGCTTTAGATTACCTTGATTCTCTTGAAAAGAATAATGGTAAATTTAATATGTCTTCTGTACTTACTAATAAGACAAAAAGAATTCAACAGAGAACTGCTCAAAAAACACGTTTTAATCCTGCCAATACCATTGACCGAATTAGAGAAGAAGTAGCTCAGAATACGATTAATCAGGTTCAAAAAGTTATGATTTCTGCAATGTTAGTTGCATTGAATACAAAACTGGGTATTGGACCGAAACGTGGTGCTGAAATAGTAGATGAGATTAATCGTCTTATCGAAGAAATTCCACGAGATGAACTGGTTAAAATGGCAGAAGAAAAGATGAAAATCAAAATAGGGTGATAATTATGTTTGATGATGATTATGAAGTACCTATTCCAGACCATTACACCTTCGTTTACGAAGATGAAAGCGAAGGTTGGTGGTTAAAAATAAGTGACCCAGAAGTATTGTGTTATTATCATTTGCATGTAAACCACTGGAGTAAAGCACTTAAAGATTATTTGCACAATAATAATGCACATTATACAAATAAGTTAACATATGCCATTGTAATGTATGCTGAAAAAAGAAATATTAGTTTTCTTGATGCCTTAGTTCAATTCAGGATGAAGGTATTCCACGAACAATATATGGCTATTAAAGAGTATGGAGCTATTTGTATTAACAAATCTGGAGGCTATCATGGAGTTAAGGAATACAGTCAATTTGTTAACAGGAAAGAAATGCTATGGCCTGATTATAAACAGGATGACATTAAGATAACTCAGTTTCCGGGCGGAACTCATTGGTATGTCAGAATAAACGATTTTGAAGTACGTGAAAATGACAAAATCAAATGGGACACTTATGAAGAAGCATATGAAATCGCCAAGAAATTCATAAAGGAGAACGGTAATGATTAGAGCTAGTTTTAAATGTGACCTAAGAAATTGGTTTACAGGCTTTGAAGTATGGTTTCCTGAAGAGCATGGCGAAGATAAAGCATTAATTAGAATAGGGTTCTTATGTTTTCGTGTGCTCATTTTAATAAAAGGAGAAAGTAATGGATAAGCAGTGTAAGGAATTCATTGAAAAATGTGAAGCCAGTCATACAACAGTGGCTGTCTTTATTAGATTGGCTGGCATGTGGAGTCGGCTTAATTCAGACCAAAGAGGAGAAATTATTGACCACGAAATTGAAGCAGGACGCTTAGTAGTGGACAAATAAGGAGTTTATTATGAAAGTAAAAGCAAAATTTAATGGAACTCTTGTTAAAAAAGGCGAAGTTTATTCTGTAATCAATATATTTGAGAAAAAGATAGCTCATACAGCTCCACCGATTATTGCTATGTTTATAGTATATAAAAATCGTTTACTTGAGGTACAATGTACGGACATAAAGGATTTTAATAATCGTTGGGAATTTATCCAAAGGGAGGAACAAAATGAGGCTTGAAAAAGAAGTAAATGGCATTAAACTTTATATCAACTTTCCAGTAGAAAAACTCTTAGAAGAGATTTCAAATCGAAGAGGAGATTGGATGGATAGTTATAATCAGGAAGTAGGAGAGGATTATGAAACCTACGCTGATATAAATCCTGATGACATTGCAAAGGACATTGATAAGTTAATCGAAAAGATTGCTTATTATCAGACACCAAACGGCATTGACAAATTGTTTGATTTATTACCGTTAAAGAAAAACAATAAGTTAAATAAGGTTACAAAACCTATATTGCACTCTTTGAATTATGGATATTATATCGAAGAATGCTATGGTTGGAAAACAACACAATTGCGTATGGCTGCACGTAATGAATTAGAAGCAGATGTATATCTGGATGATACCATTATTCATTATTAGAAAGGTATTTTATGAAAAAGCAACTTAATAACATCGCTGATGCTATTATTACAACCCTAAAAGCCAATGGATTTTCCATACACAGGTACGATGCTTACTCTACTAATAGTATCTATCTTAAACTTGATTATGGTGTATGTAACAGTATAAGAATTAGCGACCACATAGGAAAGCAACATTTAAAGTACAGATACAATGTTATCATTAATGGTAAGAACGAATTTGTACAAGATAAGTATCCGAGATATTATTACAATCAAGATTCACTAAATGAGTTGTTGTCTAAAATTATCTTGGATAGAGAGCAGAAAGTATCGAAGTATGGACCAGTCGCATATGATAGGTATATGAGACAAAATAATCAACAATCACACGATAAGAAAGGTTTCTGGGCTCAAGCAAAATTGATATAATAAGGAGAAAAATTATGATAGAAAATTTGAAAGTCCAGTTACCAGTAAACAAAGAACTTCACCATCATGCATTATACAACAATAAAGACAATACCCACCTTGGACTCATTGATATGAATAAAGATAAAGAATTAATTGATGAGTTAATGCAGGGCAAGGAAATTTCTTATTGCAAAGTAGAAATGGAAAATGGTAGAATAATTAAGGTCTTAGACCACATTACAGAAAAAGAATTTTTGGAGGGTTAATTTATGCCTAAAGTAGTAGCAAGATTTGAAAAGGTATCCTTGGAGCAATTCAGTAAAGACTTGACAGCAGCGATTGAAGAAGGAAAACTTCTGAGAACACAGGCTACCGAAACAGCATTGGCTCATTTAGAAGCTACGTACAATGAAATTGTTTTACCTCACAGAAAGACAAAGGGTGCAGGTGGACATGATTTCATTGCACCATTTGATATTATCATCAATCCGGGACAGACAGCTGTTATTCCTACAGGAATCAGATGTATGATTGATGAAGGTTATACTCTTGATTTATTCCCTAGAAGTGGTCAGGGATTCAAATTCAGATTAAGACTTAATAATACTGTTGGCATCATTGATGAGGATTATTATTTCTCTGATAATGAAGGTCACATTATGGTTAAGCTTTCTAACGAAGGCGATAAAGTATTCGAATGCCAGAAGGGTACGGGCTTCTGTCAGGGATTATTCCATGAATACTGTATTGCTGAAGGTAATGAAGACCCAGAAGCAACAAGAAATGGCGGTATGGGTAGTACAGGAATGTAACAGACTTAGGGAGTCCGAAAGGACTCCCTTAATTTATGATGTGTTCCATCTTGTAAAAAATATGTTTACAACTTATAATAGTTTTTACCAGAAAAGAATTAGAAAGGAAAAAATTTTATGGAAAAACTAGTAGTCGCTAAAAGAGATGGAAGAATTGTTGATTTTGACCAATATAAAATCAGAGATGCAATTCTTAAAGCTTTTAAGGAGGTTGATAAACAAATAACCTCTGAAACGATACAAAAGGCGAACAACATAGTAAGTAGTGTTGTGAAGCAGTTGGAAACATATGATAAAGTTTCTGTAGAAGAAATACAGGATAAGGTTGAAATTTCTTTAATGAGAACCAACAGAAAAGATGTAGCTAAAGCTTACATTATTTACAGAAACAAAAGAACAGAAGTAAGACAAAGAAATACTAAATTATCTAAAGCAATCTCTGAAAAGATAAAAGCATCTAATGTAGAAAATCAAAATGCCAACGTAGATGAAAAATCTTTTGGTGGTAGAATGGGAGCTGTTAATAGCGAAGTACTGAAAGATTATGCACTTAACAACTGTATGTCTATAAAAGCAAGAACAAATCATTTGAGAAATAGAATTTATACTCATGATTTGGACCACTATGCTGCTGGCGACCATAATTGCTTATCCGTTCCTTTGGATAAAGTATTGAAAGGTTTTAACACAAGACAGACAGATGTAAGAGGTGCAAATTCCGCTAGTACTGCATGTCAATTGATTGCAGTTGTTTTCCAGCTTCAAAGCTTACAACAGTTTGGCGGTGTATCAGCAACCCATTTAGACTGGACATTAGTTCCATATGTAAGAAAATCTTTCTTCAAACATTATGTTGTTATGTATTTAAAATCAACACCAGACTTCTTGGTTTTAGACCTTATGGGTATGTTATTTGATAATTATGAAGACAAAGTTGGTATTATCAGAAACAGATTCGATGACTGGGTTGAAGAAAATAAGCAAAGATTCTTAGACAAGTTTGGCTTAAAAGAAGAAGATTTCTACTTTGGAAATGAAAATCTGGATAGAACATTTTATCAAAGTGCTCTGTACGATACCATTGTTGAAGTTAAACAGGCAGTCGAAGCTATGTATCATAATCTGAATACGCTTCAGTCAAGAAGCGGTAATCAGTTACCGTTTACTTCAATTAACTATGGTACTTGTACTAGTCCAGAAGGAAGACTGATAATAAAAGCGTTACTTGACGGTTCTATTAAGGGAACTGGTAAGTTACATAGAACATCAATCTTCCCTTGTGGTATCTTCCAATGTATGAGAGGCGTTAATCGTAAACCGGGAGACCCAAACTATGACCTGTATAGACTTGCGTTAAGGTCTACAGCTCAGAGATTATATCCGAATTACGCTAACGTAGATTGGTCAGGTAATGCGGGTTATGATAGAAATGACCCAAGAACATATTTCAGCACCATGGGCTGCCGTACAGCAAATGGTTGGGATGTCAATGGTTTAGGACAGTTAAAGGACGGTAGAGGTAATATTTGTCCAGTAACTATTATTATGCCTACATTGGCTATGGAAGCTAAGAACATGGAATCTTCAGTAGATGATGAATGGCGTGTTAAGAACTTCTTAGACATCCTGAATGAAGCTATTCATGATGCAAAAGACATTTTAATCGAAAGATTCGAATGGATTTGTAGTCAATCCCCAGACTCAGCTAAATTCATGTATGAAAATGGTTTAATGGAAGGTTATATTCCAGAAGAAGGTATTCGTTCAGCTCTTAAGCACGGTACGCTTGCAATTGGTCAGTTAGGTTTAGCTGAAACTCTTCAAATCTTAATTGGTTGTAACCATACTACAGCTAAGGGTATGGAAGTGGCAAAACAGATTGAAAGCTTATTTAAGACAAGATGTGCTGAATTTAAAGAGTTGTATAAATTAAACTTTGGTGTATATTACACTCCAGCAGAAAACTTATGTCATACTGCTATGAAGAAGTTTAAAGCAGAATATGGAGAAATTCCAAATGTATCTGATAAATCCTTCTTTACTAACTCAATGCATGTACCAGTATGGGAAAAGATGACTCCATTCCAAAAGATTGACATTGAATCTCAATTAACTGGATACAGTTCAGCAGGTTGTATCACTTATGTTGAACTTGAATCAAGCATCAAGAACAACATTGACGCATTAGAAACTATCGTTAACTATGCTATGGACCATGATATTCCTTATTTTGCTGTTAACGTGCCAAATGATATGTGTACAAATTGTGGATACACTGATGAAATTGGTGATGAATGTCCTATATGTGGTTGCAAAGAAATAAAAAGATTACGCAGAGTAACTGGTTATCTTACTGGCGACTACGAAGAGGCATTTAACGAAGGCAAACAGGATGAGGTAAGACATCGTGTTAAGCATGGCATTGAGATTAATTTTAAGGAGCTTGAATGAGATATGCAAGTATAGAAGCAGAAGTGGTAAATGGAAATGATTATGGTATAAGTTTATACGTACAGGGTTGTCATTTCCATTGCCAAGGCTGTTTTAATCAAAAGACTTGGGATTTTAACGGTGGTGAAGAATGGACCGAAAATGTAAAAGAAGGTTTCTTCACCCACGTTAATAATTCTTATGTTAAAAGGATTACTATACTTGGCGGAGAACCATTAGCAGATGAAAATTTAGATGATGTGTTATCTTTAATCGAAGAAATCCATAAACGGTTTCCAGATAAAAAGATATGGTTATATACTGGGTATACTTGGAATGAACTTGTATACCCAGTAGTTCCGCCTATGTTTAGTCTTAAAGAATATGAGTGCTTAAAGAAACGTAAAAATATCGTTTCTTTGTGTGATGTGCTCATAGATGGTCGTTTTGAAGAAGATAAAAAAGACCTCACATTGCAGTTCAGAGGCAGTTCAAATCAACGTTTAATTGACGTTCAAAAGACTCTGAACGATAACAATAAAATAGTCCTATGGACGGATAGAGGAAAATAACATGCTAGATAAGCAAGAGATGGAAATCATTGTGAATATGATATGTGAAAAACAAACTTCGCTTATCAAAAAGCACAAATATGATTCTGAAGAGTATATAAAGCTGGAGCAAATAAAGGTAAAATTGAGAGATGCGTTAACTGAAATAAGGATGAGTACCCCAATTAACCCGTTTGCATAGCTTTTTTAATCCCTTCGGGATTTTACTAGTTCTTAATACACTATTTTTACATTAATTTTACACTAAATGAAGATTATGCTATACTTACTATATAAAAATATAGGAAGGATGATAGCTATGTCTAGTGAATCCAAAAGACAAGCAATTGTTGACAAAGGATTATCACGTAAGGGTAAAAACCAATATACCCAAGGTTCCAAGCGTACTCAGGTTGGTTCTGGTTATGGTGATTGCTCTTCAACTGTAAGATGGTGTTATCAACAGATTTTAGGAATTGATATTGGACTTAATACAGAAGCTCAAATCAAATCTAAGAAATTAAAAGATGTTGAAGTACCAATTAAAAATGGTGTACCAGATGAATCTTATCTCAGAAAAGCGGATTTATTGTATTTTAGAGGTAATGATACATCAAGAACTAAGGGCGTTGGTCACGTTGAAATGTATATAGGAAATGGTAAACTCCTTGGGCATGGAGGCGGTACTGGACCAACAGAGAAGAAACTGGTAGGCTATTGCCAATCAATGCAAGGTACTAAATGTAATAATGGAAACAGAGGATTAATATGTGTTAGAAGAGCTATTGAAGATGATGATAATAGCAAACCAAGCACACCTACTGTTAATACAGATAAGAAGGTTGAAAATGATGAAGACTTCTATACTGTAAAACCAAAAGATACTTTAGGTAAAATTGCAAAGCAGTTTAAAACAACTGTAGACGAGCTCGCAAGAATTAACAACATCAAAAATAAAGATTTAATATACATAGGTCAAAAGATTCGTATCGTAGATTATTCAACATTATTATCTGGATACAAGGGTCATTCGATTGTTGATGGGTTCCGTTTCAAGAAATTAGATTCATCTTTCAGTAACAGAAAGAAGTATGCTGAAAAAGTTGGAATCAAGAATTATGAAGGAACAGCATCACAGAACATAGAGTTGTTAAATCTCTTAGGAGCAAATAAGTAATAACACACCTTTATAGGGTGTTAAATATTTTTTCAAAGAAAAAGGAGAAAAGTACAATGGAAACAACAAAAAACACAAACCCAATCGAGAACAATGTAGTAACCCTTACAGGCGAAATCGTATCTGAAGGCAGATTCAGTCATGATGTGTTCGGTGAAAAGTTTTACATCTATGACGTTAATGTTGCCAGATTAAGCGAACAGACTGATATTCTTCCTGTAACCATTTCTGAAAGATTATTAAATCTTGATGATTTAGCTATCGGTTCTAAGATTGCAGTAACCGGACAGTTCCGTTCTTACAACAAGCACGAAGAATCATTCAACCGTCTCATTCTTTCCGTGTTTGCACGTACTGTTGACATCTTAACTGAGGAAACCGATGAAAAGGATGCTAACAGCGTAACTTTAAGAGGTTTTGTCTGCAAGAAACCAAGTTATCGCAAGACTCCATTAGGAAGAGAAATTTCTGATGTATTATTAGCGGTTAATCGTCCATATGGTAAGAGCGATTATATTCCATGTATCTGCTGGGGTAGAAACGCCAGATTTGCTGATAACTTTAATGTAGGCGATGAAGTTATCATGCATGGTAGAATTCAGAGCCGTACTTATGCTAAGAAGATTTCCGAAACAGAGACTGAAAACAGAACAGCATACGAAGTATCTGTATCTAAGATTGAGCTCTTAACAGAAAACTACGATGCAGAATAAGAACGATGACGAAGAACGGATATGTTCTAAGTCACCTACAATTGATGTTGCTGTGCAACGTAATTTAGCAGAAACAGCTAAAACAATGAATCCAATGCTTACACAGGAAGAAGCTAAACAGATACTTCTTGTGTATGCAATGGCGATTGACAGAATCTTAAAGGAAAATGATTTAGAGTAAAGTTATTACGGCTGTGTGAAAGCACAGCCGTATAATTTCTCTGTAGAAAGGAACGTTATCATGTTAACTGTAACACAATCTCAAGATGGGCAGTATTTATATATTAAGGCTCATTACTTTTATTCTGCTAGAATAAGAAATTTACCTTCTGCCACTTGGGACCCAAATAACAAGATATGGCAAATAAATTCATGTTATGCTCAGTACTTAGATAATGAGTTCCATGATGAAATTTATTACAAGACTCCAAAATGGGTAATCTTTAAAACTCCAAAACCAGATTACTCTAAATTATATACTCTCGATAATAATATAGTAGCACCGCAGTTGAAACAACCATACAAATTATATGATTATCAGGAGTTTGGAGCAAAATTTGCAATTGATAGAATTAAAAAACATGGTTTTTGTATCATAGCAGACGATGTAGGATTAGGTAAAACTCCTCAGGCAATCTCTGTACTTATGGACAAAGTTAATAGCGGTGCAAATAGAATTCTTATTATTTGTAAAAAGTCCATTAAAGCACAATGGAAAGAAGAAATCGAAAAATTTACCGATATCGGTTTGACATACGATATTCAGGTTACTGGAGATACCGCTAAAAAACGCCAGAAGGCTTATACAGAGATTAAAAATTGTACACATGGAATTCTTATCACTAATTATCAAACCTTCCTAAATGACGAATTTAAGATTGATAATTTAGGTTTTGATTTCGTGATTATTGATGAAGCACATGTAGTTAGTGGTTATAACACAAAAACTAACTCTGCAATCAGTAGAGTTGTAATGAATAAGCCTTGTTTATTCTTAACAGGAACTCCAGTAATGAATAAACCAGAACAGGTATATGGAATTGTAAACATTGCAAATCCATTTTACTTTGGCTCTTGGAAGGCTTTCAAATTAGAGTTTATTGTTGAGCAACTTCAGGGTAATTACATGGCTACAATCGGAGCTAAGAATTTATCTAAGCTTAGAAGTATGATTCAGGAAGTCATTATAAGACGTACAGAATATGAAGTAGCTGTGTCTTTGCCAAAAACAATTGAAATAAATGTTAACTGTCCTTTGGATGGCGTACAAACACAACTTATCTTTGAAATAAATAAAAAGAGAGAAGAATTGTTAGGACAGTTTGAAACATTAGCAGCACAATATAAAGTAAACCCTAATCAGTTCTTACAGGAAAAGATGCAACAGACTGATGCTCAGATTAAAGGATTAATCGCTGCTACGCAAGCAACAGCAGATGACCCTAGAATGTTTAGTATGTCTTCTTCTAATTACCTTAAAAAGAACTTCCTGCAATTTATCCCAGATAACTATAAAGAATCATCAAAAATTGAAAGACTTGTGGATACTGTGGATAACATTGTGGATAGTGGTCATAAAGTAATCATATTCACTAAGTTCCGAACATCTGCATTATTGATACAGGAACAGTTGCAGAAGGATTTAAAGATTAATTGCGTTTTATATACTGGTCAGGAAAATGATAATGTAAGAACACAAAATCTGAATTCCTTTAAATATGATGATGATTATCCTGTACTGATAGGAACGGAAGCTATGGCTGAAGGTCTTAATATTACTCAGGCAAGATATGTTATTAATTTTAATCTTCCAGATACAGCAGCTATTTATGTACAGCGTATCGGAAGAGTAAGGCGTGTATCAAGTACCTTTAGCAATGTTACAGTCTATAATTTATTAACAGAAGGTTCTAAAGATATGGAACGCTGGGATAATATAGAACGTAACAAAAACCTTGAAGGAGCATTAATTGACATTGATGAGGAACAGCGTAAGGTTTTGCTTCAACAAATGAATAATTAGGAGGTATTATGAGAAGAGAAACTATGTCATTTAAAAGAAGAAGAAAAACAATGACAATAATGTATATTGCGTATATATTGTTATTGGTAATAATGGGCGTAGGTATTAGCTCAGTAATAACCTTTAATGACCATGAATATACAGTCACTATCACAGATAAGGATAGAGTCATTACCAGTGACTCTTCCAAATATCTTGTGTATACAGAAGACATACATGGTAATACCATGGTGTTTGAAAATACAGACTGTGCTATGAGATTGAAATTTAATAGTTCCAATATTCAAGGTCAATTAAAGGTTGGTCATACATATAAAGTAACAGTAATAGGTTATAGAGTACCTTTCTTTAGTATGTATGAAAACATTTTAAAAATACAGGAGGTCAATAATGGATAACACAAACAAAGAAATTGACTGGATGATTCATTATGTAAGTAATAAGTTTTGTGCTTGCTGTAATCCAGAGGAAAGCCCTATCAGTTTTCCGTTATTTGCAAATGTTCACACTCATGGTCTGAATAGATACGGACATCAAGAGTTATGTATTCCACTTGAATTAGATTTTGAAATAGCTTGTGGAATCTTAAATCAGTGTGGATTAAAAATCAAATATGATGGCGTAAAATATGCACCGGGAAAATGTGATGATGTCATTAAAGATTTTCCGGTGCTTTTTCATGAATTTCCAGATTCGGATAAGTTATACATGATTATGCCAGACCCTAATGGGAAATTCCCAGATGATGAAGACTGTGAATTCCCATATAATAAGCAGTTAATTTATGCTCAGATTATCGAAGAAGACAAATAAAGAAAGAAGAGGGAAAAATAATGAGTAAGAAAAATACAAATAAGGCAATCGAAGTAGAAGTAATTGAAACAGCTGTAGAAGAAACTGTTGTAGAAGAAACAACACAGGTAGCAACTTTAATGCCAGACGTTTTTAAGGATATTGATTTCTCAGGCTTAAATAAGACTATTACAGCTCTTGGTAGTTCCAGTAAGCAGCTGGACGAAAAAGAAAAGAAGGCAGCTGTTGAAGCAATTAAGGTTTGGGAAGAAAGCGTTATCGAAAGAATTCAAGAAAAGAAATATGAGGCAACTCAGTTCCTGAATACTTTAAGTATTGAATCGAATACAATGTGCTCTTATGGCACACAGGACGAAGAATTCGAAACATTGGTTAATGCAGTGGGATTGCAGGCTCTTTATGAAGATTATTTGCATAAAGTAGACGCTATTGAAATGCACAAAACAGAATCTCCTGAATATCCTGAAATTGATGAGCTAAACATGACTTTAAAAGAACAGTTAACATTAAAGAAGGATTACGATTTAGCTAATGCTATTTATTGCAAAGAACATGAAAAGCTTAAAAGAGATGCTTACAATGCTATGCGTAAATTAAAGGTAGACCTCAACGCAGATGAAAGAGTTCAGGAATTAGTTAAGCGATTAAAGAAATACGAAAAAAATACTTCCACTTTTATTAACCAGTGTAAAGAAAAATCTCAGCTGGCAAAGATTAGCGTATCCATTACATCTGAAAGCGTTAGAGATTCTCTGAAGGAGTTATTGAACTTTTCTATTTCTATTTAAGGTTAAGATAGGAGTTACAAATGAACAATGATAATAGATTACATTACTTTCTTTCCAAACCTGAACAAGAATATTATTGTTTATATTATTCTATATTAAGACTGGAAAAAGTTAATGGTTGTGAAGAAATTGTATCTGAATTAACAAAAAAGCTTGAAGAATTATTTGCCAATGTTCCAGAACATGAATGTGTAAAGGAACTTGATAACTTGATTTATTATGAAAATGGTTTAATTGAAAGAAGGGGAGACTACGGAGGTGTTATAGCCTCCCCTTGGAAATCTACTGTTGTAATAAAAGAGCCAACAGCAAAAAAGCAAAAGCCAAAGAAACATTCGTTTTATTATTTAAAGTACCAGCTAAAAAGAGGTCAGCGTTATAGTCGTTATTATGATACAGTCAGATTGGGTATATCCTTATTTTATCAGATGCGTTTATATAACAAATCAAGTATAGCATATAGTAAGCTTAAAATTGATTTCGTAAGTTTCCTCAAAAAGGCTGAAGCTTTTACAATGCTTTCAAAAGAAGAAAGAATGTTAACTGGAATTTATTTTCCGTTAGAAAGCATGTACAAGATATTCCACGAATTAAAAGAATTTTTAGGTGAAGGTAATTATTTTTCAGATGCTCAATGTGAAGACATAATGCTGATATATGATACCTTTCCAGATAAAGATATCGCAGAAAGTTGGCGAAGCAATGAACTCACTGAAAATTGTGATAAGTATTTGAGAAATAGTACCTTATACAACATTGGTAAAGATTTTAATAAAGTAAATAAGTACATTAACAACCTTAATAAAACTGATGACTTATTTTATGAAAAAATCATTAATTGTTCTGTAGAAGTATACAAAGAATTGTATAACATAAAGGAAACAAACATGAGAACATTGTTGTTAAAGCTTGGAATAATCGAAGAAGGTTATATACCATTTGATAATTCATCAGAAAAAGCAAGTGAATAAACGCTTGCTGTAAAAAATATTAAACCCATTCGGGTTTTTTATAGATTATTATAAGGAGGTTTAGAAATGGTAATACATGACATTGATTTCTCTTGTCCACATGATGAATTCATGGACGGCTTGAGAGATTTCTTAAACAACTGGGGAAATAACAATATGAAAGCTACTTCAGTTGAGAATGCCACAAAGAACGGTAGATATATGTATAAGATTGAAGTCACCAATAATGATGACAACAATATTACCACAATGGTATTTGAAAAGAATGCCAATAATGGTGACATTATCTTCGTCCCAAGTGGATTTGGTAGTTTTGGTGGAACATTCCACAAGACAGAACATCTTCAGGATGATATAAAGGGTGGTGCAGATGATACGTCTATGGCATTTCTTGATTATCTTGAAAAGATAGCAAAGGAAAAGAAAGGTAAATTCGTTGCTAAGAACAACCATGGTGGTATTGTTTGTATTGTAAACGGTAATAGCAAAACCGCAAAGGAATGTGTAGTAGACAGTAATGGCAGTGTTTACGGTTCCAAAGAAGTAAAGTCCGTTTCATTATTGGATGGCAGTGCATCCAGTCAGGTAAATTTTAACACCAAGATTGGTGACTGGAACAAGCAAAGAAAGCTTGAAGACCCAGAATTCGCCAGAGTATTAGGCGATGCAAGTATGTCTATGACAGATAAAATGCATTATATCGGTAAGTATGTAATGGAACTTAAGCTTAACGATGAAATCGAATCAGAAGAATTTAAGGATGTCTTTGTTCAGGCAGGTTTATTTACTTCTGGTTTCAGTAACAACAAAACATTAAGCATGATGTACAAATTATTAAATTAGGAGGCTATTTATGAGCGAAGCAGCTAACAACATTTTTGAAGGTTTTGAAGAATTATTCAATGATTTAGGTAATCCGGCAACATCTGCCGAGGCGGAACAGGGAGTAACAGCTCAGCCTGTCGCTGTTGCTAATAGCAGCGTTGAAATCGAAAACACAAATAATTCCAATTTGGTTCCGGGAGCTCAGGCAAAGCTCACCATGATTAAGAGAGAATTAAATGATTTATTCATGGAAAGAGATAACGTTATTGACTGTATGTTATATGCCCTTGTTTCTGGTCAGTCTTTACTTATGCTTGGTAATCCGGGTACAGCTAAGAGTGCTATCACTTATGAAATGTGTAACCGTATTGAGAACGGCAAGTATTTCCAGTGGATGTTAAATAAGACTTCCGACCCATCTGAACTGTTAGGACCATATTCCATCAAGGAAATGGAAAACGATAAGTTCATGAGAATTACAACAGGTAAGCTTCCAGAAGCACACATCGCCTTTATTGATGAATGTTTTAAGGCGAATGCACCTGTATTAAACATTCTGTTACCAATCATGAATGAAAAGATTTTCTACAATGACGGTAAGCCAAACAACATTCCGTTAATGACTATGATTGGTGCTTCAAATGAAGGTCCAGAAGACGAATCCCTTGCAGCGTTCTATGATAGATTCTTATTCAGAATCAATGTTCATTATGTAAAGGATGCCGCTAACAAGAAGCGTATGTACACAAACTACATCAACAATCGTAGAGGTCTTAACAATCTTGCAGGTAAGACAACTATTACTATTGATGAATTAAAGGCTCTTGCTGAAGCAAGTAAGCTTGTTCCTGTTCCAAAGGAAATCATCAATAAGTTCATCAAGTTCATCAATGATTTGGAAAAGCAGTCCATTCATGTTTCCGACAGAAGACAGAATGAATGTCTTAAGATTTTACAGGCATCTGCTGTTGTACATGGTAGACAGCAGGTTGGTATTGATGATTTCAAGTCCTTAATCTATGTATTGTGGGACAAGGAAGAACAGATTCCGTTCATCGAAGCTACTATCACTAAGATGATTAATCCATATGATGACCAGTTTAAGCAGTTTACAGACAGCTTTAACAGCATTAAGAAGGACATTGATAACTGCACAGACGAAAATGAAAAGTCTGCTAAGTCTCTTGAAGCAAAGGGTAGCATCGAAAAGCTTACTTCTAAGTTGAACAAGCTTATCAATGAAGCTTCTAAGAATGGTAAGGATATCACAGATTTCGCTAAGTTCAGAGACGAAATGGTAGCATATTCTAACAAGGTTGTTCAGGATGCTCTCGGTGCTTCTCTGGGTATCTCCAGTGATGGGAGCGACTTATTCTAATACGTACAAGTATAAGATTAAATATTCTTTAGACGAATTAAAAGTAGCTTTCCAAAAAATAGATAGTGCGATAGGGGCGTTAGACCCTAATGACCCCTATTTCACTGCAATATAGAAAAGGAGATAAACCATGGGTGATGATGAATTATTTGATGATGATTTGTTTGACGACTTAGAAGATTTGGAAGACGATTATGACGGGTCTGCAAGCACTGATTCATTACATCAGACTGGTACAAGTGCTTTAGCAAGTAAACACGGTCTGGGCGGTTTTGAAAACATGACTGAAAAAGACATGGAAGATTTCAAAAACTCAGATGAATTCCAGAAATACAGTGCTGAAGTTGTTGGAACAGAACAGATTAAAGGCAATATGCAGGGTAAAACCGTACAGGAAATCTTAGGTCTTACCAGTATGAAACAGGCTATTAAACAGTCCTTTAATGCCTTTGAACATTATGATATCGACTTGGAATTCTTTCAAGATATCGTAGATACTTCACCAGTAATGCAACAAACTATCGAAGAAGGTAATGAAATTTTACCTACATTCGAATATATGTATCAGGATATTTTCTTATCTTTGTATAAGTATAAAGCAAAACTGTTGCCAGAACACGAAATGCACATGTCTACAAGACTTAACAGAAAGTTCGCTGAGTGTTATCTGAATACACCAGAGTACATTAAATTAAGACAGACATGTAGACTTGACCAGTTTAATGCTGCTCTTGGTACAGAAATTATTGGTAAGAAGCTTCTTAGTGTTGTAAGAGATGTAGTAAACAACATGAAAGAAGCAGAAGAAGCAAGACAGAAAATGCTTGAACTTATGAAGAAAGAACAGGAAATGGACGAACTCATTGAAGAAAATGAGGAAATGGATGAAATGTTACAGACATTACAGGCTAATGGCATGGGTAACAGTCAGCAGGCACAGCAGTTGCAGGCTCAGATGAACAGCAATATGGCAGCTAAACAGGCAATCCAGAAGATGGCTAATAAGATTGCTGAAGAAATGGATGAACTTGTTCAGGAAGACGACCTTGCAAATGAGATTCATCAGAGAACAGGTAAGACATTTGATGAAGCATCTATGCAGGTTGCTGAAACATCTGATATGGTTGAAGCATGGGGTCTTGGCGAAGGAGAAAGATGTCGTGTATCTTATCAGAATAAGAAAGATGCTATCGAAAGAATTCGTAGGTCTTCTAAACTTAGAAAACTTACAGACCTTATTGGTAGATTTAAAGAATCCGCTATTACAGAGCAGAAAAAGAAAACCAAAAATGGTGCAGTAGAAATTGAATCTGTTACTCTCGGTAATAAGATTGAAGATGTTTTACCATCCGAAAAGATGTTACTGTCTAATGAGGCAACCAAGAAAGATTTCTATAACAAGTATACTGAAAACCGTAACATGGTATATTCTAAGGAATCCAATAAGTCCAAGAATAAGGGACCTATTATCATTTGTTGTGATGAATCTGGTTCCATGGACGGTGACAGAGAAACATGGTCAAAGGCGTTTACCATGGGTGTACTTGAAATTGCTCAGATACAGAAAAGAGATTTCGCATTTATTGCTTATGACAGCAGAGCAAATGACCCTATTATTATTAAGAAGGGTGAAGTATCTCCAGACAAGGTAATCACTATTTGTGAAGAATTCTTGGATGGTGGTACAAACTTTGAAGCTCCATTAAGAAAAGCATTGGAGCTCATTAAGAACTCTATATTTAAGAATGCAGATATTTTCTTCGTAACCGATGGTGATTGTGGCGTTTCTGATGGTTTTAAGAAAGAGTTCAAGAAGATAAAAGAAGAAAAAGAGTTTACATGTAAGGGAATTCTTGTAGACATGGGTGGTTATCGTTCTAGCGATTCCACATTGAGAGAGTTCTGCGATGATGTTGTAAGAATCAGTAGCGTTGCAGACTTAAAGAATGGTGACTCTGAGGTTAATAAACAGTTATTCGGTTCCATCTAATGGAACCGAATGATTTTTAGGAGGTTAATATGGATTTCAAGAAAATTATTATGAGTGCAAAAGACTTCATTAAGGACTTTTGTACAAAAATCATGTCAGCAGATATGGTTGACTCTGCTAAGCAGGTATACTTTTTAGATAACCAGAAGCAGATTAGAGAAACAATGGAAAACCTTAACAGTGTTAAGACTTATTTCGATAACCTTGGTATCGAACTTGAAGATGGTTCTGAAGAACAGCAGGCTTATGAAATGTGCTGTGGTCTTATGCAGAAGCTTACAAAAACGCTTACTGACTATAAGAACAGTCAGTCGGCTATTAAAAATGATGTAACTGTAGAAGAAACAACTGCTGTTGTAACAGAAGAAACAATCGCTAATGCGGCTCAGAATAACTCTTCCACAAAGCAGATTATTAAGGATATGAACGAATTAAACGAAAAGGCAAGCGTTGCTCAATTGCAGGAATTCACTCATGCGATTTTTGCTGGAAAAAAACCGGGGGTGTACGTAAAAGCAACAACGGTTCAGGAGTTAAATGCGTTCATAAACACAGTCGCAGAAGAAAATCCAAACGAAAAAATCACCGTATGTGAAGTAATCTTCAATCCGATTCCGTTAAAACGTAAGACCGTTTATACGGTATAAAAATCATAAAGGAGGAATATATATGGCAGGAGCTATTTGCCAAACTAATAAAGATATTCCTGTAGATATGACTTTAGGTAATCTTTTATATTACTCTTTATCTGATGTTAAAATCAAAGAACAGGAGCTAATGGATTTATTCTCTATGAATAAAATCCCTACAAGTTATATCAGAAAAATATCTACTCCAGATGCTTTTAGAAGAGCAAGTTCAAGCGTTAAGAACACAACAATATTTATCACAGATTCTACCACTGGTGAAACTTTAAAGACAAAGATAGAAGTAGATGAAGTGAAATCAGATGACATTGGCATTAAACGTATCATCGGAATTAAGGCTATCAATGAAAAGAATGAGGATATTTCTTATATTCCAGTTGCCAGTGTTGAATTCTTTAGAAAGAATGAAACCGTAGCAACTTATGTAGAGCCAGCATACGCTTCCAATCAGGATATTTGCGATTTATGTGATGAAATCGAAAACAAATATGCTGAATGGTCAGTGTATCATACAAAAGATACGGTAAGAAATACTATCTTGAGAATTATTAACGATACTCATCCCGTATCATTAACACCAACAGGATTATGTAAATTCGTTCCTAGAAGTCATACAGATTTATTGTATTCTTTAAAAGAAGCATTAGCAGATATGGAGAACTTCTGTCAGAATCCGGGAGAACATAATTTCATGGAAATTATCCCTGTAATCAATACAGAAGAACAGCAGAATCTTATCATGGATGCTTCAAAAAGAGAAATTAAAGAAGAGCTGTTTGGTTTTACGCAGGAACTGAAAGATGTATTACAAGCAAGACAGACACTCTCCTCAAGAACTGTTTCTTCTTATCTTGAGAGATTTAAGGCTTTATCTGAAAAGGTAAGCGATTATGAAAGCTTGCTTGGTAATTATTTAAGCTTCCTTAAAGTACAGATTACAGATGCTGTAAAGTTAGTTAATGACAGCTCAGAAGATAACGTAGAGGAAGACCCTGTTTATGTATGAATACATTAAGGGTAAGAAAATACAATTAGATGAACATATGTTATCATCATCTGAGTTAGCTACAATGTATGGATTACAGACTGAAAATGGGCAACCACACAGTCTTATGGTATCTGCTATATTAAGAGAATACGCTCGTAAGACTAATCTTAATATAGCGGAATACTACTATGCACATAACAGAGGATGTATGAGAGTTTACCCAGAATTGTTGTGGAAGCCAGCAATGTCTGAATTTGCATATCATAATGACATAGATATTGACAATGGTAAACAGACAAGAATTTATAAGATTGATTACGAAAAGAAAAAGTTTGCTTATGTTGTTAATAAGAACATAAAGCAACAAAAAATTATAGATTTAAAAGAAAGGATGAAACGTAATGGGTATTAAGAGATGTCCAACTTGCGGTAGTACAAAATTACTTGCAAGAAAAATAACAGGTGTACAGGTAGAATCCATAGAAAATGAATTTAAGATTAACGCTGAAGGTAAGAGCTATCAGATTGAAATCGTTGGATGTGCTCACTGTAAAGCAAATCTTAACGAATCTCAGCTTGTAGAAATGGTACAGTGTAAGAAGTGTGGCAAGTTTACAGAACCTGCAAATCTTGACGCTAACGGAGAATGCGATGTATGTAGAGCAATTCAGGAGAGACCAGACCTTGCAAATATGTCCAGAGAAGACCTTATTCGCATGATGTTAAAGCTTGAAAGAACCGTACCACCAGTACCAGCACCTGTAACTCCAATTACAGCAGTTGATACAGCAACTCCTACAACAAGTACAGTAGCTCAGGAAAAGATGGAAGCTGCAAGAAATGCTATGGCTAATGCAGGCGATACATTCTCCAAACAAATTGTAAAAGAAACTCAGGAAGAAGTAACAGAAATTCAACAAAATGTAAAGCAAATGCAGGAAGCTATGAATCCACCAGAAGAAGCAACAACTGATGACGCAGCTCCTAAGAGAAAAAGAGGACCACGTAAAAAGAGTGATGCCGTAACAGAAGAGGCAACAGAAGAACAGGTAAATGAATCCGCAGAAGCTATGTCCGATTTACAGGAAGCACCGTTTCCAGAACAGGACGAAACATTAAAGGAAGTTTTTGCTCAGCAGGAAGTAGTGGTAGAACCTCAGCCTCAGGCTGTAACACCACAGGCTGCGGCTCCAAGTATGGGATTTACAATGTTTGATAACGAACAATCATTTTAGGAGGTACTATGAGTTCTGATACAATAGAATTTAAGGATGATAAAATTGTCATTCATAAAAAACAAGTAATAGACAGACTTACTGGAAAAATAACCGATGAAGATATAATGCTCAGTAAGTCATTAGTTGATAGGAATATTGCTAATAGAATGCTTACGCTGGATATTATGACTGGAAAAGGCTGTCAAGGTTGTTCAGAACTCAACAGTGAATACTTTCAGAAATGTACAAACAGAGTTTTACCATATGGTAATTTCTCATCAAATATTATGTTTGTAAGCAAAATTCCTTCAGTGTCTGAATGTGCAAGTACTGTTACGCATTCGGATGCTGAAGGACATACATTAATGTTGATACTTAGCAGAATGGGATTTAGTCCAGATAATCTTTACTTTACAGACTTTATAAAATGTCCAAGTAAAGCTATTTCTGTAGATGAGTGTTTACATTGTGCAATGACTTACTTTGCAAAAGAAGTATATCAAATACAACCTAAGGCAATTGTATTTCAGGGTATTTCAGCAATGAATCTTTTATACGAAAATAAGATTTTATTAAATCCACCAGATAAAGTGAATTACGGGATTATTTATGATTCTTATTTCGTAACAGAGGACAGACCAGTAAAAGTAATTGGCTTATACGATATGGATGTTGTTCTTAAAAAAGAAGGTGCTGATTTGCAGCAATGCAAAAATGTAATATGGCATAACTTAACAAGTCTTGTAAAAACAATTCAGGGCTGATATACTAAAGGAGTATTTTAATAACCTATAGAAAGGCGGTAGTATTATGGGTTTTACAAATAGTCCTTTAGTAACTTATACCAACATTACAAAAAACAAGACAAGTCCAAGAAAGCATAAGATTGATACCATTACTATTCATTGTATTGTAGGACAATGGACAGCAAAACAAGGTTGTGATTATTTTGCTACTACCGATAGGGAATGTTCTGCAAACTATGTTGTAGGTAAAGATGGTTCGATTGGTCTTTGTGTGGAAGAAAAGGATAGGTCTTGGTGTTCTGGTGGACCTAATAAGGTTAATGGAATTTCTGGAAGCGAGAATGACCACAGAGCAATAACCATTGAAGTTGCATCTGATAAAACTGCTCCGTATGCGGTAACAGACGAAGCTTATGAAGCATTGATTAAGCTTGTTGCTGATATTTGCAAGAGAAACGATATCAAAGAACTAAAATGGCAAGCTGATAAAAACTTAGTTGGGCAAGTAAACAAACAGAATATGACTGTTCATAGATGGTTTGCCAATAAGTCTTGTCCGGGAGATTATCTGTATGAAAGACATGCAGATATAGCTGAAAAAGTTAATGCAATATTAAATCCACCAAAGAAAAAGACCACCTTATATCGTGTACAAATTGGAGCTTATTCTGTAGAAAAGAACGCTTATGTACAATTAGATAAGGTTAAAAAAGCAGGTTTTACCGATGCATTCATTGCTCATGTAGGCAAATACCATAAGATACAGGTAGGGGCTTATTCTGTCAAAAAGAATGCTGATGCAATGCTTGCAAAAGTAAAGGCAAAAGGTTTTGATGCCTTTGTTACAAAAGTTGTTAAGGAGGAATAAAAATGACAGCACAGGAAAGATTTAAGATTTTAGGTGCAAGATGTCTTGTACAGGAAATCAAGAACAATGGCGAAACAGAAAGTGGTATCGTACTTCCGGGCAAAGAAAAGGAACAGACAAACAAGGGTATTGTACTTGCAGTTGGTGATGGTGCTATTCTTGAAGATGGTACGAAGGTTCCAATGAAAGTTGCCGTTGGCGACCATGTTCTTTATTCCAGCTTTAGCGGTTCTCCTGTTAAAGTAAATTCTAATGATGCTGATACATATCTTGTTCTTAATGAAAGAGATATTTTCTGTATTTACAATCCTGATTAGGAGATGAAACAATGTTAATTAAAATTACAGATAAGTGTAACATGGGGTGCAGTCACTGTTTAAGTGACTGCACCCCTAATTTACATGACATGAAATTAAAAACTTTCATTGATGCAATGAAATTTCATGACAAGTATTGTTTTGAAAGACCAATTATCATTTCTGGTGGAGAGCCAACTGAAAGTAGCATATTCTTAGATGTTATAGAATATTTAACTGACAATAAAACAGTTGCTCCTGTTACCGTAACGACAAATGGACTTTGGTTATCACAGAATGAATGGCTTGTAGAAGAAGTAGAAACGTATTTTCCTCTATGCTTCTTTCAGATTGTTGTTGATGATAGGTACTATCCAACTCATGTAGATGAGTCAAGTCCTATTTTCAAGCATGAAAACGTAACGCTTTGTCGTGACGTAATGCAAATATATCCTCAAGGAAGGGCTTTGCAAAATAATCTGCCCTTTCGGGCAAAAGCATCAAAGTGTTTTAATGTGCGAGCATTAACGAAGCAAATTCCAAATGTAACGTTATCCAAGCTGTTTGACACTTTAAATGCAAATGCAAAATTTTGTACGCCTCACATAGATATAGACGGGAACATTAAACTAGGTGAAAGCAGATTATGCCCTGTCTGTTCTAATATTTATAAATCAGAAGAGGAAATCATTAAAGACATTGTTAATTTTAAATGTCATCAGTGTGATTTCATCAATGATAAGTTACCAGATTTATATAAAAGATTTGTTGAATAGGAGATTGATATGGCAGATTACAAAGAACTGGAATCTCTAAAAGATTTCGAAATATTCGATGGAACATTCGAAAGTATTAAGAATCATTTATTCATGAGATTATTCAATAAGTATAATTTACCTTTAGGAAAAGAGGTAGACAGTGTTCCTCATTTTCAACATGCAGATATGGTTGCTACTTTTTCAGTAGAAGTAAAAAAATATTTCACTGGAAGAAAAGGAGTATGCTGTTACATGATTACAAATGAAGATATTGAACAGTTTGGAATCACAAAAGAAGAACTAAAGAAAATAGCAGTTAAAAACTTACAAGATAAAAATTCAGCAAGAATAGAAACAGTAAACCAACATCTTGTTAGAGCAAATATCCTTAGTCCATTAGTTAACAAAGAAGAGTTTAATGCAACAGTGCAGTTGGCTGGACCGCCAAAACAAACAGAAATTAATACGGTATTCTCAGGAGAGCAGTTTGGTCCATTAACTTTTCAGAAAAACAAAGATGTTATGCTAATTTCTAACAGAACACAAACCTTTGCTTCCATTAACCTTGTTATTCCGGGAGTATTAAGTGAAGTTTATAATACATTTGAAGAGAACTTTTATATTGTTCCGTCTTCAGTGCATGAATTGATTTGTGTAAAGTCTAGTTTTATTACAGACGATGGTGAAAGACCAGAAAAGCAGGCAATCGAAGACTTATCGGATATGTTAGAGCATATAAATGATGTTGTTCAAAAGAACGAAAGAAATATCTTATCCTATGGCATTTATTGTTATGTCCATGAAGATAATGGTGTAATAAAAGTATCTTGAAAAGGAGAGTAAACATGTTTGAAGTAGTTATTTTACAAAGTGTTTTAAAGACAGCATTAGACTACTTAGCCCCAACTGTCGGGAAAAATTCACAGAACTTAGGGGATGACTGCATTTCCTTAGAAGCAACTGACGTTGGTAGTTGTATTTTGTATACGACTAACACAATTGAATCCTCAGTATTAGAGGTTGTGTGTTCAAATGCTACAAAGGCAGCTACAGCACCTTATGTTAATTTTAAAAGATTTAAAGGTATTATTGAAAGCATTCCTTCTAATGAATACGTTACAATTAAAGAAGGTGTAAATCAGTTGTTGATTAGCTTCTCTATGAGAAAGTCACCTATTGTAATCAATGCAGATAATAACGGTATGATTGCAAAGCCATCTATTATTGGCTCATTGCCAACAGATATGGCTGAAATTCCAGTTCACTTCTTTAATAGTGTTATCACAAAAGCCAACTCTATTATCAGAGAAGGGGCAACAGCACAGATAATGAATTGTGTAAAGTTAACCATCGGTAATCCATCTGTTACAGCGGAAGCAATAGACGTTACATCAAAAAGAACGTTTATGATGACAGATGATTTCGGTATTAATAGTACTCCACAGACTTTCTTGATTGAAACGTCTAAAATGGCTAAGTCATTAAAGTTGCTTGAATATTATAGTACCTTTGAAATTGGAAGCGATAATGCGTTTATCGTTATTCGTGGCATTAAGCCAATTAATACTAGCGGTAATATTATCGACAGTTATTATGTTTTGAGAAAACTGAGTGGCTCATTCCCAAATGTAGCACAGTATTATGGAGCACAATATGCCCCTGCTGAATATATCACCGTTAGCAAAAACGATATTCTGAATTCTATTGCTAGAATAAAAGCAATTGGTGATGATACCAGTTTTGGAACAGGTATTTCAATTAAGGCAGACAAGAGTGAGTTTGGTGTTTCATTTAATTCTCAGTACGGTCAGTTAGATGACCCAGTTGACGTATACAACGGAATCAAGGGCTCTTTTAGTATGACCTTTAATCACAAAGAATTTGAAGAAGTCCTCAAGAACATTACTACAGATTATGTTGATATCGGCTTAATGGCTGGTACAGCTAGTAATTTTATCATTAAACCTTCCGGCTCATCATATACAGGTACAGACAAATTTACAATGATTTCAAGGGCAACTCATCAGCAAACTCCTTAAACTTTAAATAAAGAAAGGCGTTTTTATTAGTTCTCGGAAAAGCCCAAAGGTCATTGCTGTCGTAGATGCAAGCGGAAAGTTTTTAAGTTTTTGTTCTAGAGAAAAAGCAAAGAAATTAGTACAAGAGCATAAAGCTTATTATATAGGCGATAAAACACTAAAGTTAAAAGTATCTAAAGTAAGAGAAGCAAGAGAGAAAAAAGAAATTGTTAAAAGTGCAAAACGTATTTGCTATATATGCAATAGAAAGATATCAGAAAAAGAAACAGCTACAGTAGACCATGTAATTCCAAAGTCAAGGAACGAATTTGCTTCCAATAAGTTTAACTTGAAATGCTGTTGTGAACGTTGTAATAATGACAAAGCTGATATGACTCTTCTTGAGTATGTTCAACACATGAGATATAATAGAAAAGCTTACAGCTATATTTCAGATAAGAGATTAGATTATCTGGAGCAGTATGCGAAAACATACGAAAAAGACTATTATAATTTTTACATTAAGTATTTAGACAAGTTAGGGGGAGTTTATGAGTAAAATTGATTTTGCACATATCCATTGCCATACCTGTTATTCTATACAGGATGCAATGCCACAGCTAAAAGATTATGTTAATGCAATATATAAACAGAATCAGAATAGCAGTAAATATAACATTGTAGGTTTTGCAATGACTGACCATGGTGTACTTCATGGTATTACGGACCATTATCGTGCTTGTAATGAACCAGATTTTCCAGAAAGAAAAACAAAAGCTTTGTATGGTATTGAAGTTTATCATTGCGAAGATATTAATAATAATCCGAACAAAGATAGATTTCACTTGGTTCTTATAGCAAAAGATGATACAGGTCTTCACAATATTTATAAAATAGCTTCCCATGCAGGAATGAATCTGATTGAAGGTAGACAAAAGAATTTCCCTACAACAGATTTTAATTTTCTAAAAGCACATGGAAAAGGAATAATAGCAAGTTCTGCTTGCTTAGGTGGAATTATCCCTAAACTTATAACAGATGGTCGTTATGATGATGCTAAATCATGGGCAATATCGTTTAGGGAAATCTTTGACGAATTCTATCTTGAAATACAGGCGTTAGATTGTACAGAACAGTTAATTGTAAATGCTGGACTTGTACAGATGAGCAATGAAACGGGAATCCCTTTAGTAATTACTTCTGATAGTCATTATATAAATAAAGGCGATGCTGCTTATCATAATATCTTAAAGGATATTTCACATCAGTTAAAATTCTCAGAACCAGCTCATTTAAAAACTCCAGAAGAGTTGGAAGACTATTGTATGCTTCATAATATTCCTTTGAGCTGTTTATCTAATACCGGTGTAATAGCAAGTCATTGTACTGCTAATCCAAAGCCTGTAAATAATAGATATTTGTTACCAGTATTCCCATGTCCACAAGGTTATACGGAAGAAACTTATTTGAGAAAGTTAGCCTTTGAAGAGTTAAAAAAGAAACTTATCAAGAATAAAATACCGAATCCAACTAAGTATATCAAGGAAATGCTCTATGAATTAGAGGTTATTTGTAATGCAGGTTATGCTGGTTATTTCTTGATATTGTGGGATTGGTTTAAATGGTGTCGTGAAAATGACATATTGACTGGACCGGGAAGAGGCAGTGCTGCTGCAAGTATTGTCTCTTATGCATTGGATATTACAAAGGTAGACCCTGTTAAGAATGGTTTCATTTTTGAAAGATTCTTAAATCCGGGAAGATTATCATTCCCAGATATTGATACCGATATTCCAAGAAGTAAACGTGGTGAAGCTATTGCTTATTTACAGCAAAGATACGGATTTGATAATGTATCTCAGATTATTACTTTCGGTAAGTACAAACTGAAGAATGTAACTAAAGATGTCATGTCAAATCTGGGTTGCCCATTCCAAGAAGCAAATGCAATAACTAAAGATATTCCTGATATGATTGACGGTAAAGAAGTAACATGGGATTTAATTGAAGGTATTGCTACAGACCCTTCTAACGAAAAGTATACAAACTTTACCGAACAAGAAAAAGCACAGGTTGCAAATATTTATAATAAGTATCAAGACCTGTTTAGGAAGTATCCTACAGTTTATGATGCTATTAAGTCTATTTGTGGATGTATTAAGAGTACTGGTATTCATGCAGGTGGTGTAATTGTTTGTAGAGAACCTATTAAGAATCATATGGGTATTCTTGCTCCTACTGGTTCTGCTGTATTACCTATCATTCAGATAGCGATGAATGATTTGGAGTTCTATGGTTTTCTTAAGATAGACGCATTGGGATTATCTACTCTTGATGTAATCAAAGAAGCCATGGATTTAGCAGGGCTTGATTATGATTGGTATGATTCAGAAGACTATTCAGACTCTAAGGTATATGAAATGCTTCGTAATGATGAAACTACCGATATATTCCAGATGGCGGGTTATATGGCAACTAAGTTAATCAATGACTTTAAAGTTGATGACATAGAAGGTCTTACAGCTGTTAATGCTGGTAATAGACCGGGACCTCTTGAAAAAGACCCTAAGACTGGTAAATCTATGACGGATTTATATACCGAAAGAAGACAAACTGGTGTAGTTCCTAGTATCGACCCAAGAATTGACCCGTTACTTACTAAAACATTTGGTTGTATCTGGTATCAGGAAGACTGTATGAACTTAGGAAAAGTAATGGCAGGTTATGATGCAGGTGGAGCAGACAGTCGTATTCGTACAGTTCTGGGTAAGAAAAAGATGAAAATGATACCAGAAATACGAAACGAATTCGTATACGGTAAAGCGTCTATATTTAATGAAAAGCATGAAGTTACTGGCATGTCAGAAGATAATTCTAAATGGTGTGCTGGTGCTATCAATCATGGCTTCTCTGAAGAACTCGCAAAGCAAATCTTCGAATCCATGGAAGCATTTGCTAAGTATTCTTTTAATAAAAGTCATGCTTTCTGTTATGCTGTAGTAGCGTATAAGACTGCTTATTTGTCTTTGTATTATCCTGTTGAATTTGCTATTGCAAACTGTACGGTAAATGAAGAAGAAGAGAAGATAGTTGCAACGTTATCTTTAGCCAAGAAAAGAAAAATACCTGTTCTAGCCCCAGACATTAACAAATCTGGTACTGGATTTAGTTATGAAATGGATGGAGTAAAAGAGTGTGTAAGATATGGCTTAAAGGCTATTAAAGGTGTTGGGGCTAAAGTTGTGGAGTTTATATCCAAGTATAAGCAATTAACAAAAACCACGTTCGCAGACTTCGATGATTTTTACAATAAGATTCATGCAGACGATGCTATCGTAAACAATTTGGTTAACGAAATAAGAGTGCAGACAGGAAAGAACAGCCCTAATCCTATGAAGAAAGACGTAGAAGTAGCATTAATTCTTTCTGGTGCATTTGATTATTGTGAGCCAAATAGATACAAACTTCTCAATCATTATGTTATAGACATCAAGAAAGAGAAGGAGTTAAAAATGTTAGGAGAGGCAACTCCAAGACAATTCCCACTTAAAGAAAAAGATTATAAGCGTAAAGATAAACTTGCACTTGAGAAATTTTACATGGGCAGTTATATATCTGAACATCCATTGGATAGTTTCGCTTATGAAGATTTCCAGAGTGCCAATGAAAATCAGTTAATAAAGAGTACATTTATAGTAAGTGCTGCTTCTCTTAAGGAAACAAAAAAGAAAAAGAAGTATTTATCCATTAAGTGTACTGATAAAACTGATTCGGAAACAACTATTAATGTCTTCAATGAAAATTTAGCGTTAACTCTTAAATCTGATATTAAAAAGAACAGCATTATAATTGTTGAAGGAAATGTAAACCATCAGTTCAACAATATAAATGCTAAGAATGTTAAGATAGCAATGAAAAAGATTGTAGATACTGAAGACATGGATATTCCAGAATATGAAAGAATAGATGAAACTCCTGTATCTCAGGAACCAGAAGATGTTTTAAAGAGTATCTTTGGAATATAAAAAATTGCTTCCTGTAACATTTTGTGATAGAATAGTATTATCACATTGAAAGAGTAGGTGTATTAAATGCAGAATGAAATTGACGCAGGTTTAATGAATTATATGTTATCCAATGCATACAAACTTCATAAAACAGGTTTAAAAGCCCAGAAGCCATTACCAGTTGATGACTTGAATCCAGATGAAGCAATCAAAGTGGCAAATGAATTGATTGAAGTATTGGCAAGGCACAATCTGTCTTATAAAAATGCATATAGAATATCGCTTGCTCTTACAACAGCATTAGCTGAAGGTGGTGTAGAGCTTTACAAAAGCGAACATCAATAAACAAAATCCCTTCGGGATTATAATATAAATATTTATTTTAAAGGAGTGAGACATCATGTTAAACATGAACAACATTTGTATCTTCGAAGGAAGAACAACAAGCAACCAGAAATTTTCACAGTTTAACGGACAAAACGGACCAGTAGATAAGGCGAACTTCAGTATTTCTGTACCAAGAATACTGAGTGCTCAGCAGAAGCAGGACCCAAATGCTAAAAAGGTAGACTTTATCAATTGTTCTATGATTGGTGCTCAGGTTAAAACCTTACAGCAGCATTTCCCAGCTGGAACACCTATTAAGGTTGTTGCAAAGTACACTGAATATGAAACAGTTGACAGTGCTACAGGACAGAAGAAATACGGCAACATCTTCGAAGTAGAAAGCATCGGTTTCGTAACTACTCCAGCACAGAATCAGGGACAGAATGGTAACGGTGGTAACTATCAGCAGAACAATGGCGGATATCAACAGAATAACAACGGTTATCAGGCTCCTCAGAATAACGGTGGATATCAGCAGAATTATCAGCAACCTGCACAGAACCAGCCACAGCAGAACTATATGGGACAGCCACAGCAGAATGCACAGCAGGGCAACTTCCAGATGTTCGGAGAAGATAACTTCCCATTTTAATTAAAGGAGAGCAGACATGAATAATAATAAAAATGCAGTAGTAGATATGCTATTTTATTACATTCATTCTCTCATCAGACAAGGTGTTGAAGACCCTTTACAAGTTGTCGCTACTGAACTTCCAGAAATGATTCACTGTTCTATGGAACAGATAGAATACGTTAAAATGAATGTTCTGCAAGACGGCAAATTGGTAGATAATCTTGACTCCTCTATAGGACTTCTTAGTTCTATGGAGGAGTCTAAATCTTTAGACTTGGAAAGTATAAAGATTATAAAGGGCATCCTTGAAATTATGAGAGATAATGCAAAGGAATCTTTAGAGAAAGTGTTTGGTGAAGAAAATGACGACAGTGACGAAGAATGAGGAATTTGACCGTTCTGAAGATTTTAGTCCAGAAGAAATGTATGATGAAGAGCCCGAATACAGATATGTATCTCTTGAAGATAAATTAAGAGATGTTGGTATGAGTATTCGTGACTTTATTTAGGAGGTAAACATGGATAACGATAAGCAAAAAGCTCTTAATGATGCTATGAGCAAAATCAATAAAAAGTTTGGAGCTGGTACAGTAACTACAGCCAGCAATGCAAAAGATAAGCTTACCAAAAGAACCATTAAAACTCCTTCCATTGAGTTTAATAATATGTTAGGTGGCGGTATGAAAGCATTTATTGAACTTTATGGACCGCCAAGTTCCGGTAAGACTAGTATGGCTATTGAAACGCTTGCGTATAACCAGAAGTTAGACCCTAACTTTGTTGGTGCATGGCTTGAAACAGAAGGTTCTGTTACTGAAGAAATTCTTGCTTTGCATGGTGTTGACTTAAATCGTCTTGTATATTGGAATCAGGAAGACGTAGGAGATGCAGAAAATGCATTGGATGTTATTCGTTCTCTTGTTTCCTCTGGTGCTGTAGATTTGGTAATCGTAAATAGTATTGCAGGTCTGGCACCTAAGACAGAAATGGAAGATGATTTGGAAAAGCAGAACATTGCTCTTGTAGCAAGACTGTTAAGTAAATTCTTCAGAGTTATTACTGGTGCAGCGAATAAGAACAAAGTAACTATGATTTTTATCAATCAGGTAAGAGATAAAGTTGGTGTAATGTTCGGTAATCCAGAAACAACTACTGGTGGACGAGCTATTCCATTCTACATGTCTCAGAGAGTAAGAATGAACAGCCTTAAGATTATGGCTGCCGACCCTATTGATGAAAATGAAGGCGTAAAGATTTCCTGTATTGTACAGAAAAACAGATTCGGTAATCCGGGTAACAAAGCCACTTATTATGCTAACTATAAGACTGGTATTGATAATATTGTTGTCTTACCTGCATTGTTACAGGAAGCTGGTATTGTAAGACAGGCTGGTGCATGGTGGTATTATGAAGACGCTAATGGACATCCGTATACAGTTAACGGTGTTGAATGTAAGTTCAAGTCAAAGAATGCTTTCCTTGATGAGTTAAGAACAAATGATGTATTAAGAGAAGAGCTTCAGAATAAGCTTGAAAACATCGGCATTAAGGGTGAAGTTGTAACTGATGAAGAACTTGCAGAAATCAATGCAGAAAACGCAGCTATCGAGTCCGAGATGGCTAAGATTGCAGAGGAATATAGTGCAGACGCAGATAGCCCAGAAAGCGAAGATTAATTACCCTTTCTTTGTAGATGCTTTATTATCTAAATACGAACAGCAAATGCGGGACTTTTTAATGTATGATTTTAATATTAGTCTTAAATCTATGTTGTTAAAGTACAATTATAAAGAGTTTGATAAGTATTTCTTTAACAGTTGTAGGCAAACGGCTATTTTTGGAGCAGCGGTATTAAGTATGAAGTTCCCAGAATATACCTATAAAGCATATGAGGCAACGTTTAATGATACGTTATTTGGAAGACCAGTAACGTATCAACATTGCTTCATAATAGCAACAAGTAAAGAAATAAATAGAAATATCTTAATTGATATGGCTAGAACTACAAACCCTTTAGTGTTTGAACCTATTAATGAAAATCATTTTTATCCTAACGTAGATAATTATAAAGATTTAGAAATGACTTCATGTATGGAATTACCATATGAAATGTTAATATTGTGTACACCTCAGGAATATCTAACAGGTTTACCAAGCACACAGTTCTTAAGTGAACTGCTTGAATTCATTGATAATTATCAAAAGTCTACTTCAACAGAAAAGGATAAATTGGTTCAGACTATTTATGATTATCCATTTAAGAAAATGGAACAGTTCAAACTTGAAAACAATATACTGGATGGTGAAATGAATGGCGACAGATTTATCGGGATTGAACGTACAACAGAAAAATGCAATACTTGAATCTTTAGATAGTAATGTCGCCTTATTTGCAGGTGCAGGGTCAGGTAAGACAAAGACTATTGTTAAAAGAGTAGAGTATTTGATTGAGACTATGGGTGTTGAGCCTGAAAATATCATGATGATTACTTTTACAAATAAAGCCGCAAGAGAAATCGTTGAACGTGTTAGTGCTGTGAGAAAAGATGCATGGAAAATGTGGATAGGAACCTTTCATAGTATATGTGTAAGACTCCTAAGAAAATTCGGACACCACATGAAAATTGATTATTTCTCAATTTTAGATGAAAAAGAATCAAAGGAAATGATTAAAAAAATATGTCTTGGACTGGGAAAAGAATTAAGTAACCAGAGTATCAAAGACATGAAAGCAAAGATAAGTACTTATAAGAGTAATCTTATTAAACCAGAAAAAGTACTATCTTATTGTATCAACGGTAATTCAGATGATGTACTGGTTGCATCTGTATATAGGGAATATCAAAACCAATGTTGGAAAGAAAAAAGCTTTGACTTTGATGATTTGATTATATATACAATAATGTTACTGTCTTCTTACCCAGAAGTAAGAGAATGGGTACACAGTAATATTAAGTACGTAATGACTGATGAATGTCAGGATACCAGTACAGACCAGTTCCAGTTAATTAAATTGCTGGTTGGTGACAACAACTTATTCATTTGTGGAGATATTAATCAGAGTATTTATGGCTTTAGAAATGCTAGACCAGAATATCTGAATAGCTTTTGCGATATATATCCAAATACTAAGATGCTTAAGTTGGAGTTGAATTACAGGTCTACAAAGAATATTATTGATGCAGCGAATGCTGTTATCAATAAAAATACTTTTGGTGTAAAAATTAACATGAACACAATAAATGAAATTGGAGATAAAATAGGAGTTAAATATTTCGATGGGATTATTCCTAATACGAATAATGAAGTAGCAGAAGCTAAATGGATTGCTTCTGAAATTAAACTTCTTGTTGGTATGAGAAAGAAAACATATGAAGATTTTGCGATTATATATCGAACCAATATCCAAAGTAAAGACTTGGAAAAGGTATTCATGCAAGCAGGAATCCCATATACAGTTATCGGAGCATCCTCATTCTGGGGCTCTAAAGAAATGAAAGATATATTGGCATTCTGTAAAACTATATTTAATCCTAATGATATAAACTCCTTTAAAAGAGCATTATCCACTATCAGAGGAGTGGGTAAGACTACAATAGATAAGATATTAGGTTACATGAAAAACAATAACTTAAAGTCTTGTGATGTGTTATCTCATATAGCACTTAACAAAAAGGACTTATATAAAGTTAGTGCAAATTCACAAGCAGAATTGCATTTGCTTAATAAGTTGTTGAATTCAGGCTTTACAAAATGTAGTGAAGTGGCTGACTATGTAATCAATAATACTTCATATGCAGAAGAGTTACGTTTAAGTAATTCTGAAGAAGCAAAGGAAAAACTTGAAATTATAAATGAAACCATTGAGGCTTTCTTACAGTTTGAAGCAACTGGGGATGATGCTGGCTCTGTTATTGACCAGATTTCTCTTATGTCTGATACAAAAGGACAAGACAAAGAAGACCTTAATGTTGTTAAGCTCATGTCTGCTCATTCATGTAAAGGACTTGAGTTTGATACTGTTTTTGTAAGTGGAGCAGAAGAAGGGTTATTCCCTCACTGGAACTCCCTTAAATCTAGTAACGCTGCAAAAGAAATCGAAGAAGAGAGAAGATTATTTTATGTAGCAATGACTAGAGCAAAGAAAAAACTATATATTACATCATGTAAGAAACGAAAAGACCAAGACGTAAAAGTAAGTCGTTTTGTTAATGAAATCCCAACTTATTTAACAGAAGAGTGCTTCTAATTACAAATGGTCATAAAAACAGGTATTATTAATATGGAGGTAAATTCATATGTCTTATAATTATGAAGAAAAATCTGCACCAAAACTTGACGAAGCTTTTAGGCAAAAATTCATTATCAACATAGGCAAAGGCGGAGCAGAAGCTATTAAAGTAGACGGTTTAATTGCATTGGCACATGAAAAAGGCATTAAGTCTATGAAGACTAAAATCATTCAGTTCCCAAGTCAGGAAAATCAGTTTACTTGTATTGCATCAACAACAGTCATCGGTTATGATTGGAATCCTGCTACTAAGCAGATTGAAGAAGTAGAGTTTGAAGATTTTGCAGATGCGAATCCAAATAACTGTACAGCTATGACTAAAGCATCTTTCATTAGAATGGCATCAACAAGAAGTGTTGGTAGAGCTTTAAGAAAGTATACCAATATTGATATGGTATGCTCTGATGAAATTGCAAATGCTGTTGATATTGTTGAACCAATGATAGATATGGACCAGTTGATGACAATTAAGAATCTGGTTTCTACAAAGGGTATAACACCAGAAGCATTCCAGAAGATTTTGTTGCAAAGATATGGACATACCAATTATCAAGGACTTACAATGAAGCAAGGTCATGAAGTAGTTGAAGTACTCCAGAGTATTTCTGCTCAACAGCCACAGCAAACACAGACCGAAGCTCAAAGTCAGTAAGGAGCTAAAATCATGCATGGAGACACGAAAAAAATAGCAATCGTACTATCACTATTGTTAACAGCATTTTTGGTAGCAACTGATGCTATGAACCATGATGATAAAGAATTAGTTACTGAGGTGCTTGTTACAGAAGCACCTCAGATAACAATTACTAATACACCTACGCCAACACCAACTAATACACCGACTCCTACACCTAGTAATACACCAACGCCAACTGTAACTAATACACCAACACCTACTCCAATTGAAGAGGAACTTGAGATTTTTGGGAACATAGAGCCCTATAAGTACTATGAAGTTTATGATTATTATTATCACTCCAACAAGTATCATGCATTGGATTTTAAACTTCAAGAGTATACATATGATTTGTGTGTAGAATATGGAATAACAGATTATTTCACACTAATATTATGTCAGTTGTTTTATGAGTCAAGTTACAGACCAACTGCAATAAGCAAAACAAATGATTATGGTATTGCACAGATAAATACTTGTAATCATGAATGGTTGTCAAAGGAATTAGGAATAACAGATTTTCTTGACCCAAAACAAAGTATATTGTGTAATATATATATGATGAGTGGTTATATTGAAAAATATGGCCCAGAAAAAGCTTTGACTAAATATAATACAGGAAAAGCTAAAACTCCCAACAAATATGCTAAGAACATAATGTATATGTGGGAAAATGGAGTTAGAGAAATTAAACAGGAGGTTGAACCATGATTACAGTTTACAGTTATGATAATGCTCGTAACATACTTGATTTATTTTCAAAGAATCAGGTTGTAGCATTAAAAATTTACCAAGATGATTCTTTTGGTGATTATGTATTTGATTTTAATACTTTAGAAGATTACCCAGAAGAGGAACAGGCAGAATTACGTTTACGTTTTAATGAAAAGAATCTCAGTGCTTTTGTTAAAGCAACCAAGGCATTAAATGATTTCATTGCTATGAAAGAAATTGACAATGTACAATTCTTTAATATGAAATTTGAGATTGGTGAAGTATTCTCTTGTACAAAATCTTTTGGGGAAAAAGAGACTGAAGAACCTTCAGATGAAAACTATGAAGACTTCATAAATAAATTCGAAAAGTACGTAACAAAAGCTGGAGCATTTAAAATGAATATTCCAGAATTGTTTGTGAAAAATACTGCTCCTAGTAATGGTAAACAGCGTAACGCTAAATATGTTACTATTACATTTGGTCAGTTAATAAATAAATTAAAGGATGTGAATTTGGATGCCTAAAACCATTTTAAAAATTGGTAATGACATCCTTGAGTATAACACTTTTGATAAAACGATACCTGCCGAATTTTACAAGGCAGGTATTTTTTTGTCTTCGGCAGAAACTACTTGGATGTTACCATTCCAAAGAAAAAATATTTTAATGAATGAAAAAGTAAGTTTGCCAGATGATTCAATGGGATTGATAACTCAGTGTAATATTTATGGATTAATTCCTCAAGTAATAACATCTAATAAACATACTAAAGGAACAGTAATATATCTGTATATAAGAAATGGATTATTGCCGAGAAGGATAAAAGCAGGTGAACAAATTGCTATAATGCATGTGCTTCCTTGTCTTGAATTACACTATATACAAAATGATGAAATATAAAAGTAGACTAGTAGTATTATTTATGTTAAGATAAATCAGGAGGTGCAATAAAATGTTACAAATTACAATCGAACACTACAAAGACGAGGCATCATGCATACAGAAAATCTGTACCGAAACAGAAATGCTTGCACAGGTGCAGGATAATGTTATTGATTTAGATGTGTGTATCCCATATATTGATGAAGATATTGTGGTATATCATATCTATTCTGAAGATGCAAAGAAAAACTTTATTACAAACGCTGTTTTAAAAGCAGTAGAGATTGACCCTGCTACAAAAACAAAATGCATTAGATTTGCTCCAAAAAAATAGGAGGTTATTATGAAAATACTTCATATAACAGATTCCCATGGTACGGTTAAATCTCCAGAAAGCCGTACCGATTTATATTATTTGACATTCTTAAGAAAGTTTGCAGAAATTACTTATGCAGTTAAATTGCATAAGATAGACATGGTTCTCCATACAGGAGACTTGTTCCATACTTCCAGAGTGTCTAATAAGTTTATGGGACAAGTGGCTGAAATAATTAAAGGATGGGGAGTACCATTCTATGTTGTTCCGGGTAATCATGATATTGATGGATATACAATAGATACCATTGACCAAACTAGCTTAGGATTATTAGCTAAGACTGGAACATTAACATTACTTACTAGAGATAATCCAATAAGATTAACAGAAAAACAGAACGGGCAAACCTTTACCGTTGCTATCTCAGGACAGGAATACTATTCTGAAATTGATACTGGCAATGAATCGGATTTTGAAATGCAACAGGATGAAGCTGATATGAATATTTTAGCTATTCATGGTTATATAGCTGATACAAAACAGCATCCTAATATCAGATGTACTTACCCTAAGGATATTATTACAGATGCAGACATAATCTTATCTGGACATTATCATAGGTCTTTTGTTATGGATGTAGGTGATACAGCTTATTATAATCCGGGTTCTATGCTTCGTGTAGAAATGACAGAGTATAACAAAACTCATACTCCTCAGTATGGTGTACTTGAAATAGAACTTGATAATCAGGGTTATGTAGTCTATGACTATAAATTCCATCAGTTCAGAGTTGCAAAACCAAGTACAACGGTATTTGATTATAATTCTGCAACAGCTGTTAAAAAGCATAGTATTACTTTGGAGAATTTTAAGACAAGTATTGCTAATACAATGCAAAGCATTAATGTTAATCTGGGTGTGACTCCATTAGGTACTATCACTAATACAGTTATAGATTACTGTACAGCACAGAATTACGATGCATTTCATACAGATAGGTTAAAAGCCAGTGCAGCTATATTATATAACAATGCGTCCGTACAAACAGCAGATGAAGATGCTATTGCAACTAAAGGTTTTGTACCGTCTAATGTTCCTGTCAAACTTAAAAGCATTGACATAGAAAACTTCCAGTCACACGAAAATACCCATGTAGACTTCAATTCTGGGCTGAATGTTATTGTAGGTGAGTCTAACAATGGTAAGACAAGTATTCTTCGTGCAATAGATTGGGTTACAGACAATCAACCATTAGGTACAGATTTTATTATGACAGGTAAGAATTACTGTAAGGTAAGAATTACTTATGATAATGATACCTTTATTGAAAGATATAGAACCTTAAAGGATACAGGTTATTATCGTGTTGGCGTTATTCAGAATGGACAGGAAACTTATCAGGAATATAAAGGTTTTACGAACAATGTTCCTGTAGAAGTAATGAATGTTCATCAGATGCCTAAAATATGTGTTACAAAAAGTATTGAAACTCATTTGAATAAGATGAGCCAGTTAGAAAGACCATTCTTAATAACTGATAATACTAATGAAAAGGCAGCCGCCATTGGTAAGATAACAGGAACGGATATCATTGATACGGCTATTAAAAATGTTTCTTCTGAAATAGCTTCAGATAAGAAAGTAATAAAGGCAAATATCAAATTAAAAGAAGACTTTGAGGCTACTTTGATTGATATAAATCCTGTAATAGCAAAACAAGAATTCTATAAGAGAGCTATAAATGTAAATACAAGACTTCATGATTTGCACACTAAGGCACAAGTAATTCATACTGATAGAATTATTTGCAATGATGCTATTAGTAATTGTACCAAGACTATAAATAATCTCAAAGTGATTTTGGATAAAACACAAGATGTACATGATGCAGAATTATTAAGAGATAAAATCGTTAACATGATGGACATCTTAAAAGACCATAATTGGCACAATAAGACCATTAATGAATTAAACGATAAAATAGTCGTCTGCACTAATATAGTGGCACAGGAAGACGTTCTGGTGGCTTGTAGCCATATCATTGATAAGGTAAAGATACTTCTTAAGCTTTATAGTAATAATATTGCTAATAGAAAGCTTATCGAAGAAGCAAAGAACACCATTGCTAACCTGTCTAATATTACTCAAGATATGGAACAATTAGATGCACAGCAAGAAAACATTATGAAAATGATTCAGGGAATAAGAATATATTCTCGTGTCTTGGATACGCAAAGCAAAATTCAAGAAGCTCAAGATGATTCTTCCAATGCTTTATTAATAATTGGAGGGTTGGAATCTGAATTAAATGGAATAGAAAATGATATGCAAGAATTTGTCTTATCCAATAAGATTTGTCCTTGTTGTGGACAAAAGATAACAACTGAAAACGTAACAAGCATTATTAATAATTTTAGGAGGTAGCTATGTTAAATATACAGGAGTATGAAACTCAGTTAAAAATGTATAGCAATCAGATAAACACAAAGAAAATGGAAATTAACAATGCAAAAGAAGCTCTTATTGTAGCCCAGACTCAGTTACAGAGTTATGAAAAACAGGCTAAGGAGTTAGAGCAGGAATGCTTGAATTTAACAGGTAGACCAATCGAAGAGCTTGAACAGATACTTAGTGATAGCTTAAGCCAGTTACAGGGGCTCATAGCAACTATCACTTCAGTTTCAAATGATGAGATGACACCAGAAGAACTCGCAGGACTTTATACTAATTAGGAGGTGACGATATGCAATCATTTGCAGATGTATCCTCTTTTCTGATGGACCAGATACAGATATGTGATAATATTATAAATACTCACAACAATACAAAATCCCAGATTGCAAATTTACAAAAGAACATAACCTCAACCGAAGAAAATATAAAGATTAACGAAGAATTGAGTGCGATACTTATTGATTCCGCTAAGATAATGCGTGATAAAGCAAAGGCACACTTTGAAAAGATTGTTACCGATGCTTTACAGTTTGTATCTCAGGATAGTACATGTAAGTTTGTAATAGAAGAAAGTATGGTAAGAGGCAAACCTGCATATGAATTCTATATAGAAACCATTGTAAATGGTGAAGTGTGTAGAAAGAAGCCAGAAGAATCTTGCGGTGGTGGTTTTATTGATATTATTTCTGTTACCGCTAAGGTAGCTTATCTTAAGATATATAACAATCCTAAGATAATGAATTACTGTTTCTTTATGGATGAGCCGGGTAAAATGATTTCGGAACAAATGTCTGTTAAGTTTGCAGAATATATTAAGTTCTTAGGTAAGCAATTTGGTTTACAAATCATTATGGTAACTCATAATGAAAATATTTCTGTTGTTGCAGATGAAACCTTTGTAGTTACTAAGAACAGAAGTGGTATTAGCACTGTATCTTCAGCGGTTAATTTATCAACATCCAATATTACAGAAGATATACAAAACATTCTCAAGGAGGAAGAAAATGAGTGATATTATAAAATTGTCCATTGAAAGTGGAGAGTATAGCGTATCTGTAACATTGCCAGAAAAAGAATTCGTTTTAATGAATCTGGGTGTTGTAATGGGAACACTCAAAAAGAGTTTGCTTGTTATAAAAGGTGAAGAACGTGCAGAAGAAACTCCTGTTACGCCTCAACCTAAAAAGATAGAAGCCCCAAGAAATGACGAATTCAGAATCCGTGAAAGAATTCCTAATAATGTCGTAGACGTTCAGACTCTTGACGTTAAGCAGGCAGTAACAGAAAAAGCATTAGTACGTTGTCCTCACTGTGGACAGGCACATTGTTTAGCCGTTAATGCGGGTAGTAAAGTATACTTAATGGAAAAGGATTTAAAAGAAAATGATTTTAATATCATTGCAGAATACGATTCCTTAACCTGCGAAGATTTTGCTAACGTATGTTGTGAACCAGAAACAGATAGGCTTGCATATTTCAACGATTTACAAAACGTTGAACCTTTTATTGATAACAATGACTTTGTTGTGAATAATGATTCGGAAGTATTCTGTCCTGTATGTTGTGAATCCGATACGTTCTTAAACTGGAAGAAAGCATACGAGACTCCATTAGAATTCTTTGAAACAGAACATTTATGTGATGTATGTGGTGGAGAAACTATTACTAAAGTAGTTAAAAAACAAAAGATAAATAAATGTGAAAAATGTGGTTATGAAACGCCTTATAAGGAGGATTAGAATGAAGACTCCTCAATATATTATCAAAGATATTGAAAATGGTTATATAATAAAATGGAGAACAACAAATAAGATAATTTTATTTGACTCTCAAGAAGAAGCAGAAAAATATATAGACCGTTTTAGTCGTGGTAATTATGAAATATGTAAAGGAATTTATTTTTTGCATGATTCAATTAATTATAAGGATGTTTTAAAAAAGGAACTTAGAGAATTGGAGGAAGATTAATATGGCTAGAACATTACAAGAAGTATTAGACACTGATTTATCAGCAGACAAGATGGGAGATATTACTCCGAATGAACTTGCAAACTTTTTAGTTGACAACGGTATCGTAAAAACTCCGGGTGATGTTAACAGACTTGTCATTGAAGGCATTCAGAGAGCACTGAAGGACGATGACGAATTCCCTATCAGATATTATTCTAAAGATGAAGAAATGTCTGAAAAAGGCAAGATTGTAGAGAATCCGGGTGAAATGTTAACAGATGAATTGGTTAACACTATGAAGGGAACAAATCTCTGCTAATACGTTTATAAAATATTTTCCCTTCGGGAAAATCATAGTTATTTTTAATGGAGGCATGGCATGGACATTAACATCGAAGAACTTAAAGTTGCTGCCCCTATTATAGACTATGTTGAAAAATTCTATCCAAACATGATACGCTTTGTAGAAAAGTCTTCGAACTGCTGCAAAGCGTATTGTATTTGGCATCAAGATACTGATAGTCCATCTCTTGCATTTTTTGCAAATGGTTCTTATAAGTGTTTTGGGTGTGGTGAGCACGGGGACATTATAGCTTTAGTAATGAAACTTGAAAACGTAGGATTTTTAGAGGCTTGTAAAATAATAGGTGACAATGTTGGGTATGAGGTAATACTAACTCCCCCAAATCCGTATCACGAAGCCTACAAGGATACAATGGATAACCATTCCAGAAGATATTGGTATAACTTTCAGATGAATGATTATGCCAAAGAGTATATGATGGTAAACAGAGGGTTGACCAAGGAAACTCTTAATTTATTCCGTATAGGCTTAACGGATACTAATGAATATCTATATCGAAAAGACATAGGAAATATATCTTCAAGAATATCTTTCCCAATTCTTGAAAATAAAATTCATAACCCTAAATGTATTGCAATGGGTTATCGTACACTGAAAGATGAAAAGCCAAAATATATAAATGATTGTAATCAAGAAGGAAAGCCAAATCAAGACCCTAATGTTGCAGGTGTATTTACTAAGGGTAATGTTTTATACGGCTATCCAATGGCATGTCAATCAATAAGAAAAAACAATTATGCTATCTTAACTGAAGGCTATGTTGATGTACTGTCAATGCATCAAGCGGGTCTTACAAATACTGTATCCACTATGGGGACGGCAGTTACCGAAACACAAGTACTCTTGTTAAAGAATTTAACAAAAAATATTATCTTGATACTTGATTCAGATAAGGCAGGGATAAATGCAATGTTAAAAGTTCTGCCATTATTATTTAAACATGGATTAAATGTAAAGATATGTACTTTGGATAAAGGTATGGACCCAGCTGATTTATGTTTGAAATATGATTTCAATCATAATAAGATAGCAAATATTATTAAAGAAAATACAATTCAGGCAGAAATGTTTTTAATTAATTCCTCTGTAGCTGCTTACGAATCTTATGTAGTGGCAGAAAGAAAAAGAATAATCGAAAATATCATGCCTATTTTTAATGTCATGGAAAACAGCATAAGTAAAAACATTTATATTGATACATTGCTAAAACGAATTGACATGAAATAAAAAGAATAGGAGGTAAGTATATGCTATTTAACGTAGATTACAGCAAAGAAGAGGGTAACGTATTTATTTCGGCAGATGACGGAAGTAGTGGTGCAACATATAAAGTAGATAAAGACGATGTAATAAGAAGTATTGCAATCGCTTTAGAAACTTATATAGAAAATTACTATGCAGAAGAAATAGGAGGACAAGGTATGGAATTTAAAGGCTTTACTTTAGAACCAGTTTACAATGAAAATGGTGAAGAAGCATATCAGCAGTACACCATGAATTTTGAGGAGGTCAAAACAAATGAATGATGAAAAAGAATTAAGTAAAGTTTTACGAGAAAGCGGGAAAATTAATCAGGACGAAAATGTAAGGGTAGTATCTCTTGATGATACTTTTAAGTTTAACTGTGTTCGTTGTGGTAAATGCTGTAGCGGCAGAAGCGATATTATTTTAACACCATTTGATATATATCAGATTGCTAAAGCATTGGGAATTACTACAAAAGAGGTTATCAATAATTATTGTAATGTTTTATACGGGAATAATTCCGGCTTGCCTTTGGTAACTCTTGCAAGTGATGAAAGAGATTTATGCCCATTCTTACAGTTTTCTGTTACAGAAGGTAAGTTTGGCTGTTCTATCAATACTCATAAGCCGGGAGTATGTATCATGCATCCAGTCGGAGCTGTAAGAAAGTTTGATGTGGATACAAAAGAAAAGTACGAAAAGCAATTCATGTTGGTTCCTGCTTGTGATAACAATACTGCTGATGTAGAACATAAGGTAAGAGATTTTATTAAGCCTTATCTTGATAATGAGGCTGAACATGACGCAGGCTCTTTATTACAATTTGAAATTGGCAAGTACATTGACACAAGAAAGATGTTAAAAATTGTGATTGAACCTGATGAAGAGTATATTGAGAACAAGCTTACGGCAGAAGAAAAAGAAAGTCTTAAAGCTGTTTCTCCACTCATGAGAGGCTTATTCGTAAGTACTTATATAGCTTCTTCCATAAAAACAGCTTATATGTTTGATACAGATAAGAGTTTCATGGAACAGATTGATAATGTAAAGCAAGGCATAAGATTAAACGCTTTAAATGCATTGAGTACTGTTAATATGGCTACTGGTGTTGATTTTAAAGCAAATACATTCCCAGAAGAAGCGGAAGATGATTTAAAGCTTGTGAGCGATATGCTCGACAAACATTCTAAAGAAGCTAATCCAGAAGATGTTAAGGAATTTGTAAATCACTTTTTAGAAAAGATTAAAAATAAAGTGGAGGATAAAAAGAATGATTGATATCAAAGACGTTGAACAGGTTATTGCACTTACAGATGAAATCAAAAAGCTCGAAGCAAGAAAAAAGGTATTAACCGATAATTTAAAAACAGAAATGCTTGCTTCTGGTCAGGATACCATTACTCATAATGGTAGCAAGATTCAGCTGATTAGTACAACAAGAACTTCTGTTAAGAAAGGCATGAAGGATAAGTTATTAATGTTCTTAAAGAACAAAAAGTTAGATTCCTGCATTGTTCTTAATCCAGATATTGATAAAGACAATCTGGAAACAGAAATTAATGTTGGCAATGTAACTCAGGCTGAATTAAATCAGTATATGAACTTCACAGAAGTAAATTCTATTCGGGTGACTTTATAATGGGATTTCAAGAGTATTTAAATGGTTTAGATGCAAAAGAAAGAGAATATGCTACTAGTTTTTTCAATAGAAAAGAGTATATAGAACATATTAACTCTGTAGCGATAAATAATTCAAATGAAATAATTGCATCAGGCAAAGGTAATTGTAATTCAAAGATAGCAGTAATTTGTGATAGTTATACTAACTTAGATATTGTCACTAAATTTGTTAAGCCAATGTTTGAAAGTATAAACACAAGCATGTGGAATATATACATTACGTCTATTAAAAAATCTGAATGTGATAACTCTCAATTATGGAGCGAAATGATACAGCATGAATTAAATGCTGTATCTCCACTCTTTAGTTTTATGTTTGTTGATAACAAACAAAGCTTTATGGAAGAAGAATATGTTGTTTTTAATAAAACATTACCAGTAGTATATATCAATTTAGATGATGTAAAATACGTATTAGATAAAGATAATTTCAAAACAGAAAGGTATATTCAAATAATGAGCAATCTTCATAAATATGTATTGAAACTTATCCAGTATAGAGAAATAGAAATTTTAGAATAGGAGAAGTATTATGGAAAACACTCAGGTAAATAATGCACAACCACAGTCAAATGTAGTGCAGTTTGACCCATCTAGAGTTTCAAGAACGTATACAAGCTCTCAGTGGACTATGAAAGAAGATTGGTATGTAAATAAAGTTGCCAACCTTACTATTCCGCTGTCCCCTACACCTGCCGATATCGGTAATGTTGCAAATAACTTAGAAAGTTTGCTTTCATTAGCAAGACTCGACATGTCATTCATTGAACAGTCTTATGATAAATTCGAACTGTTATATAAGCTTCAGGAGAAGATTATATACAATGAATTGGACAAATATAATATCGGTGTAGCTCAGGGGCAGAAACTTACTGTAGCTGAACGTGAAGGCTATGCGGCAAGTATCTTAAAGAACACGCCTTGGGATGGTGGACAGTTATCCTTATTTGATTTAAGAATGTTAAGTCGCTCAAGATACACATTCATGGAAGGTGTTATCAAGACGTTAACAGATAAAAAGGATTTACTGATTACTCATTCTTCTGTTATTAAGACAGAGGCAAGTCTTAATGGAATGGGTAATTCAGTCCCAAATAATAATGGATACAGGAGGAATTAAAATGGCAAGAGAATTTAAGCCGGGAGACATTATTGGGCATTTCAAAAGAGATTTATGCACTGAACAGGAAAGACAGCAAAATAAATATCTTTATGAAGTTATTGGTACAGCAACACATTCAGAAACAAAAGAACAGATGCTTGTTTATAAAGCTCTATATGCACCTTTTGAAATATATGTACGTCCATTAGAAATGGCAATGAGTAAAACAGATAAAGAAAAATATCCTGAAGCAACACAGGAATATCGTCTTGAAGTATATCATTTCTTTTAAGGAGAGTTAATATGTCTTGTGAATATGAAAGTTCATGCCTTAATTCAAATAAATGTTTCAGATGTTATAATCAGTCTTTATTGAAATTAAAGCATGAAAAACGTAAATCATATGCAAGTCAGTCTACTCAGAAAGATAGAGCAAAAAAGGATTCATGGAAATGCTTAGAGCAGGATGTTGCTAATAAGCTTAACCAAGTTCCTACAATATCAGAGGCACGTAGAAGTCGTGCCTCTGGTGCTCTATGGTTTGAGAAAGGCGATATTGTAGATGATATTCTTCATCCAGAATGTAAAGAAAGAACCGCAAGTGAACTTAAGTCTGGAGAACACAGCATGAGCATTAAACGAGAATGGCTTGAAAAAGCAAAAGAGGAATGTTCTCGTAATGATAAAACTATGTGTCTTCCGTTCAGATTCAAAGAAGATGAAAACATCTATTGCATTTTTGAAATGAATGATATTGCAGATTTAGTTACAACAATGAAAGCTTACATAAAAGATAATGAGCTTAAAGAAGCAGAAATTAAAAGATTGCAAAAACTTCTTAATGAGAAGTAATCGGGAGGTATTATGGAAATAATTACAAATGTTAGTATTGATAACGAAGTATTTGTGGCATGTACAGAAAATAATACAATGTACACAACAACTAAAGATATTGCTGAAAAATTTGGTAAACAGCATAAAAATGTACTTCAAGCCGTCAGAGATTTGGTAGCTGGAAATTCAGCCGCCAAAAATATGTTTCATGAAGCCACTTATGAAAACAGAGGTAAGCAATACCCTATGTATCTTGTAAATAGAAATGGTTTTACATTATTAGTTATGGGATTTACAGGTCAAGATGCTCTTGAGTGGAAAATGAAATATATGAATGCTTTTAACCGTATGGAAGAAATGATTCGTACAAAGTTTACTACATTAGAACGCCAGCAGCAACAAAATCAAATGCCTCAGCGTGGAAGCAAGGAATTCTTGGCGTTGGCATTAATGGATGCTCAGCAAATTATCGAAGAACAGGAAAGACAGTTAATTGATGCACAGCCAGCAATTGTATTCCATCAAGCTGTTGCGGTTACAGAAGATACAATTCTTGTTAGAGATTTTGCTAAATTGGTTACTCAGGCTTTACGCCAAAACGGTTTCAATGTTACGATTGGTGAAAAGAGATTATTTGAATGGTTTAAAGATAAGGGTTACTTAATTAAGCAAAAGTCTAATTCTTATAATATGCCTACCCAAAGAAGTGTAGACATGAACCTTTTCAAGATTAAGGAAACAACAATTCAGGGAGACCATGGACCACGTATTAATAAGACTTCCAAGATTACTGGTAAAGGTCAGGAATATTTCATGGATAAGATATTGGAAATCTATAAAAGTGGTGGCACAATAACTGTATAGGAGGATGACATGAGTAAAAGAATTAGAACTTTATATGATAGAGAACAGGAAGAAATGCAGCGTGAAGCTTATCAGGCAAAGAAAAAACCTATGTACACCGAAATTAGAAGAGGTGATATTTTCTATTTCGATAAGGGTCCCGTAACTGGAGTAGAACAACAGGGTGGAAGACCGGGTGTTATCGTATCAAATGACGCTTGTAATAGTAGCAGTGATTTTGTATTAGTATGTTATTTAACTACTAAGCCAAAGACATGTTTACCAACTCATGTAGACATAATGTGTGAAGAAAAGTCTATCTGTTTATGTGAGCAGGTACATACTCTTTCTAAAGAAAAAATGCAAAGATATATTTGTACTGCATCTACTGAAGAAATGAAAGAGATTGATAAAGCTTTAGTTACAGCATTGGATATTGATTTCACAAATATTTTACCAGAAGATTATATGAATATTGTTTTAAATGCAAAAGATGAGTTAAAAGAAAAAGATGAGCTGATTACAAATCAGGATGAATATATTAAAGAATTACAGCAACAGCTTGCAGATTGCAAGAAATTAGCACAGTATGAAGAAGAAGCAAAAGCTGATAATTCTGAATATATAAAAGTATGTGCCGAAAGAGATGTGTATATGAAGCTGTATAATGACCTGTTACAAAAAGTTATTAAACAGATAAAAACAGCTATTATATAAATAAATCATAAGGAGAAAAGACATGAAGATTATTAAAGCTGGGTATGAAATAATGCCTAATTTTGAGAATCCGCTGAAGAAAATCGAACTTGTAGCAAGAACATGTTATAAGTCCGAAGATTTAATTACTGAAGATTCATGTGTTAAGATGGTTGAGAATCTTGTTAAAAAAGGACATCTTGCCATGCTTGAACACGCTACACTTGCGTACATTGTAGACCATGCAACATTTGAGCTGGTTGCCAACATTGTAAACAATCTTGAGATAAATGTTTTTGAAGGTGTAGAACGTTATCCAGTTAAATCTTTTGTAAGATTTACAGCTCATCATGTTGAAGTTGAAGGTGAAGATGACCCACTTGTAGACAGATTTATTATTTCTGGTAACTTAAGAGCGTATGCAGAAATGTTCCAGTTATTGCTTGATGCAGTTTCTTTCTTGCCAGAACAGTTAGTTACTGCTGTTGCAGAAGATTCTAACGGAGCAGTTGATTATCGCCCTTGCTTAGCAGACGGTGAAATGGGCAGAGCAGGTATTAAACTTATTACGGATTTTAGTAAGCTGTCTCTTAGTGAAAGAGTAGTACATGAAACATTAACTGTTAAGTTTACAGTGGACCGTGGAGTTACACACGAATTTGTTCGTCATAGACCTGCAAGTTTTGCACAGGAATCTACACGTTACTGCAACTATTCCAAAGGTAAGTTTGGTGAAGAAATTACTGTTATTGAACCTTGTTATTTAAAGAGACCTGAAGGTGATGAAACACTTAGCACTGAACAATGGGCTGAAAGATACGGTGCATGGGAACATGCTTGTAAAACAGCAGAAGAGTGCTATTTCAGAATGTTAAAAGATGGTGCAACACCTCAGGAGGCAAGAGCAGTTCTTCCTACATCTACTAAGGCAGACCTTATTATTACAGCTACTGTTGAAGAATGGCTCCATATCTTAGATTTAAGAGCTCTTGGTGTTACAGGCAAGCCTCATCCTCAGATGTTAGAAGTTATGGTGCCTCTGGCAAAAGAATTAGCTTCTAATCAGCTTAAAGACTACGACAAGTTTACAACAATTAAGCAGATACTGGAAATGGAATAATGCCAATAGAAGACGCTTTTGTTGTGTGTAAAGAAATTAATCCTGAGACGGGCGAAAGTATGGTATATGATATAGGGTGGGTTGTAAAAGATGATATAAATCTTACACGTTTACAATTAAGACAAAGATACAATCACACCCTTAAATACTATGCTATGTCACCAGAAGGGTATAATTCAAAGGATTATGTCGTAGGTCTTATTAAAAAAGGATTGAGCAGTAGCATGTATACTTATGTATAAAGGAGTTTAAAATGAACCCGTTAGAATTTTATGGCGTATTACACACTGCACTTACAGACAAGATACAAATGAGTAATAAAGAAACATTTACAAAAGAAGAAGTTTTAAAAATGTTAGATAAAATAGGGGAAAATTATAAAAAAGCCATTTGTAATGGAAGTTATATTTTCAATATTGAGGAACTAAATGGGAACTCTGTTACCATAGAAGATGACGAATATGTTGTAAAAAAACTTTTGACCGAAGAAAATAAAAGCTTGTTATTTATTCAGGTAGCAGAAAAAGAAGACCCTATTACTGATTCAGATATTCAGATATTAGCTGAAGCAATACAAAAAGGCGTTGCAAAAAGTTCTAACATATCTGGAGTAATAATTGTACCACCTAATATGGATGTGTCTTTGATTACAGCTTCGTTGGATAAGTATCAAGATATTAAAGGTTTAGAATTCACTGAAACTGAAATTGATATGATAAGCAAACTACAAGATGAAATGTCATACATAAACAGTTATGATGATATACTTACAACAATGCCTAAATATTTTAGAAGTAAGAAAACAGGAATGTCACAAATCTATAATAGTTTCTTTGGTTCTTCTGGCAGCACTACAAATGGCGATAAGTATTAATGTAACATTTTGTTGCATTTTTATTAATTGTGTGCTATAATAATACCATAATATTCAAGGAGGTATTTATTATGCCAGTAAATGAAAATGTTAACGGAACCGACATCAAGAAATGTCCTGATTGTGGATGTGATATGGTTAAGACAAGTGATAATGACCCATTAGTAATGGAGTATACAAAATACAAATGCAGTGGATGTGGAAACGAACACAAAGTATATGAAGAATAACAGGCAGGGCGAAAGCCCTGCTTTATTACAAGGAGGATTTATTTATGGAATTTTATGTTGATTACATTGTAAAAGAGGAACAGGGTGTTGTTATTTGTGTCATTTCTGGTTGTGAATTTGACGCTGTAGAGCTTGTTAATAAGCGTACTAACTTATTTGAATGTCCATGTGTTCCAGAAAAGTTTGCTATCAGCGATAAGTACAAAGGCGTTGCTAGATGTACTTCTGATGATACATTTAACCTTGAATACGGTAAGAAGCTGGCATTCAAGAAAGCTTATCTTAAGTACACAAAGGCTCTCGAAAAGAAGGTAAGATTCCTTGCTGATGATTACAAGAAGTATTCCGATAAGATGCTTGCAGGCTTTGAAAAGGCTCGTCATGAAGCGTTAAGAAAAGCAGATTCTGCTTTTGCTGGCTATCAGAAGATTTTAGAGGAAGCGAAATAATGAAACAGCCTAAAAAATTAAAACGGGAACATAAGATAGAAATATCTAAGTTAAGACCAGAATTAGATTTAGCTAAGTATAATTTAGTATCTGTTGATGATAATGAATACATACTTATTGAATCTGATGAAAGAAACAAAGAAAGAAGTTTTGTTGTTATCCCTAGATAACAACTGGGGGACGGTGCATTCGCACCGTCCCCTGATATTTTTTATTCTGGTTTGATTTCTTCTAATTCTGGAGTTTCAAAAGGTTTTAATGGTTCAGCCGCTTCTTCAGCCTGTTTTTTAGCTAAGATAGTCTTCATTTCCATTAAAGCATCTTCGATAATTTTCTTAAGAGTTTCTTCTCTTATAATCATACTTAAGATAGGATGCTGAGCTTTTATCGTACTGATAACTTCAGCAAACTTAATCTGTCCTGTTTTGCTACCCCATTCTTCTTCAGCTACAGTCACTAAATAGAGTGCTGCTTCGTAAATACCTTTTTTACCTTTTGCCACCACATATACTACCACACAAGCAATAATAACTGCCAAGAGGATAACATAAGGGTTTTCAGCTAAACTTTTTACCATGTCGTTAATAATAGTCATTTCAACTTACCTCCATTTTCTGCTATATATGTTTTAATTTTTTCTATAGCCATCTTTCTATGTTTTACAATAGTAATTCTGTGACAACCATATATACTTGCTATTTCAGCATCAGTTTTATGTTGCACAAAAGACATTACTATCAATTCTCTTTCGTATGATGTTAAGCTTTTAAACTCTTCTCCACATGTATTCCCATTGGTCCAATTAAAGTTTAATGACTCCATTTCATATGGGTCAACGTCTTCTTCTCTAAGAACTAATGAATTACATATTTCTAATTGTTTTTGTCTGTCTGTTTTTGTTAACATTTTCTCTAAAATCTTATCTGTATCCATGTCTTTTAATATAACTCTCATTCCAACTTTATCTATTGTTGAGAAATTAGCTTCAGAATTCTTACAAATGCTTGAATGTGTTATTGATTCTGGCTCAAATTCGCTTTCAATACTAAACATTTTAAGATGAGCTAATGGGTCGCCAACAATTTTAGTTAAAGAGTTATATGCATCGAAATGGAAACACTTATTTACGTACATATGAAATGTACCATTCTCTTTATGGTACACATCTCCTTCTTTAGTTATTTTATATTTATTTGCCATATTTAATAATGTGCAGGTTAATTCATTGTATATATCCCAATATTCATATTTAGAAAATAACTTTTGAATTTTAACACATGCATCACTAAATAATATTCCCTTTTCATTACTATTCTTTGCTTTTTCTCTATCGCTCTTTGAGATAAATAAACCAATGAATTTAGTTAATGATTTATCGTAAGGTCTTACGAATTTACTATTGTATTCTTCAAGTTCTTTCTCTTTGTTATAGTATTCTCCATGATATCCATAACAGATGAAGTCTGTATATTTTTTAATGAATCTATGAAAAACACTAACTATGTATTGGGCGGCTTCTAAATTACCTGATTTATATAATAACAGGTTATTATTAAGCTCCGCATAATCTTCCTCCGTAAACTTTTTGTATTCCGTAGGAAATGCTCTATCAAAATCCGCCTTAGTTTGTTTAGAATAAGAATAGACAGAATCATTAAAAGAAGAATACGAATCTATACTTTCTTCAAAATCATCGTCAAATTCCATATCGTCTTCTAAGTACTCTGTCATATCTTTCTCAACTCCTAGTTTTATTCAGGTGAGCAATTCCAATACAAACCGAATCATACATATCACTAGTTTTCTTTTTATTTTGTTTGTCACTGTAAGGTCCTATTCTATCTGGTAAATCAGGATACAGTTCAATTATTTTATTTGCAACTTCTTCTTTAGAAGCATTGCCGCTAAGACCTAAATTTTTTCTTGTTTCTTTAGGCTCTTGGGTAAATACTTCTGCACAATCAGCAAACATAAAGTGGCATATAATAGCACCTCTAAGTTTTGATAATTGTAAACCCGTTTTTAAATTCTTTGAATGGGAAAACCCGTCTTCTAATGCTATCTCTTTAATCGGAACAGGGTTAGAACAATTGTGTTGTACAAACACATTGTCTAACTCTGTAACAATGCTTTTTATTCTTTCATTTTCAGGAATATCTGGTTTAGTTATGTATCGGCAGCACTCTATTATTTCTCTGGTGTTAGCATCAATAATAGAGTAACCTGTCGAGCTTAAAGACGGGTCAATAGATAATATATAGCTCATTGGAATCACCTACTGACATTATAATATTTTTTGAATTATTTGTCCAATTCTTTTGGAATAGTTTCGTCTACAAAAGTAAACTGAGGACTTTTCCCGTCAAGTGCTTTGTCTTTGATTTCTTTTTGTAATTGTTCGTTTGCAATAGTTTTGTTATCATCTGTAATAGTCATTTCACCAAACTGAGTTTGCATTTTCATCATAATGATTCGCCTTCTTTCTTAATATAGTTTTCACATTGATTCCTATAGGTACAATGGAAACATCTTGTATCAGGACATATTGTATAGATGTCATTTCTAATACACTTAACTGTATTGATTACAGTTTGTTTCAGCATATTAAAATCTTTTGCATCTCTAAATGATGGTACATTCTTTTTCTTGTATATGTTAGCATATACAACTTGATAATCTTTAGAGGTAAATGTTTTTTCAAATGCAAATGCGGCAGCTGTGAGTTCTAAATCATATCGCATCTGCATTAGGGTTTGGAATTTATCTTTTCTATGCTGGAACTTTATTATCTGAAATATGGGATTATTATTATCATCGTGGAATTCTCTTATATATTCCCATTTACCAGTTAAAACAATATTGTTTGTAATGTTAACAGCATAGCCTTTATTTATTAGTATAGGATATTGACTACCTTGTTTCATTAAATCATGGAAAGAGATTAAGGTTTCTATTCCATTCTTTCTAAGCAAATCATGTCTATCTCTCATAGAAGCAGATGGGGTAGTCATTAACTTTATCATTGTTTTGTCTTTAATCCAGTATTTTCCCCACATTCTAGTAAGGAAACCTATTTCAACATTACTGTTGTTTTTTAATGCTGTAATATAAGAATAAAAGCAACTTCTAAGCAGTCTATCATATGCTTCTGTTAGATTTTCTGAACCGGAATTATTGTATTTGAGTTTGTAATATATAGGACAATAGTTATAGTCTAATATTTCCTGTATATCTATTTTAAAAACGTGGGAGTTGTCTACCTGCTCGTAAACCATGTTGCCTTTCTGCTAATAATCCCGGGGTCTCTCTGTCGCATCTGTCAAACTGAGCTTGCTGACAACCCCAATGGATTTGCCATTTAAACTCTCTTTTTCTTGTTGCAGGGTCTTTACTGAAGTCCTCTGGTAACATTGTTTTACCGCAAATACGGCATACAATATATTCCCCCGGAGCAGGAGGAGTAGGTAGCATATAGTTTCTACCTTTCTCCTTTTCCGCTTGGAGAGAATAGTCTTGGACTTGTTTTACATATTCAGCTAATTCTTCATT